GAGGAATGACAAAGTGCCGAGAATTAAATCCGATGTATTGTATTATAAAGAAAACGGGTCACTACCGACTGAACCTGATGGAGTCCAGACGTCAGGATTCGGTCACAGCGACTGGCAGGCAGGCGACGGACTTGTCACGCACGATTACTACACCGGATTAGACTGGCTTAAAATGCCGGCAACCGTTGGTAAATCTATCCCGGACGTAGAAGCATTACTTGCGACTACATATTCTGGCTGGCGTATAGCAAACAACTGGGAAGTCATATCATTTTTTAATAACATAATAGTGCATGCTGATCCTGAATTTACTAACTTAGGTGACCCAGCGCCCGGCGCTCCCGCTGTGAACAACGATGTAACCGTAGTAGTAGCCACAGCACTTAGAGAGTGGATCGGTTCACCTGATGGCAGTGTTGCGTACGGCTGGTGGTACGAATACGCATCTGATCAACCGTCGGTAACAGACGGTATAGGCGGTGGCGGCGTATGGTCTAATACATCATTATACGACTGGCGTTACGACGCATCTGAACAACGGGCGGCCACCGGTGTATTCTTAGTAAGAAACGGTACGAAACCTACATATGTAGACCAAACACCGCCGTTCCCGCGCGGCAACTTTAATGCAAGTAACTTCTATACTGATCCGGTAACTGGGCTTAAATGGCTTCGCTTGAATTACACAATTGCTGTGACTATCGATGAAGCAACAAGCGATCCGAAATATGCAGGCTTGCGACTAGTAACACCAGAAGAAGTTGAAGAACTGCTTTTTAATTTCTTTGGTAGGTCCTTTGTGATTTCAAATGGCACTCCGTCTGGATCACTTAGTGTGGAAGAACGAGAAAATTGGCAAGACACGTTTGGTGTCACTGGTGCTAGCAGAGGTTTAGGTGAATCTTACGGCGCATGGCTTGACGAGAACGGTATAATTAGGCTAACGGGCACACTAAATCTAAACGATATATATCACGGATATGACACGGGCTCAGATACATCTACCGCGCGTGGCCAAGACGGCGTATTCTTAGTACAAGAATAATATAAGGAACTATTATGCCAATTAGATTTAGAGGTCCGGTAAGACCACATAAGCTAAAATCACCAGATCCAATCAATATGCCCGTAGTGAGGAATGACAAAGTGCCAAGAATTAAATCAGAAGTATTATATTACAAAGAAAACGGGTCACTACCGACTGAACCAGATGGGGATCAGACGTCGGGCTTCGGTCACAGCGACTGGCAGGCAGGCGATGGCTTGGTCACCAGCGACTATTACACCGGATTAGACTGGCTTAAAATGCCAGCTACTATTACCAAGTCTATCCCGGACGTAGAAGCATTACTTGCGACTGAATACAGTGGATGGCGAGTAGCAAATAACTGGGAAGTAATCACTTTCTTTAACAACATTATCCTGGATACTGACCAGACTTTTACTGATTTTTTGTTTGACCCCACTCCTGGCCTCAGCGCATATAGCAAAGCTGTGCCTCCAGACGTTAGGGAAGCCTTTAAAGAGTACATAGGATACGTTAGTAGAGCAGCCTACGGCTGGTGGTACGAATACGCATCTGATCAACCGTCGGTAACAGACGGTACAGGCTCTGGCGGCTTATGGCCTGACGGCACAGTTTATGATTGGCGCCACGCTGAATCTGAACAGCACTCAAATTACGGGGTTTTCTTAGTAAGAAATGGCACGAAACCTACTTATATAGATCAAACACCGCCGTTCCCACGCGGCAATTTTAATCCAAGTAACTTCTATACCGATCCGGTTACAGGACTTAAATGGCTTCGCTTGATTTACACTGACGCTGTGCCTATCAATACAGCAACAAGTGATCCGAAATATGCTGGGTTGCGTTTAGCAACACCGGAAGAAGTTGAAGAACTGCTTTTTAATTTCTTTGGTAGATCCTTTGAAATTACAAATAGAGCCCCGGCTGGACCACTTAGTGTAGAAGAACTACAAAACTGGCACGACACGTTTGGTATTACCGGCGGTTCTGAGCCTGACAGTAAGTCTTACGGAACATGGGTTGACGATGACGGCACGGTTAGGTTTTCAGGTGCTCGTGGCAATAACGTTAATATGTATCATGGATATATAGTGGGTTCCAATAAATCCGGAGCGCGTGATCAAGACGGTGTGTTCTTGGTACAAGAATAACCAAAGTTAAAACGGTCAAATGACCCTGTTTTGATACGTTAAAATACATGAGTTGCTAAATAATAGCGACTTTAGGAAATAAAGTATGCTAGCAAGACAAGCTAGCAAGTGATTGATCAATTACTTAAACAAGGAGTAAAAATGTCTGATATTATTAATTATAGCATTAAGGGTGTTGGCTCTAGTTTACAGCTTGGCAAAGGCGGCGGTAAACTAGGATTTGACACAGCCAATGGTACCTTTAAGGCTACAGCGAAAGATGGTTCTACACTGTCTCGTGTACAAGTTGCAACACCGGTAAACGCATCTGACGCAACGACTAAAGAGTATGTAGACAGCCTTTCTGCTGGTCTTGACCCTAAAGGCTCAGTGCGTGTTGCGACTACTGCTGACCTTGGCGCAACTTACGACGCATCAGCTGGTGCTAACTCTACTGGTGGCTTTACTGCTGCTCCTAATGTAGTAGACGGCGAAACTCTTGTAGACGGTGATCGTGTTCTTGTTAAGAACCAAACTGACACTCTACAAAATGGTATCTACGAAGTAGTTACAGCGGGTACTGGCGCTGACGGCGTATGGCAACGTGCATTGGACCAAGACGGTTCACCTGCTGCTGAAGTTTCAGCCGGTAACTTCGTATTCGTAGAACAAGGTGCCGCTGGCGCAACTACTGGTTGGGTGGTTCAAGGTTCTGGTCTTATTGATCTTAACACTGATGCAATTGTTTGGGTTCAGTTCTCTGAAGCTGGCCAAATCAATACTGACACTGGTATTAGCCTAACCGGCAACACTGTTGAACTAGACTACACTGTTGGTCTTGCGTCTGCTGTGGCTGCTGAAGCTGACGAAATCGCAATTTACGACGCGTCAACTGGCACAATGGCTAAGACTACTATCGCAAGCATGATCAACTCGCTTGACGTAGTTAAAGGCATCAGCGCAGATGGTTTCGTTGCACGCACTGCTGACGACACTTATGCATCTCGTACTTTCCAATCAGGTGACGGCCTAGTATGGACTAACGCAGACGGCATCGCTGGCGACCCAACTCTTTCTTTTGACTTTGCTTCACTTGCTGCGGTAACTGCACCGGCTGACGGTTCACAAGAAGTTATCGTTAACAACGGCGGTACAATTGAAAAGATCTCTTTCAACCAACTATTGGCCGACAAAGACCTAGTAAGCGCGACTGCTGACGGCATTCTAGTTCGCACAGCGGCTGGTACTTATGCATCTCGTACACTAGAAGCATCTAGTGCTGCTGATGAAGCTGGTATCGTAATCGCTAACGGCGACGGCGTATCTGGTAACATGACTGTTGGTCTTGACATTAATGGCTTAACTGCTGCGGCAGAAGCTCTTGATGTACTAGACGAAGTTGTGTTCTTTAACGCTTCAACTGGCGCAAACGAAAAAGTAACTCTTGACACGCTTGGTACTTATATCGGCGACAACTACACGTCTGCTAACTCTATTGAAGAAGGCGATACAAGTGTAGCAGTATCTGATTCAGGAACTGGCGCGATCACTATTACTGTTGATGGCGTACAAGCAGGTGTTTGGGATGCATCTGGCCTACAAGCTAACCAAATTATTGCATCTAACCTTGCTGAAGGTCGTGTAGTATTTGCAGGCGCTAACGGCCAACTAGTTGACGACGCAGCCTTTACGTTCGACTCTGCTACTGGTGCACTTTCTTCTACAGTTGTTAAAGGTGACACTGTTGAAGCTGCTAACTTAACCTCTGGTCGCCTAGTACTTGCTGGCGCTAATGGACAACTTGTTGACGACGCGGCACTGGCGTTTTCTGCAGGCGTACTAACAGTAACTGGCGCTGGTGATTTCTCTGGTAACCTTGACGTAGGCGGCGACGCTGATGTTGTTGGTAACCTATCAGTTGGCGGCACATTCTCTGCGGCTGGTCTTGCTGACTCTACTCTTACAGTAGATGGTGGTCTAGTATTCACTGACGCAAGTGGTGATTTCGACCAAAGCGCTGGCGTAATTTACGACTCAGTAAATGACAAAGTTGACATCGACGCTGCTGGCGGCCTAGATGTTGCAGACATCAACATCTCTGGAAACACTATTACTACACTAGGCGCGGACCAAGACTTAGTTCTTCTTCCTAACGGCTCTGGCGAAGTAATTATTGGTTCTGGCGGCGCGGGTGCAATTACTGCCGACACTGGTGAGTCTCTTGTAATTGAGGCTGGTGAAAACACCGGTAACCAAAACGCTGGTGATGTTGTAATCTCTGGTGGTGCTGCTGAAGACGGCCAAGCTGGTGATGTTGAACTACGTGGTGGTTCTGCTTCTGGCACAGGTACCAACGGTACTGTTAAGCTAATTGACGCGAACGGCAACCTTGTTGCTGAAGTTGCTAACTCTCCTGCAGGCGCGGTAAACAACCTTGAGTTTGTTGCTGGTGCTGCTGGCGTTGCTCCTGTATTACGCGCAACTGGTTCTGACACTGATGTTGGTCTTACTCTTGCTACTAAGGGTACTGGTCTAATCGACATCGCTAACGACTCTGCTGACGTTGCTGCTGACATCCGTACTTCTGGTACTGATACAACGCTTGTAACCAAAGCATACGTTGACGAAGAAATTGCTGGTAACGTAGTACCTGGATCTATTGCTTCACTAAGTGCGGCTGTTGATCTAACTGCGGCGGGCACTGTGTCACTTGGTACTATCCCTGCAGGATCTACTGTTATGCGCGTTAGCTTCAAAGTTAACAGCATCGCTGATACTGCTGCTGAAGTATTGTTCGACGACAGCTCTGCTGTGGTGTACATGTCAGCTGACGAAAACGATCCTGAAGTACAAGGTGTGTTCGAAACTACTCCTCTTGTTACTGTGGGTGGCTCTGACGTTACTGCTCAGTTCACTGTTACTCCGAATGGCGCGACAGAAGGTGCAGGTGTGGTTGTAGTTGAATACCGCAACTCATAATCCTAGTTGAATAGCTAAGATGAAAAAAGCCGCTTTCGAGCGGCTTTTTTGTTGGCTGAAATAAGTGACAGTTTTTAGTAGCCGATGTTCGCTATAGTAACAGCTCGTTTAATTGCGCGTTCTGGCATCATTAAACGTTGGTTAAAACCTTTCATATCACCGTGCGGTTCGACTGATATTGTACCCGTTGACGCGTACAAGTTGACAGTTCGCACTTTGCCTTTCAGTTTATAGTGACGTCGTTTTGAGTCACACGAACGTACTTCAACATCAGGGCATTCGGCTTTGATCATTTCACGTAGCTTGAACCCATGTATTTCGGCCCAAGCTTGACGAAGTTCTTGCGGTATATTTGGCGATGGCATATCAAGACTCCTTGCAGCACTAAAAGGCAGTGCTGCGGATTTCGTTAGCGTGACTGATTATCGGGGCGTATTCTTTAACAAAATCGTCAACTGATTTGACACCCCACTCTTCGATGAACTCAACATAATCTTTGTCGTCCCAGCACTCTACACAAGAATCATAACCTTCTTCGTAGTGTGCTAAACAAAACGCTTTGATATCTGCTAGTAACTGTGTCATAATTTCAACCTTTTTAATAAATCAACTTACATAATCTATTATAGATGAAACAATGACAGCCGCAAGACTTTTTCAAAAAGAATTTCTGTTTGATTAAGTTAGGTGCAAGTACAGCATATGATAAAACTTAGGAGCGCCGTTAGAGCTCAACATAGTGTCGAAGTTTTCTTTGCTAGCGTGAATGCTGTGGCGCGGAAACTTCTTTTTGTGATGTTCTACGAGCTCCTTACGAGCAGAATTGTCGCCCTGTTGGCATCTCTTGTACACTGCTAAAATGGCTGGATTAGTTTTTTTCATATTCATTCCTTCGTATATCAGGTATGAAAAAGCCTACTATAAAAGTAGGCTTTTGTAAATTATTAATTACTTCGCTTTAACAAGCATCGGACGATCAATTTTGCCTTTCGCCCAATCACGAAGCTGTTTACGTAGGTTGTGCTTTTGGATATAGTCACGAGCTTTTTTATCAGCATCAGCACGCGTCTTAGCACCGCCGATCATTAGTGAAAGAACTGCTTTGTTGTCGTCAGCAACCTTAAGGTGTATTGGGTTACCGCGAGTGCCTTTCTTCCACACAAAAGTCATTTTGTGTTGCGCACCGTCTTGGTTAACGTGAGTGTAGTCATAACCATTAGCAGTACGAACAGCGTTAAAAGTAGTTTTTACGTTAGTGTTTGCGTTTGTCATAATGTCTTACCTTATAAAATCAAAAAATCAAAAGTTTGTTTAGTGGGTTACTTATTTAACCTACATTATCTATTATAGGTCTTTTTGACAGGTGCGCAAGTGTTTTTGGAAAAAAAATTAAAAAAGTTTTCAGTTTCTAACAGGTTCTTGTTTTGAAAAAGGTTTTCCAATAAAAAAGTTTGCAAAAAAATTTACCGGTGCTAATGTGTTACTATAGGCAACCCATCAAGGTAGTAAAATATGCAAACTGTGAGGCACCTGCCAACAACCATAGGGCAAGTATTTGACGATGTTGCATACGGATTATGCATAGATGACACAAGTGATCCGCGCAGCGACATGGAGTATATAGCACGCGAATTCGGGACAGACGGTAACGAGATACTAATAACGGAAGTTCGCACACTGTCGCAGGCAGCACATGCGTTGAAAGTAAACATGCGCACCAACGGCAGCTATGACGCGCCCGTATCAGAGCGGATAAAAAGCATTGCGCGGCAAGTGACGTATAAACGTAAAGGTCCAGCTGATAAAAGAACCCCCGGCAATTATATCCGGGAGTATGTAGAGCCCCTGTCGGAGCTCTGTAGCGTATTGGATAGCGGAACTACTGGCTAACAGTAACTTTTTTAAAGCCAACAAATTCGGTTATGTAGTAGTTGCCGTTTACGATAAACACAGTACCTGAGCTCGGCGTTTCCATATTGTTGAACTCGTGCTCTTCACCGTCAATCACGACTTTGCGCTTTGGTAAAATTGGATGAACTGTTTTGCCGTAGTTGCTTAAGTCTTGAGTTTTGGCCATTGCGTCATTCAGCATGGCTTCTTCTTCGCGCTCTTCAACAACTACGTCAGCAACGTGCGTATATGCGTTGATGTTTTCTGGCTTCCAACGCTCAGAACCGTCAAAGCCCATATCACGTTTAAGCATGAATTCTGGGACAAACTCACCAGCGTTTACTTTGTCGTACATTTCATCGCTAAGTTGGATTTGTAAAACTTTAATAGTAGTTGTGTTCATATTTTTATACCTTTGTTTGTCTGCGTAGTGCATTATTGCCTACATCGTTATAATAGCAAAATGATACTCAAACACAATACCTATTTGAAAATAATTTCAATTTATTTCAGGTAACAAAAAAGCGCCCGTAGGCGCTTTTGTTTCAAAAACTTTTATTACGCTAGTAAGTACGGCGCTGCCATCCATACAACAATGAATGTACATACTAACGCAGCAAGCGCCCACTTGATGGTAGACTTTGTTTCGTTTGACATGCCTTTCTCTTCTTTTTGGTACATGTTGATATAATCACGTTGCATAAGTATTTACTCTTGTTTGTCTATGTCGTTGTTAATATTAGTTTCATATTCAAACTTGTCAAGAAGTTTTACAACTAAATAAGCTTAAACAACGGACGGTACAATCTCTTTTACTGTCCCGGAGGATTAAACATGTTTAAAGTGCTTATAATAGAAGACTGCCGTGTCACCAGCGAGATTATCAAGCTGGCTGTCGAAAAAACCTTAGGTAGTAATGCCGATGTTATGCAGGCGTATGACTTAGAGAACGCCATCAATTTATTAGACTTAATGAGCTATCACCTCATATTCCAGGACATTTGTTTAGACTCACAGGACAGCGGGTTAAAGACATTGGAGTATATGTTCACTGAAAAGAAAACAGACGCTCATGTCGCAGTATGTACGTCGTATTATGACAAGAACATAGTAGAAGAGTTCGCTAAATGGCCGGTTGACAAGTACATTCTTAAGCCGATTGTGACTAGTGAGATTGAACGTTATGTTGACCGAGTATTCACCAAATTCGTTTCCACTATTATGCAAGACGAAGCCGAAGAGTCACAGGAGGACTAATGGCACTAATTACCCTAACAGGCTCCCAGGTATTCACAGGCGGTGTGATAATAGGCCAAGCTGTCAACGATAACGCAAAGCTTACCGATCTAATTAACCTCTACAGCGTAAGTCGTGCGTTCAGTATTATTCTGGATCCAGTAACCGGTGCATTGAATGTAAGCGGTGATAACACGTATGGTCAACTTGGCCTACAGTATGCCAACGAAAACGAAGAAGCAGGTTTACCGGATGGCGGCACTGAAGATAGCCCTGACTATGGTAGTTGGGGTCTCTTAGACAGAGATAACAATTACTTTACCGGCAAAGCACAAAAAGTACTAGACATATCCACTGGCGTTAAGCATGCGCTCTTATTGGCTAGTAACGGCGCTTTGTATGTAACGGGTAGTAACAGACAAGGGCAACTAGGGTACTCTGAATCTCGTTATAATTCGGTTACTATTAAAGAAACAGGTGGCCCGTTAAAAAGAAATGTTATGCGTGCATGGGCTGGCGGCTATTATTCATGGGCAATGGACTTTGACGGCAACATTTGGACAGCTGGCGCAAACGAATCAGGCCAACTCGGCTTTTATGGATCTTCTCAACGTGCTGTTTTTGCTATGCAGACTAACATAACAGACGTTCATCCGGATAAAGTAAGCCTAGGCTACTATCACGGAGCATACATCACCAACGGCGGCAAATTAATGGCTCTAGGGTATAATCGCTACGGACAAGTAGGCGCAATATACCAGACTGGTACTGCCTCACAAAACGCTGATCCTGTGTCAATTGATACCGGAGTTGACGAGGTGGCATGTGGCGGCGCACATACAGTCTATATCAAAGGCGGCGAACTTTACGCTCTCGGGCACAATTTCTACGGACAGCTAGGTGATATAACAGCCCCAACCTTCTTAACACATGACAAAACTAGTACCCCTGTTTTAATTAATACCGGCGCTACCGGTACACCTGTAAAAGTTAAATGCGGCTCTAGCCATACACTTGTGCTTTACGATAACGGTGAGCTCTGGGGCTTTGGCTTCAACGGTTACGAACAAATGGGCGTGGCCAGTGACACTAACGACACTGACGGTGAGAAAACAATTTTGTCACCTACGTTGATATTAAACAATGTTGTTGATTTTGATACAGGCGCCACCCATACAATAATACGCAGGCAAGTAGGTCAGGATATTGAGTATGTTGTTGCGGGCGATAACCGCAGCTCGCAACTATACGATGACCCTGATGTGTCTATAAAAAAGAACTTAGAAACAATAGTCCTGTGACACCAGACCGCTAAATAATAAGAAATAAGATTTCTTGATCAAGGAGAATTTATAAAATGTACGCAGCTCTACACTATGACATTGAAAATGTCGATCCAGTAGATGTAATGAACGACATCGCCCGTGTGTTAACTGGCGAAACCAACATTGCGACCCTAAGCGCTCGTATCCAGCCGGACGATAGTTATATCAGTACTACTGTTACCACGTCTAACTGGGTAGAGCAAGGTAGGTTACAAAACACCGCAGGCGCTGACAAGAGTGTGTTCTTAAAACAGCCAATGTCTGATGACCCGACGCGCTTCCGTTATATGGAACTATTTATTCCGCAAAGGCTTCCTGGACTAGGCGTTCCGCCCGGTGATCCTTCCGGAGAAGGCATATCGTGGGACTTTTTTGCTAACGCTAATCCGGGCTCTTCTACAGTAGAAGGCATGGCAACACTTGATGAAAACGGTACTGGCGTTCGTACAGTACGAATGGACCGCTGTGTATTAGTGCGCTTCCATGCTCATGTAGATGATGCGACTCTGAAAGTTAACGGACCGCAGTGGACATCAGTCGGTGCTACACCGGATCCAGCAGTGTCCGGCATTAATGGCGAAATTTACCCGGCATACCACAACATGGTATTCTCCACGGGCTCAAACAAAGTAATCAATAACGGACTTTATAACCCGTATAACGATGGATCTGGTGTGCCGCGTGCTGAAGACTTGAATAACAGTGCTAACTGGCGTCTACATAAAGAACAAATCAGCTTCGCTTTCAAACAAGCGCAAGGTGAGACGATGCTTCTTATTACAGCGTCTGATCGTCACGTGGGTTTCCAGTCGTTTTACAATAACTTGTCTACGAGCTCAGGCTCGCCATTCTTATTCGAACACACCCGTCTAAGTCCATGGGACACGATTGAAAACGCGTATGACCCGTATGTGTTTACTACTGTGCCTATTTCGACTGAAATGTTGACTAACAGCCTCGGCGGTGGCGGTGGCCCATCAGTTATGCCTTTCTTTAAGTTTGACTCTATGCCTAACTTGAAAAATATAGGCACGGCGTATGAGCGCTATGATTACTTTAAGTGTATAAATGATTTCGGCGAATACAACATGGATTCGAGTGTCGATTACTGCATGATGCAACTGTCGACTCTAGGTGGCGCTTCACCATCTTACGGTACTGCTTCTGGCGGTGTTGGTCCTCGTATTACTGATCCTAACGATATCGTTGGCGCACTAGGACTAGACGTTAACTTGCACTTAGATTCAAGCTTGGCATATCAGCCGATTCTAATCCCGTTCGGCGCACACAACATCGGACTAGGTCACTTTGGCGGCGATATAAGTTCAGGCACTGGTGTTTACTTGCTTACGTCAGGTGTTGGTCAAACTCACCACGCGTTGACTGTTAACAACCAAGACTATCGTATCTGGGCATATGAAACTGACACAGCCGGTAACCCTGGTTACCGTTTAGCTATAATCGACGGCTAATGTGTAAAAAGTAAAAAAGCGCCCGTGGGCGCTTTTTTTATGCCTGGCTGTCAAACTAAATATTATTAAAATATAAATAGGTAAATTAATGGCACAGTTAAAAATACCACATAGCACTTCTACACTAAAGCCAGGCTTTAATCCTGATTTGGTACCAAGACATGCTAAGCAGTCTAGATTTGTTATATCGGAAGACCAAGAGTCTGTAATGAATACATACTCCGATCCGTACGTGAGTTACGGCAGCGCACCTCAGTTAGAGTTAATTGAACGAAGCTTCGGTATGGTTCTAGCTGATACAGTGCTTGACTTTAAAACTAACAAACTGTTCTATTTTGAAATAGAAATTACTGAAGCAGAAGCCTACCCGGAAAACTCAGTCGATGAATGGTCGGCGCGTGTTGGTCTAGCTGATATAGGTATTCTAAATGATCGTAGAATAAACGTATTCGCATTAGGCGACAAGCAGTTCGATCAAGGCTTAGTGAGTGTGGGTTATGATTCAAGAACTAACTCAGTCTATAGTAACGGGTCTGTTTCGGCCACGACATTCGATGTGCCTGGATTTTATAAAGGCGACGTTATACAGTTTCTGGTAGACGCTTCTACCAACCAAGTATTGATAGCTAAAAACGGTTATGATACAGGTTACGGAACTATCCTGGAAGACGGCGATCTTACTACCGGTCTCCTTGCTCCCGCGGTTACGCTCCCGCCTGGCTGGGGCGCACGCTTACGCATGGCAAAAGAAGACCTGTTATACGCACCGTTTGAATATTTCACCAATAGATCTGTGTCGTATTTTGAGCCCGCCGACAACGTTCTTGCCATAAAGAATATTGCATTAACCGGTTTCGCAACAGCAAGCGGCCCGTCTGACGCGTTCATAGGGGCTTGGGGGTTTATTGACGCAGAGGGTTACGTTTATGATTACGGCTCATTAATAACATCTGGATCACAGGTTAGTGAGTATGAGAATCTTACTGTGAGCTTAAGTGACGGTTGGGTTGCGGATCAATACGCCGGCTTCTCTGCAGACGATTTGTTGTATAACGGCGGCGGTGTAGGTTATATCACTGTTACTCGCGAAATAGATATAACTGACGGCCTGCTTTTTACATTTTCCGAGCCTACTACAATAAGTGACGCGTTTTATCTAGAACGCCTGGGTCCGTTACATCACGACGGTGGCTTTAACTTTGTATCAGTATCAGAAAACGGCAAGATTGTTACTGCTAAACGGGTAACTGGCGGCCAGGATGCACAAGGAGGCAACTTTCAGTATATCGGTATGTTAAACAACTGGTATAATACCAGGAAAGCCACACAGGGCGCCACCGTGCTAGCTGATAACGTAAACCAGTTAGATTCTGGCTGGCCGTTTAATACTGAGAGCGAGGTTTACAGGCAACAGATTCGCGCGAATCGTCCGTCGGTTAACGAAACAAACGTGTTCACTGCAAAATATATGGTTATTGGTGTTGAAAAGCCGCCGTATATAGACGACGTGATACGTAACGGATCTGGAACTCAAGTTTTCCGTGCACGTTCCGATGCTAACGCCTGGCACGCAAATGAGTGGGAAAACCGCAGGCAAGCAGAGGAAGCGCGCCGACAGGCTGAGTGGCAAATTGCAAAAGACGCCCACGATAGCGACCCGTCTACTAATCCTGACCCGGGTCCTATGCCTGTTATTGCGTCTGTTAATGATGTGCCTGAACTCAAACCTACGTGGGAAGAGACTAATGATGCAGGACACTACTGGTGGAATTTCTATAACACTGGTGCGACGATAGGCGAAATTACGTTTTATGATAAGAACGGCGACCCTATACCGTATACGATTAGTTTAATAGAGTCGGCGCTAGACGACCCTAACTCATCAGGCTTTATGCAAAAACTACCGGGCAAGTTCGGTAACTATCTGGGAAATCCGTTGGCATATGGGTATAAAGGTAACCCACTTGCAGCCGGCGGCAGCTCAATACCACGCGACGCAAGTAATTATTTGAAAACAGGTCCGTGGGTTGCCCCGAACATACATGACGAATACATGGAACCGACTACAAGTCTTACCGCAGCAAAGTTAAGTAGACGAGCATATTGGCGAGAACGATACTTGTATCCAGGGTACTTTGTTGTTGAATTTAAGACAGATGATCCGGTCGAAGTACATGCGATTCGTGCACGCGCTGGATTCTATGATGAATTCAGTCACCCGGCCACTGGTATCCCGCGTGGTATGCAGTTTTATAGAATACCTGCAGGCGATATATTCGAAGACGGCTTAAACGGATACTATATGAACCCAGTTTACGACGGGTACAGAACAAACACAACTCGCTCAAATACAACTAGGCAGTGGGGTGATTATAACTTCGTCGGTCGTAGATGGTTTAATCTGGAACGCGTCTGGCGCTGCGATTTCGGCGGCAAGCGCTCAACCCGATTCCACGGCGCTGTATTAGAAACAGATGCTAGGTTAAAGTTTGGCACACAGTTATACACTTTAGATGAGCCGTCGTACATGCAGCTTGTCTGGAACGCGAAAGACGAGTATCACGCGCCTGTGGTCATAGAAAATATAGCAACAGGTGACACCTGGACCACAGCGGATACGGATGACCCTACGTTCAAGCACGTCGGTGGTGATACATGGTTAATGCCGGACTTGCTACCTCCGGGCACGTATAAGTTCTCTATGTCCAACGACTTTGATTACCAGGTCGATTCTAGATTAGAAAGCATTCTGGTATACGAAACAAACGATTTGGTTATCGAGACCATTGGCGCCGGCAAAGGTGTCACTCGTCGGGTCTTGCACCTGGCCAATAATGAAAACTCGCCAACATATATCAGCAACTTAACTACAGGAACAGGTATACCGGCAGGTACTAAGGCACTTGATGGTGCAGTGTACAACTGGACGCCTGGCGAACTAGCTAACAGGTTTGGTATGACTCTAGATGCATTTGGCTTAACTGATGTTCTAGATGAATATACCGTGGTGTTGAAGTTAAACAAGGCCGTCGGTTCGACTGTCAATGTGCGTGATTTTATGCGAATTGGTAAGACTAATCAAACTAATTTCGATATAGAAGGCACAGGGTCAGGCCTAGAGGAATGGGTTGTTAAATTTTCAAATGATGCTACTGATGCACGCTCTAATAGACTGTTCGGCGGCACTGACCTGCGCGTTGCTAGCGACGATTTACTGGTAGTAAAATCTGGTGATTTAGATCTCAACGGCGATTTGTGGCTAACATATACGGTACGCGGCGATAACATTAAAATTTACTTGGGTAACCGTCTTGTGATCAGTGACTACGTGAACCCAGAGGCATTATACCTGACACCGAAATCAGTTATATTCCCTGTGTCGCCGTACGATTACACAGACACGGTATCTGACCTCATTGTGTTTGATAGGGTAATTGATGGTACTGATATGATGTTTATTCAATTGGGCGGTAATGACGCGGTGGACATACTCGACAGTGTGATCGGTACGGTCGGCGTTGCTGCACCGACTGGTGAGTTGCTTGATATATCTAACGTAGTAGTGCGTTCGGCAGCAGTACAGTCGGTCAATAATCTAATAAATGCCGCATATGACTTTTCATCAGATAGAACTGATTTGGTATTTGCGCATGGCGAATATGTATCGTTCCAAGCTTCTGGACCTGCCCGAGTGCGTGTGTATATTGACTCGACACATGGCAACACTGATCGCACGACGTTACGACTTCATAACCTGACAACCGCTAAAATTATATCTGACACAGAATATGATCCTGCGGTTGAGACTGAGTCTAGATGGTATGATATAGAAGTACCATACGCCGGCACGTATAAAGTAGAGTTCTATGACCCGCACCAGGATCCGAGTTCTGAAATTACTATAAGACGGTTCGTATTTGCCCATTCGTTAGTCGGTAAGGATACGCGAGAAAAAGGACGTTCGATGATGGTGTCTTTCGATACACCGGATAATACGTATTATGATGTATTGCGATTTAAGCGTACTGACTTGGACTCGCGCAATAATGGTGACCCTGCGAAATATCAATTCCCAGACGGCACATACGGTATGTATCCTGCTGGTTGGTATAGTATAGATAGCTGTGCTCTAGCGCCACAGACGTACGATCAATGGACTTTGAGTATCAGGACTAATGCATGGCAAGAAACCAACAATCCAGCACAAGACGGTGGTATAGGCGTTTTTGCACAGCATGATATATTGTGGGGCGTGCCGACCGAGCATGACATATTTCCGAGAACAATCGGTATATGGCGCGACGGTGTTTCGTCTGACGGCGCTTTTGTAAAAGACGTAAACGATGGTCCACTAAAGCTGAACGTAGCTGATAGAATCCATACAGCAATGGCAAGCGCAACAAAATATAACGAGCGAGTTCTTATAAGTATTGTATATGATAGAGGACTGATACGAGTGTATGTAAATGAACGTTGTATTCAAGAAACAACTCTGCCGCTTGACCAAGGAATGATGCGCACGCATCATCTGTCACTTGGTGTAGTGAGTAGTTTGGCAAACATAAACCCGAACCTAGTTGTGCAGGATATTACTGCCTATAACTGGCCGCTAACTGTGCCTGAGTTACTAGCCGCAGCAAGTGGCAACGCAGCGTCGCCGGTTAACACCTTAGATCACCAATTCAAAGGTTGGTCTAGAGATGCCAAGTACGATGATGGCGCTGATGCTCTGCCTGAATTAAATGCAAATAGATTATACTCTACGTCCTCTAGCGCAGGAATTATCTTAAACTCGCTAGATGATCCTGACGGGTATAGTGTTTACCCTAATGACATAGACTTTGAAACCGAGGATCGTGAAGTAAAACTGACAGTGTTGTTTGCTAAAGGCAACACTGTGTTTACCAACCCCGATGACGTCAAGTGGCTAGTTCTGAAAGACAGCGAAGGCGTGGTGCTAGATAGAGTGCGCCCTGTTGTGACTAACACAGCACAACGCGCGGTGTTTCGGCCAGTACTTTCGCGGAATACACGTTACGTTTTGAGCACAGAATTCGGCGCAGGTGACATCGATAACAGGGATTCAGATCCTGTTATCCTGGAGTGGGGCTTCGATTTCCAGTCAGCTGATGATTACGAACCTGAGCCGATGCGAGTAGGTCACGTAACCGATCCGCATATGTCTTCGCCCGGCACGCCGATAGAAGCATGGAACCCGTATGAAGGCACGCCATGGACAGAGTCGGTTCCGGTTTGGGGCCAATACGCTCGCCGTGACATAGATACGCTCTTTGGTTATGACCCCGACTATAATGGTTGGGAGCATATGCCGGAACACCTTGAACATAAGGTGTTTGATTATTATTATCATGTAGACGGCAAGCCAGTATATTCCCGCCCTGCAATAGCGGCGCCGACTAGATTGCAAGGCACTTTCTACATAATAGACCAACAATATCAGCATACGGCATATGAGATAGATCACGAAGTTGCTACTGTTCCTGGTTTGGTAGAAGCCATATTCGACGATAAGTGGGTACTCACAGATAAGCAAACCCCTGTTGAAGATCTATACCATCACGACAATGTCGCTTTAATGTACAACCCGTTTAAGGTTCATGTCGATACAGGGCCGTTAAAAACCGGCTACCGTGACGATGTTCCCGAGCATCTGGACATCAGACCGGTATTCGATATCAGTACTGTTTCATTTGACAGGGTAGTAAAATCGTATATTACAGACACTCAAGCGATTATGAAGGCTGTAGCGGTATCCTATGAGGCAGACGATTTAGCGCCTGAGGCCATAGATCACCACTTAGAATCAGACGTGTGGGCGCGCCATCTTGTAGTATCAGTACTAGCAGAACACGACAAATACATACCGGTAGTCGGTATGCTGCTCGACGACGTCGGAAACCGTCCATATGTGTTTAAAGCTGATATGATACCGGCAAGGTTCGACGAGGCGGCCGACGTTTACGCAGTAGAAGATCATTATTATAGGCAGGATCTTGTTACGATTACGTCCAACTCGCTTATTACAGATCTGCCAGACGTACTTAAGCAGATGCATCCTATACAAGCGCAAGAACATGATCCGGTAGACGGGGTCCTTACCGTGCTTGATATAGGTAATGCGAAAGTCGAGGCAGTCGAGTGGCCGACAGCAGCACTGGAAGAATTAAAGTATGGCGACGGTGTTCGTATCGTCGCAGAGGACGGACTTATCCAATACGCACCGCAGACGCTTGAAGGGAGAAGAAACGGTCGATTACGTTACGGTATAATACCGGAGATAGACAATACCGTTAAATTCCGTGTCGATACGTTCGATTTTAAATGGCCTGTGATTGAGCCTGATGTTACACCGCAAGATGTCGCTGACTTAATACCGGCGTTTGAAAAGCCGATCCCGGATAATTACTTTAATAAGTTCTTTGAACAAGACCCTCAGTTCCAGGTAGAGATTGCACATCCGAAATATTATAGAGGCTAATTATGACTTGTGAAAAATGTGAATTAAAGACCAAAGCGCCGCAGGAGAAATGGTACCAAAGATCTTGGAGACCTACGGCGGCATTTGTGTACTTGATTATTTGTATTTTTGACTTTATTATTATGCCAACATATATTGAGGTGAATGCTAAAAACTTCGATATGCCTGCTTACGTAGAGTTAGTACGCACGTTAGAATCAGATGCTGTGCAGTCTAAGATGCTGACGGCTGTACCAACTCAACGTGAGCGCTGGGAGCCTATTACTTTAGGCGGCGCTGGCACATTTCACTTGGCATTCGGCGCCGTGTTGGGTGTGTCGGCTTATACAAGAAATAAGGAAAAACAACTATGAGTACAAACACAAAGCAAGTCATGGTTCTGGATATGACGCAGAAGTCAACTAAAGAAACGCTAGCTACCTATCTTTCGGCTGCGAAAAAACGTGATCCTAAATTAATGTCTTCTGATCCAGCTTTTAAAGTGACCGGATCCGACGGAACCGTTTATGCTGTTTCGTTTACCGACGTTGAAGGTAACACGTACGACTATGACACGGAAGAAAAGACTATAAAATTCCATTCTAACTTACCTACGCTTGAACAGTTCGATAGAACTCTTCGGGTAGCAACTACCACGCCTCTTTCAAAGGTTGCGTGATGCGGGTTGCTGACATAGTACAGCTTGAGACGATCGCGGTTTATCCCGGTCGTTTCCAGCCATTTCATCCCGGACACAAGGCAGTATACGACAAAGTAGTCGAACAATTCGGCCACTGTTATATTGCAACGAGTAATGTCGTAAACGAGCGAAGCCCACTTGATTTTGAAACTCGTAAATCATTAATAGTAGCCAGCGGAGTCCCTTCTGAATACGTAATAGAAGTGGCGAGTCCAATGCGCAGTGACTTGGTTATCGAACGCCTAGGCCGCAAGCCTGAGATGATACGATATATTGTCGCTGTTGGTGAAAAGGATGTTGATCGTTTCAAATTTGACGAAGCCGGAACAACACATAAGAAAGACGGCGGGCTTGGATACTACCGTCGGTTTAATAATAGCACGGAAGCCGCAGACACCCGAGGTCAAGTTATCGTTATTGACAACGTAGTTAACTCGACTGGTAATGTATACAACTCTACGGACTTGCGTGAGCTTCTATCACGCGGTGATGAAACACAAGCCCGCCAAGTATTTGAAGAACTATACGGAGAACAAAATGGATCTTTCGATACCATCCGACGCGCTATTGTTCAAAAAGGTCAAAGTAACATACGATAATATTCATATCGTAAATTCTGAATGCCTTATACCGAATTCAGGGTACTACTATTGCACTGATGATGAAGAGTTACTTAAGCAAGTAATAATGGGCAACGTGGAAGTATCGTCGGCGGGTCTGATACAGTCAATTCGTGCTGTGATGGAGGGCTTACATCGTATAAAAATTCTTGCCCGCGACACAAAAAAGTATCGCACTTCAGATGATAGTTATCAGTTTGTAGGCCCGCATAGCTTCCATTTACGAATAGAAGGCTCCGAGCGTTCAATATACTTTGATGGACAAAATCAATATCAGGATTTTCGGGACACACCGAAATCAGAGACAATGAGACTCGTCCCCGTTGATTCTCGTATACCTGCTCCGCGCTTGATGGTACAGTTCTTGCGAGGCCGGTTCTCGTACGGTGCACATGGTTGGTAAAAAGTTGAAAAAACTTGTAGACAACTACTAAATTGGTGCTAGTATAGATTACGTAAACACAAAACAAACAAGGCGCAATAATGACTATACAGCAAAAGATTGTTAAGAACGATACGATCTTAGTAGCATTTAAAGGCGAAACAGATCACGCACTATGGTTCGTTGATTCGATTGTGTGTAAAGGCGAGAGTTACTCGTCTGTATCGGAAGTTGCTAAGGCACATGGTTGTGAAAACATAACCAGTCTTGAAGCAAAGCATTTAACTGTAAAAGTAAAGCCATTAAGTATTGATGGCAAGCCAGTCGGAAACGACTTAACCGGAATTTATTTGTTTGGTGGTGAGTGGTGTATGTACGGTGACGCATCGCCGATTGACATTTACGTGCGACCAGACGTAGTTGAACCTAGCTAGATTTTAGTGACGGCTGTCGAGAGTACAGCCTGCATCATAGACGCCTAGCTGGGTCGGTAACTATATTAGTCTAGTTATCGTTTGGTGGCGAAGTAACACCAGCAGTGAGAGGATCCGCGGGAGTTAGCTATATACCTTTGTATAATTTGGTTGCTGCTTTTACCTTGCCCGGGTATTGAAAATGTTTTTCGTGGGACCTTCCGGTGAAGACAATCCTGTGAACTACGCTAGTATAATATCATCTGATCTCACAGTGCTTGTATAGGGGCTTCGGCCCCTAGCACTTAAAAAGATTGTTGGTTAGAAAATTAATTTGAAAAAATTAAAAAAAGTTCTAGACACAGCGATCAAATGAAGTATAATAGATAAGACAGCGTTAGGGAAACAAAGTTTCCGTAAAGCTAAAAAGTTTTGGATGCTAACAGCAACATTTAATTACTTTTGACTTCTAATCAAACCAGTACTTAATGCATCCAGTTTAACAAAGTTCTTCTTATGTGTTAGTAGGTGATTTTTATCCGATTTGACCTGAACGCATATATTTGGATACGGCGTTAATTTTTAATGTTACCCCGGGAGTACGGCAATTTAGGACCCAAAACCGGGTGTAATGTTAGAACCCATAATACATGTGCATCACGGTGTATATCTATTATGGGCTACTAACAGCAATATTATCGATCATCAAACTTTTAATTTGACTTTAGATAATGTAGCCCGACTTATTTTGTTTGTCTAGAGTGTTCATCCACTCTCTTGGGTAGCGACTATCTGGAGAACTCCCAACCCTTTGGATAGTTCGCTGCTATTTTTACTCATAATACATGTGCATCACGGTGTATATCTATTATGGGTTGCTAACAGCAAAACTTTACGAAAATTCGAACTCATCCTTCGAACCTAGTAAAAGCAACCCGACTTATTAAAGTCAAGAAAGTTGAAAAAAGTTCTTGACAACGTTTTAAAAGCATGTATAATAGACACCATGTTTTTAGAACAAACGACTTAGGCTAGGAACAGCAATTTTTTTAAAAAACATTGGCGTTTTAAAAAAACTAGCCTGTTTTATTACTAGCTGCCGTAAAAAATGGTTTTGCGGTGCTAAATAAAACTATAGCAAGGAACTACGGTTCCTATTGAATATTAATCGAGGATACAATGGCAACATTTATTACTACAGCAACAAAAGAATTAAGCGACATTACGCCACCACGCGTAGTTGTAGCTGAAATTCCGCGTAGTGAAGAAACGTTTATCATGCCAAGCAACGAAAAATCGTATGCTCCGGTAAACGCGACAAGAAGTATCCGTGAATCTGGAATTGCGTCGGATGATAATAATCAAACGAACCATAAACCAGAGTATCAAGATTTTAACACTGCCTTTATGCAATTAGACGAGAAAGAGATTATCTAACCTCGTACGAAATTGAAAAGCATAAAGGCAGCCAACAGGCTGCTTTTTTTATGCCTGGACTCCGTAGGAGTCGAAACGTTCTTTAACAATTTGGATATAAACTTATATCTGGTCTAAACGCTGGTTCTAGCGTTAAAACAGAACCCAGTGTGTACGCAAGTACATTCTGGGGTGATAGTAGCTCAATTGGCAGAGCCCCAGGATGTGACCCTGGAAGATGCGAGATCGTTGCTCGTCTATTACCCCCGAATGTATTTAGACAGATATTCAGCCGGCGTAGCACAGTGGCCATGCAGCGCACTTGTAATGCGTCTACGGGAGTTCGATTCTCTCCGCCGGCACCATTTTAGCCGAGTTAGCTGAGACAGATTAGCGATGGATTGAAAATCCTTAGAGGGTGGGGCGGTACCACCACTCGGCACCAAGTTTAACGGGGTATGGGCATGGGCACCCGGATCATCCTTGCAAGATGATAGCCTGACCAGTTCGAGTCTGGTATACTCCACCAAACTTTAAAAGTTTATGGGCGGTTCGCATAGTGGCCGATTGCGCCGGGCTGTTAACCCGGAGGTGGAGAATATCCCCCGCGCTGGTTCAAATCCAGCACCGTCCGCCAAATACGATATGAGTGTAGCATGCAGGGGCGTAGTTTAGTTGGTCAAAATATCGCACTGTCACTGCGGAGAGCGCGGGTTCAAGTCCCGTCGTCCCTGCATGCTACACTTGCATTAATAACAGGAGAAAGAAAATGAAACGAAAGACGAAAGTACGAAAACGATATGGGTTGGTGATCGAGTGGTTAAAGATACTAGACTTTTAATCTAGCGCGTAAAGCTTCGTGGGTTCGAATCCCACCCAACCCACCAAACTTTATATGTATAGGATTTTTCGAGATATTATACATATAAATTTTTTTGAAATTATTTTCAAAAAGGCCTTGTGTTTGGATGTCATTTTGCTATTATAGATATGTAGGCAATGATGCAGACAAACAAAACAAGGTAATAAATTATGAATGCACGTAAAGAAACAATGTTTGTAGTAGCGAACTGGAACATCGCAGAAGAGATGGTTGGCGCAACTGAAAACGTATGGCACGGCGCTGCACACAGCGCTGAAGACTTTGAAAGTGTAAAAGCTGAGGCACACGCTGCTGGTTTTGATGTACGTTTTATCATTACTCCTGAGCACGCAACAAACACAATGCATGTTTCAAAGAACGGCTGGGAGCAGTGGGGCGAGATCGAAGGTGGCCGTTATGAGTACGAATATTACGATTTGCAAAAATAATTGGTAGTGTAGCGCGGTGATCATTATGGTCATCGCATAACACGCGATTTTGGCTTTTTGTGAATAAGAGGTCAAAATCGCGTGTTATTCATACATGACTATTAAATACTGTTTTGCGAGTTAAAGAAACTTCTTGACCTTGTAATAAAGTAGTGTATAGTGTATATGTTGCTAAGAGCAACTGGATAACTTCAAAAGGATCATTTATATGAAAATAAAATCTCTATTGTTAGGCGCTGTATTGGCCCTGGGTATAACTACCTCGGCCAACGCAGGTATGATAACAATCGACGACTTCTCTGATGATCAAGGACCATTAGCAGTGATGCAAGGCGAAACTTTGTTTAGCTCGGTATTGGGTTCTATGATCGGTGGAGAACGAGATTTAGAAATAACAAGCGTTGTTGACGTGTACAACCAAGGCGCTTCTGTAAACGTAGCGGCTGATAACTTTTTCTTTAGTTCAGGCGCAGGTAATGAATCAATGTTTACCATTCAATGGGACGGCGTTGACGGATCAAATGCAATTAATCCTTTCGGCTTAGGCGGACTTGACTTAACTGCTATCGGCGGCCCGATAAAATTCATTACAACTATGATTGAATCAGATTTGGATGCTTGGTTTGACGTAACGTTTTGGTCAGGTCCTAACGGAACCGCCGAAACTGTTGAGTTACCGATACCGGGCGTTGATCGTCCAGGACGTGATGCGTTTTTCCTTTCGAGTGAATTTAGTAATACTGACTTCACAAATATAGGAGCCATCCAAGTGCGCGGTAATATTGCATCGCCTGATACTGGGCTAATGCAGCGTTCATATGATTTGCAGTTAGATGGCGTAACAGCGGTTCCGGAACCGGGATCATTAGCGCTTGCGCTTTTAGCGGTACTAGGAATAGCTGTTCGCAGACGCGCATAGTAACAACCCTTAATGCCATGATCAAGCGGCTATTAAGTCGCTTTATTTTTGCCCAGAATAAGTATATTTTCCACAGCGGTGGACAAACTGGTAAAGTCACTGCCCTTTCAAGGCAGCGCGAATATCGCATTGCGGGTTCGAGACCCGTCCGCTGTGCAAAATATATTTTAAATTATTTTCAAACAAGTCTTGTACTTGAATGTCATTTTGCTATTATGTCTGTGTAGGTTGATTAAACAAACACAAGGTAGCAAATTATGATACATTATAGAGTAGATTTAGAAACTGGTAACATTATTGATCGTAACGAAGACTACACTGAAGCATGGGCAGAAGAAGTCCGTGAAACTGCACTAAAGATGGCAGGCGGCGATGAAGAAAAAGCGCCGGACTTTTACAAAGAAATAATGACCCAGTTTGTTACCCTTAATTATTGCGGCTCTAGCTTTATTGCGCAACGAATCGCTGAGCAGTTAAGTGAAGAAACCGGTGATACCTATATTGCTGTAGAGCGTCACGATGATTATGCAGTAGAGCGCATGCCAAAGATTGGTGACGTAGTAAGTTACGGTTTCAACGGTGACTGGTATCCGTGCGGTACAATTGAAAAGATTTCTAAAACTATGAAGAAAGTTACAACAAGCGACGGCGGAGTGTTTTGGCGTCAAGGCAACACTGCTACTTATAAACGCGCAGGCACTTGGACGCTTGCACGCGGTGTTCACAATGACAGAAACCCGCACTTTTAAGAATTGTTTTATTGAGGGGTTGGTAGCGACCCCTCCCAAAACAGTTTTTTGTAACAGATTAAGGATCCCTTTCCCCACCCCGGACTGTAAATCCGGTGTCTTAAAAGAAATAAAGTGGGGGTAGTATTGAGGCGTGTGGTGCAAGTCCGCGGGGGTCCACCAATTACCTGCGTAAATAAGCTATATGACATAGTTTATGGGAGACAATGATGTCTGAAAAAATGCGCGAATTAATGAATTTAGTTGAAGGTGTTAACGAAAGCGCCGAAGAGTATCGCTTAGAAGGCCGCTACCGTGTGGTCGTATCAGGTGTTGATAGTAGCGACGGTTATGCTATTGAAGATATCCTTGATGAATACGGTCAAGTACACGAGGCTGAAATAAGAGGCCGTGATTTAGTTGCTTTTGTAACGTTCTCTGGAACTAACGAAGACGCCGTTGAAAGGGCAATTGCCAAGCTCGGCTACGGTAGCGTATCGTTTGATATACAAATAGCAGAACAATCTCAAGAATCGCAGAACATTCATGCTAAAGCAAGAAGACATGTTTTCGGCCGTTTGATGTCTAAATTAGATGGCATGGCACATGACGCTGGCAACGAGTTATTTGGCGACGACAGAGATCGCTTACATGACTTGACCCGCGCAATTCTAGATGATGATGGGTCGGCAGTTGAAAACGAAGTGCTGACAAAAATAGTTCCGGATTTGGCATATGCTGAAGATGGCCCTCGCTGGGATTTCATTGAAGAAATGGCTGAATATGCTGACGAAGAGTTCAGTAAGTATTATGCTAGCCAAAGCAACGGTCCGAAAAAGTCAGTCAGAGAGTCCAAGCGTAATATGGTACAATTAACCATGCCCGGGTGGTCAGCAAGTGAAATCGCTGGTCTTGTTTCGGATCTTGAATTAGATGACGAAGAGCATGACATGGACGACGGCGTTTTGTTTATTGCAAAGAAACACGTAAAGGCTGTGGTTGAGTTAGCACTTGAGTATGACGACGATACACCTGCAGAAGAGTATGTCGTTTCGGACAAGCCATCAAAACAGGTGAAAAAACAAGTAGTATCGGACGAAGTGGCGAAAGCGCTCAAAATGCTCGGTTATTACTATGACCTAACTAATAGAAATCTACAGGTTGGTGGTCCGTTTATATTGCGTGTTTTGCCTAAACGTATTCAATTAATAGGTAGAGACATTGAGTATGTGCCTAGACGTCGTACCGACATAGAGGTAGATCCTCAACAAATCGTAGATGAACTCAATGCAATTAAAGGCGTTGAGATTACTCTACGTAAACGATAAAGGTTTATTGTCCCTTAGCTTAGTCTGGTCTAAAGCGTGCGACTGATAATCGCTGATCGCTGGTTCAAATCCAGCAGGGACAACCAGTTAAACGGTGTATAGCTCAGTTTGGTAGAGCACTTGGTTTGGGACCAAGGGGTCAGACGTTCAAGTCGTCTTACACCGACCAGTTTGTAGGGGTGTTGCCAAGCGGTCTAAGGCCCCGGGCTTTGATCCCGGTACTCGCAGGTTCGAATCCTGCCACCCCTTCCAACTTAAATGCGTAAATAAGCTATATACGAATAGTTTATAGGAGATACTAAGTGTCAGATCAGATGCGCAAAATAATGAATTTAATGGAAGGTCAATCCGAGCCATTAAATCAAAATATTGACACAGCTATTTCGGAAAACTCTGATGCTATATCAGTTGATCAGTTTTACGATAAAGCGTCGGCGTTAATATACGGTATAGAACAAGGTTCGGTAGAGTCTTATACGCAAAAAGTAGGCAAGCAACTCTTATCATATGGCGCTATGGCTCCGTACGAGTTTGCTACTAAGGTCATCCAGGCCGCGCAAGCTAAAGAAGAAGCCGAAGTCCTTGAAATAGCAGAAGACGGTGAATACTTTGCTAACGGTGTTATCATCGGTGCTTACGGTATTGGTGACCCTAACTCTGCGTATGATGATTTCGAAGATGGCATAAACCAACTTTTGAGTTTTATGCAAGAAAGATACAAGTCGCAAGCGATGCGCGAAGTCGCATTACGACAAGTAGCAAGCATATTGCAGATCAAATAAGGAACATTTATGTCAGATCAGATGCGAAAATTAATGAACTTGATGGAAGACACTAGCGGTAACGATGCCGTTGTTAAGTCAGGTGTATTGCAGATGTTAGCTCGTGATAATATCAACACACTGGCTGACTGGAACGCGTTGTCAAGACGCGAAAAATATCGCTACGGCGATCAAGCTAGTGACTTGTTTTACAATCATGGCTGGATTGACGATGAAGCGATGCCGGATTCAGCAATGTTTGCTGATATGATAGATTCGGTGTTAAATGATGCTAATAAGTCAGGCAACAATGATGACAGTTTTTCTGTTGCTATTTTGTCGGCCTTGCGTAGAGAAGGCGTTACTTCGATAGATGATTGGAAGGCAATGCCACGTAATCGTCGACGCGAGATAGTATCACTAACGACGGATATTTTTTATAACGAAGGCAATTGGGATGGTATGGAAGACTACCACGCATTTGAAGAAATTATAACAGATATCCTTCTTGACGAAAAAGGTTAAAAAGTTTAATGCGGTTGTATCTCCTCTGGCTACGAACCAGTCGAAAGAGTAATTGGAAACATGTGGGTTCGACTCCTACCTGCCGCGCCAAACAATAGCAAGGTACAATCAGTCTGGCAGATGGCAGGGCTCATAACCCTAGCGGACGCGGGTTCAAATCCCGCCCTTGCAACCAAATCTATCGCGGGTGAACATGGTGTTCAACCAGGGCTCATAACCCAGGACCGGCAGGATCGTTACCTGCACCCGCAACCATTTTAAGGTGTCATTGTAGTAATTACTTTGGCACTTTTTTATTTTTAAATAAAGTAGAAATTATTCTTGTAAGCTTCTACAGACGTGCTATTATAGATTAAAACTTAACGAGTAACGTTATGGAAGATTACAAAAATAACTTCATAGACGAGCTTACAGAGCGCGTCAACGAGCTTAAAGCGGAGTTAGACCCCGAAACATTTAAGCAGTTAATCGAATGGGGTCGTGTAGAATACGCAAACTTTATGTTGATTCCTAGAGAAACATATGTAGATACTTTGAATAAAGCAGTTGCTATGGACAATAGTGACTCGGAGAAGAAGTTCTTCCAAATGTTTCTTGACAATATCGACAAGTATGCTGCAACGCAGATATTCTACCGAGTAATGTGTAAGTTTACACACGAAGCAGTTTAAGAATTATAGGTTAGAGGCCGACAGGTGAGGCGCTGTTCTTACAAAGCAGTTGTAGTGAGTTCGATACTCACCTAACCTACCAGTTTACAATGCCGGGTGATCCCCTGTTGTATCGCAGGGCCGGCGCCATATTAAATAGAGGTTCACAATGACAATGACACACGGTGATCTTGTTAAGCTTGTAAAAAAGCTAGAAAAAAGAGTTGAAGAACTCGAGCGCGAAAAACGTGCGCGTGAATCTCTCAAAGAAGCTATAGCTGATATAAACAGCTTGTAAAGGTTTATGGTGAGGTGGCAGAGTCTGGTTTATTGCACTTGACTTGAAATCAAACGTCGGTGGTAACATCGGCCGTGGGTTCGAATCCCACCCTCACCGCCATATACTAGGTTGCGCCGAATGGGAAGGCGCGGCATCACGGAAGTGCTTGTCGCGGTCTGCAATAATGACCCTGCGGGTTCGAATCCCGTACCTGGTACTAGTTTAAAGGAGAGTTGGCAGAGTAGGTCTATCGCGCTCGACTGCTAATCGAGAGTCCCGAAAGGGGCGCACAGGTTCGAATCCTGTACTCTCCGCCAAATACTAGAGACAGAATGGAAGGTATTCGCCCGGCTCTCATAAGGCTGGTGCTCCGTGTTCGACCCACGGTGTCTCTACCATATCGACCTTGTCGTAGCTAAATACAAAGAAAGCGACAACGAGGAGAACTACATGTCGGATTATATGCGCTCGCTGATGGATGCCATTGGCGATGAAACAGAACAAAACAGGGCTGTTGAAGAGAACGTCGAACAAGTTAATGAAGACGATTACGACATGCCAGACGATGATGAAGATGAACCGCACGAAGATGCAGGCGACAGAATATCTGGCGCACATGACATCGACGAGTTGATCAGTGACTTGCAAAAAGTGAAAGCCAAGCACGGATCTAAGGTGCAAGTAGCCTACGGTAGTAATCGTGGCGTAGACACTGAAGGCGGCGTATACGCTCGTGTTCACACAGTGAATGCATATGGCGGCCGTTATACTTATCTTGTGTTTGATCCTACCGACGATTATTAATTAGTTTGTCCTCAATGCAGGTGAGTGTTTGGCGACATGATCCTGCATTTCTACATACACGGAGTAACACTAATGGAAATCCAAGTTTACATTGACGATGGCCGAGTATTCAAATACAACGTGGCGAACGCAAATAAAGCCCGCGAACACTCTTCCGCTATTGTTGCAACTGGCTATCGCCACAATCCTGAAAACCCCGAAGGCGAAGAATATTTTGAACACTACCCGCCGCACCGTATTATGAAAGTAAAAGTTGTTGGGAAACTCGACACCGCTTACCGCGACACTGTAGCCGGCACATAACCGAAGGAAACAAAGAAATGTTGATAGAAAAGATAAAGGCTGACCGTATGGCAGCTATGAAAGCACGAGACAGCGCCAGAGTTAGTATTTTAACCACGTTGTATTCTGAAGCTTCGCGCATCGGCTTAGACGATGGAAAGCGTCTATCGACTGATGCAGAGGTTGTGCAAGTGTGCAAAAAGTTCGTCAAGTCAATTGATGAAACTATCACTAACATGAAAGAGCGCAATCAGGTATCAGAGCTTGCCGCTTATGAGCTTGAGCTTGACGTGGTAAACGGGTACATTCCTAAACAAATGAATGAAGATGAGCTGAGAGGCACAATCGTTTCATTCGTAGAAGCCAACCCTGGTTGTAATATGGGCCAAGTGATGAAGCACCTTAAAGCTAATCACGAAGGCTTGTACGACGGTAAATCGGCTTCAGCAATCGCAAAGGCAGTTATCTAACTGTCTTTCATGCACGGGTGATGAAATTGGTAGACATAGCGGCTTTAAAAGCCGTGGCCTTAGGCGTGTGGGTTCGAGTCCCACACCGTGCACCAAATTAAATTTGCAAGTGTGTACTGTTTTAAAGGCGTATACATAATGACAGACGAAGATAAAATTAAATGGTTTGATGAAACCATGAAGTGGCTCTCGCAATGGAACGATTCAGAAACGATGATATCTATTGCAGACGCCGGTGCAGATGCCGTGAGTGACTTGTTTTTTGATGCTGTTGAACAGTGGAAGAAGATACACGAGAGTGAGTCTTAATATACAGTAGTTGAGCCACTGTCACTAAATACGTACATTATATAGGATAACTTAATATGTCAGATACAATGCGCGGATTTATGAACGTGATGGAAGGTAAGCCACTTACTGAATCCGGAAACTTCAAAAAAGTTAATTACAGTCGTTGGGAAGACCTCACCATGGAGGTTAGCAGCGACGACATTGAACAGTCAGAAATTGACGGGCACCGTGTTGAGGTAATATACAACCAAGACGACTCGGTGATAGGTATATTTTATCACGAAGCTAAGGTAGGTTCAATTAACCTTGATTTCCATGGCTCTATGATGGAATTCTCTGAACAAGACCCGAACTGGCCGTTTGATTAAATCATCTTTAATGGGTGCGTAGCGCAGCTGGATAGAGCATTGGCCTTCTAAGCCAAGGGTCGCAGGTTCGAATCCTGCCGCACCTGCCATATTATAGGCACATAATGTCACATAAACTCCTGAAACTGCTTAAGAAGGAAGCTGAGGTTCTCGATCGCATCGGCGAACTTGAAGAAAGAATGTTGCATATAGAAAGTGACCACGGCAACGAAATTGCCATTGAGTGGCTTCGCTTACAGGCCAAAGCAAAAAAACTTTCTGCCAAAATAAAGCGAAAATGTCGTGTAGAACTGATAAGGCGATAATATTCGAAACTAGCAATGCGATATCGTACTAAATACTCTTGTAATTTATGCGAGATATGCATGCGACAACCATTCCAATTAGCATTTTAAAGGAGACCGCTTTATGGATATGAGAAAAATTATGAACCTTATGACTGAAGAAGATTCAGAAGTTGGTCAATATGCTGCTGACATTGCTGCCCTGCCTGGCGCTACAATTGAGTCTGAAGAAGTCATGGACTTTGCTAGCGATTATGGCGTGCCTGAGCAAATCGTTCACGTAGCGTGGGAAATCACAGCTGAGATGAAACGCCGTCGCCCTGGCCGCTTCCTCAAGCAATTCGGTATCTCTAACTTCGGTACAGCTAGCGACGATCAATACCGTGCTGTTGAGCAGTACTTTTTTGATTGGGCTAAGCGTGTAGGATACGGCAACGACGTTGCTATGGAAGCAATCGACTTTCTACAAGAAGAAGTTTTCCAACTCAACGACCTGTTAGAAATTTATGCCACAATTATGCGTTCTGCTTAGTAAATTAAATTAAGTAGTTCACAAAATGCGGCAACGAAAGTTAGCCGCATTTTTTATGCCAGATAAGTCTTTACAATGCTAAAAAAGGCCTTATACTAACGCTATGTTTTAGATAGCACATGAGGTTTACTTATGCGCAAAGGTATAAAGATTTCAAATGATCTACGAGCATGGTTCATCAATCATCTAGCAACCGCCATTGATAAAGTTGTTGCTTCGTATGATATGCAGCGCGAGCAAGCGTTGGCCATGATGACACCAACGTTCGAAGATTTTGTATCAGGCTCAACCAACGCAGGTTGTAATAAGTGTGATTTTTACTTTGAAACTGCTGGTTGTCCCGTTATTGGAAAAGCTGACGAAAAACGTGCGCTAGTTAGAGCCGTAATTGATGGTGAAATAACCTGCGACGATATTTTCGAGCATTAAATCAAATGCATAAATATTCGTATACCATAAGGATGTACGAATATGTTGTTAGACGATTTATTGCCTTTATACGAGTTTAAGGCATTCATAGAATACAAAGACCCGTATGAGCGCTTTAATGTGTACCTAATGTTAGATACAAGACGGTACGTAGCAAAAGGGTTAGGTGATCATGAAGATGATATACCACCTAAACCGTTTTGGTCAGTGGAAGATGCAATAGAGCACGCAGAGACGGTGCTCGGCGATTACGAAGCGTATGAGCTAGACGATCTTCCGCTCGGCGAGAAAGTTAAAAAGTAACAACGCGGATGTGGTGGAATTGGTAGACACGCTGGATTTAGGTTCCAGTGTCGAAAGACGTGAGAGTTCAAGTCTCTCCATCCGTACCAATTTATTTGGGTGAATTATGATAATCGTATGCGGTATTATCGGATTGTTATTAGGCATGGCTGCACCGTTGGTGTTCTATGCAAGAAAACCTGTCCATGCACGGCAGAGTGAATATCGTTATATGATTCCCTGCGCTTGTGTAGGCGTTTTACTGGGACTAGAAGTCGGTATCGTGCTTACTGCGATACTAGGTAATTTGAATTAAGTAGGTGCGCATTGGCGAGCAAAGCGGTCTCCAAAACCGTGTCGAGAGACTTGAGGGTTCGACTCCCTACACCTGCGCCATTTTAACAATCGGGCTGACTCCTTGCAACTTTAAGAATCGGTGCATCGGTTCTTTAAGCCAAGTATTGGTATGAGGGGTTTAAAGGTACGGACAATGCCAAGTGAAATGCAAATAGCGGAAGTATTCTGTATTCCCGGGTTCGAATCCCGGCGGCTCGCCCAATTTCTTAACGAGGCAATACTGTGGCCAAAATATACATCGTTGTTTACACTTTGAAAGATGGTGATACTGAATTTCTTTTAGACGGTGACTCACTTGTTGCGGGATGCAATTACGGCCATTTAGTTGAAAGAATCGGTAAAACAGTCAATCATCTAAAATGGTTAATCGCAGGATCTCCTAAAGAAGTTAGTAATTTCTTTTTTGGCTCGCGTACCGAGTATACTAAGATAAGTGACGAGTTAAGAGCAAAGTATTGTCAAATTATTGATACTATACGTATAGAACCTATTCACGATGTGGTACTCGGTAAGCCCGGCAAGCATTTAGTCAGTATGAGGCAAGAAGCCGATGCACGCAGAAACAAGCATCCGGATGAAGAAGATAATAGATCAGTCCTTGAGCAACATGCTAAATAACTAAAAATAGGAGTGACATACTAATGTCTGATACAATGCGTAAATTTATGAATGCCATTACTGAAAGTGATAGCATGGGCCACGACGATCAACAAGCTGACATAAACCAACCGGAAAGCTCAGATAAGCGCCGTTCTCGCAGAAGCGAATCCCAAGTGCGTGAAGGAAGAGAAGGAAGTATTCCTTGTCCTGAATGCGGTACTATGACTTATACTGACCAGACTTGTTCAGATCGACATTGTGAAAAGTATCACGAGTACGTAGGCGAATAACCAATTATGCGGGTGTAGCTCAGTTGGTAGAGCGCTACCTTGCCAAGGTAGAGGCCACGGGTTCGAGCCCCGTTACCCGCTCCAAAATCCTAATAACGAAAAATAAAAAGAATAGGATATCAGAATGTCAAAATTTAACTCATTGGCGAACGCCACTTATAATGCGCTGACTAAAGAGCGCAATTACTTGATGCTTCAAGTCGATGATCAAGCATCATCAGATAAAGTCAAAGCATTTTATGATAATATCATGAATAAGCTTATGGACTTTGAAGACATGATGGCTGATGAAATAGGCGAAGATATGGACGAAAGTGCTGAACAGCCTAGCGCAATGCGTAAGCTAATGTCGATAACAGAACAAGACGATGACGCAGTAAGTGAAATTTACCAAGCGTTACATGACTTGGGTGCAGAGTGGAACACTAAGCCTTCTAATTGGCGCCAAATAGGCCACGGCAATAACGTTGTTTATTATGAAGATATCGAAAGCGTTCTTGACAAACACGGTATCGTTAGTGCTGACTGGAGCAAATATCTTGCGGCACCTAATCCGTCCGCAACTAAGACAAGTTCACGTGAAGTAGCTCTTGTTCTCGTTGGTGACGATATGTACCTTGGCTTTGGTCGCGATGCGTTTTATAACCAGTGGGTCAAAGTAGTATCTTAAAAGTCTTGTAAACTGGGAATCGTTTGTTATACTCTTTGTGAACTTTAAGAAAGAAGGCTACAAAGATGAGATTACCAGGCATGATTAGTATGGGCGAAGCTGTTAAAGAACTTGACAGCTTTGCTTTTATAAAGGCGCAGTTAGTCGATTATATTGAGCAACTCAAGCAAAAGTACAACGTCGACGTTGACACTACGTTCAGAAGTACCCGTTGTTTCCTTAACATACGCGGTAATGCAATTGATAACACGTATCGCCTAGTCGTAGAATGGGGCGGCGGTATTGCACTAGAACGTATTGGCCTTTACGTTTACTGTGACAGTAATCCAAAAACAGACATCGGCCGTTCAATTAGCATGAAGCTGTGTGGTCATAAATGTCGTTTCAAAATTACTGACATGGATCAAGAATTATCTGTTAAGGAACAGTACGCTGAACTCTTTAACGCTTTTAAACAGGAAGCTGATTATCACACTGCTTGTATTATTAGTACGGCTTATGTGAATCATGCTTAGTAACATAATACGCGGGTAAGCTCACTGGTGACGCCCTCGGCCTTCCAAGCCGTAGTGAAGGGGTTCGACTCCCCTTATCCGCTCCAATCACCGTGTCAATGTGGAAAATAATTAAAAGTTTTTCTTGCAAACAACCTAAATGGTTGTATAATAGACACAAGTTTTAAGAAGTTATCTAAAGCCCCTATAGCTCAGCGTGCAGAGCGGACGACTCATAATCGTTAGGTCACTGGTTCGAATCCAGTTGGGGGCACCATTTCTTTGGAGGCGTGATGGAATTCACCACCGAAAAACGTAAGTTAGTACACGAAACGCTTGATGTTGAATATACATCATACTTGCCTGCTGACTCAGACACCGTGCGCGGTGACGTAGACGATACGTCTTTTTTGACAGGTAGCGATTATGCTAGTGTTTATGTGACGTCTAACGAGTCTGATATCCAAACTTTCTTAGGTATGTTAGATGAGAGTGATATTGAGGCACTGGTCGACAATATTGGCTCCGACGAGATTATCGTATTTGAAGTGGCTGACTACTTCATTTTGTTTACTGATGGTGACTCACTGAGACCCGAAGTTAATGAGTTCGTGCACGAACATATGATTTGTTTCGGTGCTGAAATGGACGATGTTGCCATCCATGATTGTGACTTGGCTGCAATGCTCGTACACGACTTGGAAATGGATTTTGAAGCGGCCAAAGAAATGTACGACGAAGGAACGTGCACCGTTGATGGTGATGATGATGAAGAATACGAAGCTACGCTCGACGCGCTGTGTCGTATTGCTGAATACAACATTGAAAACGGTCATTCTTGGGATTATATTGTACAATTTATTATTGACTTTGTACGAGTCGTTGAAGTAAACGACTTGTAACCGAATTATTGTAACGATGCGGTATCGAGCGTCTATTGGTGATTAATTCAGTCCACGGGATTCAATCGCTAGGATTAATAGAACCGCACCATGCAGGCGAGCAATGACAGGCGGGGTGTGGATACCCCGGGAATCCTACTAATCCTGTCAACCGTTGCAGTAATCACCTTGTTAGTCTCTGCGCTGAATGCGGAGCGGATAAGCCAGATAAGCGTTGTGAATGCGGCGGGGTGCTGGTGCCATTTTGTGTAATACTTTGTGCTCGTTTACTCGAGGAAAGGCAGGTTTAAAGGTACCGGTAAATCAAGCTTGGCTTGACGAAGTAGGGATCAGGTCCTACCATGAGGTATTACACAAAATGGTTAACACTTAAGGGAGTCTATGATGACCGCAGAAACCATCAGTAACCCCGATGCATGGCTCAAAGCCGCAAGCTTCGAGGTACAAGAAGAAGTGCAACAATGGCTTTATAGAGCGCCATACGGCAAGGAGCGCAGAGACCGTATCCTTGCATATTGTAAAGAAGGTATGGCTATTCCTGTAAATTTCCGTGGTTGTATTGTACTGGACAAGGATCCAGACTTGAAACGGTTGTTAAAGAAAGGTGACCTTAAGCGCACCAAGCACAGAACGCCCACAATGATTAACAGTAACATGTCAATCACATATGTGGTCAAAGCGTAGTAAGTTTATATCCGAATTTTAGTGGGTTGGCGGAGCGGTCTAACGCGATTGCCTGGAAAGCAATTGTCCTTCGGGGCACGTGGGTTCGAATCCCACACCCACTGCCAAATAGAGACAAAGTATGTTAACGATTACAGCTGGTGTAGATCCTGTATCTAAATTAATAGAACAGGTCAAAGAGTTAACAAAACGTGTTGAAGAGTTAGAAAAGAAACAAAACGACAAGAAGTCGTAAAAGTTCTATGCCCCGGTGCATGGCACTTATGAAATGATCTCTCTGGTCACTGTTGAGTTTGAAAGTATGTAGGCCGCTATATGGACTAACCACTCATGTACTGTCTGCATAAGTAGGACGTTGATCACCTAGGGGAACGGCTGTGGTGGCCTCCTAAGCGTGGCAGTACAATAAACCTGTCGTTTCATTTATGAGTCTAGTGACTCACGGGGCACCACTATTATAACAAGAAGGGATCCATGCTCGTAGCAAACCTCATTCGTCCTATATACTTGGGCGAGTTCTTTTATCCCGATACACAGGGCAAAAATATCATATCTCGTTTGTACGAGAATAAAGTTATCATAAATGTCACTTCTAGTGGCAGCCTTTCAATTACAACTAACAAAACAAACATCGAAAAAATAGACACCATGGTGTCTGAGAAATGGGTGTTCGCAGGACAAGACATGCACACCGCAAATGTCGATATCAACATGTGGCACCTGTGTGATGTTGAAAGGTTCCTTGCTGCAATGCTAGATTTAGTAACGGGGGTAGAAGAATGTTCGGCGCAGTGCCAATAGGCTTAATCCATGACATCGCAGTAAGTCAAGGTGTGTATTATCAGCTTGAGCTTGATCTAGACTGTCCTCCGTATTACTTTATTAATCCGGAATACTTATGTAGTGTCTTTTCTGGTTTGAAGTACTATAACTCGAAACAAGAATCGTTTGGGTCTGTATCGCATGACTATCATCCAGCCTTTCAGAAACTGCGCGGCCATCTCGAACGCAACGGGTATATTGAAACACAACCGTGGCACAACGGTGACAGTGTTTTGAGACCGTTCTTCCTCAATAACTACCTATTATGTCCTGGTGATAAATTCTATTGCGCTAGCGCCATGGGATACAAAAAGGAAATCACCGAGAATTACAACGACGGCAAAATACTACCTAACCTTAAAAACTATCGTGAAGACGATGAATCTTTTTACTTTTAAATCATCTTGATTGTTTAATTGGCAGATGCTATAGTCTTCACGTACTAAAAAGAAAGGTGAAGACTATGAAAGAACGTAAATTCAAATCAAAGCAAGAAGCCCTTGACACACTAGCAATCGAACTGATCGGCAATGGTGTTGACTTAGAAGTAGTTGATGCCTACATCACGGCAGCAGAGCATGATGCTAACGATGACACCGACGCACTCGAGCCCACCCTTGTCCCTGGCGTGCGATTTGTATGGTAATCTGAGCCGGCGGCTAAATACTGCGAATAAGATCGGAGTAGCCCGTGAAAATTAGTAGTATTACTGAACGCTCGACAGCGGTAACCAAGCCAATTCGAAACACATACATGGCTATCAAAGCAGCCAAACAAAAGCTTGAAAACGACATGCCTGACCTTGCAGACCCTAGCCTTGATCGTGCGTTGGTTGAACTCGATAACCAAATAGAAGAAGTTCTCGGCAAGTGCGCCGCAATATACAAGTATATTCAGAAGAAATAATTCAATTAGGCCTTGTGTTTGGTGTTCACATTGCTATAATGTATACGAACTTAACAACACAGGGTGTCAAAAATGGCTAAATTTAACCCTCAAGCAGTAGCAGAGTTTTTGTCAGAAACTGAGTTTGTAGCTTTTGATTGGCAAGTACGCGGCCTAGTTAGTGCGAAGTTTGGCTGCACTGAAAAAACAGCAATACGCTGGGTGCATCGCGTTTTGAATGAAGGCTTTGCAGTCCGTAAGGGTAACGTCATAACACTGGCGTGATATAACTTCATACTACACTGAGCTCTGTTTTTAACAGGGCTCTTTTTGTTTCTATTTTGAAATTATTTTCAAACAGGTATTGACATTGAGCATCAAATAGCTATAATGTATACGAACTTAACAAAACAAGGCAAAAAAAATGGCACAACCGAACACGTTTAAAATTATTGACGCCAATGACGCTATTATTTTAGACCTGCCAAACGATGGTAGCTACGACCTTGAAATGATTTTATCAGTTGAAGACGGCTTTGTTGAATGTAAAAATAAGCAAGAAGCGATTGACGCAATTGCCGATGTCATGAAGCGTGCTGGCTTCGAAGAAGAAGAAATCAAAAGGTATACCTCTGAGCTCAACGATTCGTATGACGAAGAAGACGGTTTTGTATACAGCGAAATGCTTGATTTGCACATTGATTGGTAACTGATACGGCGTTATCCGTGCGCAGTTAATTAAATACTGTGCTAATTGAGGATAACAAATGAACAATCAAGATTTCAAACAAATAGCACTACTTTTAGAATCTCCAGGCGACTTGGGCGTGCTGGAGTCTATCCACAGAGACCTCACACGCATTAAAGAAAGATTTAACAAGATACATGAACCCAAGCTCGGTGACTATGAAGAATTGGATGAGCTAGGCCGCAGCATTGATAAGTCGATAAACCATTGTGTCGACGCCATCGGCGAAGTAAAGTCCAAGTCAGGCTACTCGCAAATAAGAGCCGGGCAGCGACGTTCGTATTAATAAAAAATTCATAGTTATCTAGACAGAACGGCTATATGACTATAATGTAAAACCTAACCGAACATACTCATACACACACAAGGAGCATATATGTTCAAGCTACTACTCCTACTCGTAGGAATAATCTATCTCGTGTACTTCGCACTAACGCGCAAGAAGCGAGAAAACCAGCAAAAACAAGCAGAGCAACATTCGCATCAAGATCAGTACAGTAGACGAAACGAATCACCTCAAGCAAAAGTTGCTAAGGGCATCGTTCGTGTCGTTTCCAAGTTTCCGGCAGTGATCGCAGCAGTGTTGGTAATTGTGTTGATGGTTGACCTCAACTCAGTATACGTTAGTGATGGTGAAATCAAACACTTCTCTCGTGTATATGGTGGTGAGCCACTTCCAGTTGGACACTATGTTGCGACCAAGCCAATGACAGCGAACCCGTTTGGTGGCATGAAAGGCCCGCAAGCGACAGTATTCACGCCTGGTTTTAAATGGTTCCCGCTAATTGATGTCTTGTATACCGAGCTAGACGAGATTGAGATCAACGGTACTGAAATTGACCTGACCAAGCCTCACAGCATTCCTGCGAACCACTTCGCTATCGTGAATACACGTGATGGTCGTCCAATGTCAGACGACATGATTCTTGCACCAAAATGGAAGGACCAAAACGAATTCCTTGATGCTGCGACATTCTTATCCAAAACTGACAAAGACGGCAACAAGCTTGGATACCGCGGTGATCAATCAACACTTGTAACGGGTGGTGTGATCATGGCAAACAAAATCCTATACAGCTTTAGAAACTACCCAGCGGAAGACATTAAGACAGGTGAAGTAGGTGTTGTGCGCTCAGCTACAGACGACTTGCCTAGTGCATTTTGTAATGATAATCGTAGAGAAGTACGTTCGTTTAATGGCGCGGTTACTTACTTAGTACCTAAGGGCTGTGCCGGTGTTTGGAACGAACACCTTGAGCCTAAAACGTATCGTTTCCACCCTAAAGTGTATACGATTACCCACGTACCTACTCGCCAACAAGACTTTGATCGTTTCGGCGGATACGTCAAGAAAACCGTATCGTTTGAAATGGAAGATGACGGCAAGATCAAAAACATTATTGGATCTGACACTATCACTAAACCAGCTAACGCAGAAGGCGAAGCCATTGATGTAGTGGTAGAAGGCTGGACTGTGCCTATTGATCTTAAAACGAAATACCAAGTTGTTGACGCGCCGCTAGTAGTTGCGACGATTGGTGACTTCGTGCAAGACAGAAACACAGGCTTACATGCGGTGGAGCAGTTCCTTAAAAACCCAATTGAAAGTACGTTCCGTATTGCAGCCCAGGGCCAGGACATCATGCGATGTGCCGTTTACGAAAACGATGTGTACGAAGGCAAAAAACTAAAATACGCCGCGGGTACTTATAAGGATCAAGAATGTGTTGAAGAAAGTCGACGTTTATTTGACTTGATTAACAACCGTGCAGAGATTGAATCGGAAAGCATTACAGCTCTTAATGAGTTTGTTTCTGACTACGGCCTGGGCATTAACATCCAGACTATGGGTCATCCTAACTTACCAGTTGAGTCTCTTATCCCGCGTATGCGTGCTAACTACGCTCGACAGTTACAAAACACGTTTAAGGAAGAGCAAGCTACCTACGAGCAGCGTAAAGACTCAGAGGCAGCTCGTGTAGAAGCAGAGAATCAGAAGATCGTTGTTACTGCTGAACTACGTGACCAAGCAGCTGACAAGATCAAATCTGAACGTGAAAAGTTAGCTGACGCCCGCGCTTATGAACTTAAGAAAGAGGGTGAAGGTATGCGTGACCGCGACATTGAAGCTGCGAAAGGCCAGCGCGAGCTAGTAGCAGTAATGGGTGAAGAGAAAGTACAAGAACAGGTGTTATTTAAAATGGCTGTAGACGGCGCTGTCAAGAACCCAGAGATGGTTAAAACTGCTACTGTATTTGTAGGCGGCGACGGTGGCGAAAGCACCACAGCGGCAGCCACATTACTTGGCACGACCAACAACATTGCACAGTTCCTATCTACGGATAAGAAAGGCGAGTAATGTAATCAAAACGTTTGGGGCTTCGGCCCCATTCACCACATAAGGAAAGAGCATGAAAATCAGTAAATCGGTAAGGAACGCAATAACCACCTTGGTAGTGGCATTCTGCATTATAGTCGTAGGTACAAGCTTAAGCGGATGCGAAACAGCTGAAGAAAAAGAGCTACGACGCGCACGTCAACATGAACTGGAATTAGCAAGGATTGAATCCGGCTATTACGAGCAACTAAACAAATCCAGACATGAAGAAAGAATGGCGTATTATAACCGCCCTGTAGCACCTGGCGCGTATGTTGATTACCGTGGCAACCTACAATACGGTTATTGGAACGCATTCGGTAACTGGGAATGGCATGACCCTAATAGCATTTATGCGCAGCAGTCTAGAAACTACGTGTCGTATCAGATAGCGACTGGTGTTCTAGCAGCGTCAGCGGCATATGCTTTAACTCGTAACAGCTGGGAAAGCTCTAATCCAGGCGGTTGGCGCACTACCAACGTCACTGTTAATAACTACACGTCGTCAGAAGGAAAGTCAATTACAGAGGCTGATTACCGTAGACGTAAGTCGTCGAGCGATGCGATGTATAACGTGCGCAAGCGTAAGTATACAGAGACTAAACAGACAGTGTCGTCTAAGATCAAATCAAAGCCAAAGACAACCGACACGAAGCCCAAAACACAATCGAGCTCAGTAGCGCAAGGTGGCTGGGGTAGCAAGAAGACGGGCAACAAAGACAGCGCTTGGAATAACTGCACCACTACTACCTGTAAGAAGAACCGCGCAGCGGCTAACGCCAATGCCAAAGCAGCATCGTCTACCACTACACAAACGCCTAAAGCTAATCAGACAATAACTACCCGTAAACCGGTTACTAAAGCCACCGCGAGTTCTTTTACTCCGAAGCCGACTTCATCATACACGTCAAAGCCAAAGCTTAAGCCGAAACCAAAACCAGCTTACAGACCAAAACCTAAGAAGAAATCAAAACGATGAGTAAAGATCTTGACGTTGTGTTTTGATGAGTGCTAAATACACACGTTAAAACACAACGACAAGGCGTAATTCATAATGTTTGATAAAATCACCAAATCAACAAAGCTCATGGAGAGCTCTTTAAACGTAGACCTTGCTCTTGTTATTGACCACAGTGTAGACGATCAATTCTACATGTGTCAAAACATGGCAGTGGCAGAACTCCTAGTATCTATGCTACGTTATCTCAATAAGATGGCAGGCACTAAGGATCCGGTAGAGATTTACATGGATCGTGAAATCGCCAACTCCGATTCGTTTGGTCCAAACGATTACATCACTGACAAAGAAATCCAGCGTTTGGCTAGCGAAGCAAAGCGCACAGCGAACCCAGACCAAGTGCAGGAATTCTTCGACACGAACGAGAAGTATTTCGACAATGTCACATATGATGTGAATGGCTCTGAGATTGAGTTCGAAGCAACAAGTGACGAAAAGCAACAATGGCACGACGACGCCGAAGCTGAACAAGAGCGCGAATGGCATCGTAGACATCCTGGAAACTAATAGACTTTTAATCAAATAGGTACTATCCTTATACGTACCTATTATGCCGGGTGAATGATTCTGAGGGACTCCATTAAGTCTGTTTAGATTTGTCGCAGCAAACTTCGCAAGTATGCACCCGAACGAGGTTCGATTCCTTGGCCCGGCAACCTTAACTCGAGGTTACTATGATTAAAAGAATTAAAGAAGCTGTGCTAGCGGCGCTAGACCGCTTTAATGAACAACACCTATCCCCGCCCTGTGATATCGTTGATCTAAACGACTCGAATCTCTTACATCCAATTTCAAATGCGCCCGGATACTACGTTTCTATTGAGCGCGAAGAAGTGTTCTCGATTAAATCCGGCCAGCTAAAGAAGCTCAAGCGCAGCTTCTGGGACGGTCGCTTCCGTTGCCAACTTTCTGTCAAAGGGAAAAAGCGCAATATTATCGCTGAACGCTGGGCTCTCATGCGCATCGTAGAATTCGATACAAACAATTATATAACACTACCGGTTAAGTTTAAGTGAGGTTATCATGGCTACTATAAATGACGTCACTGACATTTTAATCGGTATCGTGCCTGATGCTGAACTGTTTAAGGCAACCGTGTTTGGCGCAGCCTCGTTGATTGATATGGTGCCCGGACTTTTGGGCCGGGGTGCTGTTTTGGGCAAAGTCGATGATCGGTTTTACTTCATTAAACGCGACGGTACCTTGTACTCAGACTCTGCGTTTTTGACACAGGCGGAAGTTGAAGAAGCTGGCATAGAAATTTACAGTGATTTTAAAAAATTCCTTGACAAAAAGTAAGCTTGGGTTCATACTAAGAAAATGGAAAATACATTTAAAACATTAATCCGTTTTTGTGCAATGCTTTTGATGGCAGGCATATTGACCCTTAATGTGGGTTTGGCAATGGCTATAATATACTGTTTCGCGTTTAACGTGCTTGTGGGTATTTTTAGCGCAGTGCCGCTAGGCGGATTAATAATACTCGGATGTGGAGGTGTCAAAGACTTAAGACAGTTCATCAGAAACTTCTAGGGAGTTAGCTCAGTTGGGTAGAGCAACGTAAACATGAATACTGTTTTAGTATTCTAACAGCATATCCTTATTGCCTTGTAAGCCGTGGGTCGCAGGTTCGAGTCCTGCACTCCCTACCACTTCTTTACACCACATGCCGGTAATTAATGAAATTTTCTAGTATATACTTATAAGACCGTCTCCTTCTGAATCGAACATTGCCTATCAAGCTTGTTTAAATTTCACTAGGGTCACCATCATCATAATAACGGAGGATATATGGGAAAAAACGGAATATGGTTTGTTGAACTAATAGAATCGGTGTTTGCAAATAACATTGAACCTCAAGCAGTTAGCGCACCTAAAATAAAAGTTGAAGAAAAAGTAGCGCCAGCCAAAAAAGAAAAGAAGAAAAAGAAATAATTTATTTTTCACAAAACAGTTGACTGATTTGGATCCGGTGCTACACTGTGCATAGTAAAGTAATTAGGCTTTACGTAACGGAGAACGATCATGAAACTCGTACCACACAAGGTAGAAATCCACTATCCAGGCAGTAAGCTTGACCTCAAAGGCACGTATTACTGTCAACCTAACGTAAAGCCGCCTACTAGCTTTACACTCGACATCAGCGGCGCTGACGGCACAAGCCTTGCACTATGCGAAAGCCAAGAACACATAGACGAAGTTATATCTATGCTCGACCCGGCTGATCTAGCAAAGCACGAAGGCCTGAACGGCTTGAACGGTCTGCTAGTATGCGAAATCGGCGAATACCGTATTGCAGTAATCGATAGTGAGTCTTTCTCGATGCCCGTAGGTAACTACGTCGCTGAAGAATTCATGTTATATGGCGGCAACGCCGATGGCCAGCGCTTAGGAAGCATTGTAAACGGCGCGTATATTAAAGCACACTATGAAATGGACGTCGAAACTTTAGTTAAGTCGACAGAAATGTTAGAGCCCCGTGAGCGCGGCGACGTTGCTATATTTGCAGACGTGCACGCTGCCAACTATCTTGATTGCCAAAACATGACTGAGTTATTGGTTGGGTTTGGCGACGAGTTCGCTCAAGACGTAAGTACATACTAGGAAAAAAGATGCCAAACAAGAAGATTATTTCGAAAGAATTCTTTAACGAATTGACTAAACATATTCGCGGTAAGGCACCGATCATGTTTCACGTCGGTGTAATTCCGACAATGACTGACTCATTTGAGCTTCAGTTCGTAGATTGTGTGTCAATGGATCTATGTTTTGAAAATTTGGAAAACAAAACTGAAAATGAAATCCTTGCACTAGTTGACGCCGTTGCGCTTGTTGCATCTGCTAGTTCTTAATCATAGAGCACGCTTGGCCGAGAGGATATAGGCACTGGATTGCAAATCCAGATACGCGGGTTCGAATCCCGCAGTGTGCTCCAGCCTTTATTGAGTAAGTAATGAAAGAAGCTTTTAGCCTATCGCCTGGTATTGAGACTATCGCCGGTGCTGTTGATAGGAATACAATCAATTTCAAGAAGCCGACTCGTATTGAAATGAAAACATTCATGTCATATTTTGATATCGAGTTTACTGAAGTCGAGGGTGATTTTCTTGGCAAAAGTAATGGCTGGACTCGTCACGAAAATAAAGATTATAATATCGAAATCACCGGAGCTCGCGTATACGATCTCGGCGGTGTTGAGTACTTTAATACAGTACAGGTAATACGCGCAAAGCTTGACAACCCGTATAATGATTTTGTGTCAGTCTTCTACTTATGGAACTTCTTGAACACGGAAGGCAAAGCACACTTTATCAATGTCTATGCTGACGAAATATCCGCGCTCAAAGAGAAAAAGAAGCGAGCTTTCAAGAAAGCGCAAGCTGAATTTGACATCGTTTTAAGCGGCGAGGCAGAACTGATAAACTCCGCGCTTGGTGACAGTAAATAAAAGAAAAGGAGGTTCTATGATTCTGTCACTATTTTTGTTTTTACTCTCGGTTAGTGGTATATTCTTCACACTGTTGGGTATGCTAACTGTATTCCATTGGTTTAAAACGCCGCAGGCTCCCTCTGACGATTCGAATAGAATCAATAACATCATGTCGTGGTGGATCGGGTTAACGCGGCCTGATGTGCTAGCGAGCGCGTATAAAGCATTTAGGCAAGATGTAATGCAGAACATCGAGGATGTTGAAAAGACAACCAAAGATTAAACGAAAAAGACCGGATCGCGACAAACTGGGGCCGTATGTGCTGTGGAGCCTAGCCAGCTACTTAACCAGCTAGCCTAACTTAGTTAGGGGAAGGTCCGGGGTCAGCCTTACTAAATGGCAACTAGAAGGTAGAAAGAAATGACCGGCAAGGCAACTCGCGAATAGTCTTGCGTTCAAACCTCATATATGTAATATTATCTTTGAACTTTTTTATAACAAGGGTAATATTATGACACAGTTAATCGCAAACACCGTTGATGGCATTGTTAGATCAGGACTTTCGTCACTTTCTTTTATACGCCCCGGCTCTGTTTTACATACCCCTATCCCGCCCGGTATGGTGTCGAACGTGCTATGTAACGGTATCATAAACCTTGATCCCGGCGTAGAAAGCTTCTACCTTTATATTGTTGACTCTGACGAGTCAGTGATAGCTGATTTAATTGGCGTAGAGCGAGAGGGCCTTGAATTTATATCATCGCCCGTGCAATACGACTCCGCTACGGATCCGTTCAGCATTAATGACATGCACGGTGAGTCGTTAGTAATCCAGGAAGTAAACTCAGGTGATTACGTGCTGTTTTTCTGGAATGAAATGGGACACGGTGACAACGCGGTGTACTATATTATTATTCCTGCTGGTAGCTTAATGGCAAAAAGCTTTCTAAAGTAGTGTCGAAAAATAATTGAAATTTTTTCAAACAGGTGTTGACTTTGGTCGTCAAGGTAGTAATATAGATACTGAAGACGACATTTAACAAACAAAGGTAAGACACTATGAACACTTTGAGCAGCATTAAAAAAGAACATTTAGCGTTGATTGAAAAGCCGAAGCACACTGTGGCTGACCTAAAAGCTTTTGTTAAACGCCGTACTCGCAACACTGGCTATGTGTTGAGCAAAAATAACCCTTACTACGCTAACAGTGACCAAATTGGTTACATGTTAGACGAGGTGCTTGAATTGGCAGGCACTGAGCGCATGACTCAGAAGCAACTAGTAAGCATGACAAACTGGATTGACAGTTTGAAGCAAACTTACTTGCGCTAAGGGTTGTTTTGACAACCCTTCCTTCCTCCCAATTAATGAGGTAATATCATGAAAAACAAAGCACTAGAAAAGTTACAAACAATGACAACTGAGCAACTACACGAAGAACGCTTTCGTTACATTGAAAACGACTGCGACGGCCACGACGTTAATCTGCGCTTGGGTTACATGAACGAAATCTCAAACCTGCTAGATGCGAGGATGGACGAAGCAGCAAAAGAAGTGCTCGACCGTTTACCGAAATAATTTTTAATTTTTCTTCAAAAAGGCCTTGACATTGACGCTCAAGGCGCTATCATATCTATTGTAAGCTAACAAACAAGGTAAAACGATATGACAGACCAGTACACTAAGGCCCTAGAAGGCGTTCAAATACATTCGCTTGAGATTGTTTCTGATCAGCAATACAAAGCCGGTCATTACACTGAAGACGGTGACAACGTCATTGTTGATGTTTATTATTTTCAAGTTGAACTATTCAACGGTAAGCGTTATCGTCACGTAGCGGCAAGTGAAGATTTAGACTTGCAACGTGAGCGCTTAGAAATTATGCGCCATAAAATTTCTGAAGGTCGCTATCCTAAATTACATCGTTCAGATTTATGGTACAGTGTGGCGCCGCGTTACGGTAGCCCAGCTCACGACGCTGTTGGTGATGCGTATTTGTACGATGAAGATGATATTGAAGCAATGAAACAAGCGAGAGGTTGATGGAAGTAATAACACTCAAATGGTTTAGTAAACGATATCGCGGGTATGACACCCGCGTTGTCGCATCTGTGGACTTTGATGATCTGCAATTCGTTGACACCCATATGTGTAAGATGTTCGTAGAGTTCACTACCGGTGAATCTGTGACATTGACTGCTATGGTGCGTCAAAATCATATTAACAAGACCTGGACTGCCAATGGCATTGACACAAACGGTAACCAGGTAGCTGTTCGCTTTCCCGCACAGGATTGAAAGCGTTCAACTAAAATCATATAAATAGTGTAACAACTAACGGGGACTTGTATGATTTTAGATGAACTTTTTCAGGATGATCTGTCAGCTGCACTGCGCAGCATGGCCGAAAACATTGCTGGAGAACAAACAATGACCGGCTATAAAGTTATGGCCATAGAAAACGGTAAGGTAGTCGCAGGCGCTAACAATCGTATCGTACTTGATATAAAGAAAGGCGACACAATGCGAATGCCCGGTAATGGCATTTATATGTCACTTGACCGTGATTATGTGCTTGACTATTACAGCGGCCTAGCAGAAGAAGAAATTTTGGTAACGTTTGAGTTCAACCCAAACGATATCATTTTCGGTAATATAACTGATCGCGAGACCGAGTTCACCGTGCCTAGTGCTAAGGTAATAGACATAGAGTACCTTTAGCCCTGCTATCCGCGATACCTTTAGCCTGTCTGTTATATGAGCAACTATAATGTCTGATAAACTGATAATATGCACCAATTGCAACTGCGTCACCGAAATAGAAGACTTAGTGAGTCACGGCTTCGGCGAGTCTGCTTTTGATATGACATGCGGATGTGTCATGACATGCAAACGAGATAAAGAAGCCGAGTTTGTGCGCGTCGCGCCAGCACCAACCACTGCACCAACCCCACGACTAGACCCAGAACTTTTTAAAAATTTGCTAAAACTACTTGACGCCGACAAGTAAAAATGTATAATAGCGAATATGGAGAGAAAGTGTAACGGTTGCACGCCGGCCACGAAAATAACGAATACTGTATTAGTATTCTAACAGCATGTTTTCATTCAGCCCAAGCCGGAAGATGAGGTTCAATTCCTTGCTCTCCACCCTTTTCAACCAGTTAAATTGGTTGGCATGTTTCATTTGGGTGCGAATCCCACCGCGGCGCGTATGCCGTGCGCAAAAAACATATAGAGGGATGATTCTATGCCTTCAAGGGCGTTATGGGTAGATACAGCACTGGCCGTCTGTTCTGCTCAAAGCGCCCGGGCCTTATTCATAACGGAGCAGCGAAGTATGAGAAAACTATTCAGCGTGTTAGTCCCATTATTGTTTATCGCCGGTTGTTCCCGATTCCATCCATTTACTGAACACGATTGTACTGATGTGGTCGGAGAAGACCGCGTTGCATTCAACACCATATTGTCAGGATGCGAGCGGTTAGATTCACTTACAGACCGTAAACAATGCCGTGACGAAACAATACGTTCATACTGCCGTGTATTTGTCTACGTATTAGACACCGACACCGGCGAAATACAAGCTCTAGAAAAAGGAATACCCAGTGGAAGTAATGATTTTGAAAAACGACACGAGACTAGGGATTAAACGAGGCGAGGTTTACCACGCTTCAACGTATCCACATGATCGTGAAAAAGTGAGCCTTAATGCACGATTCCCTGATGGTCACGATCCTTGCTGTAATCAATACCGCAGTGAGGTGGCTACCAAAATCAACGGCAAGTGGTGCAAAGTAATTGACAACACATATGTCATGATGTCTAAGAAAGAAATCGAGGGCATAATGGGCGTGAAGTAAACACGGAGGATGTATGCCAGGAAAATATTACCAAGCAAACAGGGAAATGGAACGCCTGGTATTGAGCACAACAGGTATTTCAATCTTAAACGATTCTGATCCTGTGGTAGTTACGTGCTCAAAAAGCATCGCCGAAAAGTTTAATCATACCGAAAAAGAAGTGGCACGGCAGTACAGACGTCACTGTAATGCAGTACGCAGAGCAGCCAAGTATCTTAACGAACACGACTGTACTGATTCCGAGGCCGCTAATTTGTTCCATGTAAAAGTATCAAAACTGAGACGCTACCTGTCAGAGTGCAGGACTCGCAGCTTAGCCAAACACTTTAGGCGCATGAATCAATGAATGTAGTAGTAAGATCAAGTCCGTGGACACAAAACGATCTCGACATCTTGTACGGTGACGAAGAAGTTATCTTTGTAGATGATATGCCAATACCTAACTTGTTGAAAGAGTTAAAGGTGGTAAAGTCAACATCCGAAGCGCGTAAAAATGGCAGAGTTGGTGATATACCAAAAGGCTGGACTGAATACAAGGCTTCCAAAAAAGTAATGCTCTGGATTTGGAACCCGAGTGAGTAACCGGTAAATATCTCTATAATAGGAGATATTTTATGTACGGCGCACATTTAAGCAGAATAGTCAGCCAAATTAGGGTATACGAGGATTCCGACGGATATGAAGATCGTAAACCATATACTGGTATTTTTACAATACAGCATATATCGGATACGACCGTGTATATTTCAGGCGCACATGGCGAGAACCTAACGCGTGAAGCATATGAAGAGTGTGTCAAATTACTGCAAGAAATAGGCGTGAAGACTATACTCTACGAAAGACGCGGTAAAGTCAAAACAATGAAAGTGAATGATATACTAAGAGGATGAGCTTATGAGTTCAGGACAACAATATTGGCACGACAAGCAAGCGGATGAAGCTGCGGAAGAATTAGCAGCAAAAAGACAAGCGCAAGCGTCAAGGCTTGGTGTGCCTGTTGAGCTAGGCTTAGCAATAAAGGCGCTTGACGATGCGATCGGCAATAACACCGACGGCATTAGTGTCAAAGCTTATAACCAAATGAGTGCTCACTTAGACAAGATATTGAAATACAAGATTTCTTAAAAACACCTTGCAAGTGTGATTTGGTTTGTTACAATCACGGCTTAATTAACAACGCCCGGCGGGTTTACAACTGCCCGTCCACGACGATCATTAAATGTTTAGTACGCTCTACCCCGAGTAGTGAATTGACTGTGGAATATAATAGAAAACATAGTGCTTACGGGCTGGGTTTGCGTTAGTTGCTAATACTAGTCATAGCGCTTGGAGGCTTTGATGTTAGTGGATAGAATACATGAAATGAAGCCGGGCACCACTTTAAGGGTTTAGGCAAATGGATCAATTACTCGACGACTTAATAAGCGAAATCAACTCTCATGTAGACAAGCCGGATTATTTGCGCCGTGTCAATGAGATGCAATTTGTAAGTGGTCGTGAGTCTAAACCAGAGCTTGCTGACCCTGATGCGATTATCATTTTGACTGATCGCTCACGAGAGTTTTAGTGCTAAGGCGCATCCGAAAATGGTTTAACCGGCAAATATTATTGTCGGTTGTGCCAGAGATAAGGACTCATGCAGGCAGAAAGCAATATGCTAGGTTACGCGCAAAAGCGCGTAATCTTGCCAAATATAACGGCAAAATGACTGCTTCGACTCGCGGATTCGGCTACCGTACAGTATTTGACAGTAAGGAAGATGAAAGATCTTATTACCAGGCTGTACGCAGTAAGGCACGCAAGCGAAAAAAATGAGTACTTTTTGACGCAACACTGAGTACCGCACGTTAAATACCTATACATTAACAAACACGTAGGATTTAACATGACAGAAGTGGTAGTAGCGGAAGAGCAAGAAGTACAAATTGATTACGACTTAAATGCCTTCCCGGCAGTAGTAATCGAAGACGGTTTGATTGGCACCACGTTACGAGCGGACGCTAATGTAAAAATGGCGCCAGTGATGTTAACTGATGTTACAGGCTCGCAACGTTGCACTCTTGAATATCATAGCCAACTTTTTGGCATTACTATGCGCACAATCACAGCGTATACAATATCCGGTGAATCGGGGTTATTTGTAAAGCTAAGCGACCTTGGATCTGAGTTACAGACTAAAGGCGACGGCATGTTTTACGCTACATTCCCTGTTCCGGAATCAACTGAATCGGTATAAATTATGTTAGGACCAGCACTAGTTTTTCGTTGAATTAATTTTCAACGGAGGACACTATGTCTAGAACTGTACGTAAGCGCCATTACTGTAAAACGAAAGGTGAGCTAAAGGCACACATCGAACGTCAAATTAATAAGAGTCTTGATTCTCATTGGTATTATGAATTTGACGAAAAGTTTTACATGAGGACTTACACTCGTGATATTGGCCACTGGCGCGGTTATCTGCGCGACGTCAAGCATTACGACAATCGCGCCCGTCGCTGTTATGAACGCGATGCGTGTCGCAAAATGGCAATTGACCCCACTACTTGTTACGAGTTCAAACCTAACAAGCGCTGGGAGGATCCTTGGGGCTGGGATTAAAACCGCCCCAATTTTCATATCTAAGTAAATATCACTAATACTTAACTAAGGAAAGTGATATGTCTAAAAATTACTTCTACACGCTCACAGAAAATGTTTCTGAGAGCTTCGATATAGAACCTTATACCGACCTCAACATTACTACAGCCGACGGTACTAAAGTTCTAGCAACACTAACAAAAGCCGGTGAACTAACGGTACATCCGGGATACGCATGGGACGGTGCTTCACCTAAATTCAGAATAGGTCCAATGATTATTGGCACATGGGACGGCAAGTGGGACACCAGTATTGGAAGGCCTGAATTGTGGCGTGCCACGTTAGTCCATGATGTTCTTCTCCAAATCAAAGACGAGTACCCGAAAGAAATGGAATGGGTTACCATCAAGCAGATTGATGTAATCTTTAAAGAGATGTTGGAGGACTTAGGCTTCAATATGGCTAAGATATATTACTTGGCAGTGCGTGCGTGGCATAAAGTAAAACCGACTGGACTTTCGCTGTCTATAAGGCGTAGAGTGTAAGATATACACGGCCTTGTAAAACATACAGAAAATGCTTGCAAGGCCAAATATACTTTCGTATATTATATCACGTTGTCCAGGGATGCTACTTTTGTTTTATTCGAGCGCACACTGTAGGTGCTCCTAGTAAAAGCTGGAATCGGACAAGATCGACAAGGGACTTGGTAGTATTAAGTTTGTGAAAAACAATTTTAAACACAGACTTTTAAGAACTTTTTTGGTGCGCTGGTTCATGACTACAAATAATCAGAGTTAACATTACGTAATTTGTCTTCGAAGTTTTTTAATTATTTTAAGGAAATTTGTTGACTTATGGTCGTTTCTGTATAATAATCTCAGTGTAATTAACACAACACGGAGAAATTTTTGTATGTCTAATATTCGAGTAAATGTGGTTAAGGGTGTGGGGGTAGCTATCAAAGCACCAATACAGCCGAGGCCTGACCCTGTACAGGGTCGCGAAATAGGCGAACCAGCAACCTTAGTTACGTGGAAAGGCAAGACGCCAGCCACGGTAATAGACGTGTTTACACATGGTCGATTTTCTTATGTAGTGGTTCAAGAAGACCGCGCAACGAGAACTGATCGTAACGGCAAACACGCAACTATCCAGGAATACAAAATTACCCGCAACAAAAGCGGTGAGAAACATGTATTTAAAATGAAATCTAACGGACCTATTTTGGTCGAACGCAACCCAGAAAATGGACGTTTCTATGAGCGCAGAGATAGCACACGTATCATGTTCGGAAAACGTGAGGCGTATACTACTCCTGCGCAGTAGTAATTCACAATCCGGGTAGTGAGTAGGTAGTAAGTCAGATTCCCTACTCACTTTTCTTTTAAGAAATGCCCAAAAAGGTCTTGCAACTGAAAATTAATAATGTATAATAAGGAAAAATAAATGAAAAAGAAAGTAATTCGCAGAAATCACGTGCGATTCAATATTCATTATAAAGGAAGGAAATCCGATGCAAGTAAATCTAAAGAAGGCTTCAGCCCTGGCGAAGCTACTGTCAGCTGAACTACACAACACTGACTTTGCTATGTCTAAGTCAATTTCACTCGACAGTCCGGAAAAGGCAGTGCAGTCCGCGCAAAAGGCGTCAGATAGTATCTGGAACACTATCGAAAAAATTGAAGAAGTAACGGCAGCAATGTTTTTCATCCGAAAAGAACTGTCGCTAGCAAATGCCAAGTACGGCATTAATGTTTTGTTGTCTGAGTACAACGAAGCAAAAGAAGTAATTAAAATGCTACAGCGCTTCGACCCGCGCCACATTCATCAGCCACTGATTTCGGGCCCTGATGAATTAGATCAACGCATCAAGTCAAAAGCAGAGCGCACAAACTCGGACGAGTTTAACTACCGATCCGGTACAGCTGATGTGGTCATCATGTCGGAAGATCATGTTAGCCGTATCAAAGACATCATTAACTTGAAGAAGCGCAGACTTCGTGAAATTGACGAAGAGCTTCTTGAGCTGAACCTTGCAAACAAAATCACACTGTCAGATGACGTTATCGACACACTACGTGAATTTGAAATAGTTTAACGAATTCTCACGGGGTGCTTAGGCACCTTGTTAGATAGGGGCGTGATTTCGATCGTTTCTGGCCCCGATTTTGGCACACTAGGAATAATAAAAGTAAAAACCTATTACTCGTATACGAGTTAACTAAATGTAGATTACTAGTCTTTCCGCAGGATATTGATAAATCGAATATTAGAATATTGCAAGCCAATACATGTGATTTTTGATCGATAATGATGTCCTTTGATTAGTTGATAGTATGCTTTGGGTTGTGGGCGTGCGCCGTTGAAGGCCTAGTCCTTGATTTTTGATTTTTTACTTTTACCTTGTGTGCCATTTTTTATTCAATCTTTTCTTTACTTTGGTCAATTTATACCTTACAATTTGATAAACATTCAATTTAACAGGTATAAACTATGGCAGTCAAACACACTATTATCAGTCGCGAAAGCATGGCACTGGTATTGTCCGAAAAGGGCACCAACTACGTCTCCGTTTATATAGGCAAAGCACTCGTAAATCTGTACAACCGTCAAACTGAAGACGAGAAAGAAGCAGCTACTACCGTTGAACATAACGGACGTGGGTTTACTTCGTTCGATTCTTTTATCGGTACACAACATGCCGAGTACTTTTTAAAGTATAGAACACTTACACCCGGCCAAGTCCGTTACTGGACTAAAGAAGTCAGTGGCGCTCCTAGAATATGTCGCTATGCACGACAATTGAACGAGATTGCGGTAAACATGTATCGCAGGGGAAAGCGCACGCCTAATTTCGGCAATAAGTACGCCGCATGGGAGGATATTGAGTTCCTCATGCACTATGATACTCACGATGTTTACTACGACAAAAACAAGTCGCTACTGTACATCCACCGCGGAAATCAATTTCAGGACGAACGTACCGAAGTAAAAATTTCCGAATTGCGCCCGCGTGAGCGTATGCGCAAATTAATCGACCAACTAAAATTGACTGAAGAGTTAGGTTTGGAATGATAAGAAAACATTTGAAGCAACGACATCTTGACGTGGATATGTACCACTGTCATGTTGATGACGAAGCTGACAAAGTCACGTTTTGGTTGGCTGATGATAGGTTGCGTCTAGCCGGTATATTACAATATTACCCGAATGGGTCTAAAGACACAACTGATTCAAATAGCAAGTACTTTTCGAAATCAAGCAAGGAAGGCATGGTGCCGTTGTTTGGTATGGAGACTTTTCACTGGAGTCCAGAGGTTATATTTTTGAGTGAAGGCGCATTTGATGCTATCAGGCTAGCAAACCGCGGCTATACAAGCTTAGCGATGTTGTCGTCTAACATACACAAGCGCACACGTAACTGGATCACATCACGCGGTCGTAGGACTATACTTGTTCGTGATAATGATCACCTTCTTGAATCAACGAAGCGAGAGCGAGATCACATCAAGAATTTTGTTGATGATATTTACATTCCGGCTGCTGAAGACATGGCCGCTATGACGGAAGATGAAATAGACCATATGCTTGCCGTACTAGGGTTACCACGATATAATGAACATCCAAAAACATAAGTTACTAATACTCAACCTCGGAAACTTAAATCATTTCGATCCATCGCCTATGGTTTGTTGGGCCGGTGATCGCACGTTCTGGTATATTCGATACTTGCATTTTTACGCCGGTAAGGTAGACCAAGGAAGCGTGATCAGGCGCAATTTCGAAAACAAGGCGTATACGATTTCTCGGCTTATGACCAACACACGAATGTCAGGCGACTCGTTTCCTACGTGGGGCACGGTAGCACAGACGGCGCCCAAGAATGAGATCGGTATCTCAAATAAGCTAGCGTTCGGGACTATTATCAAAGCGGTACAGTTACTGGATGAAGAATACGGCTCTCAGCAATTTAAACGAGCTTGTCGTATAGCGCGTCAAGAGGTGGCATATTCCACGTTGATATCCAGACTCGAAACCAAAATCAACGGCTACTATGACTATGACCAAATCAATTACGACTTGTGTTCATGGACTTTCTTAAACCGCACAAAGCACGCTCATTTGGCAGCGGATATAATAAGCGGCTGTACTGAGTTTATTGATTTTATATTCGATGCAGGTTTAGAGTATACCGGTAACTTTTGCAGTGACATAGTTGACTTCGGCGCTGACGGTGGCTGGACAATACAGCTGGAGTTGGCACGCCAAAAGCTTGATGCTGTGATAGAAGAAGCTATCTTGATACTTAAAAAAGAAAGAGTTGCACTAATAGAAGACCTTGTTGAAAATAAGTTTGCTATTCTGACTGAGTTGCCCTATAATATCTAACAGTAGCGAGAAACTTAATTCTTGCTTAATAGATGAAAGGTGATAAGATGATTTTTAAAGACAGAATACTTAGTGCAGAGAAGGCACGCAAAGCAGTTGATCAAAAATTGTTTGAAGAGTTAGGCACACCGGTTGATTTAGTTGACCCGGCGTATTCTATTTGGATCAATCATCTTCAACCTATGGAACGATACGACTTAGTTGTCGAATTGCGCAAAGAAGGCAAGTGCAACGGTTCCGTCGAAGAGCAAGTTGAAGAGGCAGTGACACACATCGACTCTGTATTGAAGGAATGCGCAAATGTCTAAAAGGCCATACCGGCACACCTTGTTGGTGTTTGTCGACGCTATGTTAGGGTGGTTATATGATACCCCAGCCGAGTATAAAAAACTCACAGCTGACGACCGTGAGTTAATCGACGATGTCAGACGCGACAACGGCCACCTCATATTAGGTCAGGCCCGGTTTCGTATAGCTGCCTACAACGCTGATCGATTATGCGAGAGACTCGGTAAGCTGTACGGCTTTGGCCTCGAAATGCGGCGCAAGGTACGTGCCCACTCATCTAATATGTTGGTTGATTTGTGCGCGTTGCAATTAGCACGTCATAAATTTACACGACCAACTGATCCGATTGGATATGACTTATTCGCTGTGCAGCCTTACGTTAATTATATCATTAAAACCTACCCGGGCGTTGCACGCCACGGCCGCGGAACTGACGTTGCTAAATTTGACAAAACGTGCAAGGCGTTACTTGGTGAGTTGAATTTGATGGACAACGGCATACTAGGTGATCCTGCTTTATTATGCAAGCGTCTTGAAACTCGAGTATCGCCTACTACCGCATATATGCTGGTTGCGATTGCGATAAAGAAACTCATGACATCAGGTGAATGGACACTCAAGCACGAAGTTCTCACTAACGAAGTACGAACGTTGGCTGATAAAATAGCAGAAGGAATGACACAATAATGAATACCAAGCAACTAAGGTCTAATCTGATAGATGCACTCGCTATGGTTTCAAAGATTGACGGTGTCAACCAGAGCGACAGTATATTCGCGTCTGCACCGTTTAGGCTAACTTTGATTGAAAACCTCGATTACACCCTAAAATGGCAAGAGACGATTGACGCGATTCGTGCCTATATTGATTTGTATGATGCATACTCACATGCCTTGGCATCACGCAGTGTTCTAGATGGTTCACAAGAAGCGGTGACACGCCAGCACCACCTTGATCTCAGAAGAAGTACCGGGATGATAGAGTCATTGCGCAGACAAGTAATAAGAAAAGACCTCTACACGTTGAAACACAATGCGTTGGAACAAAAACTAGCAGAGAAATTTTGGAACTTGGCTACCAAAATTAAACAAACATTAACCGAGGGTGTAAAGGAGCATATCAATGAGCAATGATCCACTACATCCATATGTGAGCCTAATCCAAAAAGATATGGATAACTTGCATTTTATACTTGGCATGATTGAAAAGGACGGTGATTATGAATATCCCCGAAGCACATCTATCCTTGATTTAGAAGTAGTCTCCGACGCGATGATGTTTATTGACAAATCCATAGCCGATACGCTTACATCACGCCTAGCCGCATTACGTGCGCATTATGTCGAGCATGTCAAAGTAGAAGTGACAGACGCGCAGGCACTTCGCCGGATACGTGAATGTTTTATAGAAAGAAATTATTGGACTATGGCAACCGGCGTTTTGGAATCTAATCTCGACGAGACTATATCTATTATACGCGAAGAATGCGAGGATAAACTGAAGAGGCTGCGCGAGGATTACGTTAAAATTATTAAGATGATGCACAAGAACGGCGAGCCGATTTCTGATAGTGATCTGGAGTTCACATGGGCGATTTAAAATTTAGCTTAGACACAAACATTTGTTCGGCTGTTGAAATGTTCTGGATTTACGGTGTGAGTCCGGGATCTTTTACGGAAGCCTTATTGCGCGGTAAAATGAGTGCTGACGAGTTGAAACCTCTGATGCACCCGATGATCAGACACGATGTTGATGAATATATGCGCTGGAAAAAGTATCTGCCGTTTTGTATGGTAGATGACGAGTACGATAACTGGAAAGGCAAAGGCGCAATGAAGATGGATACCGAAACAGTTGCTCGTTTGAGGTTGTTAGGGTGTCCTATCACCGACGCATACTTGGATCTGATACCCGGGTTTTTATCCAACAAGCAAGGAGACAAAGATGGCTGATGGCATAAAAGTAGCTCAACAATTTAAAGATCAGGCCAGAGTCGCTGTCTATACGGGTGTGTCTACCATACCTATGATTAGCAGCTTCGCAGGCACCTTAGATCAGGCTATCGATGCCCATGACATGCGCGACTATGTCGAAAACATGATCGCAGTGCGTGCGGCTGATATGGCGTATATCAGTCACCTCACAAACTCGTTACACGAAGACACATTTTCCGGAAAGTTCTCAACCAAGTCTTGATTTTGACAGCCTCTTGCCTTATAATAAGGAGATAATAACAAGAGGAATATCTGATGAAATACCCGCATAAATTGATCAGGGATAAAATCCCCGATATTGCATCTGACCCACTACCTCTACTTCCAGTAGACAAGCTTACCACTCAAGATCACCTTGCCTTACTATGTGACAAAGCGCACGAAGAAGTCGAAGAAGTTCTGGCTGAAATTTATCGCGGTGATACTGACGCGCTTGAAGAAGAGCTAGCCGACGTGTTTGAAGTTTTGGCAGCAATTATCAAAATTGGTAAGGTTTCTGAGACCGGCATTGAAGATAAGCGTAAGTACAAGAGAGAAATACGAGGCGGGTTTGACACTCCTGTCCTCCTGAATCTTAAAGAAGAGTAATGACGCAAAAATCATATCGCCAAAAAGTTGAGGAACTTATGTCAGATACATCAGATGAAGTAGGGACTGACTGTCTCGGAAATGAAATACGTGCAGGCGACATAGTTGCTGTGAGTGTTTACAAGTCGTCGGGTTTAAAGCTGGGCCGCATCAAAAAGCCTACTGCCTCCGGCGCTTCTATGTGGATAGGATCATCTGTGCGAGTTGGTACCCCTAGCCACTCTAACCGGGCGTCTAATAAAACCCGTGAAACGTTTGTTAAGATAGAGCCAGAAACCATTGCTCTACTTGCGTTTCAAGGAAAAATAACCGTGCCGCCGATGGAGTGATCTTGTTATGGATATATACATATATGCAGTGGCCTTTTTGGAATGCTACTCATTTAGTATTGAAAACGCGTTGCTTCATGCAAAAACAATTATGCATTACAGCAACCTAGTAGAAGAACTGGGCTAATTATGAATCATTTATTCAGCGACTTAGACGAAGAAACCGTAGACTGTATAGGCCACGGCATTATTGTTGTGGTACTCTGTATCGCTGCCGTAGTGCTAACGGTGTATCTAGAAGCTTTTGTGGGTATTATTGCGGTGTTACTAGCACTGCCGTCAGCACGCAAAGTGGCCGAGTATCTGGAAAGGTTCGAGGCATTCAAGCACAAGACTAATATCTACCTACGGATAATTTTCTACGCTTTGATGTTGACTTTGATGATCATACCAGTTCTAATGTAAGGGCATTAATACAATGCCCTCTTCTAACGCCAGGAGGAAATTATGGGCAAGAAGAAAGTTAAACATAGCCAACCAAGCGCCATTAAACAAGTGGTAAGAACTCCGATGTTTAGGAAGCGTGTTGAAGAAGACGCTACCAAGTATAACAGAAAGCGCAAACACAAGGGTCGTGAAGATTCTTGGCTAAAGGCATTTTGCTAAGTGTTTTTAGCCAAGCTATTCATAACAGAGTGTAATGCATGACATATCGTGAACTTTTCGAGAAAGTCGGTATCGACATAGACCTAGCGAAAGCTCGGTTATGTAGGCCTGGATCACTGACTGGTTTCGACTACTATTCGTCGGGTAGCAATCACCAACATTGGCAAGCAATGCGGCTAGGCACTTCATTGTGTACACCGGACCTAGACCTTAGCGCCGTATGTGACGGTTATATTCCTAGTCCTAAAGAAATGGTAAAGACAGCTAATGCTCTCGCTTCTATAGCGAAGATGGGAATAGGAATACCATATTACTGTCACGTCGGTGAGTACTTATTACTAGAAGAGCATGAGTTTTTCCAGTTCATGTCGAAAAAGGTGATAAGACTTGACGGCCCGTATTACGGCGTGGCCGGCGATCGCGCCAAGTTTTTTGCGAACCTCATGCAATGTGCATATGAAACCATAGTAAAAAACAACACCGATCGTCTACACAAGAGTTTTTATATAAAGCGCTATGTGACTGTTTCAAGACCACTCGGAAATGCACATAAACGAGAAGTTAGTTTCGGACATTTGATCCACACAGCAACCCGAAACCGCATACTGTACACACCGATGATACTTGACCATGTACTAAGGTATATGGAAAAATCACATTATCACCATACCGGTATAATGAGTGAAGGACAGGTTACTCGCAAGTTATCAAACATAAAAGCCCATCAGTACTATTTGGCAGGTAAAGTCAGTTCGTATGATCCAGACAGATACGCACGGGCGATTAGAGATCCAGAATACAGAGCAGAGCTAGAAAACGAACTGTACTTAAGTGATTAATTTCTGACACAGCTACATCTGAGCTGGTATTAAATAACAATAAGAGAGGAATAAAATGGCATACCTTTGTATTTGTCATGCAGTTAAGGAAAGCGACCCGCCTAGCAAAAAGGATTTGGTTGGTACGGCTTGTGGTAAGTGCATACAACATAAAAAGACAAATCTCAAAGACAAACTCTCGAAAAACACTATTCCTGTTCGGCCTTTGCCTAGTTGATTATACTCCAGTATAATACTTACTATTCAAGGTTTAGGACACGATAAATATAAGAACAAAAAGAATAAATGTGATATGAGTGATAAATTCCTTGCTTTTACTGGGACTGTTAAATCCGAAATACAAATTGGATCTAAAAGCCCGAAAATTTACCACACTCCTGTAGAACCTACTAGTGTCATCGCTGGAAGTGTCTGGATTAACTCAACCACACGCGCAATAAAATTCAGGAACGAGCTTAACACCGATTGGTTAGACCTTGCTAGTGCCTCGAGCGCCACACAAGAATATGTCAATACCGCCATCGCCTCACTCGAGTTTCAAGAGCTTACAGGCTTTAATTATTTCAGTGCACCGACACTGACTACCGTGACCTCTGATGCGTGGACAACAGGACCGTCAAACACATTTAGTGTGCCTGTTGGTGGCGGTACTTACTTTGTGGGCTATAGGTTTAATTACAATTGTAGCGATTCGCAAAATGTAGCCGGCTGGAAAGTACGGTTAGATTCATCCACAGACTTAAACGAAATCGCCGACACCAATGACGACCTTGTTACAGGCGACTACATGTCTACCGGAACTCCAATCAAACGCGGCTACAATGACTTTTCTATCCTAACATTGGCTGAAGGCACGCATACAATCGATGTACAACTGAAAGCCGGTTTATCCGGTTCTAAGGCCTCGATATGGAATTATTCACTTTACATATGGAGAATAAACACCGGGACAGGCACCTAGCCTTGAAATATATAAAGAGGTATGGTTCTATTCTGATGTTTGAAGAGTCGCTTAAAGCGACTCTTCAGTATCTGCGATAGTACATGTCTGCTAGCACAGCGAGTCAGGCAATGACTGGAGATTATTGTTTGCTTATGTGACTATGATTAGAGAACGAGCATCATAGCACATCGTAAATAACTATAATTAAAACACACAGACGGAAATTATGGCAAAAGTATTACAAACTAAACCGCGCTTCACCAAGACTGAGCTTAATAGCCCTGAATGCCTTAAACAATGGCGACATTGGCTACACTGGGCTCAGTCCGAAGTGCTGGAAAAGAAACTCAAAACCGAAACCCTTCGCTGGGCCAGAGAGAATAAAGGCACGTCTGTAACCAAAGACTTGGACCAGCTGCCCGATTACGAATTCGCAGTAATAGGCAAATACCTTTACGCACTTAATAGCGGCGCAGAACTTCCCGACAAATACGGCTCCCTGTGGAAATACGTTGATCAAGTTATCGAAAAGTCACAGTCCATAGTCGCTGTCGAGGAGGACAGCAAACCAAAAGTAAAAAAGCCTTCAGCTGAGCAAATTGCTCAAAAGCAAGTAGAACAAATTTCGGGCGAGATTGACAATATCATTGATGGTATGATCATTGATACGACTTTACTTGACCCCAAGTACGACTTTGTTACTATTCTTGCACCACATGATCCTAAAGCAAAAGCCCTAGAGATGCTAATCGCAGTTTACGGCGAAGAACTTGCTAATGTTAATAACGCCATAGAAGCCGATAGCGACTATGAACTTATAGGTGATAACTTTACTCGCATGAACGCCAAACGCTTGGCTAAGGTTTACGACAAGTTGTTAACTGACGTTAGATACTTGTACAGCAAACAAGTAACGCCCAAGGATCCTGCTCAGCTAATAAAATCACTTAAAGTTAGGCCTGGATGGAGTGAGATCGGCGTTAAAAGCGCAGACCTAAAAACACTTATCGGTTCCAAGGAAGTATGGGTATTTGATACTCGTCTCAATAAACTAGGCGTGTACTATGCTGAAGATGCGAATGGCTTAAGCGTAAAAGGCTCTAGTCTAATCAGCTTTAGTACTGATTCAAGAAGTAAGCGTGTTGACTTAAAAGACTATAAGAAAAAGATGTCTGGGGTCACTGATGCTAAGGAATTAAAGAAGTACTACAAGGGAGTAGATAAGCTTGACGCTAGAATGAACGGCAAGCTTACAAGAGAAACACTAATATTATCAATAGTCTAATTGATCAAGTAATGGGCGGAAATCGCCCATTACTTTTGCCGTTGCTGCCATATTAAAGTTGAACACCCACACCACGGCGCTTTGCTTTTCATTATCATCAACACCAGAATATATCCTAGCTAATTTGCCGTTGCGTCTGCCATATGACACTGTTCTACGCTTGTCATTAGGGTACTGGATATAATACGGCTCGCGCATTGTGCGCGATAAGCGTATCACATCACGATTAATCAGCATCATACTAGGATCTGACTCCAGCTTATATGCTGTTATCTTCTCCCGCAACGCACGAAACGCTGCGGGTGTTAATAACCAAGAATCCTGACTGGCAAAAATACTGAAATCGTTTTCTCCGCTTAGTAACTCGTATACCTTTTCTTTAGTCAAGTCCGTCATAGAAAAACTTACTCCCGTAGGTGTGAAGGTGCTTTGCTGGCATCCTAAACTTGCGATTAAAATAATCTATTGCGCTGTACTTTTTGTCGTACTCCTCACGCACTTTTTCGAAGCCAGTGTACTTAATCCGTGGCGCGGTATCAGGCATACCACAACGAGAATAGAACGCATGCTTTCTTTCTGCAGGCGCCATTGCAGGATCCAAGCTTGCCGTAATTTCTAAACTCTTTTTAACTATGTTGCCCGATGCAGTGTGTAGCCTAGCTATACTGCTCGTCATATGCTTACTATGAAACATCCTGTCATAGCAGTAATAGTCATACGGTTGTATGCCTATGTTGCCAGAACCGTGTAACGTTAGTGGGTCGCCCGGTAATATACAGTTGGCATCTAGTTGATTGATCATCCACAGGTGCGCTGCGAGTTGCGGGCTACGGGTAATAAACTTCTTAACAAAATACCAGTACTCACCGTTATCAAACAATTCACGTATCTTTGCATCAATAAATCGTGGTTCTAAGTTGTTTGCTTCACAGTAGGCTATGGCGTTCTTGTAGTCGTATTCATTAAGCGGCTTACCGAAATCAGACATGTACCGCATAATTACAGGGCGCACTCTTGCTTCTGATTGCAGAGCACAGTGCATCACATACTCACTATCAAGGCCGCCAGACATAGGTATCCAAACGTTTTCGCCAGCAAGCTTTTCGTTTATGTGTTCAACACAGTATTCAACATGCGTCTTATCACTTGAATAGTTACGTGTGTTGAAGTCGTGTACGATAATCTGCAGGCCGTCCTCGTATTTGAGTTCAGTGTTGCCATGTGTTACGTTATTGACTGATCGTGTTCTATCAAGATCACCACAAAACAATGCTCTGGATGTTAGTTTGTTAAGGCTAGCTCGTTTCCAGTTCAACGTATTTTGTATCGATGCAGCCAACAACTCGTCTACGGTATCGTAGTAAGCCATAGCCGCAGCCACTGCTGAATTACTAAAGCTAGTACCACTATCAGTTGTGTACCCTGTACGGCTGTCTAAGGACGCGACACGAACATCCTTGCCTAGCGCAAACACTCGTATTAATTCAGGCGTGTTATTAAACAGGCTTATCATACCGTCTTTGTCATGAGAGCCTGTGATTATTACTGATTTGTGGTTACACGGGTATATGACAAGGTCAGTCCCCATGTTACCGGCTGCGACAAATACAGGTACATTGGCGTCAGCAAGCGTGCGAAAACAGTAGTCTAAACGATCTGCATTTTCTGCGTACACTGCGTCGGTGATTTGCCAGTTAACAGAAACCGCAACTCGTCTTGGGTCGCTCACCGCATCACGAACTAACATCTCAAACGACGCGATCAGTTCAGTAATACTGTTACGGTCAAATGCGTAGAAGTCAACGTCTATATCACAAGCTGTGCCGTACTGTCCGCAGGCGGCGGATAAAGCTCGGTGGCCATGTTTGTCTGGTTTAAGGTGGTGACCTGCCTTCAGTGTTACATTGGCATGTCTGAAGTCAAGGTGTTCGAGGTCTGGTTTTGAGTCGTGCATAAAAAGAACGAAGCCAGGCTTCGTAGGTAAGATATTAGATCTCGCCCACGCATCGCCCGGCTTGCTCGTATGCGTTGTTATAGCATCACGTATTGTCATTAATTAGCCCAATAGCTGAACCAGTTCAGTGTGTCCGCCGATGCGCTCACCGTCGATAAGGATCTGAGGTGCAGTACGCGCCATTGGATACTTTTCTTTGAACTCTGCTAACACGTCTGGATCATTAAAACTGATTTCATCATATTCTAATCCACGTGACTCCAGTAGCTCTTTGGCTCTGGTGCAGAATTTACAGTTGTCTTTGGTATATACTACAATCTTATTCATGTGTTTCTAGTCCTTTTTTTGTATTCTTTTCGTAGAACCATCGCTCTATCACGAGCTTTGCGCATATCTTTAAACGGGCCTTCGTATCCTTCAGCCGCGTCAAGTAGCGTGTCTAATTTCGGGGTATCTTTAGGCGTTACTTTGCCCTCACCTTCTTTAAGCAAGTAGATACCCGCAACAAAGTGGATGTCGGTAACTTCGTTTTTCCTAAATAACGGCAAGTTATATTTATTTGCATATTCAGGCGTTGGTAGATAAAATTCGCCAGTAGCAGGCATTTTAACGCCGCGAATATACAGCTGAGACTTTTCAGGAAGCGTTTTAGTGCGAACGTTGTTTAGTTCCACACCAGTTGCCTTTGTAAAGGATGTTCGGTCGTTGTACATCTCAACAGAGTCATTGCCCATAAACACGAGACCGATGCCTGGGTTTTCGACAATAAGACGGGTTTCTTCACCGTCAACAACCATTAACGCATTTTCTTCAACTTGATAAAACTTGCTTGTCATTGTGTACCTTTATTGTTTTTATTATAGGTATGTATTTAATGGAAAAGTTTACTGGTAGCCTTTGCTCAGCAATCCAGCAAAGAAGTCTGTTTTCTCACCAATGCGGTTTAGTGCCCACATTTGACAGAACTTCATGAAGTTAAAACCAATTGATGCAGCCGGGATTGGCTCGGCATTCTTGGCATTTTCAATGGTAATCGCGCCTTTGACTTTGTACTCTTCAGGCTGCGCAGTTAGGTCAATTAAAAGACGGTTCATGGCGTAAGCGTCTTTTACTCTTACTTCCTCGCCCTCGTGATTTGTCCAACGTTGTAACATGAAGTTGTTATAGTTGTAACCCTTGTCGTGACGGTCTTCAAAAGCCTCACGGATACCCACTTTGTTCTTGGTGCCTTTTTCTCTGACGCCCGGGTATGCAGAAAAGATATTGTCTGACTTGTCGCCGCGTATGCACTTCATAAACAATTCGTATTCGGGTTCAACAGTAAGTGGCACACCTTTCTTTTCTACCGGTCGGCCCTTGTTGTCAAACACGCCGTCTATTGTGTACAAATAGTCACGAACACCGTCGAACAAATCAACATTCTCGGCAATAAGCTGTTTATAGTCAGAATCGGTACTTACTATGATGTGATCATCATCCGGGTGGTGCTGAATCCAGAATGCAATAAAGTCATCGGCTTCTAGCTCGTCGTGTTGAAGACAAATCGCGTTAGTCTTTTCGGTGACAAACTCCTTGAAGCTTTCTACTGCTTCGATAAACAATTCGTCTTCTTCCACTTCACGCGGTGTACGTTCTAGTTTCTTTAAGTCACGGTTTGCTTTGTATTGCGCACTAACCTTCTTACGCCAGGACTTCCCCTCGAAGTTGAACACTACCCTTGCTTCTGTGTCTTGCCCGAAGCGGTGCACACAGGACGCGATAGAAGTCAGCATAATATGCATGCTCATACCGATTTGTTGATCAATGTCGGCAGCTTTGCTACCACCGTGTCGTGCCCTGAACGCCATGTTCATAGTGTCTACGAGTATGTAAAGTCTCTTTTTGCTCATCGTTTCCCCCGTCTAGCGGCTTCTAGTTGTGTTTTTATGTCGCTTGCGATTTCCAAATCAACGTCCTCTACAAGAGAACTAAGGAATAAATGGTCCAGCCATTGTGACACTACATCGTCATCTGTTTGGCCTTCGTAACCGGCTGCCCGTAAGTCTATAACAAACTGCTCGTTATAGTCCAGCACCATGCCTGCTTGCTCGGGTTTATCAGGGTTATACTCTACCCCGACTACTTTAACCCAGCCTTCACCCGACATGTCTTTCATTTTTTCGTCGTATTCCTTCTTGCGTATCTTGCCGTGCTTCAGTTGCACGTCAAGAACAGCTTCGTCATACGCACGTTGTTCAGCTGCGATGAAGTCTTCGTCCTCGTCTTGTTCGAGATTCTCATCAAACAATTGCGGGAAATCCAATTTAATGATTTCCAGTTCAGCATCGTAGTCAGACTTAGCATTGTATCTAATACGTGCTTCTTTTCTGTCGCGGCCGCGCAATCCCCAATGTCTTGGCCACAGCCAAAATAATCCCATGTTATTCGCCTCGTAGTTCTTTTTCTTTTTCTTCTACAGCATTTAATAAATTAACCGCGCTGGCTACTATTTGCCTAGCTGCCATGTTATTGATTGCTTGCTGGTTCGCAGAAGTCAATCCACTAGCAATGTGAAGAGTAAATATCTCTAATTTATTTAGGCCCGGTGCTTCGCCTAGCGCCATATCAACACTCATTATTGGCGCAGCCGGTTGGAATGCTTTCTTAGTCATCTCTCCAGTCCTCACTTTCTTCCAATTTATCTTGGAATTTTTTGTGCAGCACTACCGCACTATCGTAAATCTCTTCGACCTGCATCGGAACAGCAATCTTACCGCTTCGGGTGTAACCGATTAGCAGCTCACGCGCAGTGTCAAAGATGGCTTTTTCATGTCGGATACGTTGGGCCTCGCCTATATTATTTGTTGCCATACTTTTCTAAAAACCTCCTGAATAGTGCGGTAAGAACACGTCTTTCTGCCCAAAAGGGAGATACTCTTTCGCATTTAGTCTTCTTAGCTTGTTTCTCTAAAACACTAGCTTCGCGTGATACAGCCACAGCATTAGTAAGACATTGTTCGTGCTCTAGGTGCGACAACGACCATATCTGAAAGGCTATAAGGTTGTTGCGGTTATACTGGCAAATACGGTAGCGACTCGCAAACCATTCGACTAAACGAGTATATCGCTCTACATGTTTATCATCCATCAAAACTATCCATGTACTGAAACGCTGATTGAAGAGCTTTATCAGTTGATACAGTCCGAATGTGTTGTTTCTTACCAATCACGTAAGCTGCCCAGTCTGTGTAAAAACGGTTTTCGTTTTTAAGAACAGGGATAAACTTGGCGCAAGCCTTTTTGATTGCTATCATAGCAGGCTTTTGTTGATCTTCTACGGATTTTATGTAATCAGCAATGCCGAATTCATTACCGTAACTTTTAATGAAGCCGAGCACGTTAATGTAGCCTCCGATACTTGGGCCCGGCTTAACCTCCGGATCTTTTGGATATACTGTCATTGTACTCGTCCTCGCCTTGTAAACGTCTGATTCCCATTAGCTTATTCCAAGCGTCCTGCGCTTCTGGGCACATATCCAGAAGGTCTTTTAAATCACGGTGCAGGCGTTGGTAGCGCTCTTCTGCTTCTTTGACGCGTTTGGTAGCAGCGCTTTCCTCAGACTTGTATAAACCGTGTAACAGGAAATCCCTAAAATCGTTATCTCGCTGTTTTCTTATGGTTTCTGACATATAGTCGGCGGCACGCTGGTCCGCCCACGGGTCATACTTATCACTTGCTTTTTGCAGTGATCTTTTCCAGATATCACCGGGTTTGAAAACGTCATCATCGTTCATTTTGAATCCTCTCTTCGAGCTTATCGAGTCTCTCAGTAAGTGCGTCGAGTTGTGCTTTCAACTCCCGGTTCTCTTCTTCAAGGTCGTGATTTGATTTACTACCTTTAAAAACAGTGTCAGGACCATCTTCTTCGAACATCATGTTAACCACCTTTCTGTATTTTGATCGAGGCGTCCCAGACGTTTGCCAGGCCGCGGGCTTCTTCAGAGTTCTCCAATATAAACTCTAATTTTTCCAAGAGCTTTTTATTTCGCTCCTCTGCTTTTTCTAAGTCTTCCTCGAGCCAGTCAATTCTGCCGCCTGACTCGCTAAGCACATCATAGCTAACATCGTCGTAAAACATGGCCATGTCCTCGTCCTTATTACGTGTTGTGTTCATTACCAAAGATGTGCGCATGCAAGCGCCCACTGACATGGAACCCTTCGTATAATGCGCGTTCAACTACTCTACGTGTTGCGTCACATTCTTGATCTTCTTTAAGACCACCAACCGGCATAATGTATACAGGCCAATCGACACCAACATCACGGAACTTTTTAATTGCCGAGTGCAACTCACGCCATGCTGTGGGATCGTTGTTTAACACGAACTTTAATTGTCCGTGATCGTACGTATCAGCGTAAGCTGCCAACACTGCTGGCTTGATCGCTTTTTCAAGATCCTCGCCCGATACGTGCTTTAGTTTAGGACTAATTGACCAGAACACTTCTTGTAATTCTGAACAGAGAAGTTGCTCCGCAATATAAGACCCAAACTTCCCGTTCAAGTTACGTGTACCATTGGTCTCAATAGTCATGTAACGGATAGGATTACTTCTGCGATTAAACTCTTCCATAATCTCGATTATGGCTGGTTGTTGCATCATGGGCTCGCCACCAGTAAATGCCATATGCGTGTCTAAGCCAGTATGCGGATTTAAAAACAACCCATCTGGATTAAAGTCATTGGCCAGCATCGCAGTTATCTTGTCCGCAATTTCAGCAGCAGTACCTTTCATAGCAAGGTTTCTGTACTGCTTGGCAACAGAGTAAGCACTGTCGCAACCGTACTCATGTACCGGTACATCATCTAAGCTAGTGATATCAGTGATATCAATAGTCTGGCCCACAGGGTAGTAAGACTCTGGATTAGCTGGCTCCGGTTGTCCGAAACCACGGCACTCCAAGTTACACATAAAGAAACGTAACCAAGCGGTGTTAGCGCCGGTGTACATGCCTTCACCCTGCAAACTTCTAAAAATTTCAGTATATCTATATTCTTTAGACATTTACACAACCTTATAATTTTTATTCTACGGTTTTAAGTAGTATAGCAGAACTACCAAAAATTGCAACAAAAAAGCGCCTGTTTGGCGCTTTTTAAATATATTTTATTCTTACAAGTCGTCTTGATGCTGTTCCAGATTTACCATCTTTTCATCATCGAGGCTAGCATAAGAGCTTTCAGGGTCAGTCGCGCCTTCGTCGCCTATATCAAATAAGCTGTCGAACACATTGCCCGATCCCAAGTTACGTGCGTTAATAGTGTTGAGGAACGGTTGCGCTTCTTTAAGAATTTGCATGCGTTCTTCGCTAGTACGCGCTGGATCAAACAAGTCGCGACACAAGCTATCAAAGTAGATAACAGAGCCGGGCACATATTCAGCGAAAGCGTTAGTTGAACTCTTGCCCTTTCCGGGCATCCAGTCGCGCCACGACACATCACGGTAGTTATGTGCTTCAAGCTTGCCTAAGCGGATCGCTTGTGTTACTGAGTCAATGTGTGTCCACACGTTGTGACCCATCATAATCATGTAAGAACCAATGTCCCATGAAGTACGTGTTTCTTTATCCTGGCGATTAAGCTCTGGCGGATAAAACGTTGCTTCTACCCCTGCTTCGCGCAAGTCATTAATCTGATCTTCAAACTCAGCTAGGAACACTTCGTTTTCAGCCTCAGCTTTCTTCTTGTCTTTAAACTTGCTTTGTCGCGGGAATAGTAGTTCACCGTTGACCTCAGCATACGCCGGCTTACGAACACAGATGTCATTAATACGACAACGGTTCATAATAGGATTGTTCCACGGCATGCGATCTTCACAGAACGCTAAGCGCTTGTCGTCTGGTGCCTTGCCCATGTTGTAACCAATGCGGTGTTTGGTGTACGTGCCGTCACCGTAAAACTGCCCATACGCAGTAGATACAAACGGGCTTGCCGCATCGTAACTAATCTTAAGTTTAGGCGCATGGTGTTTATTCAGTTCACGTTGTAGTGAGTTGATATAACACGCGTAGTCAGTGCGGCCAATACCTAGTATGTGAATCCACTCACACTCTTTAAGCATGCCGTCGTCAATTAGTCGACACGTTGTCTCAAGCGCAGAGCCAATATTAAGTGCGTTAATACCAGCGTATGCAAAGCCTTCCAGTGTGCGGTCTTCTGTATAGCCCATAGCTTTTACCTGCTCTGGATCTGAATACTTTATTACCGCGTCGTACCAACGCTTAAGATCGGTTTGTGTGGAGCCAGAAAGCACGTTCAGGAACTTAGTCGCACCGGGTACACGATTCTTCATAAAGTAATCAAGATTCAGCAGAGTAATATCTAGTGTATCTTGGAAACTTGTTAAACCAGTCTTTTTGTTTAGTGGTGGCGCTGCCGCTAGGGCCGGCACATCCAGCGTCATTGACCAGTCAGCAGTATGCTCTAGCCAACGCAGGATTTTCTCACACAACTTTTCACGCTCTGGGTCATTTGCAGACTTCGCATTTTCCCAGTTCATTTTAATTACGCCAGTTGCAAGCTGGAACCCGCCCGAGTCGCCAACAATAATAGTATCGTCTGGACGTTCGTGCACCATAGGTGAATCAGCGTTAGCTTTTTCTAAGTCCAGTTGCGCGTGACCTGCAGAGTATAGCGCATAACGGTACCTAAAGTAATTGTCTTCTTTTCTCAAGAAGTCTAAGCCTTCAAAGCCGTATTCGAATCCCTTAGGCGGACCGTCTTTACGCATAGTTTCAGGTTTGTCTTTAACCTTAGCAAGTGACTGAGTATAAAAGCCAGATAACGCGGGCAAGTAGACCGCGTAATTCTGCTCATCAAACTCGGCACTCAAATCGTGATTTTCTCTACTCATTCGAGCCTCGTGTGTTTGTTATTGTTGTTTTAAACAGGCTTCGCTGTCAGGATGTACTCGTAAAGGCCAACACCAGTGTCGATCTCAATCTTAAGCGCACCGGCTGAAGAAATAAACATCTTACACTCTGCGTCCATGCCTTTAGCTAGAATAGTTAGTACCTTATCTAGCGGCCAGCTCAAATTACCTTTCAACGTGTTTTCCACAGTGAGTTCACCAGTGTTTAGGTGAATTTGTGTGCGGTCACTTGCTTGGGTACCGATGCTGAATACAAGTTCATCGCCTGCAATTTCAGGAATGAATACAGCTTCTTGCGCTGCGAAGATACCAGCTAGGTATTTTAAGTCTTCGTAGTCTTCTTTAGTAGGTACGTAGGTAATGTCCCAGTTAACGCCACGGAACTCCGGTACACGAATCTGTTCTTCGATTGTAGTACGGCCTACGAAACGATAGCTACCAGTCGTACCAGCTTTACTTTCAAAGTGCACTTCACTAACAACATCACCATGAGATGGGTGGTTTTCTTTCTTGAACGAGATAGTACCGTTTTTAGTCGGTGTAAAGTCGGGATAACGCATAAAGCCGTCAAGTACGTTCATACGAGAAAGGCCTACTACTTGCCCCTGTAGTTCGCTGATTGGTGTGCGCAGTTTACCAAAAAAGACAACAGACTTGTCTTCCAGGATAGACGCTGCCTGAGTCTCTTCCGCTGTACCTGTTAGCTTAACAGCAGGGATGAAACCAAGACGGTGAGTGAATTGAAGAAGATCGTTTAGACCTTCGTAGGTTACTTTAGACATATGTGTGTGAGCTCCTAGGCTTCTTCTTATTATTATCTGATGTATTATACGCGACTTGACAGTTTTTGTCAAGTCGGATTCCGTTTTAATTAAAAGTAAACAAGTTACCAAATACCTCGCCTTGTTTACTAGCCATGCTTAAGTCCCACTTAAGCACCGAAAGTAAGTTACTTACTTTCTTGTCAAGAACACGTTCTTCCATGTCATCAACGTCAAATGGCAAATCAGTAAACCAAGTAGGTAAACGTGACTGGTCCACCGGGTACGCAACAGACGTATAGTTGCGCTCGTTAGTCTTTAAGTAACATACAATAACTTTCGTGCCGTCTGTTATCTTAGTAGACTCCATGTCGCCATTGGATTCAAGCAACTCGTTCCAGTTGAAACTAGCTTGTACGTGACCCGGGATAGCCAAGGATGACTTCACACCGCGCATCAGATTCTCGATGTGTTGTTCTTTCTTTTTGGTATACTTGTACATGCCGTTTACAGCTTTCGGTACTCCTCGCTGCCACGGCTTGAGCTTGCCTTGTACGTTTTTCTTAAAGTCAAGTATCTTGTCAACGACATAGCTTTCACCTTTGTTCTGTAGCGTATCCAACAGAATCTCTTTTAAAAATTCCTGGATATAAACAGGGGTGTCGCTTCGTCGCAAGTCAAGACCCATGGCTTTTAGTTTACCGGGCTTGCCGTCTGTATCGCGTCTAACACCTTCATCGTCATACACTAGAGCAGCATAACGTTTCTTGGTAATATACAATCCAGACTCAGCAACAATTTCACGCCCACTTGCAATAATAGAACCGCGGTGTTCGGGTACATTAAACTTCGTTTTAAGGAACTCAGGGAAAGTATCGCTCACCTGATCGGATACATCGTCATACAGCTTCACAGCTATGTCTTTGTTCCATTCCATTTCACCCGCTTCTACCTTGTCTTTGATTACAGGCCATACTGAGAAATACACAGAGTCAGTATCGTTGTAGATAATAGACTTCACGTCTTCTATGTCGTATTTGCCTTCAAGCAATTCAGCAGTCTTAGCAGTCATGTGACGTGTGATTGAACGGCCACTTAGCGTAGTACTCTGACCAATTCGCTGATCGTAGAACTTCATGTGCGCGTTCAATAGTCCGCCGTAACACGAGTTCAGGTTAATCTTACGAACTAATTGTTGTTTATCCCAATAGTCACAGGCATACGTGTACGCAGTCTTCCAAGCAGGACAAGGTGCAAAGTGGCCGTTGTGTACAGTCAAGCCCCATGTGTCCATAAAGCTTTTAAGTGTCTCAACGTCTTTGTTGTTGACCATCTCGTCAAACGCATCAAGCGGAAAGTCGTAAACGTCGTTCTTGGTAAGTTCTTTTTCTTCATCAGCTGCAAAGTGCGCAACTAGATCGCTGGGCACTTCATAGTTGGCCGCTGCAAGGAACTTTAGACGTTTCATTACTTTCTGTAATTGTTTACGTTCGTTATACCATCTTGAAAGCAAGCTGGGCACAGTACCTTGACGACTATTATCAAATATAGTCCCGTTAGCACTTATACACCAGTCATGATCTTCACTGAAAATAACATCACGTAATTCACGCCCTGTTATATCAAGTATAGGCCCCTTCTTGCCGTTGTCTTCAATGTGTAGTTTAACAGGCGTAGTCTTGCTGCCGTCATAAAACGCTTCCATTTCAAGAATATTGAAACGATCATTCCACCAGCCGGAGAATGTATACTTGGATCCTTTAGCGATATATTCTTCAACACAACTACGAGTGTAAGACATATCTACTTGCCCAACAATCGTTTCAGGACTCATGTTAAATGCACGGATAACTGACGGATAAAGTGAGTTCAAATCCGAGCTGCCTACCCAGCGGTGTAATCCCTTTTTAGGCCTACTAACCCATCCGCCTGCGGCTTGCCCGTCGTCCGTAATATCTTTACGTTTGTCCGGAACTATAAACCCGTTGTTATGTGCTTCAACAGTGATGACCTGTTCCATCATAGACACTGTGCCCAGTGCTGTTTGGATCGGCACCTGGTTGTTGTGTGCAATGGTGTTAACCAGGTCAATATACTTGAGCTTTTCGTCTAGGCTATCAAGTAGCTTGGTATCTTGAATGTTGTACTCTAAAAACTTTTTAAAGTCTTTCTTGTACAGGTCATCAAGCGTGCCTTGGTACTCGACTTTCTGCTCGCCTAACTCGGCTTCAGCAATTGAGTTCAGCTTGTAACTTTGTTTCTCTTCATACGTGTACTTCTTGTACAGATCAAGATAATCCAAATGCTGTCGTCCTATAAGCGAATATGTCACTTCTTCTTTACCGAAGTGATTCACTTTCTTGCGCTGTGGCATGTGTCCCCAAAGGCACATTTGTCGTGCAGCTTCGCCGCCTATAGTTTTCTGCAAGCGGTGAATAGTGTACGGAATATCGTACATTGCACTGTTCCAGCCAGACAATACGTCAGCATCTTCAATAATGCTCAAGAAATCTTGTAGCATTTCTTTCTCGGTGGCGCACAGTATGACATCAGGGACCTGCGCTGCAATGGCTTTTGCCTCTTCCCACGATAACGTAGGAGGCGGCACTGCCAAACACACCATAGTATTACACCATTGCAAGTATACAGCAATTGACGTAATAGGATTAAATGCTTCTGTCGGTGACGAATATCCCATTTCTTCGTCAAAGTCAGTCTCGATATCGAAAAAAGCAACATGCAAGTCGGGACTCTGACTCGTATCAGGGTAATGCTGCTCTAAGCATCTAAACACGTGGTTAACGTCAGACTCGTAAAGTCTACGATTACCAAAAGACCCCACCAACTTTTTAAAGTCAGCGGCACTTGTCGGCTCCACTTTCTTGACTGGTGTATTATACCAACTCATGTGTTCGCCGGTTGAATCGTCGTAATAAAAAGACCAGTCGATCGGGTACGACTTATAAATTCGTTCGCCGTTAACCCTGTTGACCGTGTGTATTTTATTATTCTTAGCGTCTTTTATTGCGTCAATATACATTAGTTACCTTACCAGACAATGTAGCCCCGGATATAATCCGGTGTCCTTTCAGACCCGTCTTCAAATGCTTGAATCACGTCAGCTTCAACATCACGGGTATAACCGCAAGTCCAAAGCTTTTCTGTGTCAAGAACACCTTCTTCAATAAGTTTCGCAGACTCTGCCATACTATCATTAAAGTCACGGTTTCTGGGGCTAGGCATAATTAACGTATGACATTTCCAGCAGTTGGCAAAGAAGTTTGTTTTCACATCACTCATAGGAGTGCCTGCATAACATATTAACGCTTCGTCACCAGCAAGGGTTTCAGAAATGGCGTAAAAGTTTTCTTCTTTTGACGATAAGTCTATGACTACACTAAAATTTTTACGCGTTTTATTTTTTATTTCGTCACACAATTCAGCACTGGTGTCGTAACGTTTAAAACCAAGCGAATCCCACTTCTCGGTATTAGCGCGACCGACGACAGTCATGTCAATCCCGCGGGCTTTAGCAGCGTCACCGATGATAGTACTCATAAAGCCAGTGCCAAGAAGCAGGATTTCTTCGCCTTCTAAATTCATGCGCTCCATGAATTTAATAGTCTGCATGAGAATGTTGATCGCACATGCCACCGGCTGCAAGATATACTTAGGATCAGCTTCCGGGACAATAACAAACTCATTCATCTTGGCCGGATAGTAATCAGCATACGCGGGGTCGCTCCAAGTGCTGACTATAGAACCGATTTTTAGTCCCGGTTTATGGCAATCTTTACCAATCTCAACTACTTCGCCAAGACCTTCGTGACCGAACATACCAAACGGCACGCCTTTTTCATCACCAAGGTACTGTGCTACGTCTGAACGACATACACCAGTCATAATAGTTTTTACTAATACGCCGTTATCAGGACAAGAAGGTTTGTCTATTTCACTAAACACAATCTTTCTGTCGCCATAGGCGTGCAGGTATCTAATCTTCTCAGACATTTTCGCCTCCATTTTCATACAAATAGTCGATTGCACCTAGCGTGAAATCGTCAATCTCGGCTTGTTCTTCCCAGAATGTTTGATCGTCAACAAACGCGAGCATCGTGTTTACCATATCACCGTAGCACTCGTTAGGACATAAGCCTAAACGATACAGCATATAACCTTCGGTAAGCTCAACTGATATGCCTACATCTTCGGCGCCATAGTCGTGTGCCCAGTCAGCAGTGAGATGGTATTCCACACCGTCGTCTTCTGCAACTATCACAGCTCGATCGTCTACGTTATAAACGCCTGTGGCATCACCATTCGCGTATTCCGGATCACCACATAACTTTGATGCGCTGTCTATATCGTAGCGTTGTGTGAGTTTTGCGGACTTGATCCAGTCGCATGGCTCATCTGCAGGATCGGTGTACATTGTCATGAATAGTTCGTTTAACAAGTGCGGCATAAGATCGCGGCCAACGCCGCCCCAGGCTTTGTCTTTGTCAGTAAACCATGATCCGGGATTAGGAATACGGGCGTTGTTGACCCAACTAATACAGACCTTTTTGACGCTGCCATGATCGATCATTACATCAACCAAGTCAAAGAACTCACCTAAACCTTTTCTGTACATGTTGTTCTTGGCCATCACTAGTCGTGTGCCTTCAACTTCACATTCAGTGCGCATGCGTTGCCATTCAGGAAGAGATGGTAAGCCTGGCTTTTCTACAAGGATGATATCAGCCAAATCTCGCAGCGCTTCGATTGCTGGTTCGTGTAGGAAATTAGGCAAACACACAATAGCAATGTCGTACATCTTCTTGCGATCAATGACCTCAAGATCAGATAACTCATTGTATGTCGTGTCTAACTCCGGATTATTGTCAAGAGTGTCCACATCATGGGTCTTGGACAATTCGTCAACATAAACTGAGCCTATTCCTAAGCCCAGCACAAGTACGTTCTTTCTCATTCTTCGCTGCCTTCGTCTGTGTCAAATACACCGTGGTCAATTGCGGCTTGTAGTGTGTCGATGATGCCTTCGTTTAGTATGGCTTCACCGGCTGCAAGACACACATCACCATGTTTCTGTAGCTGGCTAACGAAATGTCGCCGTGATGTCTCACTAATTAATTCGCTCAGCTTTGTCGCGATAAGAACTCGTTGAGTATCGAAAGTTAAGTCAATATCAACAGTAGAGTCATCGTTGTCGCTGTAAAGCTTGCTCGCAAATGCCGCAGCTTCTTGGTTCGATTCAATTTCTTCAGCAGTACTGATAAGAGTGTGTTGTGTGTCTTGGCTCATTTTACTTGAATCCTATAGTTTCTAAGATGTCTTCGACTTCTTCAAACTTAGCACGCTCATCACTTAGGTTCTGTTTGTGCGCAATAGTAATCGCTTTCTTCAGCTGCGATGCAGGAATGTCTAGTTCCTCAGCAACTGCCTTCACCGCGTCGGCTAAACCGTCGTTAAGGTCCTTAACTTCTTGTTTCACCGCTACCCCTTCTCTAACCAGCTTTTTGAGGCGCTCCTTGTCTTCCTGGTTATAGTGGCGTACATTTGGTCTTTCGTCTGACATTTTCAGTTTCCTTCTTTTTATAGTTTTTATTTATCAGAAGCAGGCGCTTCTTCGTTCAAATACACTTCAATTGTTTCAAGTGCGTCATGTACATCTTTTACAAGAAAGTTATACATTTCAAGAGTATCGCCCCTTTTAGACTGTCTTGGGCGAGGTGCATAAGTACCGTCGGCTTGATTAAGGTACAAGCGGCCGTTATACGTAGTGACATACTCGTGGTGTGGTACAACCGCCATATATGTTTTTTGGGAGATGTCTTCGTACATAAGCATCATTAACACGTCGCCGGGCTTGCCTTTCTTTTGTAGTGCCCCGGACATAAAGTACATACGTTTGCCGTCTTTGGTTTTGTTAACCACCGTCATAATTACACGACTAGTGTCTAGACCACGTTCAGTAAGTAGCTTGTTAATTGCAAACTTAGTTTCGGAGTCGGTAGGACCGCGGTGCTCTAGTAGTTGTTTAAATGTTTCGTTTGTTTCTTTATCTAGTGCCGGTGACAAATACTTGATAAATTGTTCGCCATTTTTCTGGCCTGGCTGGTCTGTTCTAAAGTCATAGTCACAGTGCTCGCGTAATACTCTAAGAGCATTCTCCCAACCGTACTGCTTGCTTGACATTGGCGGAACTACATACCCGTTGTCTATGAAGAATTGTAAAGGAACACTCACCGCGCCGGATCCGCCTCTTAAACGTCCTTTGCTGTCAAAGTTAAGTCTTTCTTCTAAGAATGCCAGGATGCGGTCACCAGCGACTTTCCAAATTTGGATAACATCTGAACGAGCGTCACCGTCAAATAAGTACAAGTAACAGTCGCAGTGTTTCAGCATCATGGTTGAGTGGGTTTTAATTTTAAAACTGATAGTTAGTGCTTGTTCAAGCGGCACTAACGTAAATGAATCACCGGATGCCACACGCTTGCATAGTCGCGACATTACGTCTAAGCAATATTCGTTATTACGGTCAGTCGGACTAAGTGATGTGGATTTTAATTCGGCCGGGACAATTCTGCCATCTACCTGCATAAACATATCGTACCCGTTTTTATCTGTGTTGGCTAGGCCGCCTAAATCAACAGCCGGGAGGATATCATAACCGTTCGGGGCATCGTGTCCTAAGAAGTGCATGGACGATCGTTTTGTTATGTCAAAATCATTATCACGATCATTCATGGTAATGAATTTAGACACATCAACATAGTCGGCCTCTTGTTGTTTTTGGCGCTCTTTTAAATTCATCGCCACACCTAAAAACATGGATGCAAACTCAGATGGATCGGGTACGTATGGTGTATTGTCAGTCATGTGCAAAATGCCTTATTATTGTTATTATTATTGGCAGTCTCTTAGGACTTGCTTTCTGTTTTGTCGTTGGATAATTTTTACTTTTTATCCAATCTTGTTGTTAGAATCTATAATAAGGCATTTTCATTCATAAATCAAGTACCATATATGTCAATATATGTCATATATAAAACTGTACCTGATGGCACGTTGCCGGTAGCTATCTCTATCTTAGTAGTAGTCACCGAGTTAAGTGGAAGAATTTGAACGGTATTTCCTGAATTCCGAGAAAAGTAATATCCGCCATGTGCTATAGCCCATTCAGTGCCTGTCCAGTACCTTACTCTGAAACGAGTCGGTTCGCCTGCGCCGTCGGCGCCTACTAGGAACTTGACAGCACGCAAGTTAATGGCCGAGTCAAACTCAATAACACTTATGCCTCTGCCTGTTGCTGCCTCACTGGGATCAGACGGCGTAGGTGGCGTACTCCATGGCGGCTTACTTGCAGATACCCGCGTGTTTCGATAAGGCGAGCCGATATCAAACACATATTCAGGAGCCCATGGGCTCTCTATAACGGTCATTCTATCATATGTTATCGGTGCGCCCAGCGATAGTGCGGTAATAGTGGTCGTGTTCGTTACCGTTTGACCGTCAGTGGAACTAACATCTAACCCTACTGTTATGAGCTCGTCTGCACCTGTGAACTCTTTAACACGAACGGTATAGTTAGTAAGCAGATTACCATTAAACTCGGTAACTAGTGACGGCTTGTCGACATACCACACATGGGAGTAATTGCCGTCACCGCCGCTTACTGTTATTTCTTCAGAAAACGTTCGTTGTTGATTTGCGGAGTACTCTTCACCAGTATTAGCCGGGTAAGGCCATGTCACTTGCAATGCCGGGTAGTCTTCGTCTGTAATACGTACCCAAGCATATTCACGACTAGTTGAAGTTTCGCCGCGCGGGTCGTCGCCTGATATCTCTGCTATCTCGACAAACACCAACGCATCTTCTTCTTCTATGTTGTCGTCGATAATAGGCACATCAACGAACTTCCTTGAGTCGCTTACTACACCGTCTGCATTAGTAAAAGTCAGTGTTTGGTCAATAGCAGTGTAGTCAACGCCTGCGACTGCTAGTCTTTCACCTGCGCTGTATGTATAGCCACGATCGTTACTCGTTGTAGTCAACCGCACATTAATCGTTTTACCGGGCGCCACAGCGCGGTTACTTGTTACGTAGAATCTCGCTTTACTGTTATCGCCCGGATCGCCTTCAGACACATTTAATGCCGTGTAACCAACAGTAAACACAATTGGTTGATCGTCATTTGTAATTGTACCAGTAGCTGAGTGGTCTGCTACTCTATCCACTATAACACGAGGTGAGTCTGACTGGATATTATAAATCTCACCCATAACAGATTCAGTTGATTCAATGTCAAGATCAGAAATAATAGGCACAATTATGTTAACTGACGATCCGGATAGAGTGAACCCGGTATTTACCGGCGTAAAGTCGACGCCAGGCTCCGCATAGTTCTGATTGTCTATCTGTGCTTGTGTTGGTACTAGCGTTCTAAACATACCCGTAATAGGCTCAGGCGGTGAACTATACCCAACATAATTACCGTTCACGTCTTCGAAGTACGCTCGCACAGTAAACACCAAGTTAGACGAACTCTCAGACTGACTAGAGCCTGTCAGTAACGGAAAATATGCAGTATCTTCGTTTTGTATGGTCGTGTATGTTTCGGTTGATGCTAGTTGAGCACGTGGATCGTTAGTAACCATATCTTTAATTCTTGCGTATAACTGCCTATTGCCATCTAACTGTTCGTTGTCTATAAGCGAAACAGGTATGTCAAAAAAGGTAGCAGAAGAATCAGTAAAGGTAACTGTTTGGGTCTTGGCCACATAGTCAGTGCCCGGTACTGCTTCGTTAGCAACACCTTTTACAAAAGTTTCAAACGTTATCTGAACAGTAGCACCGTCGAATGGCTTTGAGGTCGGATTAGTGTTTTCTATGCGAAATACAGCTGACCCGTCATCTTCATCATACAATGTACTTCTTCGTACCACACGATAAGGCGCATACTGGTCATTATCTACAATAGTTGCGGATGCTTGTGCCGTATCTATAAACGCTCTGTTATCAGTAGTGTCCAAATCATATATTTCACCAACCACCGTTTCGTCTGACTCCGGGCTATAGTCCCCGTATATTCGAACGGGTATACTATCAGACGCATATACTGATCCGTCAGGGATAGTCACCACATAATTATCGACTGGCTCAAAGTCAACGCCCGGCGTAGCTGTGCCAGAATCCAGAGTTCTAAATTTGACCGTGCCACCCGAGCGCCTCGGCGCGCTGATGTAGTTTGGTGCTGATACTATCAATCTGAACATCGCAGTAGACACCCCGGCGCCATTGTCGGTTTCTGAAGGTCTGTGAGTAGCTAATGATACAGCGTAGGGCGCGTCATTGTCACTTATTGTACCTGTAGCGGTGTCTACTGATATAGTAGAACCGGTCGGCGCCACTAAATTATAAATTCTGGCGTCTACAGTCTCGTCACTTTCTAAAACATCATCGCCGATAATATCAACATACACGTAAGCAAAGCGAGACCCGCTTGGGTGGATCACAGTAGTCTGGGTATACTGATAATCAACACCTTCAGTAGCCGTGCCGGTTGGTAGTGTTTCAAAGTCAAAACTTGTCTGCACGTTAGTCACTGCGCCGAAATCAACCACAAACTCTAATTTTGGATGCTCACCGGGTGCGCCCTCGGTAACTGTGCTGCCAGATAGCGAAACGGTATACGGGTTGCCGATCGATCCATCATCATTTGTGATAATGCCACGGGCTACGCTACGAGCAATAGTGGTGTTTCCGGGCCCGGAAACAAATGTGATACGGGCTTGCACAAATTCGTCATACTCTGCATCAAAGTCACGATTTATTGCGACCATGGCATTTACTTGAGTTTGTCCAGGTGATATAGTATACACAGCACCGGATACAGCATCATAGTCGTCGCCTGGTGTTGCTTCATTAGCAGCTGAACCCGTTACTTCGGTAGAAAATGATACTTGCACTGACGCATTAGACGGCGCAGTTAGGCGAATAGGAAACACTAGCATTGTTGAGCCGGTGCCGGAGCCTTCAACGACAGAGCCGTCGTCTATTGTAATTTCAGGTATAGGGGTAGGCTCGCCCGGTGTCCCGAGCGCAACCACATTTTGAATTCGTTGCATGTGATACTCATACTATTTTTAGTGGTATTTAGTACGAGCAGGGCGAAGATTAGTATTTTTTAAATCACTCCAGTGATGGGTCGCGCCATTCAGGAACGTGTGTGCCAGCACATGCGTTTTTATGCCCGCAGCGCCTGCAGGTTGCTTGTGCCATACCGTAGTATGACCCAACAGTTATACATCCGTCGACTCTACAAATAAACTCTCGCGCACGTTGATCCGGGGTATTACCAACTACCGTGTTTTTGGCGGCAGCAAGAGGCATTCGCTTGAGTACAGCCCAAAACAGCTTAGGAAGCCAAAGATGTGCAGACATGGCCAACACAAAGCCTACGAACAAACCGGCCGCGATTAACAGTACTTGTATAACAGCAGGTTCCATACTCAATTCCCCGATGCAATAAAAAACGAAATAAAGCTACCGATTGTCATGCCAATGGCCGCTAATGCCGCGAGTAATACAATATAAGCAAAGGGTGATAGATTCTCAAGCCATCGTAATATAGTTTTCATAGTATTATCCTTTTTGTGGTTAAACAAACTATAACACCTGAATTTTAGGATAACAACTTTTCTTCAACAATATCCCTGAATTCATCTTCAGACACAAATTCAAATCTATGTGTGGACCGATGCGGATCTTTTCTAATTTTGTCGCTACCTTCTTCGTATATTAATACATGGCGGCAACCGAGTGGCATATCAATTGCCCAGGCTATTACGGGCACTTTACCTGTGTTTCTAAACCAGTTCAAATTATGGAGCGCTTTTGTAATATTAGATGACTTGATCCAACAATGTGACATATACTCAAACCTTACTGCTTTAGTGACTATTTAGCGAACCACAGGACCAACATACGTAAGGTAGAATTGTTGATCAGGCCGTGTTGTTTTGTTGCATTGAACCTGAATGCGAGGCCTTCTGCTAATTCACAGAGCTGCCTGCCAGAATTAATGATTAGTTGACTAGACGGGCTGTCCGGCCCAGCTGATGGTGCGTCACTTGCATGCGTAACAATAACATACGCGTTGGGTTTTAGATGTGTGCTTTCGACGAACTCGCGGTCTTCATGTATGATGACGCCCTGCGATAGATCCATCGGGCTATACATATAAAGTGAACGAAGTGCGCTTGCTGGAAGATAGGGCTTAAGCTTCTTTTTAATGCTTTCCACTTCTTCACAGCAAGTCACATCAATATTGACATCTTGTTTGCGCGTCACAAAGCGCCTAACAGTATCATCCAGATCGGCAATCAGATTGCGATCTTTAATTTTGAATAGTGCCTTAGCCTTTTCCATCTTATTCCCTCCGGTAAAAACCGCATAATAACACCGGTTTTTACCAAGTCAACGTTCAAGATGAAAACTTTATAAACGGTTATAAACAGAGAATCCCTGACCTTCGCTGTCAGCAAACCATATTGTCCCGTACTCTAGCGAGTGCAGGTAATACTGTCCGTCGTCGACTGAATACGAGAGTGATGTGTTGCCGTGACACTTTCTCGCAATATTAGCCAAGTCGCGCATTTGCTTCAAGTGCTTGCGGCGTGATCGTCTATACCTTGCCAATTCAACGCATCCGAGTACTATGGCACCCATGCCAGTGAAAAACGGGCCGAAAGACATCTCGACATATAACCCAAAAAATCCCCATGCGTATCCGAACACTAGTGGAGGTGTTAAGTCTTCTAAGAGTATACGTCTGTTACTTGGTTCCAAGTTCATAGGTAGGTTAGTGAATCCTTGTGTTCATAAATTTTAAAACTCTTGAGTATCTCGTCAAGAATCGCCTCGTCATCGTTCTTGTCGCCAAGTGTAAAATGGCCATCGGCTGTTATTGCTAAATCCTTTGTGTGATCAAGGATATGTATTGCGCCAGTGCAATAGCTCACGCCATCTTCAGCAACATCACTACCGCTGATTACCCCGAATATAACCGATTTTCCCGGGCCGTCCACGCCGACACGAAACCATTGATCAAGTCTTCCTAAATGTTTCATATTCACCTCTTTTAATGGTTACTTAGTGTGCGACACACAGGGCGTGCCATATTAAGAACCACTTGTGACTAAATATTATAGTCTTTTAAAGGAGCATAACATAATGAGACCAGTTAACCAAGGACGAATAACTTTCATCGTTGTAACTTTGCTATTATTAGTAACCATAGGATTACTAAGTCCAGTCAAAGTACCTTTAGTTCTTTATAAATTATCACTTGTTTCGATAGCAGCGGTCTTAGGCTACGGCATTGACTTGATGTTGTTTCCTAACTTTAGGCCACACAACATTGCTGCCGACATGCGCGACTCAATCGATACTGATAGGCACGCGACTTTCAGCAAGCTAGCGGGATCCGCTATGATCCGTAGAGCTGTTATTATTGTAGGGGTAATACTTGGTGTATCGCTGGGCATTTAGTGCGCTGGCGGTGCTGTGCTTTGCAGTAAACGCACAGTCAATACCGGACAACGCCTACCGTTATAAGCGTTCTGTGATAGCTGAAGCACAATACGTCTTTGGCTTAGACGCGCCTGTCAGCATGCTAGCAGGACAAATACACCAGGAAAGCACATGGCGTCCGGATGTGTGCTCGCCGTATGCATGTGGGCTATCACAGTTCACTGACGATACTCGCGACTATGTCAACAACAAGTTCCCCGAGTTAGATGACGGCGATGTAATGAACCCTAAATGGGCTATTAAGGCACAAGCGCTTTACATGGGCGACTTAAAGAGGCGCATTTCTGCCATAGACGAATGTAACGATTACGGCTTTAGTCTCGCAGCGTATAACGGCGGCGCTGGGTGGATATTCCGTGAGAAAAACTTAGTAGAACAACAAGGCGGTAACAGGGATCAATACTGGAACTCAGTTGAGGATGTGAGTGCGCGTGCTGATTGGGCTAAAGAAGAAAACCGTCATTACCCGCGTAAAATTATATTCAGTTTGCAGTACTTGTATAAAGACGACGGGTGGGGTGGTATTGAGGTTTGTGGCGATCGTGCCGTCGACCAAGAAAGCGACAGTATCGTTTTCAAGGAGAAGATAGTCGAGCAAACACAACCGCCACAAGACGATGAACCAGAAAAGCCCGCTCCCTCTGAACCATCCGACAGTGTACCGGATAAGAAAAAAGCGCCCTGGTGGCAGTTCTGGAAACATTGGTAATTATTACAGCACGTCTGTCGGTTAAGCGCAAGACTTTATACGCCACCGTGCTGTAATTTTAAAAGAGTCACTGCCTCGTCGCGCTGTTCTGGAGTGCGCCAGTTTTCAAACAATATTATGCCGTTATTGTATTGGTTCTTTAGTCCAGCTTTCATCAACATATGTTCCAGACGCATTCCGCGAGATGCATATCTGAAGTGTTCAGGAGAGGCCGGGGCACTACACCACAACTCGTAATCCTCCCCGAAATAAGCTGCGGTGTGGTTCACGACATATAGTAGCGAGGAAGTGTCACCACTTAAATCGACTGACCGCGCTAGTTCCTCATACAGCACTCGCTCTTCAACACGATCAATCCTTAGAGCTAATGTCTCGGCGCCATCCTCGTAAATGACATAGGCATCGATACTAAAAGAATCATTAGTCGTCTCTACTATGACTCGCACAGGCTTCAGTGCCACATTGTTTATCATATTCTGCCTTTATCATTTTGATTATGCTGGTAATGCCAGCATGTGGCCAACGGCCTTGCAATATTTCTATTTGCAAAGCCTCTATCAAGTCTTCGGTTCTCGGGCCAAGATGTAATACCAAACTGGTAGCATTATCGCGGCTATTCGGACAATCAACATGTGAAAACCTAACAGAAACTACTCTCGATGAACGGAAAGCATTGTAAATCAAAAACAACTCTTTGTCTTCACCGGTGCTACGGTCTGACCACCCGTAGTAGGAAGCCAAGTAGCATTTCGCCCATGCTTTACCTAATTCATACTCGTAAATCAAATCACCCATTGTTGCGGCCTTTTAGTTTACGTTTTTGTTTGCGTATTTTGCGACTCTTACCGGGCATGGGCGGCTGGTTTTTGAAACTCCACTCATCAAAGCCTTTTGCGTCGCGCTTGTATGTATCACCTATTTCTACAGTTTCGGGCTCACCTACACCTAGCACACCGGTAATAAACTGCTCTATCTTCTGGAACGCAGTAAACGGGTCAACCACGCGTGCAAAATTAAGCTTCTTAAGTTCGGGGTACTTAACGAACCCAACACCGTAATGGTACGATTGGTTAGGTGATATATCAAAGTACGCTATTCCACGATCCCTGAATATCGACTCAAGCTTGGTGTATTTTCCGATAAAATGTTCATGTAATTCGTCAGCGTGCCAGCGATGAATCTCGTTCGGTATATCTAGTAGATCAATTCCCTTGACGCGCTTAACATAATCAGGAAAATAACCACGTATGAATTCAACCAACTCATCGTACGAATAAAAGTACTCGCCGGATTCGTAGTCGTGATCGAAATAGTCCATGATGTTAGCGTAAGCGTAGGGATAAAACTCACCACAAAAGCCAACAACACCGGTTCTGAGAATCAGCTTCTTGTTGTGCTTGAGGCGGGTAGCGTAGCGGCTAACAACGTGTGGTTTTTTATCCTTACTGAAAAACTGTTCACGAGCAGTTCTGTACTGATAATATTCGTCAAGGATATCACGATAGTCACTTGTTTCCTGCTCGCGTTTGAAGATAACAGTGGTGTCTACACCAGCTGCAAGGCAACTGTCGTAATAATCATAAAACTTAGATAAAATCTTCATACTATCTCCCTAATGTATTACGACATTAAAACACGCTTCATTCACTAACGCAAGACTTTGTTCTTGATATCCAAGTGCTCATTAATGTTGCTAGACATTTCAATTATCTGTTTGACGTTCTTCTTAAAGTGAGCACTGTTATGTTCACCTATTTCACGTGCACTTGTGAACAATTGTGCCTTGTCTTCTTGTGTCAAGTTAGCGATACGGACAACTTCCTTTATCACGCGCCTAAATCGCACATAGCCTTCATCTACAGTGTCGTAGGATTCATCGAATATACTTGAATAGGTTTTAAAGCCGTACTCTTGTAGAAGCGTCAGTGTGTTCTTAGGTGCTAATGCAATGAACGGATGACCGTATGTTAGCGGCTTAATAATCTTTTCAGTTAAGAACGGATCATCTTCAAAGAAAGCGGTTTCAGTTACAAGGCTATAAAAAGCATTTTCGTAAAGATCACTTGGTGCTGTCATTACTGACAAATTAGAATCCCATACAATCGGGTCAGCTTTTTGTTCAGTAGGTAGCTCAGCCAATATTTCTGTTATCTTTTTGGCACGCTCGTCCGGTATACACGCGATCCCGTCTAATGCAAACTTAGGAAAATGTTCTAGCTGAGCTAGTGTGTAACTCACTAAGTTCTTGTCAAGTAGGCCTATATGCGCAAGTGCAGCAATTAACATCAAACGGTGCGGGCGTATAATGCGATTAAACGACAAGAAGTCATGTTCTGGTATTCTATCGTTATATGCAGGCACACTGTACGGATCGTGTTGCATCCAATCAAAGATAAAAGAACCATACACAACTCGTTTATAGCGCTCTGCATTCTTACGGGGTTCAGAACCGGCGATAACAGTGACATAGTTCTTAATATAATCAGCGTCGCCGTTAACTGCTTCAAGCAACGATTTATATTGGTTATCTATACCAACATATGCTTCGTACGGACACACAATATTAAACGGTCTACGAGCGCGATGAAAGCTTCTTATCTCACTAATTAGACCGGGCGTGTTTTTATAGCTGTTGAGCCAGCACCAATAGTCGAGGCCGACTGACTCGATATCAACCGCATATTTAAAATCATAGTGATTTGCCACGGGTGTCTCCATAGTGAACTACTGTTACACGATCGTCGATTGACTTGAATTTGCGCCATGGATCAACTACAACTGAGCCAGGCGATATATACAGCACTTGGGCAGAGTCTTCCGTTGCGGCCTTTTGTTTGTGGTACGTCACGTCGTAAGAGTGTGCAAGTAAGTAGACAACCTTCTTATTGAGAAAGTTTTTAGGCTGTGTTCTACTTGCTAAACTGTCTATGTAATATAGCTCAGTACCCTTTTCTTCCAAGTAATGTCCTACTAACAACGACGGTGAACCTTCGCAATAAGGCACAGCTGGCTTGTACGCTTTACCAACAATTACGACAGGCATATCATATTGCATGAGAAACTCAGCCATATTACGCGCTTGTTCTTCACGTGCTTTAATGAGTGCACCGAACATATCGTAACCAAGGTTGTATTTGGATGACATCTGACTTAGTGCAATATTGTCTCTAGGGTGACATCCACCGCCATCACCCATACCGGCTGTCATGTACTTGTCTGACATGATACGCAAATCAGAACGCGCCAGAGCGCCTGTTACTACGTCAACATTCATATTGCCAGCAGCATTAGCCACGTCTTGTACCATATTACAAAGAGTGACTTTCATTGTGATCCACGTATTGTAGAACACCTTTAGTGCTTCTATCTCAGTATGTGTACCATATTCGATACGCAAGTTGTCTACTTCGGCCATATTCTTGTACATAGCAGCAAGGACTTCAGCTTGATCGGTAGTTTCACCGTCAGCTGTGCCTATCATAATCATTTCAGGATTAACCATGTCATGTGCTACTGTGCCCATAGCAATCAAGTACGGGTTGTAAATGAATGTTGTACCCTTTAAATCGTCTTGCCAACGTTCACTAATAGTGCCAGGCAAAACAGTAGAGATGAGCACCAACACAGTGTCAGTATCAGCTGTATATTTGACAGCTTCCTTAATTACGCTGTCCACAATGCCGTAATCAAAGTCAGTTGGTTTGAGGTGGCTAGTTGGTGTTTCGCCGCCGTAGCCAGGCGCGTGCGGGGTTGGCACTGCGATAAAGACATAGTCGCTCTGCTTAACTACAGATTCAATATCTTCGCACTTGTTTATTACTGATGAGTTATAGTCGACTACATCATAGCCATATACTGGATGATGCTGGGCAAATACTTCAGCGCACGGTAAGCCTAATTTGCCAAGGCCGATGAACCCGATTGAAATATCTGACAAATTGATTTCGGTCATTGATAAATCTCTTTTTGTTTTTAATTATTGCGCTTCTTAGTTGGCAGCAATTTATTTCCTATCATTACGGCATTGTGTTCAATCTCAGCATCACTGGGAGGTGCTTCAACATCGTCACAGCCGTCGAGCATGGCAAGGGCAGCTTTCAAGCCTTTTAGGTAATCACCCTCGTGGTCTGATTCTTTATCATGTGCCATGATAGTATGAAGCAAGCGTTCACGATACTTGTGGTTACGCTTGTACTCGATAAGAATGTCGTTGATGGTTCGTGCTGCGCCTACATTACGATTTAGTAGGCCGTGTTCTTCTAGTAGTTTTGAAATCATAGGTTTCTCGTAAACCACATGTACCAAGCAACAATAACACAGGTGGTGGGTACCATACCAATAAATTGAATAGCGACTATGGCAGCAACGAATATAATGAGTGTGTCGCGTGACACCACGCCTTTGTTATAATCTAGAAATTCATGATACGCGTCGTTGAATTCGGGGTCGTCTGTTTCAATGCCACGAGCGCAGGCATACATCTTCCTACGTGCGCCATCTGAGACGCCAATAGCAGCGAGTGCCACTAAGGCTTGGAGTACAACTTCTATAAAGGTTTCCATGCAAGATCCATTATCGTTATTATAATTACCAATACGATAACAGATCTTGCAAACTTTGTCAATTAAAGAATATCGGAAATTGGTTTGATTTCACCACCGAATGTCTTCACTTGATATTGCTGGATGGTATGTACCTTTGCGTCGCCTGCAGATACTTCCAGGTCACCAAGTGACTCAGCCTTTTCTACTAGACTACCGACACCTGTACGGGTTTCGTCTGCTACTGCGCCAATTGCATATTTGCGCTGGCCACGTTGCTTGATGATGAATACATCTTCAACGCCGATCTTTTCGTCAATAACACCCTTGCCAACAATAACGCCGCCGCCAGAAACAGGCGCGGGAATACCGCCTAGCGGTGTGTGTTTTTTGTTAGCAGGAAACTCACCTGTTTGTGCTACTGATACTTCAGACACTGCACCGTCTTTAACAGAAACAGAAAGTTCTGCCAATACGTCTTCGCCTTCTTCATCTTTAGCTTTTATTTCTAGCTTAAATTTGCTATTGTAGCCTTCGCCAGCTTCTTTAATGATTGGCTGTACCTTACCAGAACTAGACACGGTATATGCAATCTGTGCCTGTTTGCCGGTTGGTTTTCCGAAGTATGTAGATTTAACTGGTCTACCCATTTTGTATTACCTCACGATTTTGGTTTATTGGTATTTAGCACGGAAAGATTTAATGCAGGCGATTTAGCGAACAATAAATAAAAGTATACTTTAGTGTAAACGAGGTTAAAGGTATGGATAAGCTAGGTACATTACTCAAACAGGCCAATTTACGAAAAGCAGCCAATCAACAAATTCGTCAGCTACAAAAAGTAGTAGAACGCGATCGCGTGTTGTACTACGGGAACGGTTGTTTCGCAGCCACCAGAGAGTTGATTTGTTATGCGAAGGCTATGCACGACTTGGGCAACAAATCATACACCATTTTAGATGATCATCAACGTCCGGTTGAGATTCATAACCCCGAAGACTTTTTCAAGCGTTTGATAGCCAAGGAGCGTGAGGCTGTTAACGCATACACCGTGGCGTATAACCGCGTAATATCGTCAAAATCAGTTGAGGATATTTATAACAAATGAATAATGTTGTTTTAGTGTTACTAGACATGTCGCCTAAAGGTGACGAAGCAAGGTCTGCTTTAGTCGAAGCACAATGGCAAAAGTATATGCCAGAGCTAGCCGACAACATGGTTATCGCAAGGGCATCTGACACCCGTAAAATAACAGAAAATGTGATTGAGCACGGCGCTCAGAAAACGTGCGTAGTCGCTACAACTAATTTTATACCACAATCAAAAGTGGTAGAAGACACTGCTAGGTTCGTACGGGATACCGACGTATCAGGCGCAGTATGGGTAGACGACGTAAACGGTAAAGACACTGTGCCGGCTACCTACTTAAGACGAGTACATGGTGAATGCATCATTCTCAAGTACCGCGAGGGAGAAACGCCACTCGATATTGACACGTCAATAGCGTTAACGTTCTTCTCTATATGCAATAATTACGAGTACATTAGGCGTGCCTTTAAAATACCAAAGACGGTTTCCGACTTTAGTGGCGCAGTTAGTGTTCTATGGGACGAGTTCAAGATGTCGCCTAGCTTTATCAACGCAGGTGATGTTTCAGTTGTTGAGCCTGGTGCTACTATCAGTAACATCGGTTCAGACTTTGCGTTAGTAACGGAAGATGACGACGACGTTATCATCATCAAAATACTGTCAGACTTTGTAATTGAAGATCCACACAGTAAAATATTATGAAGGATTAAAAGATGAACAGGGGTTTTTTGGTTATCGCCCAAAATCTTGAGGACGAGAACGGCAACGTGATCGTAGATTACGAGTACCGTGCTTGGCTCCTAGCAAAATGTATATCAGTTACGAGCAACAAGTACCGCTCAGTATCTGTTATCACAGGTGATGGTACCATTAAAGAAGAATACCGCGATGCTTTTGATCAAGTAATTGCGGCGCCGTGGGGCGATGATAGTAGTGTGAAAAGCTTGCCAAGGATCCTTAACTATCCGAAAGCGGTACATGCCACCCCGTACGAAAAAACCATTCTCATGTCAGCTGATGTGCTAGTCACACCATCTACTGATTTGGACTCTGACTGGGCAGCATTAGACAATTGCATATTATCTACACCAATCAAGTTAAACGAACCACAACAGATAGCGCCTGAGTTTGTGCCCATGCGTGATAACGGTCTGGTACCGGTATGTAAAGATATGATTTACTTTGCTAAGAATAAAGAAGTATTTGAGTTCTTTGACTTGTTTAGGCAGTATATGCATGATCACGAAGATGCTTACCGTGTCGAGCTAAAGGTACAGTCGCGTCCGGATGAGCTGCATATCGCGACATGTATATCACTAGCATTGCGAGCAAGTGGGCTTGATAATCATCCATTAGTAAGTCACAACGGACCTATGGATTATATTGACGCAAAGGACTTGAATCAGTGCAACCGTATTTGTTTGAATGAAGACGATTATACCATCAACGACTTTTCGTTTAATGCGCCGTTGCACTATGGAAGAAATCCTATTTTTGACATAACAGAAGCAGAAAAGTGGTTTAAGTAATGCACTATAACATTTATTACGAATCAACAACTGGTAAGATCAGAGGCACAAGTCCGGGCACTGTCGAAGCGCTCGACTTGCCGTATATCGTGGTAGATGAAGAGTACATGTCTAAAGTACATAGCGGCGAGGTTGACCTTAGAAATTTCTACGTTGATCTCAGTCGCGCTGAGCCTACCATAGAACCCGTTGTCAAGCGCCAATCAAGGCCATCTACACCTTGGTTGTCTTTCCCTACAAATAACGGCAACGAAGACCTACGAGTGTCTGTGAAGGGCACAACCGTATCAGTTACCGTCGCTGGCGCAGTAGACATAGGTACAACCATATACTTCAGAGATAGACGCCATCCTGTTTATGTAATTGGTACAATTTCTATTAACCGAGATATTCTTGTTAGTAAATACCACGAAACAGATATGCCTTATATGAATGAGTACTGTGAACCAGTGCTTTTAGGCGACCGAGGAACACTAACATATGAATTCATCAAAGACACGACTGAGTGAGTTTCCAGTCGTATTCATGTCATACGACGAAGAAAACGCAGACGAAAACTTCCATCATTTACTTAACCTTGTGCCGTGGGCAACCCGCGTTCACGGGGTTGAGGGTTCCGACAATGCACACAAAGCAGCAGCCGAAACAGTTGGTGATGCTGAGCGCTTTATCACAGTAGACGCCGATAACCGTGTTGATGAAAAATTCTTTGATATGGTTTATGACTTCGAATCTGCGCGTTTTAAAGACAAGGTACTGTCGTGGGCAGCGGTAAACGAAATAAACGGCCTACAATACGGCAACGGCGGTCTCAAATGCTGGCCTACGCAGTACGTAAAAGATATGAAAACCCACGAAAATGCAACTGACCCAAGAGCTAAGGTTGATTTTTGCTGGGAGGACCGCTACGTGCAAATGACTAACGCTTATTGTCGCACATACCAAAACGCAAGTCCGCGCATGGCATTTAGAGCAGGGTTCCGTGAAGGATGCAAGCTTGCACTGGATCGTGGTGAAAAGGTTCACCCTTCTAAATTCTTATCCCAGGTATGGCACGGCAACATTAGACGTTTATGTGTATGGATGTCAGTCGGTCAACACGTAGCCAATGGTATATTCGCTATACTTGGCGCACGTCTTGGGTTCTACAAGACTATAGCAACTGACTGGGACTTTATCCAGGTACGCGACTTTACTTACCTCAACCACGAGTTATGGGAGAAGGAAGTTGTGCCAAGGATCGCTATGCCCAAAAGTGAATTCTGTTCATTGGAATTTTCCGAAAACCTTGCGCGTGAATGGTGTGAAGAGTTAGGCGAACTTATCCGAGCAGAAGTTACACTCAACTTCCATTTATTAGACGCACAGAGTAGCAGCTTTTACGTGGCAACTGCGCCTTATATTCCAAATTTGGCACACACTGCAACGGAGGAAGCAACACAACGCCTTATTAAGGATTTATCATGAGATTTATCAAGCCCAACACGCGCACCCCGTCGATCGATTACCTAGTACATACATGGCAAAAGTCCATTAACCCCGGGTTAATGATACGATTCACCGGCGCGCAATACGGCACTGATCCGGAACTACAGCCTAGGCCTGACGAAGTGCGTGACATGTTTAGTCGAGGACAAATAGTCAGCAAACTTTGGGTTCTTGATCGTGTAGTGCCTTTATACGATCAGCCTACCATACTGATTGTAGGATCATGGTTTGGTTTGTTGGGTGCTATGATTAAAGAAGTGATGCCGCATGCGTTCGTAACAATGCTGGATATTGATCCACGCTGTAAGACGTTCGCTGACGCTATGAATTACCAAGTCGATAACTTAGACGCCGTAACAGGTGATATGTACGACTTCGACTATTCTGGCTACGACATAGTCATTAACACTTCATCCGAGCACATAGCTGATATACCGGCTTGGGTGAGTATGTTAGAAAAGGGAACTACGGTTATTCTACAGAATAACGACGCACATAACATTGCCGGGCACATAAATTGCGTAAACAGCAGAGACGAGTTATCCGAAAAAAGCAACTTAACAGAGATCGAGTATTTAGGCAATCTCGACTTAGGGGTTTATAGACGTTTTATGGTAATAGGGGCGGTATAGCCCCTATTCATTAGTAGAAATAATATGGTTCTGCACAAGTAGCCTAAAGTGTAAGAGCCCGGTAACCAACCAGAAAACATACATCACACTATACAAGAAGGTGTATTCAACGAAAATATCAAACGATGTGAAGCTAATAGCGACCATATACACGAGTCCTACCGCGCTAACAACTAGGTGATCAAATAGCATACGCTTATCCACTATAAAAGCACCAATGGCCATTATCGCAGCATAGCAAGCTATGTATATCCAGTCACCGCCATGTACGATCGCAGACAGTAGCGACTGCCCAATTGACCATAATGCAACTACGTAAGCGCCTAGGACCACAAGGCCCTGTGCGCTATTTTTCTCAGTGTTAGCGGCATCCATTAAGCGATACCTAGTAGTTTACGTGCGTCAGTGATACTGAACTCAATGCCGCGTATTGTTACGGTATCATTGGATTCAACCATTTCAACCATCGCATTTTCGAGATCGTCAAGACGTTCTTCAGTGTCGTCCGCTTCGCCAGTGTAAACAGCAATCGTGTCAACAGTATTACGCTTCGGCATGTTGCGTGTTGTTGGCACCTTAGTCACAGGTGTTGTTTCAATACTATACAGTGACGAGCGTGGACCGGGTCTTCTTTTTTCCATTTCGTGGAAAAATATTCCTTTACTTATACACGAGTGCGGATCCTCCTCGCTTTCAATTTCCTGAGCCGGGAAGCGCTGGATTCTATCAAAAGCAATGTCAGGCTGCCATTTGATGTGCGACTCAGCCATTTCAACCATACGCTTAGTCGAAAACGACGGCAGCGTATAATCTAAGTTAAACGGCTCAACGCCAGCCGCACGGCGCAAATGCTTGAACCCGTATAAGTAATACGTCAAACTAACGCCAAAACACTGATCACCTACGTTTTCAGCGCGGCGCAACCATAGCCCATCGCAGTCGCGTAGGATAAGTAAACGTCCACAACGCTGCCATTTCACAATAACGTTTCTGTTAAAGTATTTCTGCACGGCTTCAGGAACAGCGATAGTGATTTTTGATGTTGTATCATTAGGACCACCCCATCCCTTCGTTGCAGTAACGGTAGCCGTTACTGTATTAGTCTTCCAACGTGCTAGGAACGCTGAGGCATTTGCCGGAATAGCTTTTGAAAGTGTTGACATCATACTCTCCTTTTGTTTGTTAGGTGTTCAACTTTCACAGCGATATTACGGTATTAAGATTGAATGTCAAGACTTATTTTCTACTTTTTTAAAAATTCAATTTTAAATTTATTGACATATAAATAATACGTATATAGACTTAAGACATGTTACAGAGGTGGTACTATGTGTTTTAATACAGAACTAATAAAAACAGAATTGCTATTTTGCGGCAAAGAATTGCCGACAGTCAAGCTATTGGTACATAGTATCAACCTGTTTAAAGAATTCGGCACTGATGTATTATATGCTGAAATGATCGACGACGATGATGTGGAACGGCTTTTCCAACTAACAGAGATGGGAATTGTCGACGTATCAGAAGCCAAATCTATACAATTTGTTGATAGTTACCAACACGCCTTTTCAATAAATAAAAACTTCAAATAAATCCTTTACATCTTCTACTCAGGTATTATACTACACACAGAAGTTAGGCAATAACGTCTAGTTGATACTCAAACAGGTTTAGAAGATGAAAACTATAAAATTCACAGAAGCTAAAACACAAAACCTTAAACGCGCTATCCACATCGTTGATATGTTAAAAAACGGCAGTCCACTTTACATGGTAAAAGAACAGGCCGAAATCAGCGGTTTTGAAGAAATTGCAAACGCCAAGTTCCGTAAACAAGCTTACACGTTAGCGTGTGCTCGTTACGAAACAGAGCTTGAACGTTCAAACGCATAACCGAGCGAGGTATTCCATGACTACATTAGCTGATATGAAACGCCGCAAAGAGCAACTTGAGCGCGATACCAAATCGTCGCACAGCGGGTTCTCAAAAGCTGAACTCAAGCTTATCGAAATGCACGAACACAACGACTCATACGAATCTGAATATGCCGGTCGTATGTATTCTTACTGTACTTTCTGTCATTGTTGTGTATCCGAAGGGCAAGCGCACGATGACGATTGCATGGGTACCGAAAAAGGCTTAGCCGAAGCGCTAGGACCAAAGTACACCAAGTACCTTGCCAAAGTCGAAGAGCTAGAGCTTGTCAGCGCTGAGATTGAGCTTGAACTGGACCTGCGCAAGCGAATGAAGCAAAGCAAAGTTGGTTGCACTACATGCCGTAAAATGGTAAACAAGAACCAACTACATGAACACCAACGCACATCAACACGCTGTAATGAAAAGCGTACTGGGCTAGTGTGTTACGGTATGGAAAAGTACACTGGTCCTAAATGTGCGTGCTGTAAAAAGCCAATGCCTGATGCGCACCCTAACAAGCGCTTTTGTTCTAATAAAGGGCCAGGCAACTGTAAAGACAAATTCAACAACAAAGCAACGCCTGCACGCAGACGCAGAGCACGAGCGCATGCTTCTTATCGTAATATTACGATGGAGGACGTGTGGCGAGAGGGTGGTGACCTGCCTGAACTTTGGGACGAACACAAGGAATATTAATTATGAGCATTCAACTTAAACTTGATACCAACGCCGTAGAGTCACTATTCCCTGAGGGTTCAGAGGTTCGCGTACAATTACAGAACGCAGTTATCGCTGAAATGACTAAGCGCCTGTATGACAAAGCGATGAAAGAAGCGCTAAACGAAGCGCTGTCTGGCTTGCGTGCTGTTATTGACGAAAAAGCGAAAGAAGTGATCCAGGAAGAAATTGCCAAAGTGGAAAACACGTATTCAATTAATCCCAAAGTCACACTGTCGAATCGTATATTGGAAAACATTCGCTCACAAGCTGCATCAGTGGTTGACTTGGCAATATGCCGCGGGATGGCTGATGTCGAAAAAGTTATCGAAAAACGAATCGAGTCATCCATAGAGTCGAGTAACCCACTAAGGAAGTTTGACAATACAGTGGCTTCAATGACACGTGAACGCGCACTTGATAGAGCAAAAGAAGTGATGGAGTCATTAATCACACATTTTAATTGACAATAATTTGTTTCATTGCTATACTCTACTTGAACTTAAACAAGTAAGGTATAGTTATGATTCAGATGCTTAGCAAAAACAAATTTTACACAGAGTCGCGCGGTAACAAAATGACACTTGAAAAGTTAGGTGATCGTTGGCTTATGGTTACCGACAATGCTGCGGCTCGTGCATATAACTTCGGTAGGCCTGGGTTCAAAGAGTTCGATACTCTTTTACAAGTAGAGCAGCAATACAAATCTTGGCGCGGTATTGCTGCCCTAGTTGAATCTTAAAGTAATACTGACCCGTTTGCCTCGTATGCAGACAAGTTAGTGCCGTTGTTCACGACATTCAATTCTAAATACGGGGCAAGGATATTACCGTTACTGCCGGATCCTGCATTCCTGTCAAAATCTAATATAACATCAATTAAGCGTGTGTTTACAGGCACATCCAAGTCGGCTACCTCTCTATACGACCATTGATTAACACTTATATATCCGGTATTGTATGTAGCAAGCTGGGTGGTATCAGCACTTCTAAGTATAAGTCTATACCTTGCGGCATCCGAGTCATTATAGTCCTCACCAAAAAGTGCGGCCATAGTCAACGTCACCGCACCTGCGTCAACCAAAGCAGTATTAATACCTAACGAATCCAGATCCAAAGTCTTGAATATCTGTGCATACGATGTATTTGATCCGCGTGCGTAGCGCAGTACTTCGCCGTCTACCAAACCTAGTTTCTCTATATCAGGCCCAGAGTATGTGTGAATACGAAATAGACCATTTGAATTCGTCCAAGTATCGGCTGTGGTCGCTGTCGTTGATGATTGGTCAGGATTATCAGCCCAGGCAAACTTGTTATTTTCGAGCAGGTTCTGTGTTTGCGCTATGTAAGGACCGTCATATACAGACGGCATCTCGCCGTTTTCTTTGTAGTATTCTACATCGGCCTTGATCTTTGGCGCTCTGTTATCGCGAACAACCGGCATATTAATCGGATCTGGTGATTTTAGTTTTTGTGGTTTCACCGGCCCACTAAATTTAATTGGCATTGATTAATTCCTCGTGATGCGTTTTATTTCGCCAGAGCTGTCTGACGCCGAAATAAGAAGCGAGCCGTCTGGCATCGTGCGGGTTCGAATAAGACTTTCCCTGCTCACCATATCAAATGCAAGGCCCCATTTAGCTCTGCTAATCTGATCATAACTTGAACCATTCCATGAGTATTCAATAAGGTCCCTAGTATTGTCGCCGTTGTCTAAAACCATGTAGAAGTTCCCGGATGTATCCGAATTAAACACGGCTATCATGCGCTCGCCGTTGCCCGGTGCTTGTATTTGTTGTATATCAGCAATTGTTGTGCCATCCCAAGTAAACACGGTAGCGAAGCTATTATTCAACAACGCATCGCTATCACCTGACGGCGAAGCCGCAACGACCAGTCGACCATCATCTACTATGGTAGAAGCGCTCCATAAATAATCCCTGTGTCCTAAACCCAGTTGGTGATTACCACTGTTAGTTCCGAAACCGCTATTCGTCAACCCGTTTTGGAAGTTCCTGACTATCTGCGAAACTGCGCCAGTTGTCCTGTCTCTGAACCATATAATGCCCGCTCTGGCAGAGTTTGCAGTAAACCCGGGACCAGAAGATATAATAAGGTTGTTACCAACATCCACTATTCTGGAGCCGTCGTATACATAGTCTTGTGAATTACCAGACGGGCGACTAGTATGCGTCCCGGCCAATGTGCCCGTAGATAAATCTATACCACACTCAATAACGGTACCAGTAGAATTAGAAACATGCGTTGCGCCGATAAACACTTTGCTGTCGTCTGCGTTTATTAAAATATCACCGTTGCGAATATTCGCAATATATTTGCCGTCAACATATTCCCACTCACCGGTACTTCCGTTGCGTTTATACGACTCTGCCGACGAAGTTTCTCTATTTGCTATAACAATGATATCGTCATTGTACACATCAAAACCAGCAATGGGGTCTACTGTGCTATTCGAAGATAGACCAAAATAAGTCGTAACAGAGGACCAAGGTCCTGATATGCTAGGCATCTCGCCATGTTCTTTATAATACTCTACCTCTGCTTTGACTTTAGGGACTTTGTTGTCCCTAACAACAGGCATATTAATCGGATCAGGTGATTTTAATTTACGTGGCCTCACCGGCCCTCTAAATCTAATTGGCATTGTTACGTTCCTTGGTTATATGGCGAGTTAGGGTTATTAACCATGTAGTGAGGGAACTCTTGACTCAACAAGGTGTTGCCGCCGTCTGACACTAAAAATATGCCCATGAAATCAAAGTCAAGGGCCTCACTTTTATTGAACTTCATCAGCCTATTAGGCAACCTATTAGATTCAGCCCAAGCGTCAGTTCCGCCGTGTTTGAAGCCAGAACCGGTGTCGTATATGCCATACGACCAGTCCCTTCCGTGTTTGTTGCCTGTTATACCCATTATAGAGTTCCAGTTGTGCCATTGTGCCGGCACAATGTAGTGAGTATCGACTGCATAAACATGAACGGGGTCGAAATAATTAGGTGTAATTGTGTGCAGCAATGATTCCGTTTCAGCCTCATTTGCAATTCTAAACCCTTCGAATTGGCCGCCTTCTTGTAGCTCATTTTGGATAGTCGTGTCAGTGAATGTATTCGTTTGGGCAAGCCGAACCCACTCAAGACCAGTTCGGTAATCGATGAATGCTTTATTATCCCCGGCCGTCGATACGTCAGCGTCGCCTATTGCTTGACCTTCTGGCGGACCTAATGTCGGCTCAACACTTGGCATTTCTCCGTTGGCTTTGAAGTACTCGACGTCTTGCCTAACACGCGATGCCTTATTATCACGAACAACCGGAATATTAATCGGATCAGGTGATATTAGTTTACGTGGCCTTACTGGACCTTTAAATCTAATCGGCATAATCAACCTCCTTGGTTATATGGCGAGTTAGGGTTGTTTTTATTGAGTTCAGGATATTCAATGGACTCGATACTGACCCCACCGTCGTTTACTATCCACACACCCGCAGCAGCCAATGAACTTGAAGTGTTATTGTCAATACCACCATCGTTGTGACTACGTCTAAAACGCGCATCGCCACTATCGTACCCCAGCACACCTGAGTTAAGTATTTCAGAGCCGTCGTAGAATATACCAAACGAGTGCAGTCTGTCCGAAACGGTGTAAGTATAACCCATTATACGAACAAAGTCCTGCCATTCTTGTAAGGATGTGCTGACGTTCGCGCTCTGTCCGTCAGTAGTAAAGCCCGGACCAGTGCCGGCTGATGCGACTACGTAGTCCATAAAAGAATTAATCTCTGCTTCAGTAGCTAGACGCCAGCCTTCGAAGTCTCCGCCTGTGCCGAAGTTAGCACTAACGTCATCGATTGATCGTCCAACTGATTCAGATAAACGAAGGTACTCGATACCTGTTTGGTAGTCAAGTACAGATAGTTTGTCGCCCGCTACTTTCCAGTCAATACGTGATAGTCTGCTTTCAGGAACGCGTTCGCCGGTTAGTGGCATCTCGCCGTGTTCTTTGTAATACTGTACTTCGGATTTGATCTTTGGTACTTTATCATTCCTTATAACCGGAATATTGATTGGGTCTGGTGATATTAGTTTTTTCGGCCTTACCGGGCCTCTGAATCTAATTGGCATTACTTTGTCACCTTATAAATTTTGCCACCTGATATGCCAGTACCAGGTATCAATAGTTCAGTATCACTTAGCATAGTCATATGGGCTATTACGCTGTCTGTACTGTTAGCCGTCCAATCAGGGGATAACTCTACATCCGACCATCCTGATTGAATATACGCACTACCGTCCCATGTATACTCTACCAAAGACGTTCGTAAGGGGTCGTAGTTGTTATCTGGTCCGCCGACATTAAGCAGCGCAAGTATTTTGCCATTCAGCGCGGCTAAGGCTCTCATTGAAGCTTGAGTTCCTGCATACTGCGGCATCGCCGGGTTGTCTATCTTCTGTATCTCTGTTAGTGACTGATTCGTGTCGTCATAGTCAAATACAGATATATAACCGTTATCAGCTGTATTGAATGACGCAGCACCAGGCGCAAGTACTAAGAGGCGGCTACTATCAGTTGCTAGCGTGTTAGCGAACAAACCGTCTTCGTTATATATGCGGTTACCGTAGACGTGATTATTTGATTCATTTATACCGCCTAAGTAAGACACGTTAAGGGGCTTTAATGCGCCAGACGCAGTGTCACGGAACGATAACAAGCCACCACGTGCGCTGGCACTGCTCAAGTAATACCCCGGCGCGCCACTGAATATAGTATTGCCAATGCCGATTATGCCACGGCCGTCGTACGAGTTGTCTCTCCCGGTACTTAACGGATAAACGTTTCTAGATGCCTGGTCCAGGATGCCTGTTGCAAAGTCAAGGTCCATAGCAACTAAACGACCCTCGTTGCTACTGGCCAACGGTGCAGAGTATACAACCTTGCCTACAGCAGGCATAAGGTAAATGTCGGAATAATCACCGCCAGATTGCGTGGTTGTATCGGTTTGTTGATATTCGCCGTTCACGTCTTTCTTAAAGATATAGATCGTGTTTGTTGCCGAAGACATTATGGCCATTACATCGCCGTTTACATCAACCGAGTCGACACCGCCGTTTGCTGTGTGTCCAGGAATCTGGAAGTATACAGACATGGACGACCATTTCGAAGTTACGCTCGGCATCTCGCCATTGGCTTTGAAGTACTCGACATCGCTTCTAACCCGTGATGCTTTATTGTCGCGTACTGTTGGTATATTAATTGGATCTGGTGATTTTAATTTACGTGGCCTCACCGGGCCTCTAAATCTAATTGGCATTACACGCCTCACATTCATCTTCTTCAAAGGATGCGTCTAAGTCAAAGTCTACATCCAGGAACTCACTTAGTATTTCGATGATTTCTTGTGCGTCGGTGTCTTGTAGCATACGCGCTACTGACATCTCATATACCCAGTCACCTTCTTCTTGATCGTATACGTTAAGATAGCTCACTTGCATGTTGTGTTCGTTGTCGTAGAAATCGCGTGGCACTACATCTACAACGTAATCCACCGCGTCTATCAACTCGTCTATTTCTTCAGCGGCCAGCTCGCGCGAGGTATACACTCGAACATTATGAATCATACTCTGCCCCGTTATGTTGTTTTATCATATTTACTGTCTGAGAAAGTTTCACATTCAAGAAAAGGTTTACTTAGGGTTGCACTAATAGTAGACTAAAAGAAATAAAAAAGGACAAACTATGAAACAACTTTGCTTATTTGCGGGAACACCGTATTGTCGTTTGCCGTATATACTCGAATTTAACACTTACACCATACAGGTAGACAAACTCTACCCTAATAGTGACGTCATATCTGGTATGGTTTTAAACGGGCTTTGGCGCATTTATCTGAATACGAAGACGAAAGAGTCGTCTTACTGTAAAGACGACCTTTTCAAAACAGAGGTTCCGGCCTAACGCGGGTCGGGTAACCGTTTCCTCACCTCATCAAGCAACTCATTAACACCGGAAACATCATCAGTAATGCCCGGCGGCGGGGACGAGACTGCCACTAGCGACGATTCGTTAAAGTCAGATACAGACAACCCGTAACCGTATTTGTTCTTTTTAAGACTAAAAATGAGTGTGCCTGATTCAGAATACTGTAGCGAAAAACTTATCCATATCATATTGGTAAGGTACCCTGAACTCAGCACTTCTACATCGTGTCCTTCAAGCCTCAGGGTCGCTAAGAAATCTAGTACGTATTCGTACTCATAGCGTTGAAACATATCACCAACCCCGTTCTAGCGCGTTCTTGCGTTCGAGCTCTGCAAGTCTTACCTGTTCCTGTACAGCATTTGCGCCGGTGTTCATGGCACAGTTTAAGAGGTCTTCTAGTACGTCAGCGACTTGGTGTATGTTTTCTTCAGGTACTCTAATTCTTCGCACCTTAGTAAACGATGTGGTAGAATAATCAAACGGATTCAGACCAATCATCACTTTTAAATGTTTGTGTGGGCCGTGATCATCATTGGCCACCTCAACACTATTTGTTAACTTTCCCATATCAAGGATGGTTGTCATAAAACACTCCTGATTCGATTTCGTTGCGTAATTGTTCTATTTCCTTGGCATTCTTTGCCGCTAGTGCGCGATCAACTGCCAGATTTGTAATGTCCTGTAAGGTTGAAGCGTGCATTGTTAGCGGGCACACTAAAGAACTAATTATGTTTTCACCTTTAGGATCATATATCCATACTTCTTCGTCGTTGAACATTCGCATGCGCGTGTGTTCTAGCTCAATATTATCACGCGACGCACGCATAAGTTCATCTTTAAGATACTCTTCACGACACTTGCTGTTTTTGATAGCAAGCTTTGCTTGGGTTAGTGCGTAACGTAGTGAGCTGATCTCGTCAATAAAAGAACGCGCACTTGCAGAACCATCTGATAACTGTGCTTCTATATACTTGCGGCGCTGGGGTTCGGCTGCAAGAAACTCACTCATCATGTATTCAGCAGCATCGTAATGATCGTCTTTGATTAAGTCTACACAAGCGGTCACTAATGCAGAGGCCATGTCTGATACCACCCGTAGCGGTACGGTATTGGTATCACTATCTAGCACTAACGCAAAGTTTTTCGTTAGTTCATCTACATGTACGACAATTGTGTCAGAAAAGTCACCATCCACTGGTACTAGAGCAGGTATGTCATCCACGGGCTCTTCGTGTACAATACACTCGTATACATCACCGTATGCTGCATTCGTGCCTATTTCAGGTATCATCAACGCGTAGCGGTTACCCTGGATAATTGGTAGCCCGTAAGCGTCAACATTACTGAACACAGCCTTAACTTCATAACCCTTTACTGATCCTGCTTGGTGACAGTCGACATACTGCCACATGCCCAACTCAGTATTAAAATACCGATACGCTGCGATCATGTGTTGACCCCTTTATTCGTGCTATAATAGTTCTTGGGGGATAGTTCGTCGTAATGACAGTTATCGTTCCGGCACATCATCTTCGTTGTGCCAGATAAATCCTTGTTACACAAACCAGAACAATACCGGCAACCAACAGTACCCATCTTGTACTTCTCTTTAACATTAAACTCATGGGTAGGCGGGATATCAAGTGAGTTGGATGAGAACCAGTATAGTTCAACGGTACGGGTTGCAAAAAAGGTGTCTTCGCCATCCTTCACTTTCCATTTAGCGAGTTCGCGTTTCATTTCACGAGCGTACAAAATACCAGTAAACGGGACTACTATGCCGCCCATTATCACCAATAACATTTTAATGTGTGATGCGAATCCGGTTTCGATCTCGTCGCCCCATGCAAGGACAAACGTGATATAGTCCATCATGTACGAAAGCCAAAAATGGCGGCGTTTGATGTCCTTTAAGTAGAACGTCCGTGCCTCATAATACACAGTGCAGTTGAGTTTGGACTTTAGCCATCTTGTCCGTGAAGTTAATTGCCAAGGCACATACATTGTGTCTGGTGAAACACTCCTAGAAAATTCAAGCTGCGCATTTCTATAATTTCGGAAAAACATTGTTTGGCCCCAATAATAATTTTTCGGATAGCGACTTCATTTCACTAGCCTTCTTGTCATAAAAAGTAGTTGATCTACCTGATAGTCGCACCACGTCGTCACATTTGCGCGATACGTCGACTGCAAGGGTTGCTGCGAATTGTCTCAATTCAGAAACCAGCTCGTCGTTATTAGTAGTGTTACATATGGCGTCCAATTTGTCTAGCAATTCGAACGCGTCAACTGTAATATCTTTTGTGAGTTTTATTGGTTCCATCATTCTTTACTCGAAGAAGGCAACTAATATGGAGGCCATGATCCCTGATACCATGACGGATATAATAGCTATAGCACCCAATGTGGAATCAGGATGAGATTCACCAGTATCAAATATAGTCGCCATTGACCTATTTTCAACTTTAAGCGCCAGATACACCAGCATCCCGGCAGGCCATACTAATATGCAAATAATAATAAAAGGCTGTAATCCAAGCGGATAGCGCCACGGGCTTGAGTTGACGCATTCTTCAAATGCCATAACGTTATAGTACAAATGGTGAGAAGCGACGATACCCGCGGCGAGAACGCCTATTAAATACAAACCCAGGTAGCCGTAGTACTCCATCACAATGTTCTCCTGAACTCAATTTTATCCTGTATCATCCCGCGAGCTAAGTCTGTGATAGAGTCAATGGGAGCTTCTGTCAAATAGCTAGACAGTACCGTAGTGATCTCGTTTAGGCACTTGTTGAAGTCTTCTTCAGCCAACGTGATAGACACCATCCGGGAGGCGTCAACTCTATCCATTTCGCCATACGCCGTAGCGAATATAAACGCATTGTCATGAGTGCATACAAATGTGCCTTCTGACATAGCAGGATTGCCAAACTCGTCGTCCACAACGTACACAACCTGCGACCCTAGTCCAAGTTTATATGACCCGGCGCCCATATTGATTAGCGCAATTGCGGCAGTTTCTTTTTCATGCTCACTTATTTCGGCAGGGTTACCGCATTCATGGCATACTATGTTGCCAAGTAGCGCTTGCATTGGGTCTGAACTAAGAAGTCCAGCGTTACATGTTGGGGTATTACAATAAAATTCCATATGTGTCCTTATGCTATTGCTACCTTTGAGAAAGTATTGTTGATATAAAACATAACTTCGCCCATGGTGGAAGGCGGTACCTTTGGTATAGGCGCAATGTTACCAAATACTTTGCGACGGAATAGTGAGCCTTTAACCTTGTAATACGGCGTTATGTGACCATGTTTAGAAACATCAAATGTTATAATGACAGGACGTTGCCTGTATGCCGCCGATAACATGCTGCCTGTTTTTAAATTAGCAAGCGGCGCTGACTTAGGCATGACTTCAAGAACCTCAGTGATAGGATAGCCCAATATGCTTCGTAAATTAGAGTGGAGCTCGGCAAGGTTCATGCCATAGACTGTTTTATGCTCATGCTCACTTTGTGTCACCCTTGAAAACATTTTCATTTGGTTTTCTGTCTGAATCAAGACAGTAATGAGAGCAGATCCGTCGGAATGATTTTCTGGATTAACGTATAGCACACTGAGCAGCGCAGAACCAGCTTCGGTATGCCCTGTACAGCGAAACATAAGGTTTCGCATCCGAACGCAATTCATACCGTCCATTTTATACGAACGGCCTATTTCGAAATAGGCGGCACAGTTTTGTGGTTTGTCACTCATAATTATCTCGTGCTGGTTTATTAAAGATTAGTATACACAGATCACACAAAATTACAACTTTTAAAACTTAAGACCACACTTTGCTTGTATACATTGCTTTCAGTCCTGGCGTCATTTTAGTTTCCGGAAAATTGAAAACTGGTGCATCGTCTTTGAACTGGTATTTGCCGTCTTTGAGTTCAAGTGCTTGCATGCCGAAACACATAGGCGCGCCGCCGTCGAATTCATAGATACATAGGTAACCATGGACTTGGAGGAACTTATCTATGATGGACGGATCGCGTTGCATAAACGAATGCGTGGTGATCGGAGTGCCGTCCTTAAAGTCGGCAGGCACTTCTATAACTTCCGCTTGTGCGGTTGCTGCAAATATACAGGCAGCGGCTAAAAGGTTTCGCATAGTCAATTACCTTTTTAAAAAATTATAGAACTAACGTTCACCGCAACAAACGCCACTACTGCTAGAATCGAACTGGAGACGATTGCGGGTACGTAAATATCTGCCGTTATTTTTCTCTGTTTCGCTGTCATAATAATTACCTATTTCGTTTAACATCACCCTTTTAATTATACACAGGTTTAAATTCAGGCCAAGAAAAAAGGTAGGAAATTTTTCAATCTCACTACCTTTTTGAGTACTTAAATGACTAGTGCATCAAACTATGTTCAGTCTCTTCGGTTTCAGCTTCTGCTTCTTCAGCAGCTTGTGCCTCTAAGCTAATAGGGTCAAGTTTCGCTTCAGTTAAGTCAAGGCGAACAGTGTCGATAAACGTTGCAGCGTTCATGTCGCAGCGCTCTACCACAAAGCTTTCAAACGGCTCAAAGAACACACAAAACGGGGCGTGAGTGCCTAGTTGGTGATAGAAACTAGCAAGTGCGTTTGACTCATCGCTCAAGTTACTCGGGTCATTATGTGTAGCTGGATCAACCATCAATGTTTCAAAAACATCAACCGCTACATCACTGAACACCATATGCACAGCACGACCATATATCTCGAGTACCGCGTTTTGATCAGTTACACCGTTGTCGGCATAAGCTTGTTTAACAGTTTTGATAAAGTTCATCGCGCGGGCAATCTTCGCATCATCAACAATAAATTTCTTCATAGTAATTACCTTATTTGTCAAAAATTATAAAAACTTCTTCTAGGTGCTTGACTGCTTTGTTTTTGTAGTCAAACCCTATATTCTTATAATACTGCCAAACTGACTCATGTACAACTATTTTGTGCAAAGAATACATTTTATGGTCATGTTCAACGGCATATTGGATGTTCATATACTCACACGAGTTTGAAAAACGTAGGTGAACTCTCCCAAAATCACTAGCGTTATAATAACGGTTGGACCAATGTGATAGTGCGCGTTTATGCGACGATTGCAAGGAACGCAACTGCCAATACTGGCCGCCCTTTATATCATCCGGCAGGGCAATAACGTGGATAGTCGGTGTCGGTTCGCGCTCCACAACGATATAATAGTCATGTACGCTTAGCTGTGCGATGTCCTGAATCGTTGTTATTTCAGTCACGGTATTGCTCCTCAAGAGACCTAACACGGTTGGCAACATTTGACAGGAACCTACCCAAGTAGTCGAGCTCAACGCCCGGGCACGAAAATATGTCACACAACACGTCAGGTGAGCCGAGTGTGAGTGTGCTTGCTTTGTCGCCCATATGCGCGACGAGCTTGTTCATTACTTCCAGCGAATCAGGTGCGCAGAGTATTAGGTTAATGGCACGCGCTTCGTAAACGGATAGCAAGCCGTATTTTTCACATACCGCGTCAGCGCCAGATGTTAGGACATTTTTGCCAGTCGCGACACTGACGCTAGCGGCAATTGCCGCTAGCTCAACAAACGTTAGTTCAGTAAATTTTCTTTTCATATTACGCCTGCTTTGATTGGTAAAAGCGCTTGAGTTCAGTCAGGCCGTCAGTTGGTCGATTCATCTCGTTGACAGTAGCTGCCATTTCAGCGGCGTACCACTTGTCGATGATGTTTTTATCAACCGAGTCAACGTCGTTATGAACAACCCAATTACGAACTTCTTCGCCGTTATTAAACACAGTTGAACGCACATTAATGACTACGTTAAACTCAACATTAGTGCGGATAAGCTCAAATGTCGCATACGTGCCGGGGTTCAGAGAACTAGGTACCTTTAACACTAGTTTATTAAGGTCACTAGATACGCGCTCTAATGGACCAGGCGCAGTAATTGAATCAAGAATAGAGTGGATGATTTCTTTTGTTGTTGCCATAGTTGTGTACCTTATTAAGTTAACGTTTTAATTATAAGATACACAACCTTTCATCTTTTGTAAAGACTTTTGGCTAGAACTTTGAAAATAACTTCAATGTACCGGTTCGACGTTCATCTTGCTCTGAAACGTCACGAGTATGTAGTTGGATTAATATTTGATCAAACATCTCGTGCAGTTCTGAAAAACCGCCATATGTACTGTCAGTTGAGAAAAGTTGTTCAGGATATCCAAGCATTATGTCACTGGCATGTCGCACGGGTTTGTCGTCTGTTTCACCTAATACGGTTAACGTAGTGACCTTTTCGTTAGGGTTAATTTGCTCAGTATAGGAAATAACAATAAATGTGTCGTGACACGGTTGATCTACCGGAAGCAAAATTGCATCGGGTTGAAAAACAATAGCCTCATACCCTTCAGGGTCTTCACCGTCCTCTAGTATCATGCGCATGTCATAAACGGTAGTACTAGACATATCGCCTAATATATGGCGCAATAGGCGCGCAATTAATTCGTTTTCATCAATCATTTCTTTATAACCTTTACCATTAGTTTACCAACATACCCTAACACTTCTGCGATCAGGGCCATACAATACACACATACGAATAAAAACAAATACGAAATATGTCCGTCATTGTAGTGTGTGAAAAATTCAACCTTAGTTGCCGTAGGTGTAATACACCACAACACACCGGTAACAATAAAAGCGACCACAAGTGCTGATATTATCGAATAGACAGCAGGCAGGCCGTAGCGCACGAACATCGGCATAAATACGTTATACATCTTTCTTTCCGGACTGTAATATTTCCATAGTCTTCATGAGGTTGTAACACTCACGAGGCATGCCCGTAGATCCGACAACTGCCATACAAGTAGAACATCGGTACGCATAGCCTGAATCATGGTCAAAATACGTTTCATTACCGCACGGCGCAGGCTCGCCACGTTCAGGAACAACGGTGCCATCAAATGCACGAGTGTAGCCTTCAGCTGTAGGCAATAAGCTCGGGTCATTGTTTGCTCTGAGCTCACGGTAATATTCTAGTCTGTCTTGAATTGAAACTGTCATACTAACCCCTTAATAATATCAGCGGCTTGGACGGAAGTTAGTGTGCCGTCCTTAAGTAAAGACATTACTAATGCCTTCTTTTCTTTTTGTGCGAATACACTCAGTGCACGGGCAGTAATTGGACGGCCATTACCACTTTCGTAGTTCGCAATTTCGGATACCACCCAGTGGTCGCGCGAATGCTGCAATTCTTCCGTCGTGTAATATGCGCCCCTGGCTGCCAAACGTTCAAGGCTTGCGAGCTCATTGCGCAAGCGGCTGTTTTCACTGCAGACACGTTTCATGTCTTCATCAGAATATATTGTCATTGATTTTGTTCTTTTTGCCTTGCTGCCTCTAGACGCTTGTGCATCTCGATAGCTGTGTCTAAATTGTTGACCCACTTTTCACCGTGCTCGTCTTCAATGCGCTGCAAGTCGTCAACGGTTGTTATACTGTCAATGGGTGACACGTTCCAAATTTCAATAGTCAAACTGCCGCCGCGGCCGTAGCTATTGTCTAACACAGCATAAAGCACAACGGGGAAACTAGGGTATGTGTCCTTGTCAAGGTCGTATGTGCCCGGTGCTAGGTTGAACACGTACCCACGCTCGCGCTTTGCTAATTGCTCGTCAAAAGTCATGAACTGATTTTTGTCAAACATAGGAATGATGTTAAAGTCACCACGACCATAATCAGCCATGAATACTTCGGTGTTCTCCGGCATTTCCGGATCATACGTAAGCTTTTCTTCAGCAAGTTCCTCAGGAGTCATCTGCCTGTACTTGAGATGAATGCCGGCAATGTTTAATGTGTGTTCGTCATGAACGCCCATTTTGTTAATCAGTTTGATTAAGTCAGCCTCAGTATTCAGACGCAGCATAACACCTGCAGGCTTGCCCCAAAGCATCATAGCATTGCCTTTTTGAAGTCTGACAGTGACTTGTACTTGAAACCGTCAGGCATGATAACCTCGTAACGGCTACGTGCTTTGTTGTACACGTATTCAGCTTCGATGCCTTTCTCTTTTGCTATTTGCTTAACTTCTGCTAAGGTAACCATAGTGTTTCACCATTTGAAGTTTGCAGCGTCAAGGTATACTTGAGTGTGACGCCTAAGTGGATTGGTGCCCGTTTTGTTAGCTGTCATAAATGTCCTAATGGTTTTTTTATTTTAAACCATTTTAACAAACGACTTGCCATCTGTAAAGCACAAAAATAAATTAACGACTTTCTTTGAAGTTTCACCGCTTTTTAGAACTTTCGCACAGGTAAACACGCCTGGAAATTTATCATGTTCTTCGCAAACTCGCACCAAGTTTGGCAGCTTTTCAGCATCGTACGGCGAGTAGTCAGTAACGCGCCACGTGCTGCGGTTGTGAGAAATATCATTGCCAACAAGTGTATTAGGATCAATTGCTACAGAAGTCATGTCATTCACCTTATAAAGAAATAGTTACACAATCAAGCATGCCTTTTTGGGCAAGCTCAAAGCAAGTTTGGTAGTCACGAATACCGTATCCGGCACTGTGCAAGTCAATGAGGAGTTTTTGAGCGTTTTCGATTTTAATACATTGCTTGCCTGCAATATACAATGGACGTTTCAGCGCAAGTTTACGGAAGCCTTTTACACCATGCGCTTTGCAAATTTCTTTAGCTTTTTTGAAATCTGTTCTAGTTAATTCTGCCATTTCTAAATCTCGCTTTGCTCTCTAAGTGTCATTAATATAGCAAACACTCAAAGAGCAATCAAGATTTATTTTCAACTTTATTTTCTGTTTGAAAAAATCCTTGTCCAGCCAGACAACATTAAAGCAAGCGCCATAGTCAGTGCCAGCGCACCGATCATGATTACCGGCAATATATTCATACGATGCACACCGTGTAAATCAGCGTAGGTAGATATGCCAGTTAACGTGGCAAAAAAGCCTATCACTAATAAAAGTATACCAATTAGCGCCAATATAAACGATACTGGACGAATTATCAGCATGGCTGTTTTGTTGCTTGTGATTCCACTCATCGGTTCTTATTCCTTTTCCTCGAGTTACAGTAAATTTTCACCACATCAATCGCATATTGCGAACAAACATAAGTTGACCACACAAACGGCACCAGTAAGAATACTATTATCAAGCTAGGGTTAGGCACCGTTGCAATCGCGTTAATCACCACCATTGATAAAAAGTATTCAGCAACAATAAACGAAATATAACCGGTTAGAGTAATAACTACATCAATTAGAGTCTTCTGTTGCATCGGTCTTCTCTCGCATTCTATTACCGATTATGGCCTGGAACAACACATAAACAGTAAAAATAAAAACTACCGACACGAGCATACCGACGGATGTTCGAACGAACACCGCGTCTAGGCTTTGGTCGCTGACGATTTGCAGCAACACCGCCAATAATGACATAGACGACGCATAAAGCGTGAGGCTACAAATTGCGAACCAAGCGACTCGCAGACATAATTTAACAAAGTCTGTGTGCTTCGTAGGCACAGCTTCTTCGTGATTTTGCATAAGTTACTCCTATTATTGTTCTTATTGTTATTAGAAGCCTGTGGCGCTAGATCATACGCCTTTCTTCAAGTTTACAAGCTTGTAATGAGCGAATCGTATCACAAGTACGGTTGGCGGCAATACCAACATTATAAATACAATAATCATGCCACCGAATACCGGTTCGGTTCCATCGATTACCAATTGTAGGGCGCAGTAAAACACGACGCACATTAAGAGTGCAGCGACGCACGCTGATCGTTTCAACAAAGTATAATTCACTTCTTGTTGGTTCATGATTCACCCTTTTCAAACACTTCTTTATAATAACGCCAGCGCGGGAAAGTAGATGCGAGTACCATACAGCCGATAAACGAACCGGCCAGTATCGTTACGCCAATAACTACACCGAGTGCCACACGTAATTCTCGGGCTACACTCTCGTTGAAATAGAACACGTCAGCAGCAATGGCGTTCAAAAGCCCGAGTATTATCCAGCCTGCCACTACAGCGACACTTTCGTAAATGATTTTCCACGTATACGGCTTTAAATTGCGCATCATCTTTTACCTTGTTTTTGAATTGTTCTAGAACATACTAGCACACGGGTAATACAAAGCAAGACATTAAAAGAAAAAGGCCAGCACAATGGCCAGCCTTTTTACAGTTTTGAACTAATTAACAGTTCCATTTCTTATTAACAAAGATTTCGTAGTTGGCACGTACTTGGTCGAATGTCATATCTCTAATCAATTCGCCATTTGAATACACCACTTCTAGTAAGCCAGAGTTCTCTGGATCATCAGTAGCTAGTGTAACAATGTCACCGTTTTCGTCTCGCGCAACCTTAAAGTAACCTTCACGGCTGTGCTTGCGAGCGTCAGTTTTTGGCTTCTTGGATGTTTTCACCATTCGGCCATCAACTTCCATCGCAGACATCTTCATTGCAAAGCCCGCGTCATCACGACCGTGCGCTTGCAACATAGAACCACCTTGGCCGAATATAATGTTTTCAGCAGAGATGCCAGCGTCAGTAAGCAGAGTATGGATCGCATCCATTTGCTCAAGCTCAACGCCATCACCCTGAATAACACGTATCCAGCTAGGCAACACAAGATATCCCTTGTTGTTCTTAGTGACGTACTTGCTCATGCCTTTAATGAGCTTTTTAACCACTCTTACCGGAACCTCAATCGGGTCGCCCGAGTCAGGGCGGACTACAACACGAGAACCTTCGCCGCCTTTAGCAGCTTGGTCAGCAATGTAGTCTTGATTGTCAATATACCAATCAACCGCAGCATCTATATCACGAGTATCACTCACAATACTGATGATTTTTCCGGCAGGCAAATACAGGTCAATCAAATCTTTAAACAGATTATACTCATTCTCAACGCCATGCGACAGAACCACATTGTGTTCTATAGCGTTAACCGAGTAGCCGGCGACATCGTCATTTAGACCATATGCTTCTTTGGCAAACCAAGCACCTTCTAATGTGTCAGTTCCACGGAACATCCCCATGAGGTGAGCCGATCCACCGATTGCTGCCGTTTCGCTAGAGCTTGCACCGCGTGCGCCAAAGTCGTGTAATGCAAATGTCAAGTAGGCATCAACATCATCAACGGACTTTTCGGCCCATTTGCGTAGCATCGCATACTTCTCAAGATCCTTAGTCGCAACTACCGTAGGATACCATACTCGATGAAGCAATGCTTCAAAATAAGGTATGAGCCACGAAGTGCGCTTTCCGCCTTCATTGTAAAGTACAAATACAGGCGTTCTACTAGGTACTACCATACCCTCGGGCAATGCACGAATGGTAAACGGTAGCTTTCCTTCAAAGTTTACTGCGATGTCCATCCAGCCGTCATAGTTAAATGACGTGCCGTGTGCTTCGGTAAAGCGGCGCATCTGTTCTACAGATTCGACAGTAATCGTTTCCATGAGGTGCAGTTTTATGATACCTTGCAGGCCGTACCATACTAGGTTATCGAATCCATAACGGCTTTCGCCATAAATGTAAATTCGATCTGCATCACGGTTCATCTGTTCAAAGTGACCAGTTTTATACGAATCAGTTTTAAAAATTAATGGTATTTGTTTCATAGTATCCTCCACGGATCGTTGTTGTTTTCTTAAATTAAGGGCACCATGCCCCGGCTCTGCGCCTATAAAGTAAAGCCTGTACCGTAACCGCTCTTCAACATCTGATCGATAATGAAATAGTGGTCAGCGAACAAGACTTTGCTCATTCTTCGATATTGCGCGAAAGGTATCCAGCGAGCTTTTTTGGCATCGTCGGCACCTTTCACTTTTGGCAGCTTGTCTTCGTCTAGGATGAACAAACCAACATGGGTACTTAAGTCACCACGATCGTCACGTCCAGGGCCTTCAAAAAACCGCTTGCCTTTATACGCGCCTTTCAGCGCCTTAGGACCTACTTTTATTAGAGTCTCTTCTTCCAACTCACGCAAAATGCAATCCCGTGCCCATTCACCAGGGTGCTTAAAGCCTCCCGGCAAAGCCCATTGACCATAGCCCGGATGTTGACCGCGTTCTACCATTAAAATGTGTCCGCGGTTGATTACTAGCGCGTCACCTGTCTGGAATGTCATACCATAAGGCAAGTCCTTATACGGTGCTTGAAATTCTTCAATGCCAGCGATGTGACCTTGCATCCATTCAAACCCTTCACCATCTTTGTACTCTTCCAAAAAGCCGACCGTGCCGCTTGGCAGTGAATCACTTACCACGCCTTCTTTAAAGTAACGGTTGCGATGCTCGGTAGCATTTTCACCGTTATTAAGAAGACTGACATCATGCATATCCCATGTAGGGAACGAGCGCAGGTAGTAACTTGTATTATCTTTGATATGACCCACAAGGACAATGTCTTTGTTCGACGTAATACGTAATCGTTGAGCATGCTCGTGGACAACGCGTTGAACTTCAGACTCCCAGTCATACTCTACGTACATGTAGTCATTCACACCTTTAATTTCGACACGGTAGAGTGAATCACCTCGTAAAGACTTACGGATCATTTCTCTGCGTTCTTCGTAATTAAACGGGTTAGACAAACTTTGGGATCGGTTGATGGACCCAACTAATACGATGACGTTATCCGCTACATCCAAAGCTTCTTCAATCATTGCCATATGAGATTGGGTGAACAGTTGAAAGCGGCCAATTACGACAGCTAACTTGTGTTTTTTACTTGACATTATATCCTCCACGGATAGGTTTTTGTTTTAATTAAACCAACTTATAGGTTGGCGTCTCTTCGACGTATCCGTCCGGGCGAGTTATGCTCGAACTGAATTCTTCTCCCCACGGGTATAGTCGTCGGGAAGTGCTTGCCGGGATTCCGAGTCGTTCACGCAATTGACGACTGTCAGAGACCCCTTGTAATTTTTCCATCGCTACATTTAGCAGGTTGTTAGCAAAAAAGTCATCCGACATGGCTACTACGTGGCCGGTTATCGGGTTATCCTTATCTATATTTAACGTAACTACCACCCCATTGTTCCCGTAGCGCCCAATATCACCTAGCTCACCGAACATGGCTTTCAATACAGGTACATAGCCATACATGCCCAACCCGTTAAAGAGATCACTGTTATCGTGTTTATCGGATATTTTGACTTTAAGGCTAATTTCAGTTAGGGTTGACGAGGTAGTTACCGCGACTGTGTTTGATGATACCCGGTTCAATGTGGATATTTTTACTTTATAGTGATCGGATATAATATCGTCAACACAGTTAAGCGCACAATGCGGGCGGCCAGCTGTATAAAGGTAATAAGCAGCGTGTCGTAGAGCAAGGGTGCGCACAGTCGGAAGTATTGATTGCCAGTAATCAAAAAACTCATAGTAATCTTTAAAAGGCTCGAGTCCGCCTAACAACTCCTTCGCGTCGGCCTGGATCTTACGCATGCCTGTTCTTGCCTGTTCTAGTCGCATCAGTTTGATATTACTCCGTGAAGACATTGCTTACCCTTTGTATAACTTGGTTCGGCATCTCTAGTACATCCGGTGATGTGCCAAACGTGCAGAGTACCGATGTCGCGGTTTGTAGTTCTTCATACGATAATAACTTATTATTGTTAAAAGTCAATACCGTTTGTGCAATAAAGTCAAAAAATTCGTCGTTAATTTCCTTCCTTTCCACCATTTCAATTATTCGTTTGGCTTCAGGCATCTGATCATTAAAAAGCGCCCAGGCATAAATCGGATAAAGGTTGCGACGGCCTAACCTAGTAAACTCTGTAAACAAGTCAGGGGAATAGCCCGGACCAAGCATATTCGATACAGACTTTTCTGCGATAGTGTCCTTGACTGAGTACAGCATCACAGTATACGGCACATAGCCGTTGTCACCATCTTCGTCCTCAAACTCAGCAACGCTTAGTATTTTATACTCAGAAAGAAACTCGTCGCCGTTGCTCGGGTTAATAAGTTCTCTGTCGTTGGATCCTAGTAATGCAAAGTTCTTTTCTCTACCACTCGTATAATACGGTGACGGCACTAAGAACTTGTACTTGTTTCCCGGATCTTCTTCCAAATATCCGTTAGAAAGGTAAATCTCATCATGTTCGATCATAACCACTCACTATACTAGGTACACAGTGCTGTTTGGCGTAAAAGACATTTTGTGCTTGCTCTGTCTCGGTAAGGGGCTGAAGGTCAGACGTTAGTTCGCATCTAGGCAGCAAGGATAAAAATATGCGGTTGAAAAAGTTAACTTCTTTGTCAAGCTCTACCGGTCTGTCGAAAAAGTGTATGCGCCACCTTTCAGCAAACTCAGACCTGCGAAGGAACATTCTTCTGATGTCTAACTGCCTAGTCATATCCGACATCTCGTATGACGTTGCTTCGGGTAGATTCACAGGCCGAGGGTTCTGCGGGTCGTCTACCGTATAGCTGGCCGCATACACTTTCGCTCTATTAAACGAGTTAGTAAACCATCTATCGTGACGGTACTGCATGAACACGCCAGCCTCATGAAAGAACACAAACGTCACTTCGTTGAGAAATATTGGCCGGTTCATTGCATCGGCAAGTGCCCATTGAGTATCCATCTCAGCGCCGTACATCACGTCGCCGTGTCCAAGAACGTTATTCAAATCTATCGAACTTGCAAGAGTCATTATATTATCCTGTTATCCTAGAGGCCGGTACCAACAGCGCTTCTTTGGCCTAAGCTCACTAACACACGGTGGACGAACATTTTGTCTGGCATAGAGCATATTAATACTCTGCTCTTCCTCAGTAAGAGGAACGAATTCAGACATTCGTTTAAAATGAGGCGATGCCAGCTTAAAAAATTTGTCAAAGAACCGTATGTTGTCATTCAACTCTTTAGTATCAGTACGTGCGTACTTAAACCACTCGTTGAAACTATTCGATGAATCAGTGGATGGCATTGACATGTGCATAGACATCGTTAGCTTAGATGACACCGATGCAAACGACAAGCCGATGGTGTCAGGACAATCCCATATACTTGCATAAACTTTCGGCTTGTGCCACGGCATTGCGTACCATGGATAGTGCGCCTTTTGTACGAAGACGAATTCGGGCGTGATTATCATGAACGTTTTACTATCAAGGAAAATAGTATCAGTGCCTATATCGCGTATGACGCGTTTGGTATATGCTTCAGCGCGGGTGAAGTGGTCCAAGTACCCTCCTTGCCAGGTGTTGCCTAGTTCTGCCATTATACGTTATCCCATAGTCGCTGATAGTAAGTATAGCCCTCGATCCTTGCTAGTGCCATTTCAGTTGCATCTATCTTAACCACGTTACCTACTTTTTCGTATTCGCGCAGGACATTCTTGCGCGTCAAACGAGGCGAGTTCAAGTCAGGCATGCTGGGCAAATATCGCATGGTTTCATATTGCGCACTGAACGCCACAAGTGCCAGTACAAGCTTATCAACATCGTAATCACTCAACGATTTCTTAAAAGAATACTCTTGCAAAAACGATCGAACGAAGCCTGTTATGGTGTATACACTAACAAAAACAACCACATACTCGCAACATTTATTTTTTCTAAACATATTAAGAATGCGGTTGGTCATCGAAGTACTTTCAAAAAGATACACGCAAGCATGCTCGCGCATATCTTTAATATACGGCTGGGTAGAAGGCTCATTTACATGGCCGACCTCGCATTCGGCTTTTGATCTTAGTATCTCAGCTAACATCTTTTTCCGGTTTTCTTTTATCTTTTTCAGAGCCGGACTGGATTCGAATATATCCCATTTCATTAAGTCTGGTCCTAAACGTTTCGCTATGAATGCAAATCATCCGAAGTCGGTTTTTATCACATGCACTTTTTACCGGATCTTTAAGATTTAGCTGCATATCCTCGTATTGGTAACAAGCGCCTTTCTGATCATTATACATGTCTGTCAAAAATTCCGAGTATATGATATTCGCTGTATCCTCGAGATCAGACGGAACGATCGCTGGCCTAGGGGACTGGGTCATTGATATATTCGAAGCATCAACCGCGTTATACAGACTCATTAGTCCCAGCACGCTTACTTCATATATACCGTCCTCCGGTGGCTGTTTAGCAAACAAGTAACTCATGGCACGAACATGAACGGGTTTAACATACGATGTCATATACCTCGTTCCGCCAACTACGGGTATTGGTTTTATTACCTCGTATATATCACCATCTATACGGTTAGCGTATAGTAGTACGAATCTACGCAATGCTCGCCTGGCAGTCATATAAAACGGTTCAGCTGACGAGTCACATGTTATACTAATGTAATCAGGAATTTCCGCTATCATGTTGTGCACAAATCCAAAGAAACATTAACCCATGTGAAAAACGGCTTTGATTTTTCCATTCTTTTCATCAAAAGTTGAGACCAGTCATTTGCCAGTGAATTCATACACGCTTCTTCATTCGTCACATAAAAGGCCGTTCGCTTGAATGTCCACCGATACATAAGGCCTAACATCTTGACTCTCCAGTAGCTGCGACCACTAGTAAAGAAATATCTTCCATTGGCTACCATATTGGCGCTATAGAGCATATCAAATAACTTCTGTTCCCAGTCTTTTACGCCACGCAAGGGTGCAACCGGGATCTGGGGGCGAAGTCCAGCAGCTGATGTATGCAACAATGTACCTAATGTAGGCACCGGTATGATTGAGTAATGTCTATCTCGTTTGAATAGCACACAATCTACAATAACTGGTTCGTCATTTGGGCCGTTTTTAACCCACATTTCCGGTGGTACAACCGCTTGTACTATGTCTATATCCGGGTGATTGTGAATCAACTCCTTTATCCCAGACATTAACTCCAAACCACGTTGAGACTTTGCTCTTCTCATGCTATACCTAGTTTGTATTTTGTGCGTTCAATTAAAGGTTCATAGTCACCACTAATTACTGCGAGTGCTGCGGTATTAGATGACATGTCTGCACCGGATAAATGACTATAGACCATCACGTCTAACTTGACAAAGCGGCTTGGATTAGCAGTTTTTCTACTTACTGGTACTTCGAGCGAACCTAAGTAAAGGAAGTACAGCAGCAGACGCCGCGTTAATTTTGGATCTTCTTTTTGCTCTGCTTCAGAGTACAGGTCAGCAAGTGCACGGGCGCCGCCATGGAAACGAAGAACACGTTCGAGGTTTGCAATAACCAGTCTCAATACATGATTGTCAAAATATATGCGGCGCTTACATATGCCGAGTGTCCAAGGCTTTTTGAAAAACTTACCAATACTAATAGAGGTACCTATATCTACGAACCGGGCGTCGCCTACTTCTTGAGCGGCATTATCTATACAATACATCAGCGCATCGTCAAGGCGACGGCGAGCAGATGTTAGTTTAACTTTCTGTGTTACGTCAGGCGAAGCGCATGTGTCGCATCCATCGTATTTCATTTGATATCCACCTTGGTTCCTTTGTGTTTTAGAAACACCCAGTTATCAACTGGTTTGAATTTGGTAAACTTGTTATTAAAAGTATGGGTAGTATATGTGTCGGTTTCAGAAGGATCGTATAACAGCACTTCTTGTGTGGTACCGTCACCGATTAAGAACAACAAGGAGGCGTCCATTAAACGAGCAGCGCGTTGGTAATCCCAACACTTGTACTGTTCTACACAGTAGCCATCGTGTCCGTTTACATACGCGGCTTTCTTTTTGTATTTGGCTTCAATTAACGTTTTGGTGCCGTTAACCGGGTCAATCACAAAGAAATCAGGCAACGTTACTTTTCCGCCGCTAGGCAGCAGTATACGTGGCCCTCTGTTGTTTCCTTGATCCACTTGCCAATTATGGGTAGGTATTATGTACCCGTCCGGAGATAAGACGGAACGTATAACTTTTTCCGCAACTTCTGTTTCGAACTGTTGGCCTATTTGAAGATTCTGTTCGAACTCAGCAGCTGACGTCATTGTTTACTCCATATTATCGGGCTCGGCAAAGTTGCCTATTATGTTAAATTGAAATCCACAAACAGGGATAGGGTTTTTGTCACTAAAGTAGGTCAACGTACAAAATGCGCCGCCGTTTTCTTTAGGGTAGCTCATCACATAGTTGACTTCTTTAGGAACACCACTATGTGCAGTCAACTCCATACCCTCTACTTTGCACCTTTCTTTGAGTTCGGATAAAAAACGTGAACATGCCTTTTTGGCATTAAGGTTGGTCTCAACGACCCATGACAGTCTGGTCTCTACACCCAGCGACTCGCTTAAGTAGTCACGGATAATCTGGCCCTCAGTCAACTCTTCGCCCACAACCTCGACAATAAGTTGGTTTAGTGCGCGCCAATTCTCGTTCTTATCGACTCCTTCAAAAAGGTCAACGTAGTTTTTATTTCTAGTATTCATATTACAGTAAATCCATAAATTAGTCAAGTAAAGAAGAAGTATGAAACTCCTTCTTTATGACTATTTATATCAATGTAACTTGTGAGGAGGGGTGATACTATCGCGGCCAGCAGCGTCTAAGTCGACACCTTCGTCTTCTTCGTCATACTCGCCTTGAATACCGACTGGTACCATGCCTTCAGCAACACCGTCTGCAGGAACCGCGTCTTCTGAGTAAATCATTACATACTCTGGATCGCTTTCATCCATAACAACATCCACATATTTTCCTTCACCGCACACTAACCTAATGTTAGAGGTTGATGATTCAGCCACACTCATCATAGCAGTAGAAAACATAGCTGCCATGTACTCAGGGTCAGTATTTGACACACTAGCAACCTGAATGATGAAGTCCATAAAATGGCCTACACGTTCGGCGTGGATGTCTTCGTACCCCATATCTTCTGTTTCTGTGATCACTGTATTGGCATTGGTAGTACCATTATCGTCTTCTACTAATACCGATAAAGTGATTTTTTTGTTACTTGACATATCTCGTCCCCTTTATACCTAGCGCTTAGAGATCTAGAAGCTCTGCGTATAACGCGTCTGCTGAAAAGAAATTGCGTAGTATCTTATTCTTATTATGTTGAAGTTTAGTTTGAAGATTACCGTAGTTCTGCACCGCGTGACGTATCAACGCAACTAAGTCGTCTGCATGTTCTTCGGCAGCTTCAAGGCTGGTAGTCCATTCCGAAGGATAGGTAAACTCCGGATCGAACATTTCAAGATAGCTAAGTCTCAAAGGAACCAACGGAATTGCGCCAAAGCACATTCCTTCGGGCCCACTAATCCCTAACGTTTCTTGTAAGTTTGCGCTGAAGACAACCTTACTCTCAGCGAGCAAAGTGTGGTACTCGCGTTTGGTAAGTTCTTTGTCTTGGCACTTGATAAATTCATACTCGGGCATGCGCTCAGCGAGCATGTCGAATATTTCGGGTTGTTTTTCTGGCGCTAATCGGTGCGGGAATAATACAATGTCTTTCTTTTCCGTTTTAATATACGGCTTATTCATCGATTGCATATATTCCATCGGCCAGCCAGTTATGCGTAGCTTGTCAGCTGAATCTTCAAAGCCGCTTCCCATCACGTTGTCGCTGAATAGATCCAAATGCGTGTGTGTCGCAAACCAGATATTCGTATACGCGTGATAAAATGCTTGCTCTGTAGCCTTAGCCCAGTCACCGTCTTTTATGCGCCCTAGGAAGTCGTTAGGGTCATAATTACCGGCATGCGCTAATCCATGTATCTCAACAGGAATACCGTTAAGATCGCTCATATAACGCAGTTGTAGAGCGCACGTATTCCAAAAATCAGTAAACAGGAACTTGTCACCCGGTTTAACTTCGCCATCACGGAACATCTCTGCTATACTAATTAGCTGGGATGACTTGTAAATGTTGGTTGCAGCGAAGTCCAAGAAAGCACCCGGACTTGGCCGTGGTGACACAACATCACCGTCGATAACTCGAACTTGGTACTCTGACTCGTTGTCGGCGATTTGTCGGGTAAGGGTAGCAGGCAAATGACCGTACCACTCGCCGGTGTATCGCGTTTCTAAAGGCTCAATCGGGACAATAAAAATCGTATTCATTTATCACCCCACACCAGCACAGCACCATTTTCGTCGTCTTCGCTAACGTCTACTTTTAGATAAACACCATCATACCCGTATTCTTCGAGTATGATTTCGCCTAATTCTTCGGCTAGCATTTCACAACTTTTGTGATCTAACTCAAGAGTGCCATCATATAAGCGCTCTAACCAACGCTTAAATTGAATGAACTCGATATCACGATCATTGTGAGTCACACTAATAGTGACTTTAAAATGGAAGATGTGTCGATGCGGATGAGCAAGAAAACTAACGTCTTTCCAGTCGCCGGTCGCTAACTTCGGATCAGTAGCGGCTGCCGGGTAGCAGTGTATGCCTTCTTTTTGAAACGTGACGTAGATAAGTCTCTGTTTGATGGGTGTCATATACTTATGTCCTTTTGTACTTTGTTACTACAATTTAGTCGTATAACAAAGTCGACGTCAAAATCAGTATTCATATGACAATCACACAAAACCGTGGTTGTGAAAAAGCAGCCCGTAAACTCGCAGCGGCGAATTAACAAGTCATTTTTCTTAAATCCGTTTTCGTGATAGTCTGTTACAAGGGTTACCGGCAAAAAATCGCACGTTTTAAATATTGCACCATATAACTCTTGCGAGAAGGCCGTGCCTGAATCCGATCTACTATACAGTCCGTTAATTGTACGGCGATGTTCTTCGTACCAGGATTCACACGTCATGCCTGTATTATTGTTGTTATTATGCATGGCTCTGATATTTTTATCTAAGTCTCGCAAGAAAGGCTCTTGCGACTACAGTTATATTACTGCTTTTTAGTATAAATAATTATAACACAGCCATGCCTGAATCCAAACACCTAGGTGCATAAAAATGTAATTATTCTGCAAAAATTACGGCGCCCTTGTTATTCCTAAGACTAGTAAGTCGTAAAAGATAAATCAAGACCATCATGCGTATTTTTTAACAATTTTTTTAAGTTATTAACGATTCTAATAAGCTTTGCCACAAAGCTAAGTTATTAGGTTACCGTTTATGTCAACGACGTACTTTTTGCCGGTGTTAGGGTTAACTATATCGATGCGTTTACCTAAGCGGCTCTGCACAGTTTCGCCTTCCACTAAGTCCCATTCACCAGTGTCATAGTTGTATTTGTAAACACTGTTCGTGGATGCCACAAAAATAGTATCGTTGAGCAGGCCGCCTTCTATCTCTATGTCTGCGAAGTATGCATCGTCCTGGGACTGACAGCCATAACCAAACGCCAATTTATTAGCGCCTACCCATGCAAGCTCTGGGTAATTACCAGTGTTGATGTTGATAATGCTGTTAGGATTATCTTCACTAGGATCCACTGTTGATAGGGCTGCGAGGCTTTGGGTGGAGAACGGGGTGGCCCAAGCTCGGATTACTGGTCCTTCTCTCTCAATTCGTATACGGCTCTTGCCACTTGCTGCCCAGCCATTGTTGCTTGAGTTACGACCGTTGTTCCAGTTTACTGGTGTGCCTAACGGCAAGTACACACCGCCTGATTGCTCCGTATCATTATAAGACAAACACGCCAGGTAATACTGGCCTGATCCTCCCCCGAGTGCTAAGCCGCCGGGTTGTCGTATAACTGCAAGGAACCTGTTTGCAGGTTCGCCGTCGGCATTCGTGTAAGGCTCGTGTGCAACAATGACAGCAAGCGCATCATCGTCTTGTGCCGTGGAACCGACAGTAACTTCAATGGTCACATTGCGTGATTTGCTCGGACTGGAGAATCCAACATACTGGGGTGTATTTGCCGTGCACTGTATCCTGTCAGCTGACGAGTTATACGTGAACGCACCCGCGTTGTTAGACAGCGGATCCCCCGGTTCAAAGAAAAGGCTATTAGAGAAACGATTCCAGGTCTGAAACACTTCGAAATTAGTAGGCGGCTCATAGCTAGCTATAAACGGCACCGCGTCTTCGAACGTATCGAACATAAATGCTTCTACCGTAGTACCACCGGACGTTGGTGGCTGGCCCGGCTTGGTAGCCAGTACACTAATTCCAATATGATTTGGCATAAATATTTCCTATTTCCTATAAGCATATTTAAGAAAAAAGGGACCGAAGTCCCTTTTTGTCTCAGTGTTGTTATTATTAGAACCGCTTCATAGCGCCCTTAGATAACCCTTCACTGACGTATAGCTCTTTAAGCCCTTCTTTAAGAAGTGACTGTACAGCATCACACTTGGAGATGTGATCTACTAGATACTCTACCGTAGTTTCAGTATCAAGCAAGCGAACGTCAAAACGTTTCAAGTTATACTTTGCACGGAAATGTCCGCGATTAGTTCTGTATTGGATAGTGATGTGTTTTTCGTCATGTGCAATGACATTTTCTTTGAACACGAACACTACGTTTTCGAACTCTTTGGCAACTGCATTCACGTATTCAGGACGAATAGTCTTCGTCATATCATCGAATATAAGCTGCATATAACTCAAGTGCCCGTGGGCAATGTTTTGGCATCCCCAAGACGTAGAGAACTTTAATCCATGCGTGTATCTAAACGGCGCGGTCGGCACATGTTGATTATACACATGTTCGGTGACCTCTAGTTTGCACTCGAGCGAAACTTCGTAATCGGCTTCGGCCTGTAGCTTTTCTTCAAGCAAGGCAACAAGCGCTTCGGTTACTATTTCTTGCAGGTCTTTACTCGGCTTAAGGTTCTGCACCCATTTAATCGCGTCACGCGGCACATCGATCTCAAACGCTCTAGAAGTAATTCTAACAACATCACTTCTCATAGACATAGTCTTTTCGCTTTCTTCCATGTACTGCTTAAGACGGGGATCACTGATCGCCAGAAACTGCTTATTCAGGTATTCGCGCTTAGCAGACGACACGATAGTAACAGTAGACACGTTACTAAAACCTTCTATCAACCACAGCTTGTGATCGAATCCGTAAACGTCATGATCGATTATTTTCTTCAGTGCTTTTTTACCAGTACTGAAATCAATAACCACACTTTCGTCGTCTGTTACTTTCCCAGTTACTAGAAAGCTAGGGTTATAGGATCCGCCTATAATCATACCCATGTCGTCAATATAAGCATGATCCACAACGCTTATATTCGACAAGAACATTGTACTTTCGGCCATAATGCCTCCCTTACTTGATGCGCTTCGCGTTTACTAGAGACATGAACTCTTGGCGAAGGGCTTGGTTTTCTTTGAACTGACCACCTAACTTGCTAGTCATAGTGCTAGACCCAGTATCTTCAACACCGCGCGACTTAACACAATAATGAGTCGCGTCGACTACAACTGCGATGTCGTCGGTACCTAAAATGTATTGTAGCGCATAGTACACTTGCTCTGTTAAGCGCTCCTGGATTTGCGGCCGTTTAGCAAAGTATTCAACAATACGGTTGATCTTGCTTAAACCCAGTACTTTGTCTTTGGGCATATATGCAACATAACCAAGACCGTCAATTACCACACCGTGGTGCTCGCAGTTAGACTGAACGTTAATGTTACACTCAAGAACCATTTCGTCATATGACATTTTATTGTCTACGGCGGTACACTTAGGAAAGTTTTCAGGAAGTAGGCCCCACATTGTTTCCAACACGTACATTTTAGCCATACGCTTAGGTGTTTCGCACAAACTGTCGTCTGTCATATCCATACCTAAGTTCTTCCAAATTTCAAAGAAGTGTTTTTCAAGTACAGATATTTTTTCTTTGGCTTCTACTGTTAGAAACTCGTCTACAACCGGAGTTGCTACACCTTTCGCAAGCAAGTGTTCTTGGATTTTTGCGCCCAGAACTGGGTCAGTTTTTGTTTTATTAAATGACATTTGATTTTCCTTACATATCTAATGACTAGTGAATTGTATTGTGACGCAAACAACGATCGTCTTGTCCTTGTCACAATACTATTTAGTCAAAAAAATCGAGTGTGTTCTATTAAACGGCCATTTTTGGTTTATTCGGTATATCCGGATTAGGATTATAGCCTGTTAGTTGCAAGTCTGTGTACTTGAGGTCTACAAAGTCATCTAAGGTGTTTAGCTCTTTTGTAATTTCTAGTTTCGGCGGTGGCGGAATATCCATTTGCTCTGTCTGTAACAATAAATATTCAGACGCCGCGTACTGGTTTTCATAAATGTGTGAATCACCACACATATAAGTAAGTTTACCGGGCTCAAGTCCAACGAGTTTAGCAATACAAATATTCATAAACGCGTACTGTGCCATATTAAACGGCAAGCCGAACAACACATCGTTGGATCTCATGTAAAAGTTGCTGTTTAGCTTGCCGCTAGGGGTTACATCATATTGCTGTAATATGTGGCATGCGGGTAGCGCAGCAAAATCTACTGAGTACTGTGGATGCCATGCACTAATTAAGTGTCTACGGTCGTACGGGTTATTCTTTAGCCCGTCTACAAGCTGTTTAAGTTGATCGACAGTCTTGCCGTCCTTGCCGGGGAACGCACGCCACAGGGCGCCATAGGAGCCAGGACCGATTTCACCTTCCGGCCAATCAGTATGACCTTTGTTATCTAAGAACTCACGGCTTGAATTACCTTTCCAAATAGTAATCCCGGTTTCTTCTAGAACTTTTGTTTGTGATTCACCGCGCACAAACATCATTGTTTCTTCAAATATCCATCTAAGCGGAGTCTTGCGCAATGTAGTCAACGGGAGGGAGTCACTCAAGTCAACTGACATAGAATGCCCGAATGTCGACTTTGTTTTCATGCCCGGGCGGGATGAAGGTTTTTCTTCAGCTACATTCACCAAATGGAGAAGAAGCTCGTAATACTGTGTGTCAAAAGTATCCATAATTTATTATTCTTTTTATCTATGAACTAAGGGGGACTAGCCCCCTTCTTTTGTGTGTTTTATTCTAAGCGGCCTGGGCTTCCGACGTTAAGACCAATCAAAGTTTTGCCGTCTTCTGTGCTTTCAACACATACGCCGTTAAACGAAACGTGTTTATTAAGCTTAACCTTACCAGTGCTCTGAATCTCAACATTAAGTGAATCAGGACCGTCACTGCGTCTAACTAGTAAGGTTTGCTTGGCACCTACACGGAAGTTAGAAACACGGTAGCGAACAGCTTCTTCACACTCTATTAGAATTTCAGCAGCGTCGTCTAAGCTCATGCCATCTTCTAATGCAACGTAAACAGGAAGCTTAGCTTCAACGTAACGACGACCGTTATAGAACGTGCCTTGCACACTGAAGAGCGCTAAAGTTTTACCAACAAACGGATGGGCTTCATCTGTAGCAGAGGGTACCTGTAGTTCGCCAGGAACATTAGACTCAGTAACAGTTTCGGCTGGCTTTTCTTCATCTTCTTCCGGTACTTCATCAACTGGTTTTTCAAAGTGCACAGTTGATCCACGCTCTTCAGGAACAAACTCACTACCGTCAGTGTTATATACTTCTGTAGAAGTCTTGTTCACGATATCTTTAACCGCTTCGGTCTCAACTACTGCTGGGCCTTGAGCTAGAATATCGTCGCCTGGTTTGTTTTGTTTACATAGCACTTCGTAACGACAGCAGCGGCCCTTAGAGTTATTGTAGTCCGACGGAATACTTACTACGTCACGCGGGTTAATTTTAAGGATAACCACTTGGCCGCCATACCCGTAGGCCGTGCTCAAGTAGTGCAACGCGCAAAAGTGCAAACCGGATGAACATGTTCTTTCACGTTCGCTATCTACTTCTTCACGCGGCATTTCCACTACCCGGCCAGGCGAGTTGTCGATAGTACCAGTGTGACGGTCTTTGAAGTTTTCCGTTACGCTCTTATATGCAAGCAAGTGACCGTCGTCTGTAATTGGCAAGTCGTTATGTTCTAAAAACAAGAACAGTTCTTCAACTGCCGTACGAGACGGGTTTTCCATGATATTGTCTAGGAAGCGCATCAGTGGTCTGAACGGTAGCTTTTGTTCGATACATCTAAGGATACGCTTACCGATTGAGTTGGTAACAACCGCCCCGTTAAACAATACTTGTGAGTCGGTTACTTCTACACGGCCTTCACAAGCGCCGGTGATTTCACGAGTTATTGCGTCCTTGACGTTTATATTCTCTCGAATATACTCATGGTCTTCACGATCAATGGCATCTACAATACCAGCAAATCGCGGGTGATTACTCTGTGAAACGATGTGTTGTTTGCCGTCTACGAAAACGACAACACTATCTTCACGTATGATATACGATATCATTATTCCTCTCCTGTGTTAGTATCAGTTATTACCTGATCTCGTATTATATTCCGTGCTTGTCTTAGCGCTTCTTTGATAGAAACTTCCGGTATGCGAACAATACGCTTCTGACCATCATATCGCGTTAGTTCGCACGAACTACAGTCGTAAATGCCTGTATAAGAATAAGCACTGTTCTGCGCGAGTCTCAAGCCGCGTACAAACGAATACAGTACCGGTGTCGCGAAGACGTTAGCAATTTTACCACAGAACGTCGCGTCCCGCAACATTTTACTTTCTTTTGAAGACTCGTCTTCAATAATAGCATGAAAGTCTTGTTTACCAATTACTGCCTCTAGGAACTGGTAGGTGTTGCTCGTAGTAGCTGACGTAATTGTTAAGACCTTGTTGACGTATTTACTAGTAAAATCATCATCTATCTTAAATCTAAGATCAGGACAATTATCCGATATGAACTCTATAGTTTCCATTATAAAGCTCGGTATATTACCTGCTAGTTCGCCGGCCGATACCCCTTTAATAGAATCAATGTAGTCTTTGTGATCTACTACTGCCATTTCAGATATTTTACCACGGAAGTCTTTTAACTGCACAGACAAACAATTTTCAAGGTTTTCGATAGCCTTCACATTCCGTTTACTTGCAGTATAAAACAATATTCTAGAAACAGGGTCACCTGAGGGCAGCGTATAGGCCTTGTTAACTAGCTCTTTAACTTGGTCAGAATACTTACTACACGCTTCCATTGTCTCAGTAGAATACGGCGACGACAACGTACCTGCGTCTATGCTCACGTACACAGTGGTATCAGAGTGTACGCTAACAACATCCCAGTTTTCTAAATAAGAATCAATTAGCGACCCGTCTTTGCGCACGCGGCGGACACCAATATTCATAGCAGATGTATCGCGACGGTTGGCTTCCCTAATATCAACTACAGGTTCAAAATCACTTACGTTACCGTAGTGTGATACTTTTAAGTCAACAGCATCGAGGAACGCTTTGATTAGCTTAGCATCTTTTTCGTTTGCTAGAATACTTATGTTGCAGTAGTAAGCACGATTTTCCTTAACGTATTGACGCCAAGCATTAACGTAGCCTGCCTTGTCTTCAATCAAAATCTCTACACTGTCTTTGAAAAAGTTGCTACTTGTCCAAGTACGAGTCCACGTCTTGCCGAAATCATATTCAAAAGCATAAGCAGTCTCGAAGTTTTCGAAACCGTCATCCACTAAACCCTTTAAGTGTCGCGGGTACAGCCTACCCAACGGCAAGTCTGTCTCGTCAAAGTATTCATCGCTAGGGTCAAGGCCTAGCAGTTCGGCAACTGCTTCAACTACTTCTTCGGCTTGGTCAGATTCCAAATAGTTTTCGTAAACTTTGTCCAGTATGTGTCGGTGTACTACTTCTGTATAGACAACGTCAAATGTCTTATCGGCTTTCATCATACGTGCACGACAAAGCGCTTGTTTGACCTCAGCCACATCTTCTACAGGTATAGTACCATGTGTCACAAACAAGTCAGGTATTGACATACTAAGGTTAATACGGTACTTGTTCTTCTTATGTGCTACTCGTTCAGAATCTAAAGAAAGTGTCGATACAGATAGTATAGGATTATACTGAGCGTCAACGATTTTCTGGACACGATCGCTTAATAGCGAACGAAAGTCCATACTGGCCATACGAGCTGCATACGTGCCGCCCGGCACATCAAGTTCCAGGCCGTTCTTAGCCATTTCAATTACTTGATCAACGGTTTGTATTTCTTCAACTGCATCTGTGATACTTGTGATTGTGTTGTTAACTGCTTGCCATATACGTTTACTTAAGGCAGAGACTGTTTCGTCGTCATAGTGGAGTTCTTCACGGGAAGGTGCAATCGTAAGTTCGCCTATACCAAACTCCATTACTACTGCGGAGTCAGGCGCGTTTAAAGTCATGTTGTTTGGAAGCACCAAACGGTCCATACTGACTGGGTAAATTATAGGCCCCATTTGAGCGTAAAGGCCCGAGCTACGTATCCGTACTTTGGAGGTGTGATAATTCAACCTGCTATTGCCTCCATCGAAGTATACGTTAGTAGAATACGACACTATATCGTAGTCAGCGGCTTCTTCTAGCGCTACTTTGCCTGCCTGGACGATACTAGCTATATCTTCATCAATAAGACGGTCATCGTACGCCGACGGATTAACAATATTAACAGAGCCTTCAGGGAACCACATGTAAATGTCGATAGCTTCAGCCAGCCAATGTGCACGTTCAGAAGATTCGTTGTTTTTCATCGGTACTGAAACTTCAAGTCCTGACGGTTCGTCAGTGTCCGAGCTGCCCAAATGGTTGATAGACGGGAGGCCTTCTTCATTAATAATTACAGCGAAATAGTGTGCTTTTCCTTCGTGGTAAGACACAACATTAAAAATGTCTGTATAACCGAGTGGTGATTTGGATCCAAGGCCCAGACCGCCTACGGCTTTGTTGTCGTCGTTTTTAGTGCTGTCGAAATACGTGGTATAGAGATTAGTTGCATTGTCTATATCCAAGCCAGGGCCATAATCCCTTAACACGAATACTGGATTAAACTGCGTCGGGAGGGTCACATCAAACGGCTTCTCGGTGTTACCATTCATCGCGTGCGCGTCAAGTGCGTTAGTAGACAACTCACGAATAATAGCGTGTCGTGGGTTTGAATACATGTTGCTTGATAATATCTTAAAAGCGTGTGCGTTAGATTTTATGGTAAAGCCTGTCGAGGCAACGCCGCTCGAAGTCCGTGTTTCTTTTCCTTTGGTTGTGACTTTCATTACATACCTTAAAGCTTGGTTAAACTATAATTCAATATTAGCAAACTTTAAAGAATTAATCAAACAGAATTTTTATTATCGATAAAATATTTCTCGGTAGCACGTCGCGCAACAGGTGGTAGGTACAGGAAGTTGCTCTATGTCAATACCGGCGTGATTCAGAATAGCGTAGTCGACATCGTTTAATGGTGTGGTAACTGACGGTAATGGTTTTGAGTGCGTGGGCGCGGTGAAAAAATCACCACAACCACCGCATCGCGCTATCCCGTAATTTTCTTTTTCTGCCATGTCTTATAAAGCCCGGTTACGCTAATATAAATCCAAAACATTTCAATAACGAGCGAAGGTAGGTTGGGATGGTAAACTAAACTGAATGTCAGCATGAGGGCGCCGCTCAAGTTTAAGAGTGTATAACGATACGAAAACGTGCCTGCCTTTTCCATAACATTTAAGTAATATGCAAGGATAACACAAGCGCTGCCTAGCGTACCGAAAAATCCAGGCACTGTTAGTGCTTGGCCTAATACATCGTTGATATTCATTTATTATTATTCGCCTTGTAACTTAATTGATGCACGAAGTGAGTTGAGGGTTTGTTTTAGTTCATTGTCGTCGGGTAGCATATCTATGGCCTCGAGTAACAGTCTCAATGCTTTAATCTCGTCTGATTCAGCCGTAATTACTTCAGCCTGCGGCGCCAGTGCATTATCCCATAAAGAACGGCCTTCGATACTAAGAGTTGACGTGTCGATAAGGTTAGCAACCAAAGACCCGTCGTATGTATTATCGTCGTTATCCATAAGATTTCTTAACCATATTATCTAAATGCGCGAAAGCGTCAGCGCCACCATTATCCTTTACCTGGGCATCTATCTCGTCGAGTTTATAACTATAGTAAATCATACTCTTTAGGTCTGCGACCGTAGTATCCGGCGCAGCATTTTCAAGTGCTTCGAAAATCCTCCGCATGCGATCCTCTAATTCATCAACCTTTTTGGATATGCTGGATACGCCTATTTCGAGATTGGTGATACTCACACCGTACTGGGAGATAGACGAATCCATCTCCCGCAAAAAGTCAACAGTGGCACCACAAAAAAACTCTAGTTCGCCGAAAGCCCTTGTGGATAGCACGATCGATGATTCTACTTCTTCAACGCTCAAAGCCGGTGGCGGCAGGTCTTTGAAGTCACCAGGGTAGATCCCAGTGCGTGCGTAACCTTCACGAACTATATCCAAACAGTTGTATGTTAACTGCCGGACATTGTTTGCCGCTGTGTCCAACGTCAATATTGATATGCTGCCGCTGTTATACATGAGTTTTCCTTATACTAGGACTTCCCGTAATACCCCTAAGTCTTTAGGTGATATTTTAATGTCATCACCCAAGTCAGAAATATAGACAGGAACAACGCCCTGAATTGGTTTCTGTTTTAATTCAGCAATAGAGTTCTTATAGTACTCTGTTTTATCTTCGGCTATAACTACACCACCGTTATCGGTAGTTACCGGGTTGCCTGAGTCGTCTAGTTTGACGCACTCCTTGACAATAGCACCGTATTCTTCACCAAAACTTTGCTCAGCACTGCTTATCGTTTCGGCCATTTTACTGAACTTCTGCGACAATGCCGGCTTCATTGGTAGCTCGACTAGTCGAGTGAAAGCTTCGCTGAATCTCTTATCGAAAAATATACTATATGTAATCATGTTTGTCTTGTCCTTTTATAGTTGTTTTTGTTTATTTATCTACGTATCTCACGCAGTTTGTCTTTTCGTGTCCAAGCCTGATTGTTGCTTTTTCACTATCTGTAAGTTCATTGTTCATACGCAAATATTGATCTATAGTACACGGCACGCCACGATACCAATACTCAATACCGGTTCTTCCACCGGCATAGGCAAACACTGCCGCCGGACCGTCGACGCGGTGTAAATATGTCAGGCTGTCATCTAAATAGCGCGAGTTGGATCTTACTAGCTTACCGTTTTTTGGCCAGTACGTGTGTAAAACTGGGTGTCCAGTTTCATCAACCGTCATCTCTAATAGCGCTGGTTTATCCGGCCTAAACGATTCATGCACCATGTAATAGTCTTGCGAGCTTAGATCAACCTTCCCGTTCTTTGCGTATAAACGGGTTTTTGTAGATATCTCGTCTTCGAACCCTTCTCTTACCCTGTACTTCTCAACGATCAAAGCAGGAGCAGTATTGTTTCTTCCTACTAGTCCATTTTCTGCGTAGCATTTCTGATGGAACCGATTCCCTAATATACCAACACAATAACTACTCGTAAGAGCAGGCAGATCACCCGTTCTATGTAATAATCCATACTCTGCGTATATCTTTATATCGGTGTTCTCAAGCGGATATTCAGTAGATCTAGTGGTTATTACAAGCGCGGGACCTGATTCAGAGTGTAGCAATATCCCTCCCGCCGTTTCGTAAAACGACAAAAAAAGATTGACACTGGTATGGAAGCACTTGATAGATATCTCCACCGCTTCATTTTTATGGTCTATTACTGCCTCGAGGTCTTCGTTAGTAGGTCGTTTCTTGTTTGTCGCATCGGAATACAATCTATTGGTTGTTGATACGAAAAGTTTTAGGGCGTTTTCCTTTGCTGCGGTAACCACCTCACTTACGCTATAGGTACCATCAGGTACTAGTATTTCTGTTACTTCACTGAAAGCAGATATATGCACTGCATTCGATGCGTTGTTTTTGCCAGAAATGTCGAGTACGGTCTTTAACACAGGCAACACATCCGGCACCGTAGAAGTGTTACGGATAGATGCGGGTATTTCAAATACTGACGCTAAGATACCTTTCATTGGGTCTCACCCAAAATTATCATAGCTTTTTCCTCATCACTTAAATTACATCGTTTTACGAACTCAGACGGTGATAACACCTCGTTCTTTATTATATAGTGGGTGTTTTGCTCTGTTATGAGCCCCGGATAGTATTTAGACCCCACATCCATATTGTGATCAATTAGTAGCCAATAATTAGGATCACTGTCTATTGTTACCTTCCATCCGAATTTGTCATCTACATACGAGCACTCAGCGATCTCGGTAATGTCGCCGCTACGCACAGTGATAGACCTGAAGCCTTTTTTACTAAGCTTCTTATCTTCGATACTCACCGTAATATCTACTATCTTTTTGTTATCTCTATCAGAATAAATTTTCGTCGTAAAAGCCGGGTGAATACCGTTGTCGTTTATGTCGCCGTTTTTGGCGTGTACCTTAATGCGGTTAGTGTAGTTGTTCAAATTCACATTACGCATTGTGTGTATAACAAGTGACGGTGTTTCGCCAAAATCATTTAAGAGACCGGTCGCTGTATCAATATAGAATGTGGCATGAGTAAACCCGCGCTGGTCGCCGTTTATGTTCTTAATATCGCCTTTAAGATCAACACGAAACAGGTCGTGCGGAGTTACTTTTTCGGCACTAATAGTGAACTCATACGTTGTTACTAATGAGTTTTCGTCCTGAGTTTCAAATTTACAATACGCAATCCCGTCTCTTACATGATTCACAGTCGGTCGGTATTGATCCATATCAATGTTATTCATGAATATGGTACTAGCGAAGTACGGCTTTATTTTGGTCTCAAAAGCCAGCCAGCACCCATTAATGACTCTACCGGACTCAACGTCTTCACCTCGTGCCAGGGCGCTAACGAACCCGAGTAACTTCGTCCCATAACGCTGCTCTTGTGTATACGCGTCTACAAGACGCGTCAAAACAACTGCTACTTGATTCACGTTTGAGCGCCCGACTACTACATTTCGTATATCAGGTAATTTAAGCATCGAGGTCTTCTCCCAGTACGTACAAACCCTTTTCGGCTTCTGTCATTTTTGAACGCATTAACCACTCTTCTTTACCGGACATTTTGTGGCCGTGCCTTGCATACACCCGCGTAACAGTCTTGCCCGCGTTGATACTTTTAATAGCAGGTCCGTACTCATTGTGTACCTCAAAATTATCATCTAAATAATAATGAGTCAGCACGTTCGTTGTCAGACAAACAAGCGCGGCTGTCGGTGTAGATGACCTAGGCTTGCCGTTCACAATATAAGAGGTGTATGCTTCTACTCTCTTAGCATTATAATCTATGGCAGGTCCATCTTCGTTGTGAATGTGGCCGTCACAGGCGTGAACTGACATAGTGAAGTCACTTGTCGTACCGTAAAGCGCAGGCTCGTCAGCGCTTCTGTGCAACTCTCCATCACGTGCGCATATAATAAAGTTTCGGTAACCTTCACGATCATTTAATACCAGCGCAGGGCGATCACCATCACGGTGTAATTTACCAAAACGATTCAAGTATATCGACAAGCGGGTATTAGTGCCTATCGACTGCCCTTTAGCAGCGCGTATAACCAGCGCCGGTTTGTCGTCTTCCGGCGTAACTATCTCGGCTCTATCAGTACAATAAAACTCAAGGTAGTGTGATCTGTATCCATCAAAGTCAGAATACATAGTGACTTGGTTTAAGCTTTCACCGACTCTTTTTACCTCGAAACGCTGAAGCCAATTAGCGTTAAGTCCCGTGTCGCCAAGCATAAACAATCCAGCAAACAACGAGTGTTCGCGCAGCGATTCGATAATACCTAGTGCTAAATCATTCACACCATTCAGGTACTCATGGTCCTCGGTGTCTCCGCGATAGTGAAGACCAAGCGACTTTATCCTTCTCCCTATACCGCCGTCATTCGACTTGCGTAACAAATCCGAAATATTATCCATATAAATAGCGCCGTCGTTTTTCAATCCCATATCCAACAAATGATGATCTATAGTGTTGGGTATTCCGGTACGGTAAAACGCGGGTGTGTATGAAACTAGCGCGAACTCTTCATATCTCATGCAACCACCTCACCATGCGATAACGCAATCATTGTTTCTTCAGTTTTAGTCAATATGCCGAGTGAACACAATGCTTCGAATGTTGTTTCTCTACCATGTAGATAAAAGCTGGCGCTTCTAGGTGTTATAACGGCAGGTCCTACCGGATTATGCAAGTCGCCTGTCTTGTCAAAGTGGGTCACACCGGCTATACCAGATGAATCAACGTATGTCTCGGATACAACAAACCCGTGCGGCGTAGTATCTATAGTCATATTACAGTATTGGTCACTTCTAGAACCCGACACCATCGTGCCGTTTTCAAAGAACAGCTTAAGTGTGTAATCACCTTTACTCATATAAATCGCGGGCGCATCACCTACGTTATGGAGTTTTCCGGCAACTGCGCAAACTTCAATATGAAGAATATATTCCTGTGTTAGGGGATCAAATATCTTGACCTCAATCGCAGGCCCGTCTAAACGGTGCGGCATGCCGTGCAACATGTGCACACTGTACTCGTAGTCAAAAACGTTAGACTTTCCTTCCAGACAATGGAAAAATATAGCATGGACCGCAGGGCCGTCTGTTTTGTGCAAGTGATTATTATCGTCTACTTGTATGGCAACCTTACCGATTGCTAAGGCTTCTGGACGTGACCCGCTATTGTTTGGTCCTCCCTTGCGCCAGTGGAAAAAGCTACGGAAAACCTCGCCGCCAGGTATGTCCGTTACTTCTTCTGCATCACATACTATATCGTACCTAACATCGGTCGCTTCAGTGATAATATCTTCTAATACATAAGCGATCCATTGTCGGTATACATCAGTGCCTTGGGAAAGTTTGTCCTGGAGGCTTGTATCAAGCACCCACCACATTCCTTTTGACAGGAATTTTTTACTAACTGATTCGTAGTTTATAACGGTATACAACGGGGCAGCCTCGCCTATTAAATCGATAATAGGATCAGCCACAAATATCGGTTCTGACATTTTAATCATGGCGTTCTACTTTTATAGAAATATTACATCAATTCTATATTAGTATTACGCAAAAGTCTAGATATTTAATTTTGTGCGGTTTGTTTGAAATGAAAAAGCGCCCTTTATATGAGCGCTTTCTACTGCGGTACTTTATCGCGAGGATGAATCACTTTTTTCACTTACGAATTTGTTCAACTCGTTTGCTACTTTAAGTACTTCTTCTACTTCGCATTTTTCTGATTCGTTAGATCCGGCAAGAACAATCTTAGTAGCTAATTCCAAAATGTCTGTACGGATTTCAAAGGCATTCTTCGCCATGTAAAACTCCCTAAATATTGTGTATTACTAGGAGTATTTACGATATTTTCACCTTTTGCGGCTATTAGCCAAGATCAATACCAGTCGTATTAGAAATGTACATCTCTTCCATGTCTTTGGAAGGCAAGTAGTACGAAGTCAATGCATGGCGCATGAATATCACAGTGTCGGCCTCCGGGTTGCCGATTGCGTAGCTAAACGGCATAATTTGCCCCTGTCCTTGTATTGCAAGTCGGATGGGCTTTTCTATTATAAGACTAGTGTCGTCCACCGACTTTACTTTACCGATGACTTCTGCGCCATTTGACATCTGAAACATGAATATTTTTCCAGGTGTCTCGTTTAATGAGTATGTAGGCTGTATGAGCATGTGTGATTCCTTTTTATAGTTTTATTTTGGATGCCAAATCTTTCATGAAGTTTTCAGGCACACGTTTATCGATCTCACCAATAACGTAAGATTCAAGTTCTGTTTCTTGCGGTGCCGCCTGGCGTGTCTTACCAGCGATCCAGCTCGTAGTCCACGGCAGCGGGTTAGCTTGGCCCGGTGAATACGGACTGTTAAGTTGAATGGCACGCATACGATTATGGCCAATCCACTCAACATAATTACATAAAAGACCTTCAGTTAAGCCTATCATCGAGCCTTCTTCAAACAGGAACTTAGCCCATTCTTTCTCTTGCTCGATGGCCTCAACGAACAGCGCATTACACTCGTCGCGAGTTTCTTCACGTATTTTTGCAAAGTCCGGATCTTCTTTAGGCAGTGTCTTAATTGCGTTCTGGGTGAACATTAAGTGAATGTTTTCGTCACGACAAATGAACTTAATGACTTTGGCGTTGCCTTCCATTTTCTTTTGTTCAGCGAATGCCCATGAGCATGCAAACGACACATAAAAACGAATACCTTCAAGCGCGTTTACTGCATTAAGTGCCATCCATAATGACTTCTTGTGCTCATAAAGACTGAGCTTATCATCATAACCGTGAACGCGCACATAACAATTGTTATAGTCAAGCACATCGTAATACTTGGCAATTGATTTAGCACAATCAACAATTGGCTGGATATTATTAATACCGTCAAACACTTCGCCTGGATCAGAATACACGTTACGGATAATGTGCGAGTACGATCTGTTATGGATAGACTCAAAGAAACTCCACGTCTCGATAAATGTTTCTGCTTCAGGCAAGGTAACAACCGGCAAGAACACCAAGTTAGGCGAGCGTCCTTGGATTGAATCTAGCAGAATTTGTCTGCGCAAGTTATACGTGAAGATACGTTGCTCAGCCGGTGTGAGCTTCTTAAAGTCACGGACGTCTTTGCTTAAGTCAACTTCTTCCGGCTGCCAAAAGTAGCCAACTTGTTGTTCAGTCATGCGCTGAACTGTACTGTATCTGATTTTATCGTACCGCGCAACTGTTACGCCGTCGTTATCTGCATCCAGAAACGTGTTGCACTGAACGTTGGATTTTACGTTGTCGAGGTTATATACTGACTTCATTTACTCTTCCAAATGTATCTATCTTCATGTTGCATGAACCCGCGGTTCTCCCAGGCTTGCACATTGTCTTTGTAAGGGTTCAAGATTAAACTAATTTCTTTAGGGAAAAAAGTTGCCTTAAAGTATTCAGTGATGCGAGTTATTGCGGCATCTACGTGTCTGTCTACCTTTATTGCTTTATTTATAATGCGCCACTTCCCTTGCGCTTCATTTTCGTAGTCAAAAAGCACAGCGGCGATAAGCTCAGTGCCGCCATACAGTCCTATACAAGTCTTCCCAACAGTAGAGTCATCAAAACTATACTTGTTGAAAAAGCTTCTGTATAAACCGACAGGCACACTAACTACCTTAATGGAGTTAGGATGCACATGACCCTTATGAGCCCCGTATTCTCTGTTTATGAAGCTCATAGACAGCGAATTCTTCTTATCCCAGTCGTACTCACTCACATGCAAGTACCCAAGCGCAGGTTTAGCGGATATGCCGCGGTAGTTGCCTTGCTTATAGCCGACTTTATTTTCGTCTATAACTATGTTTTCATCACCTATTAATCGACGCATATATGCGACAATTTGCTCGAAATAAGGCAAAGTAATCTTTTCTCTAACTTCCTTATCAAGAATGTCACTAATAGGCTCGCTAGGCGTATTACACACATCACCGCCGCAGTACTTCGAATAGCCACGGCCAGACCACTTAGCGTGTTTGTCGCAATCGTCACATAACACCGCTCCGTAGTTTTCGTTTATTACATGCCATTTCCTTTGAGTCCAGGTCGCACTCTCCGGTAAGAACGGAGTTGCCATGAGCAACTCCTCCTGCATGTTTTTATTGGCCGCACTTCCCAGCTCTTTGGCTGTCATATTGGATAGTGCTTCAATATTCATTACAGTACACATCCTTCACAGTCATCGTCGTCGATAATCTCGACCGGTAACGGCTCTTCTACGGTGTCTTTCTTCTCGGTGCCGTCGCCTTCGTTTGCGTCATACGTGTTCGCGTAATACAACGTCTTAATACCGTGAGAATAGGTGAAGTACAAGTCTTCGATCAACGTAGTGAGTGGTATTTTACTCTTCATCTCGCCGCCGTTTGCATCAAGTGTTTTGAAGTGTAACGGGTTATAACTTGTGTTGGCAGATATAGTCTGGTCCATATAGCGCTGCAACACAGCCATAATAGACAAGTACCCACGCGGCGACTCTTGATCCCATAACAGTTCGTACTTGTTTTTGTACTTACTGTACTCAGGCACTACTTGTTTAAATACACCATGCTTGCTTGACTTTTCACTAACAAAACCACGCGGTGGTTCAACACCATTAGTAGCATTAATTAGCTGGCTAGAAGACTCGCTCGGCATACATGCCATCATCGCCGCATTACGAACGCCGTGCTCTTTCATATCAGCACGTAACGACTCCCAGTCCATGCGCAAGTTCAAAGGCACCAAGTCATTGACATTTTTATGCGCAGTTTCCCACGGGAATAGTCCCTGACCGTATTTGGTCTCGTGCGACAATTCACACGCGCCTTTCTCTTTAGCAAGCTGAACAGAAGCTTTAATGATGTAGAAGCTCATTGCTTCCATATACTCGTCGACTAGCTCTAGCGCTGACTCTTGCGTATACCCGGTGCCGTTCTTGGCAAGGAAGTAGGCTAAGTTGTTGATACCTATACCCAAAGTCCTAAACTCTCTGGTAGAAAGCTCAGCTTGAATAGCCGGATAATTTTGGTACGATAATAACGCGTCAAGACTACGAACAGCTAATTCACAAGGTTTTTCAAAGTCTTCAGGCTTATTAATTACGCCCCAGTTAATTGCCGATAGCGTACATAGTGCAATGCGGCCTGATTCATCATGTAGTGACTCAAAAGGCTTAGTAGGCAACGTAATCTCAGCACACAAGTTAGACATAGTCACAGGGTGTTTGGTTTGATCAAACGAGCTATGAGTATTACAGTGGTCGATATTCTGCAAGTAAATTCGACCAGTGTTTTGTCTTTCATCTAGAAACTGCGACATCAACTCATACGCGTTAACTTTGCGCTTGTACGCAACTTTAGGTGACTTTTCTAACTCACTGTAAAGCTTGGCAAATGCATCGTTATCGCCTGAGTAAAACGTGTCCCATAACTGCGGCACTTCACTTGAGTTAAACAAGGTAACATCTTGCCCGGCTAGTGCACGTTCATATATTAGCTTGTTAAACTGAATACCGTAGTCTACGTGGCGAACACGGCTTTCTTCAGTCCCTTTGTTGTTTTTAGCAACAAGTAGGTTTTCTACTTCACCATGGAAGTAAGGATAATACACTGTGGCAGAACCACCGCGTACACCGCCCTGCGAACAAGACTTAAGTGCTGCCTGGAAATACTTAAGGAACGGAATAACGCCGGTATGTTCAACATCACCGCCTCGCACTTTAGTACCAACTGGGCGAATGCGTCCAATATTAATACCAATGCCTGCTTTCTGTGAAACATAGTTTACGATGGCAGACGACGTCGCGTTAATCGAATCCAAACTATCTGCTGACTCAATAAGTACACAAGAACTGAACTGCTTTTCGCGTGTTCTGGCGCCCGCTAGAACCGGTGTCGGCACACTAATCTTAAATTTACTCAACGCATCGTAGTACTCTTTAACAAACTTCATACGGGTGGATGCGGGGTAATCATGGAACAGGGTAGCAGCGATCAACACATATGCCACCTGCGGGGTTTCAAAGTGTTCTTCTTTCACTCGATCCTGTGCCAGATACTTACCTAACCACTGCCCCATGCCAGCGTAACTGATATCATAGTCACGATCATGCTTGATGATTTTGTTAAGATAATTTAACTCCTCGTCACTGTACCACTCTTTGAGTTCTTCAGTGTACCATCCTAGGGTAATGTTGCGCTCGACAATCTTACGCAAGTGCCACGGTTCAGGCTGACCGTATACTTCTTTACGTAAGTTAAAGTTCACTAACTTACTCGCAACGTATTGGTAGTTACTGTCTTCAGGGGTGATCAAATCAGCTGCGGTTTTAGTTAGCGTTTTATGAATCGCTTGTGATTCCATCCCATCGTAGAAGTAAAGCTTTGATTTAAGTTCTATTTGTGATGGCGAAACACCGGTTAAGCCGTTACATGCCCACTGTACTACTTTGTGAATTTTCTCGATATTGAAGGGCTCGAGTGAACCGTCACGCTTCTTAATGCGGATCTCTTCTGTCATTTTCGTCTCGCTAGTTATTGTATCTCGGTAGGTCTTGACTACTGTAAGAGGCAAGTATTTTTCCTACTTGCAAGTCAGACACCGTACCGCCATCATAAGTCAGTGTATCTATAAACCAACCATGTGTGTTATTTACGATGACTATCCTGTCATATCCTTCTTTTTCTACGTAATAAATCCCGAAATCGTCGTCAGCGTACGAGTCTGAAAGACTTATAGTATAGTAAAGAAATACGCCTAGTCCGCATGAACAAAACAGACTATCAGTAATCTGCTCCCATGGACTAGGCCAGTTAGACGGGGAATAGGGATCTAGTGTTTTGCCCGTCTCGATAGGAAACCTTGCAAACTTTTCGCGCAGATGAGAACCTAATTCTTCAGCGCTTAATACAGGCAGGTCAACACGCATTTTGCGCCACAGTGCCATAAAATCTTCAAAGTCAAGTTGAGTCCAATCTGTATGTGTCATACGCACCCCTGTTTAATCTCTTGAAGCAAATCGCCTTATAACCATTGAAAGTTTAGCGTCTGCGTTAAATGTGTTCTTATAGCGCCATACCGCTCTGTCAGGCGTAAGAAAGTCCACCGAAAACGTAACATACCCGGCAAGGCCATCAGGTACTCTTACAGATGGTCCTTGGGTTGATACTAGACCGGTTCGTGATAACGGACTTAAGTGGGCGGTAATTATGCCTGAACTAAAATACGTGTCGCCGTTGTCTGCCATTTCGAGTGAATACTCACAAGTGAACACGTCACTCTCGGTAGTTTCAAATATTAGGCCCCCGTCCGGGAAATCCAAAAAGGATTCCGTTGGCGGAAGCGTCCACCGAAGTGGCGCGTATATGTTTTCGCCAGGACTAGTAACAATAATGGTTTCACTGTCAACTGAGGTCTTTAGCTCTATATTCAGTCGAACATTAGCAATCGCCCTGTTAGACATCTCGTTCATGGCCGTTGCTATCAGCGAAGCTTCGCCGTGTCCGCCAGTCTCTACAGTGAATCCAACCGTTTCAGTATCTAGAATTTCTTCTATCAATGAGCTACCCGATACAGTGGTTTCAGCGCCCAATTTTTCAGAAGCTGTGGTGCCTGCAGGGAGAACAATAAGCGCAGTTTCCACGTTAAATCTAATGTCAGTACCCGGGTCAGATACCATAGAACCGAACTCGTTTTCCAAGTCAGCTTTGGTTGTACCATCTGCTAAACGAACAGGGATAAAGCGCGTTTCTAGGTAGTTCTGTCCAGTTAATGCCTCGGTAGATCCAAGGTAGTTTATGCCTGGCGGCGTATACGCAGGATCGCCGCCTATGTAGATTCGTTGAGTATCAACGCACTGGCCAAACTCGCCCGGAGCAAGTGGTTGAGGTAGATCAACTTGTCGGCCGCGTAGGTTCGTTTGCCTAGCCACCTTAATAGTAGTAGTTGGGTTCATCGTTATTCCTTCAAATAGTAGTATTATTTACTTGGAAGGAAGCGGATTAGTCGAGTAATACTCATCTAATTTTGACACCCAAAGAGTCTCGCAATCTCGATACTCGTCGCCAGAAAAAACAAACTCTTGCACCGTGCCTGTCTCCCAGCACGCAACCAAAACAACTGCTTGTTCGATGCCTGAATTGAAGAGTGCGTTATGTGCAATACCGTAAGCACCGCACTGGCAGCGATAGTCTTCTATCCATTCTTTGCGCTTGGGTTTTCTACTGTTTTTAAAATCAATAACAGAACGCTTGCCGCGCCAAACACCCGACATATCCAATATACCACCGTACATACCGGGTAAGTAAACAGGAACTTCTACGCCCCATACCTCGTCGCAGTGTTTATTGATTTCAAGTTGCATTAGTTTGGTGAGGAGCTTAGCCAAATAAGCGCCTTCTTGATCTTTACCGGTATCAAGGAGCCAGTTCTCTAAATTGGCGTGCATTGCATCGCCGATGCCAGTCGACTCTTTTGAAATGCGTTCGGCTTCTTCTTCACCGACCCTCGCTTTCCAATCTTCAAGTGCTTGTTTGGATTCTTCTGATTTGGTTGCATTAAGGATTCTTGTTATTGCAGGGAGCGCAAGCCCTTCAGGACCATAGCGCCATTTTCTATCAACAAGAACCCGTTCTACGGAGCCGTAATCGAACCGGTTCTCCAGGACAGGACGTTCTATCATATATCACCAACTTATTATTATCTTTAGTGTGTTGAGTGTTTTCGGATTGGTTACTACATTAACAGTAAATTTTGCAGCCTCTAAAATACTTATAAACCTGTATACAAAGTCTCTTTCATGGGACTTCACAGGGCTCCTGTATGCTTGCCAGTAAGGTGTAGATGTTGGCGTGCTAACATTTACAACAGGCTCTAAAATAGCTGGTGCAGGGTTTGTATGGAACTCACTCGGGGTAACGGTAATTGTATCGTGTACTGAATACTCGCTGCCACCCGACAACAAGGTAACACCTATAATTTCACCCGCAGCCGAAAACAAGGGCTTAAACTTAGCGCCGGAGCCTGTACGGCTAGACATGCGCACACGGCACTGGATAGGGCTGTAACCAGAGCCACCACTCTTTACCGCTATCGACTTGATACGGCCGTTTTCAGTGTGTATGGCACCTGCGGCAAACCCTTTGCCTGCCGGGTGGGAAACAACAATGCTAGGTAAGCGTGTCGAGTATCCTGTACCAGGGGCAGATACACTTACATTTACTATGCCTCCCTGAGAATCAACCTCAGATATCTGCGCTGATGCGCCGAAACCAGTCGGGTGATCTATAATGATATCGGAACCAACCGTGTAGCCGGTTCCTGCTTTAGTGGGCACCACCTTTAGTACTGCGCCGGTATCACTAGCGACCACGGTAAACTCGGCTGACGTGTGCTCGTCCTCGGTAAAACGGACTGGCGGGTAGGCTTTAGCTATTACAGGGTAATAGCCTGAACCAGGCTCTACTACATCTACTCTAGTTATAGCGCCCTGGCTATCAACGTTCACTTTAAACTTGGCGCCATATCCGATAGAGTGTTCGACTCGTACGTTAGCAGGGATAGGCGACAAGTTCTTGCCGCCACTTAAGATGTTAACTGATTCAACAAAACCAGATGTTTCAGTGAGGTGCGTGCCTGAGTCAATTACTACGGAACGGTTTCCTGCATGATGTGCATCGAGTATCATTTTCTCAGCAACATTCAAGTCATCCATCAACATCGCACTATACGGCTTTACATTGTCAAGCTCGTCAGCACTGAAGCACAGGCGCATACACTACCTCATTTCTTTTTTTGCAAATTGTGAAGATTTTTTGCGAACCGCATCTCGAGCGGTTTCTTCGTCACCTACGTCAATAGCAAGATCGGATCCAAACGAAATCGTATCAACCGTCACCGTGCCTATTATGTCAGACCCGGATAGCATATCAACAATCATTTCAGGTGTAACTTGTACACCTGTCATGTCATGCATATACTGAACGGCAACAGAAGTATCAATCTCTTCTTGTCCCTGTGCTCGTTGGCGTAAGATGAAATTCTCTAACTCGGCTCGCAAATTATCGTCGCTTTCGTTGATAATTTCATCTATGCGCATTATGCGTCGTCCTTCATTCCGCGGTCGCCGCCAAGCTCTAATTCGGGAGCATCAGTACCGTCACTATCAAGGTCAGGTGTATCGCCTTCTTCATCATCGCTGTCGTCACCGCCAAGACTGTCGTAATCCATCATATCACTGTCCGAGCTAATAGGTGTGCCAGAAGATAAGTCATCAGCAGCGCCTGATAATTCTTCATAGCTAGCTTGAAGCGTGTCAGTCAGGCCTTCCAAATTAGATTTAGCAAGATTGTAAAACGCTTTGGCTTGGTCTTCACCGAATTTATTCTTAATCTCTTCAGTGATATAGATCAAGTCAGTGGCAACCATCTTTGCCACTTTCTCATACATGTTCTGAATGTCGCCACTTAGTGCTTTTGCAGCAACAAGGACTTCCGCTTGATCAACGTTTTCGTTAAGTTGCTTTTCGTTGTTTGCGACGGTGTCAATCCACTGTCTAAATTCGTTTAACTCTTTCATACCAATTCGGCCGTCCTTAATTTGTTTCGATATAACAGAACCCGCCTCTTTAATAAGACCGTTCATTGCGATCTTAATAACCGAGTCGTTTCTGTTCTCATGGATTTTTTTAAATGCGTAACTAACAGCATCCTTGATATCACTGATTTTAGAATCAGGTCTAATCTTAGGCATGTTTTTGCCGAAGTTAACTTTTTCACTAAGGTATAGTGAATCTACTTTCATAATACGTCCGCCTCTAAAAACTTTTCAGCATTAAGCTTATTTACTTCATCACGGATGCGAGCAATGTTTTGGTACAGGCGTCTCTTGTACATGCCGGCCATTTGCGCAGAGTCTTCAGCCAATACGTAATTAGCCGAATTATCGTAAAACATGACGTCAGTGGTATACTTGCCGTAATACCGATCGTCGTTGATTAAGGACGGCACCAGGAAGGTGTACCCACTATTATACGCAGAAACAAGGGCTTTAGCCGTGTCTTCCAAAAAGATGTTAGTGTGTACCTCTCCACCGTTGGTTACTGTGAAGCCGTATGGTGTTTCGCCGTATGATGCACAAGATGTTTTCATCAGTTCTCCCGATCGTTGAGTCTTGCGACTCGTTTGCTTGCTGGATTTATTCTTTTTGTTCTTTTAGCTTTGCGTGACATTGTGCGGCCTTTTGTAGCTTGGTTTCGCTTCATAGTGACGCGCTTTTTAATGTCAATCGGTTTATGACAGGTAGCAGGGTCAGACACAATGCGGCCTTTACGGAGGCCACTAGTGCATCTGAATTTACGCACCACGGAGTCGCCTACGCGACTCCAGACACGTCTTGCTTCGTTTATAGAAGTTTTGATACCAAGCGGCAGAGCGCCTAGATCTTCTACTTCGAAAACGATACTGCCATTGACTCTATTATACATAGCAACCACTTCTCCGTCTACCGAAATTGCTTCACAAAGTCGATTACTTTCTATGAGTTTGCCATCGTTAAAATGAGTTTTTAGTTCAAGCCATTTACTTTCAATAAAGTTAACACGGCCGCCTGTTAGTTCTTCAAGTAGCATAAATCCCTACCGCTGCATTTGCTTTTTCTGATAACCTTAATCTACCACCATCGTATAGGATTAAGTTATCGAGGTTCTCCCGTATCCACCACAGCTTGTCTTCGCCTCTAGAAAACGCGTCAGCGTGCTCGAATCCTAGTACAAAGGCAGTTCCTCTGCCTTTTAAATCGCATACATCATTGAGGTCAAGTACAGTATACGGTTCTACTATCACATGTGGTTGACATCTAAGGCCTATTGCTTGTAATATAATCGAGAAGTTCTTTTGCGACGCCTGTTTGAAGTCTCCGCTATTAGAAACTTCAACTCCGCCCCTGCCGTGTCTCCCATTTGATCTACAATAAAAAACTATTTTCTCACGTATATCAAGGGATGCATAATCATGTGTGGCCATTATGAGCTCCCGTTTCACTTATTTAGTATTAAATGTTCACCGAACTCAGGGCACAAAAAAAGCGGACCAAAGTCCGCTTTTTTATGAAGTAAAATATTACTTGAAGTGACGCGCAGTAGCTGGGCGGTGTTCGCCGTCGTGGCCTTCTACTAAGTCAGCAGCAGTAGCCGCATCTAAGCCAGAGAATACAGCGAATGTCGCCGTAAACGTAGCAGAGATCGGGTTGCCTGCATTGTCTAGACCGTCAACTGCTTCAGCTTGTAAGCCTTCAATTTCAAGGCTAGTTGCTGGATCGTCTACGTAGAAGCCTTGGCCAGTGCCTAGGATAACGTCTACTTTAGACGCAGTGCCTGCATCGTCAAGGTACATAGGACCAATACCAGTAACAACTGCACGAGTACCAAGAACGCGTAGCGCTTTTTCAAGTACAGAATCACGAACACCGAAAGCTGAGCTTGAAATGTCAGAATCGAATGTTAGTGTAACAAAGTACATTGGTTCTACGAACATACCTTCTTGTACTGAACCTTTAGTGTATACATCAAATGCCATGATTAAAAATCTCCATAATCTTTTGTGGGCTTGTGCCCTTTTCACATATTTATTTAGCGCCGACGGCTAATATTATTTCTTTTGCTTGCCAAGTTGACGTAAACGCGCAGATATCTGATACGCCAGTGTCAAGTCGTTCATTAACTCGGCAAGGTCCATCCTTACTCGACTAGCAGATTCTGGACTTAAAGACTTCTGGCCTTTCAGAGACTTGTTAACCATAACTAGTCTGCTTGCCACACTATTTAAGAACGCGGCCACTGTGTCACTGCTATTTTTAGGCGAAACACTAAACGGCTTTCCAAGTTTCTTCTCGAAATCACCCAGCTTCATCATCGCAACAGATTCATCAATCGGACTGGTACGAAGCACTTTGCTCAGCGCTGCCCCAATCGGCTTTATCTTTTCGAACGTACCGGCGATGTCCGCCTCTATCTCAGGAGAAATAGTATACGGTAGTTCGTGAGATAGGTTGTGGCCGGAAACTTTATCGCTTGCCACAATTGCGCCAGACAACAGTTCTTTGAACATAGGCGCTGCGTCGATATCAGCTTCAAAAGCTTCTATCATTTCACACATTTCACGTATACGGCGTATGGTAGCCATATTCTCTCTTAGATCTTCTAAGAAGCTCACGTTCTTTTGTATTTTCACATCCTTACAAAGAGCACTAAACTCGTCAAATACCTGGCTAAGGCACGCACAGCCATCCACACCTACTACTTCGGGATCGTTTATATTAAACGACATAGGATCAGCTAGGCCAAGGCGGCCAGTGGACATATAGTCTAGATTCTTCTTAAAGTCGATAATACCTTCTTTTACGATAGCTTGCTTGTTGCTTGCTTTCTTTTTAGGGGCAGGTTCTTGCATGCTGTACTCTACACTTTCTGATAAATCAGAATGTTGAAGGAACTTGGTAAATTTAGCAGCATAATCAGCGTCCAGTGCAAGTTCACGGTCGCCTTCAAATTTAGAATTCTCAGAAAGAATGGGATGCGACATATATGTGTCCATCGCCGCTTCTGACAAAAATTTAATTTTAATGTATTTGTTCATTATGGTACCTAGATAGTTTAATAAACTTATTTAGTCTTAATGAACAAGAGGCGAGTGTTAGTCCCGCCTCTTCTGTCTGCCTACTTGGTACCCTGTAAGGGCGGCTAGTGCTACAGCTGAAAGAGTGTCAACAGTAGTGCCGGCGTCTTGCATCTTAGCCGGTATTAGTGGATCGAAATAAGGCAATATCTCTAAACGAGGATTATACCTGCGCAATAGCATCTTGGCGTCTTTGTAAGCATAAACTCGCTGAACCGGTGTGATTTCCGCCAGCTGGATAACCTTACGCCTAAGACGCTTAATCTTCTTGTCACTTATTAATAACATGCTTTCAAATGAAAACAGATAAAAGCTTAGTTTTGATTTAGTAACAGGCATATCACCGCGCAACATTTTAAAATAGTCAATCAAATGGCGCTGTGAATGTTTCGTTGTTTCGTTATTGTACTTGTACTTGGGGTTGTTGCCCAGTACAGTTGCACACATAAGAGCAACGTCGTTCAACCGGGTGTATGCTTTGTTGAAGTTTTTATACACAAGTGCTTCGTCAGCGTACTGTGCGATTGCCTTGTGGCTCTGGCGCTCTTGGACAAGCATAGCCATAGACACCAGTGTCAAATACAACATCTCACACAACGTCTTATAACTATACTTATTCAATCCAGTTAGCGTGTAAAAGAAGCCGCGGGCTTCTGATAATTCAGAAACTAACGACTCGCTTTTTGTTTCGTTGAAGGGCCACTGCTTGGTGTAATTATCGGCCATTACCTGTCCCCATATACTTCGCAACCTCTGGCGGATATTCGAAGTCACCGCCTGCTAAATCAGGTTTGGTGTCAAAGTTCCTAGCCATAGTCCTAAACACCGACTCGGCCGCATCTGCGGTGTAGTACTTTTTAACCGCGGCGATAAGACTCTCAGCACTGTCTAGTACCTTAGCATCTGCCTTGCCCTGGAAAAGAACATCAGCAATCCCTTTGGCGTCAGTTACAGGTTCACTAATAACCTTGTCATCCTGCTTTTTAACCCACCCGCCGGTGGCCTTTTTACGGGAGGTTCTTTCTACTTTCACTAACCCGTCCTTAGGACTCCACTTCCAGCGGATAATCTTAACCGGGCGGCCATAGCTATCTATCTCGTCACTTGATTGACGATCAACATGCGCGGCTATACTAGCTATCGCCAAGTTGCGATGTGTTCCTTTCAATTTAGAATCCTTAGAAGACGGCGAATGAAAATAAAGTTTAAGCCATTCAGGGTTACCGAATATAAAGTCCACCTGCACATATCCTGTGCGGGGCTGCCTCTTGTCCTTTTTAGGATTGTAGCCCTGGATCTTAACCGCGGTTGTTATTAAGCCACCTACTTGACGCACGTTTTCTTGACCTAGTACTTTCTTTAGCCTTTCGATAAACTTTCCTAGTTCTTCCGGGTTTTTAGGCTTAAGTGCAATATCGACATCACCACTGTACTCTTTTTTGCCAACTGATCCAAGCACATGTGAACCTAGATCGGGTATTTGAAGGACTTGAGCCAACCCGTTAATAGTAGGTTCTATTTCACTTATATGAATGGCGCCGACGTTACTGAAGGCGTTGCCGCCCTCAGTTAGAAGCATAGCGCTGTACGACTGTTTTAATCCCGAAATATCTTCTAAAAACACAGGTATTCCTTAATCTGTATTACCGCTGAACGACTGCAATTCAGATTTCAAAATAGTTATGAACGTGTCGAGGTCAAACTCACGACTGCCGGGCAACGATCGTATAAGGGTTAGTATTTCGTCGTCATAATCGTCGTTTTCTAGCGCATCTACAAGTGCGCGGGCTTGCGGATATTCCAGGTTGTACTCTTTAACGAAGTACTCAGCATCAGGGTTATTATCAGTAACAATAGCCGATCCTGGGCGGTATGTTTTTTCAGATACAGATTTTATGTCACTTTCAGCCTGACTGATTAGCGATTCAATGTCGTGGCCGGTACGGCGACGAATGGTCGAAAAATCACCCATTCCCTCAACAACAAGTCTCTCGTTACGGTTAACGATACGAAAGCGTTTCTGTGGGTCATTGTACATAGTGGTGGCTTTTGAGTCCATATCTAGGTTTAGATTGAACTCAGCCAGTTTAGCTCGGTTGTATTTCCTATTTCTTATTGGCATGTATAACTCCGAAAATAAGGTTTCTTATACCTTATTTAAGGAAGTTATCCAAAAGCGGTTTCTATTCTGTTGCCCAGTACCACACGATAAAGCTGAACTGATTCACTTGCTGCCTTAGTAATACGTAACAGGGCTTCAAGCTTTTGTTTTGCTTCACAGAATGCGACCAAAGTGCGACTATGTATACAGTCGTCAGCGTAGGAAATCTCAACGCCATTTGGAATGGTTATCGACAAATCCTTATAGGTATTTAGGTACTCACCAAGCATAATTTGATGACTACGAAGCGCACGAGTAAGGATGTCTGCAAACTTTTCTTTTACGTAAACCACGTCAAGGCTACCCTCGATAAGTTTAAGGAACTTTTCGTAGGTTTCTGCTTGTGAACGGATCACACGTTTGGCCGAAATAGTAGCATAACGAGTATCACCTAGTATATAGGCAAGTTCTAACATTGTCTTACCGACTATCGAATCGTTCTTGCTGTTTAATACAGTAGACTTGATCTCTTCTCGCTTTTGCCATATAAAGTTCTTAGCTTCCAAGAATGTGGATTTGTCGACTATCTTAAACATGAAGCCGTCAGGGTGCTTAATTACTATGCCTTCAATCCAGCTATCTTCCCTATCAGAGAACTTACTCGTACTAGAATGCACAAGCGCAGTCAGAAGATGATTCTTTACTTTTTGTTTTGCTTCTTTGATTTTATCACGGCACGGGTTTCTCGAGTCTTTGATTTTCTGCTTCAAAGAATTCCAAGTATCTTGATCAGTATCTTCAGGGCGTTTGCTGTTCAATTTAAAGTTCGCAACTTCGCTTACTGTCATGCCCGTCTCAGCATCTGTCTCGCCTAGAATCGCGTTATATTGCTCGATTGCAGTACTTATTTCACTTTTCGCTAAGGACTCTTGTAAGAACTCCTGCGACATTTGCGGTACTTCACTAAACATAACTTTAGATGTTCGCTTTTCCTTTATCACAGTAGTACCGTCTCTACTAACCAAACATTCATGTTCGACGCTAGTGATGCCGTTTGAATCGTATATCTCCACTACTTTAGGCATTATATGCGGGTCGCCTTTTAACTGTCTTAATAACACAATATCATTCACAGCATCATCGTAACGGATTACGTTGGGTATCTCGTCGTAAAGTACTTCTACTTCTATCTCAAAGTCGCCCAGTAATGATACCTCGCTTTCGCAAGCTAGCAATGCGCGGTGGGCAAATATGCGATAATTGCTGCTGAAGTTCTCGGGATGATCATCAACAGCATAAACTTTATCCAGGTTCCCGAACACAGTATACATTTGGCCGTTTTCTACGCCAAATCGCAGGTTGCTGCCGTCTAGTTTCTCAGTCACAACACAGAGCTCCAAATCATTAATTGCTCTGTAAAACAACGTATCGTCTAAATCTTCTATATGAGTGATCCCGCGCTTCTTTTCAACTGGCGCGGCGTGTTCATTAATCAGTGAATGTTTATATTCAGGACTCAGTGTACTTTGTCGAATAATGCTACGGTATATACGTGGCGCGGATTCAAACATAGTAGTCACGACGCCCACTGCCTCGGATAACACCATATACGCGGTTGGTAGTAATGAACTACCGTAAAGCGAAAGTATTTCACCTAACAATAATTGCCAATAATCTTGTACCTGCGGGGTGGATGCGTGTTTGTACGGGTAATTTGCTAACGAAAGCATAGTAATAAACGCACACTCGTCGCGTTGTGATAGAACCAGTTCTGGGTTAAGGTCGGGATCACCGAATCCTAGTTGGCCGTCGTGTGTTCGGATCACGTCTGAGTCTAATCCCGTCATTATAACGTACTTGAAAGCTCGGTTCGCTTCATTACTAAGAAAGTACGAGGACGATACATAACGTAGAGTTGAGAGGACAGAAGTCTCTGGCTGTGCTGATAATTGCACACATAGGTCCACCACATCTTTGACAGACACGTTGCTTGACGCAGCAACTTGGTTAATCATCTGCAGGTTAGTAGTAACAGCCTGTTCTATAATCTCGCCAGCTTTGCGTGATATAGACGTATCACGTGGTTCTAAAACCTGCAAAAACTTACCGGCCAAGGCGTTTTTTTCTTTTTTCATCGTGTAATGCCTTTACAAAAACGGTCTTCTCTGTGCTTTTTAGACTATTGTAGACAGCTTCCGCTTTCGGGTCTACCGTTTCCTTGTCGGCTGAGCCGTTCGGGTTAAGCCAAACTTTACTTTTTCTGGCCATTTATCGATTCCTTTAACTGACGCTCAAACTTGTCAGTATTTTTCGCTTTTACTGCGTTACAGAATTTCCGTTCCACAACTACTGCAACTTCTTCACCGTAGTTAGCTTCTAGTGAATTGAAAAAATTCAGAGCGGCTTCGAGCACCTTGATTCCGCGCTCAGTGTGCTCGTCAGACATATGATCTACAGGTATGTCTGCAAACTGCCCAAGAATATCTTGCAGCGATTTACGACTCTCCGGTATCGAATCATAATTATCTAAATCAGATACTTTCATTATCCTGCCTGTTTTATCCTAGAGTTAATCACTTCTACGCAAACTATTCCTAACTTTAGAGAACGCGTCAACTGTACTAGACGCATCTTGCGTAGGTGCGGGCGGCTCTTTGCCCATTGTTCCTTTCTTATTTATAGAATCTAGAATAGAACTGGTTTGTGTCTCAATACTTCCGCGTTCGCCTTCTTCGAGATCGTCCATCTGCATAGTAGCAGGATTGTATTTTAAATCAATACGCTTACCTACACCACTTGAAGAACGTGTCTTTAAAAGTTGTAACTGATAACGACCGTTCTCTTTCATAGTGTTAGTTACGTAAATTCCAAACACGTTATCAGCTGTGTTGATTTTAGATACGCCGCCTGCAATGTGCTGGTGCCCAAAGTCAACAGCTTCGTGACTGTCACGGTTAAGCTGCGAGGCTGTATCCAATACAACATCTAATTCAGCAGCTAAGTCACGCAACTCTTCCGACACATATTTGTCTTTCGTGAATACATCACTTGCATTTACTTTGGTACGGTAAGGCGAACATAAGTCCAAGTAGTCAACGCACAGTTTGTTTACTTTACGACCTGTCTGGATCTGATACTCTTTAACGTAAGCACGAATCTCAGCAGCAGTGGTTCCGGACGGAAAACGTTTTATCTGTAGTGAGCCGCCATACTTTTTAGCAAACATAGCAATACGAGTCGAGGCGTCTTCACTATCCCTCATCACGTTTTGTGTGCTTAGGCCCGCAAACATAGCGTCTAGACGCAACGCACACAAGTCCTCTGACAGTTCCAGTGATATGTACATCGCATTTTCGCCACGCATGACAGACTTTCTTGCAGAGTTTTGTAGGAAAATACTCTTACCAGTCCCGGACTGCCCTGCATAAATGTTAAGTGAACCTACTTCAACGCCACCGAACAACGCGTGGTCTAAATCTCGGTATCCCGTAGACACAAGAGGTTTCTTCTCTTTCATGCGCTGCAAGCGCCCTAACGGGTCGTCGAAGTAATCAGTACCCAAGTCTTTGACGAGGCCTACTTGAACTGCTTCTTTAACTAGTTGCTCAACGCTACCGTATTCTTTCTTTTCAATCAGTCGCGGCGCATCAAGAACAGCTTTGATGATTTCCTTGTGTCGAGCAAACTTTTCGTAATTATCAAGGAACCATTCCTTGTGCTCATCTTGCAGGTCCTTTGTTACGTTGAATTGTTTGCCCACCACCGCTTTTAATTGATCCAAGTCAGGCAATGCACTGTATTCATCAGCATATTTTACCATGAAATCGACAGTCTTTTTATTTGTCTCAGAGGCATAGTGATCAGGCTTAATCACATTACGACAGCGCACAAATAATTCAGGATCGCTTAAGAAAAATTGAATGAATAACTCCTCGACCTGCGGAGTATACTCTTGGATGTAATCAGACATTCATATCCTTTTTTAGATTTATTGTTAGTGGATTAGTCTCTACGCTAGCTAGTATACTTTGGATTGTATAAATCCTACCGTACTTAGCAGCAGCGGCTGCCGCGTCCTTAAATTTATGTTTCCATGGCGGAAACGATACTGACCAGCCTTCCCTTATGGCTATGTCAATCAAGTCGTCGCCGTCTTTGTCGTTATCGGGCACAACAATTACAGGCATGCCTAAATTTTTGATCATGTATATCTGATCATCGTTAATGTTTCTTCCGCCACATGCCATGCCTTGCATAACATACGCGTCAATAACACCTTCATACAACACCGCAAACGTTCGTTTGTAGTTGTTATGGAATAAGTGGTAATTGAATATCGCATCGTCCGGCATCATTGAATGATACTTTTTGATCTTAGCAGCACGGTCGTTTACTGCACGCGCCGTATAACCGATCCGTTTACCGCCAAATTCAAACGGAAGTATTATACGATTGCCTGCTTCTTTAGTGACAGCGTAACTCCAACATATATCGTCAAACTCAAGTAAGTCACGTTCATACATATAAAGCAAACACTCATTCACATCAGCAGGAATAGGATGTCCTAGTTCAGCTCTATCAAGGTAATAACTCATAGGTTTTGCATCGCCAGGATAACTATGCTCACGTGACCAGCGCTTTGTTATTTGCACGTAACGGGTACTAAACTCGTTGAACTCAGGCATAACATTATCTGTTATCCTAGTCCTAAGTATCTGACGTATTTGTTTCTCGTCTTTTATAAGACTTTGGGCAACTTCGTTGAGTTTGGGCTTCTTGTCTTTGAATAATTCAGCGAACGGAACTTCAGTTTCTTCGGGCTCCGGTTCAAGCATCAAATCAGAGATGACACCGCTATGTAGATCCTCGAATAGCCCGTACTTAATCTCATCTATGAGTTGCTTTTTAACGCCGAGTTGGCGCATAAATGACTTGAGCGGCTTGCTCATCTGTTTCTTGTGGTATTCGTATTTGAACTTAAAGCCGCAATTGAAGCATGACCCGCCGAAGCCTTTATGATCGACTTTCATACCGAAACGTTTCTTGGTGTCAGGCGAGTGTCCTTTAGTAACACACATCGGGCAATTTCTAGTCCTGAAACCCTTTCTTGAAATTTTATGTGGCCCGAAATTCTCTAGTATAGTATCTAGTAACTTCTGATCCCAGCTCATATTCTTCTTATTATTTTGGCTTTTGTGCGCAGTAGTATAATGCCAGCCGCCAAAATAATCAAGATCGCCAAGTCAGTTTGTCGAAAGTTCCTAAGTTGTCCAAATCACCTTTGAGGATGAACTTCACCCAGTAAAGATTACCCACTACGTTAAAGGCATGGGTGCCGGTAAACTTATCCATCTGTATCTCGTTTACAGGCAAATCTTGTACAGTAACAGGAAACCAAGAATTATTATCCGGCGGCGGATCTAGTTCCAGAGTACCGTATATCTCTAGCGTTCCGCTAAAGTTATCTGCTTGGATAGACATCGTGTGTAGGCTGTTTCTGTGGTTTCTTAGAGCGTTACATGGTATAGCTGAACTACTATACACCGTTACACCGTCTTTTAACGTAGGAAGCCATTTTTCAAACGGTTTTATCTCTTCTCTACTAGGGCGCGGTGTGCTATCTGCGTGGCCTGTTACCTCTACTTCGAAACGAATCTCGCCGTTCAAGTCCCGGTAAAGAGGTTGGCGCGGGTTATGTTCGTAATTGTTGGTGTCGAACATTTCCATAGACTCAAGAACCATCTCGTAATAGCCAGGCTCAACCTCTAGTAGCTCACCTTCGAGTACATTTAACGAAAACTGATCATCGTCAGTTTGTATTAATCTTTTTTCAAATACTTTATCGCCATTCATGCGATCCACGATCTTTGCCATAACCACAAGGCCGCTCACATTCTGGCGTTTCATGTCACGGTTACGGACTCTAAAATAATGAGTATTGTCAACACCGCGGTGGAGGGTGATGGTATCATTGTCATTCATGCTATAAGTCCTCGGTATTCCCACGAAAACGGTACTTTCATGGTTACATAAATATATGGTGTACAACACAACAAATATGCCTTTTTAAAGATATTTAGCAGGTAGCAAAATGACCCAAGACGAACTAACTAAAAAATTTCCTTTTCTAACTGGCTTGAAAATAGGAGATGACGAATATTTAGGAATTATTGAAAATGTAGCGAGTAAGGCCGTTACCTTCTATGATTTCGAAGCACTTACGGACCACGATGAAAAAGTGTTATTCCTTAAACTCGGTTCAAACTGGTGGTGGGAAACAAATAGATCAATCCCGATTGGTGTGTATTTATTTGAAGAGATGAAAGCGTTTTCACATACTGTACGAACGTACAGGGAAAAAGACGTAGAAGTCTTGTTTGGACCCTACGTCAGTTTAGACGAGATGTGTCAAAAGAAATTCGGCAAGAAGCGCGTTGTTAAGCTGGTAACTAATATGGGCTAGATAGCCTTTAGTGCTTGTTTAACAATCGACATCCTTTTAACAAATAACTTGAGTGACAATGGATCGGCCAATGCAAGTTTATGATGAAGTGTAACCTTTTCATTCATATAATCATATGCAAACTTGCGGCCCGACTTCAAATGAATCGTCATTATATTATCGGCAGCATCGCACACTTTGACGGTCTGTGATACTCGGGTACCAGCAGCATAGTGATTGGCCTCAAGTATTTTCCTAAACTTGCGGTTGCCTGAAGACTTGGTTATCTCTGTATAAGTGTAATACAGATGATACGCAAACTCAGTACCGAATTCATTAATTACCGTAACAAGCTCTACGTCTTCGTCTTCCACGACATCGTGCATTACAGCTACACGGATTGCCATCACCTTTTCATCGTGCGTCAAGCCCGTTTCCAGGACGTTTAACGCTACGTTAATGGGGTGGATAATATATAGATCGTTTGTCCCGATTCTTTTGCGATCAATGTGCGCGTTATAAGCAAAATCGAAATACTCTTGAAATCCGGGATCGAGTTCAAGCAGCGGGGCAATCAATGCCTGATAGCGTTCTTTCACGTATTGTTTCCTTTTTGTTATTGTCTATGTTTATGGCCATATCTGTATTGAGGAAATCATCAAGTTCATAAAACTCAACACGAAAGCCTTTTGGTAAGGTAACGCCCGGTTCATACTTTTCATCGCACAACTCTTCACCATATATCACCAGTAACTCTTCAGTCAGCATACAATGCGTACTTAGGTTCACTGTCCTGATATAGTATCGAGTTTTTGCACAACTCTTAAGTTGAAAGCTTGTGTACATGTGTCTCCCTGTATTTTTATGTATTTATTCGCAATGCGAAAGAAGGGACCAAAAGCCCCTTCTTTAAATACTAGGGCGCACTACGCCTCACAGTGTATAGCGATCTTTCATAATAGCGTCAAGCATTATTCCCATCGGTGATAGGTCCTTGCCTTCTATAATGGTCTTCGCTATGGCCGGGCTAAATCCAGACACCATTACCATGTCTTTATCAGTAGCTTTTACCGGGTTGTTGCCAGGTCGAGCAGCTAAGTTCCAGAACACAATAGTAGGACACTCATAGCCTGCCTTTTTAAACAAGTCTTTTACAGTGGATGTAAGACCGCGGTTACCCCAGGAATTGAACTCCATGTCAGATAACACAAGCAACATCTTAGGCATATGGTCAGCCGGAACATTGTTGTTCACTGCAACTTCGAGGATTTTCTTGAACGCTGCCGATAAGTCAGTGCTGCCGCCCCAACCTGCGCGTAAAATATCCTTGTAACGAGCGTCAATTTTAGCGCCCTCTTTCACGAAGCCAAACTGAGGTCGTGACTCGAAAGTCATGTACGCATTCTTGAATTGACCAGTGTTACGTTCAGCCAAGTACATGCCGAGCGACACAGCAATATGCATAGGATCACCTCTCATTGACGCAGAAACGTCAATCATAGGCAGTACATCAGGCGCATTTGACATCGAGTCAGCCAAGTTTTGCCACTGTGCTTGCATGGCGTCGACTTCGGTTTTTGACGTTACTGTTCTCTTACCTAAAGGCGCAAGTATTTCATGCGGGAATATTGCGCCGGCGTTAACCTTTGTTTCACCTTCAATAGCTGATTGGATGAATTCTTCAAAACGTACAGGGTCATGACGCAGGAACGCCTTGCGGTATTTCTTAAACGCGACTGACGGTACGTGCGAATAATTGATCTCGTCCCACTTGCCTTGGCACATTTGGGTCTCAACTACTTTAGTCAAGTCAACAATCTTGCGACGGTATTCCTTCGGCGTGTCCTTGTAGCCCATAGACGTACGAACAGCTCGCGCGAATTTACCTTTGCGCGGAAGCCATTTAGCAGCCAAGCCGTTGCCCGAATCAAGCGCTTCGTTAAACAACTGACCGATGAATTTCTTGTTTGCATCGGTGCACTTGTTGAACAAGTCAAGCAAGTCGCGCCAGCGACCAATCTCAGACGACTTGGTTAGTAGTGCCTTGACATTTTTGGCACCATAAGTGCGTTGGTTAGCAACCAAGTGTTTCATTATTGTTTTAAAGAAACGTCGTTCGCCTGCTCCGCCTCGCACATCACGAGCCCATTGCAATACACGAAACGTCAGATCTGGGTTTTCGGTGTGCGCTTCATCAAACATTATGATGATCTCGTCGTCGGCCATGTTACGGGATGCACCTGCCACAAAGAACAAATCAAGTGATTTCTCACCGGAAGTGATGTTAGTTACTGCGCCGTTTGCTGTACGGGCTTCTACTTCAGTAACTTCTTCTACAGGAGTGTGTTGCGTGTTAAAATGTGTTGTCATTTTATACTCCTTACACCCTTACACTTTATAAGGGTTCCAAATTTTAAAGTATTATAATTTCTACTTCCTGCCAAATCAAGATTTAATTTGATTTTTTAGAACGGACGAAAAATCTCTAACTTTGATATCTTTTCTTCAATCTCTTCGTACGTAAACAAATCAAAATCAGGGTGAGCATCAATACATACATTCATGCTTAGACCGATACCAGTTAAGTGCATATCATGGGAGTGTCCGTATAAGTGCCAGGCGCCATAATGTTGCTTATTCCATATCATCATTGCGTAGTGGCACCCGACGATATGTTGTTTACCGACTCTAAAATCAGCGACAGGCGGCAATATACGCACTTTATCTTTTAACTCAGGAAACGCGTCGAGTGTATTGTACCATAGATTTAACCGGTCATGATTTCCAGGCACAAATAGCATATTGCCCTTTAACTGTGTAAGTACATTGCCTAGCTCACCGAACTTAGACGGACCCCAGAAAGCAAAGTCGCCCATATTAACTACCGTACTATTATCAGAAACTTTTGCGTTCCAAATATCAATTAAGGCAGCGTGCATTTCGTCTATATCACTAAAGGGACGATTGCAATTTTTTATGATGTTCTTGTCGCCAAAATGCCAATCAGAGGTGAAGAACGTGTTGTCACGGTTTAATGATATTGTTTTGTTCATCGAAATCCTCCGGATATCCGTAATTCAAGACAAGGTGCGGTATTGCTTCCGGACACTCCTTTTTCACGAATACAAAAAAGTTGTCATAAGTTGTGGCGCCTTCATCAGTCACCCACATTACCTGCACAGTATCAGGCACCATCATGTTACCAGATCTAGCATTGGTAAAACCACTGTACGTTTTTTGCACTTTAGTTGGGCCACTATAGTAGGTGACTGGGTCGTCACCCAGTACGTTTGTTCTGCTATGTTGTACACTAGTAAACGCTGAATTTTCTGCCATCAGATCAATTGTTATCCAAGAATCAGGTATACCTAAATGTGCGAAGTCAGTAAACTGGATGTCGAAAGATTCCAGCTTACCTCCGGGTGACGGTTCCGTCGATGATACAGCAAACACCGATTCAGTTTTGTTTTCTTTGTCAAGAATGATTAGTTGGAACTCGAGTGACGTTTTGCGTGCTTCGACTAACATACCTGCAATAAACACATTCGCGGCCGCTTCACTCAAAGAACGATAGCCCAGGTCGCGAGATCCGTTTGCTGTATTTGCTGTGCGCATGCACGAGTCAATTTGGCCTGCAGATATAGTTTCTTGATGAAGGCGAGTATCTATCTCGAGTATCTCACCGGTAGTGCGCCCAGCGCGTATAAGATAGCTGATTTCGTAGCGGTCATCTGAGAACAACGAGCCAGTACCCGTAGGGATAATGTTGCGGTCAAGCACCAGGGCGGCCGCATATGCTGGTCGAGGTGATAGCTTGTTGGCATACGAAATATTATGGCGCTCAGTAGCGTTGTCTATCTCACTGTATTGGTTGTGAAAGTATTCAACTACTGAGTTGATTCTACTTAGTCTTTCTTCTACATTCATATTATTCACCTTGTATTTTATACATAAGGTAACAGATCATGAATGTTATTTCAAGTAGAATTTACAGATCGTCGATAATAACTTTTTGATCAGTAATTACATCTACGTACTGATTCAGTTTAACCTTCTCGTACTTGATCAGGTTCATTTCAGCAACGATGTTCAAAGCATAAGCGATGGCGTGACTCTTTTTGAATTGATAACCATCGGTGCCTTTTTGCCATATTTCCGAAGACATTTCATACCAAGACTTTTCTCTTAAGTGACTTTTGCCTGGTCGTATAAGCGCGATGAACATAGCCAACTCCAATACAGAACGCGGACGTTTCTTTCGTAAAAGCCCGTAGTGACCTGATATCTGACTCAACTGCATAACAACGCCCTTGTCGAGAAACATATCCCAATCGGGGTCTTTGGCTATGACATTGCGCAAATGGCGTTTATTTTTAAAGAAGCTCAAACTGGATAGGTTAAGTAGGTCGACTTTTTTAAAGCCTGCTTCTTCTGCCTCAGTATATGTAAGTGAACACAAGTTACTGAAAGGATCTACAGGTACGGCGTGCCCGTACACACCAACGTTATGTCGGGTTAGGGCACCATTACGACCTATCATAGAGGCGTCTATATGATTTAATTCTTTTAACAGAGTGTCTCGATCACAAACGTCGATGTCTATATCACCATGTCTTTTCATAAGGATGCTGAATCTATAATCTCTAAAGCAAAGTTAACATCACTACGGCGCTGATTAAAAATAAGCTGCCATTCACCGGGGTTAATTATACCCTGAATTATTTTGATCTGATCTTGGCTAAACCGTTCCATAAGGGCTTGGCCGCCGTCACTCAAGTACATAAGCCACGGTGTTATCTTACCGCTCTGAATATGAGAAACTGCTTCAAACGTAGACACGTGATTAAAGTAATCAGCGTAAGTCATATTATTACGCTCTGCCCAATCGGCCATTACGGTTATAGAACGTTCAAGCCCGCGTTGCACCGGTTCAGTTTCTAAGTGATTTATGATGTACTTATCATAAGTCTCGGCGCGGCACCACTTGTTTAGTGCTACGCCTTCCTTCACCAAGTATTTGATATAATCCTCGGTACTGAGCGGGTTTAAGTCACACAGAGCTCTACCAAACTTCACAAAGTCTTTGTAATACTTAGAGTGTATAAACGACTCTTGTGTTTCTTGCTTGCGGTTTGAACATGATTTTAGAAACAGATTATAGGCCTCTAACCCTAAGCGAGCGCCAACAGTGTCACGATCTTCGTAACGCTGTTTTTTCATGCATTTATGGACAAGTAAAGTATTTTCCTTAGAAAACTTCTTCTTACAAAATCTACATTCAAACTTATCTGCCATTACTTAACCAACTTTTTAATCTCATCGTTCTGATAGCCCCTGTCTTTAAGATACAAGCGTTTTTCTTTCTTGCTCATACTACTTAGTACTATTTGGGCTTCAGTCTCATTCCATAAAGGATTGGCTTCCATGACAATAGAAGTCATAGGATCAAGTTTTTTACGTTTCGGCGGCGGCACGTATTCAAATCGCATAGCATGCCCCATGCCGATCGCAGCACATACGAGCTTCCAGTGCATCGCTTTGTGCTTATAGAATACGTTCGCATGAACGTTAGCTAAGTCATTTACCATAATAATAGACATATCAGGGTATTTTGACGAATTACTAATAAACCGATTAAGCGCATAAATGCTGAGCTCTTTTTGTTGGTCTTCGTCTAAACGATCGTACCATCCAAAGTCGGCCATGGCAACTGCGTTCAACATCGATTTAAGATCAATTTTGCGCTTGCTCGTAGTGCTCATATCACAGTATATCCGCTAGTGAGAATGTCTTTGGAACGTTTGCTGTTTCGCGTGCGATATAGACGCAGTGTGGACCTCTAATAGCGTTTTCTGTATTACTAATAGGCATAGTAATCAAGTTAGCCGGGTTCACCTTAGGTGCGTGCCATTCATAGTTGCGATACAGCGTTTTAATTTCAACAGGTAGTGCTGATGGTAGGCCGCCTTTTAACGGGTTATACACGAACGCGGTAAAGTTGCGCTTGGGTATTGAGTTAATAGGCACCATGCACATTTCATCAAACTCATTACTGGTAATCATGATAGACCAGTTTAGTGGTACCTTAAGTTCAAATTCACCTATTTGCAGTAGCGCAGCAGGAGTAGAAAAGCGCTCCATAAAGATTAAGCTACTGAAATAGAAATCAGGCTCATCTATATTACGGCGGCCTTTACTGAAGTCAAGCACGCTGAACTTGACATCGTCAACCATGTCAGGCATTTGATCCAAGTCGTACAGTGTGTTATCGGGTGTGAGTATTTTCATACGGCTCTCATTCTTATTATTGTATAGCCTAAGCCAGTTTTACTTGTGTGCTGACTTCTTTCGTATTCTTCGAAAAGTTGCTCGTAATCAGGGAAATAAGAATCAACCTTATAATCGCCCTCAACGACAGTGATAATAAGCTCATCAGCTGACTTAATCAGCATTTGGTAAATCTCACTGCCGCCTATAACTATGACATCTTCGCCGCGTTGTTCAGCGTAGTTTAAGAACTCTAGCAGCTCTACACGCGTATTCAAAGTGTCGAAGTTATCATTACTAGCCAAGTCACTATTATAAGGCCAATCGGTATCACGTGTCAAGACAACTGAGTGCCTATTCGGCAAGGGCCTTCCGATACTTTCGAAAGTTTTTCTACCCATCAGGACATATTTGCCTTCAGTCTCACGTTTAAAATGAGCGAGGTCTTCAGGCAAATGCCACGGCAGCTTATTGTCAATACCGATGCCTTTATTGGTGTCGTGTGCTGCAATCATTTTTATCATCAGTAGATTTCCACCTTGTTCACTTTATGCGGATAGCCATGAGTGCGATAGTGTTTCTTTCTCACAGTCAAGTGCTTCTTAGAATACTTGGTGTTTGCACATATGTCGTAGATGTTGACAAAGTCTTTGTCTTTGGCTATACGCAAGCCACGACCTATCGTCTGAATGATTTTGATATACGACTTGCCCAGCTCAAACATAAACAATTTGAATATACGGTTAATCGAGATACCAGTTGACGCTACCCCGGTTGTAGCAATTACCGTTATGTCGTCGTTGGTTTTCGCCAAGTCATATGCTTCTTTACGCTTGTCTTTAGGGGTACCGCCGTGAACGAATATACTTCCTGGGATTAGTTCTTCAAGCAATTTACCAGTCGGTATTTTATCAACAAGGATAAGCGCGTTTTGGCCATCCTTCTTAGGCAAGATAAGTTTCTCAACTATACTCTCTATACGCTTGCGATCACTAGTTAAGAACTTATTCTCAGTGTGATAGTCACCTATCTTTTCGTATAACTCCACAGTCTGCAACACATCTATATGACACTTACTAAGGATGCCTTTTTCTTGTAGGTCACGGTTATCTATTTTACCAGATGTAGGACCCACCGCACACTCTAGCGAACACTGACCAATCTCGTCTTCTGGCAACGTACCTGTTAGACCCCAGCGAATAGGAATATGCGCCATTTCGTTACAAAGTAGATCAAGTAATACAGTGCCTTTTGCTTTGTGTGTTTCATCCACAATAACGCCGACTTTGCCGTCCAATACTTGATCGATAGTTACCTTACCGTTCTGCTTTTTAGTGTTAAGACGCGCCTGTTCAAGTGACTGCCATGTGCCAACTATATGTTGCGCTGTGACGTTTTTCTCGTCCCCGTAAAACTTACCGTAATCCAAACCCATGTTGTGGTATTCTTCACATGTTTGGTCTACAAGGTCTTTAGTTGGAACTATTACGAGAGAACCGCCATACTTGCCTATCATGTCACTCAGTATAGCTGTGACGATCGTCTTCCCGGCTGCGGTAGGCGCAATATAAACACTTTGTAAGTTCTGACCACAACCGTTGAGTACGTCTAGCTGGTGGTCATACAGAGAAAGGGCTTGCCCTTCGAAAGGATGGCCTTCAGGCCATATAAAGTGAGAGTAAGAATCTGACTTAAGCTCATCGAACTTAATGAAACTAAAGTCTTGGCGTTGGTCGTCTATGTCAACGTGGTATCCTGCTTCTATTAGAATAGGCAGAACTCTTTCCAGCATGGCTAGATAAGTTCTACCACCGATAGTACAGAGGTTTTTATACCCGTCCCATCGGCCTAATTTATACGCAGGCGTATGGCGAGCATTCGGTACAAAGAACCGACAAGCGTCTACCATTTTACGTCTGACTAGCGGATCAGCGCCTTCTATTTTGACGTTTACTTCGTCTAATATTTTTATAATTGCCGTTTTCATAATCGAATTCGGCGCAGGTATTATATCTAAGCCCGTTAACCTGAAACTACGTTTGCATCTATTAGTAATTAGACATAAATGTCAATATAAGACGGTTTTCGATGTTTCGGTTTGAAGCTACTTTTATAAATTTGTTCTATTGGATTATCTACACATGGCGATCCAGATGTTCTGAGTAAGTCGTTACGCTTTTGACTCTTTGACTCGATCCAAGGCACTACTTGTCTCCAACGAATCTGAGGGTCAACTTTCATGTGATTTCCTTTATAATACCTACGCTTATATTTAGTCCTAAATTAAAAATGAGCGTCGTCAAGGCCAGCGGCTCGCAAGCGAACAACATGCCCGATCATCCAGTTCATGTTTTCCAAAGATTTGTGCAATCCTTGGTACTTGTTTCGCACAAGAGACCATTCGTTAACCAACATCGCAACGTTAATTACCGCAGGATCGCCGTCACAGTATTTCTCACAGTCACGGGAGCTTAACGAGCGCTGGTAATTTTCAAGGTACTTCTTAAACACTTGCGCACGAACTTTTTTCTGTTCTATATTCAAGTGTTCCAGTATTGCCTCTATCTCTTGGTAATAGGCGTAGTACTTGTCAACTACAGTAGCAAGCTGGCCGCACTTACGGGATATCGCGCCTTCCAAAGGCAAGAACTTTCTACCCTCTTCATACTCTTTCTCGTAAAATGCAACCGCGTCCGGGATGCGTGACAAGTCACTACTAACTACATAAAACCAGTTAGTTAGGCTCATCCATTCGCTCCACTGCTACTCTAATGGTACGGAATAACATGATAGCCAACTTTTTAGGGTTAGGGAACCGCTGTCGTAGTCGCACAAACCGTCTGTCTATGCCGTATTCAACAAACATACGAACGGTATACTCGAAGTTAGTCGGTGTTTTTGCCCACAAAGCAGCATTCATATCAACTAATAACGTTTTTTCTAAAGCCACCAACTGTGCTATCACGGTTTCTCTAGATTCTTTTTGCTTTACATAAGCAAGTAATTGACAATACGCTTTTTTGAATTCAGTCGAATCTGAAGGAAACGGACTGTGCATGATTTCTTCTGTCATAATAAACCTCTGGTTATAGGGCACATCGTGCCCTATATATTAAGCTTGCTCTTCTTCGTCAGCGCCAAAGTTTTCTTCAGCGTCGGCCAGGCCAGCTTTGTCTTCCAGTTCTTGCACTTTAAGGAACAACTGAAGCAAGTGTTCCATATTGGCAGGCTCTTTCCACTGTTTACGGCGCAGTTTAAATTCTTCGCCAGTTTCTATATCAACAGCAGTGTAATAAGCACCAGAACGTTTAAGAAGTTGTTGAGCTTCCATAAACTCAAACACACCAGAGTACGGGTCCATGCCAGTCTCATAAGGAATGTAGACAGTAACGTCTTCGAAAGGCTTGGCGTAACGGGTTTTAATTACACGACACTTGGATCGTATACCCATAACTTGGCTAACCTTGTTACCTTCGGCGTCTTCTTTGAGTTTCATTTTGTTCATTGCAACAATAATGGAACTCGCAAAAACAACCATTTTACCGCCGGAAATTTTAGGATCCGGATCAAACATATCTTGCGAATCGTATACGTGGTTCGTACAAACTACACCAACGTTATACGGTGCGATCAAGTTTGTGGTAGTACGGATAAGCGCGGTTAGTGCCTTCGCTTTACGACCTAAGTCGCCTTTAAGATCGCCTTTCTGGAACTGATCTTTGTCTGTAGGAGTAAGTAACATGCCCAAGCTGTCCACAACGAATAGTACAGGTGGCTGTTCTTTGACAGGTTTGTCGCCGTGTTCTGCCTTATAACCAGCAACGAACTCGTTGATTATTTTAGCAACTTCGTCGATCATAGCCACGCCAATACGCAAGAGCTTGTCAGGATCAGTGTCAACGCCTACTGCTTTAAGCCACTCTTCATCTAGCGCGTTTTCGGAATCTAGCAAGATTACAAAAGCGCCTTGGGCTTGTGCATTACGCGCAAGGTTACCGGATGCGATATACGACTTACCGGAACCTGACTCGCCAGCCAACATGGTGATTTTACCAAACGGGATGCCTTTATTGAAGTTACCTGAGATCAGATAATTCAACATATAACAGCCGGTTGATACCCACGTTACTGGATCCTGAAACCCTGTATTAATACCGGGTACAGCTTTAGTAATGTCCTTACTGAATTTGGAGATATCGATAGGTTTCATATTATTGTTTTTATTGTAACCTGTGTGTATGAAAGTCGGCAGAGGATTTCACACCTCTGCCCATGATATTAGTTTTGGCGAGAACGGATCTTAGCCAGAATATCATTTACGTTAGAGTCAGAGCTAGTCGGCGCAGCTGGGGCAGCAGGTGCCGGTGTAGCGCTTGCAGCAGGTGCTGGGCGTGACTCTTGGCGTGGTTCAGCAGTAGAAGGACTAAACGGAGGAGCGTCGTCAGCTTTGGCTGCCTGAGCTGGGTCAGCTGGTTTAGACGGAGCCTGTTTAGCACCTTGTTCTGAGTTGTTCGACTCAGTTTTCAATCCATAAGGACGGAAGTGTTCACCCCAACGAGAAGGGTCATACGGTTCGCCGCTTACACTTGCTTCAAACATGTCTTTAATGATTAACAAGTCTTCGTCAGACGGGACCTTTGGAAGCAACGTATTCAGATCTTTAAGCTCGTATTTCTGAATTGCATCCATGTGCTCTTGGCTAAGCGCAGACTCGTTACGAGACCAGTTTGACGTGGTGTAGTCAGCATATTGGCCGTTCTTGGTTTTCTTTATAACAAAGTTTGTACCGTTGTTATAGTCAGTTGGCGTGTGAAGCATATCAGGGTCAAGTAGTCCCTCGCGCACATTCTTGAATATTTGCGAGTTAATATTGAATTGTCTGATAGGGTTCTCGGGCGGTTGTTCTTCATTAGTCGGATCTTGTAAAACAAAACCCTGCATAATATAAGAACGTTTCTTCCAGTACTTGCGTGCTAGGCTATCCATATCAGTGTTAAACCACGATGATACTTCACGACTAACAGGACAAGATCTGCCGTCATTGTACATTTCAACACAAGGAACCTGCACAATAAAAGGTTTACCCTTGTTAAAGTCCGGTTGACCAAGAACCGAAGAAAACTCAAGCTTGATCATTTGCTTTTCACGCCAGAAATAGACGTTGTCAGCATTTGCATCAGGAAGGAATCTTACTTCAATACGGGAATCGTCAGGAGCATCCCAGTGACGATAAAGTGGGCTTGGTCCACGTGATGAACCTTGGTTGTCTTTTTGAGCGGCAGCACGTTGTAGACGTGCACGAATTTCATTAATATCCGGCATTTTACGATACTCTTAATTTATTTTTATTGTTATAATTTACGGCTATCTAATTTACGAAACAAAATTTACGATTCAAAATTTACGATTCAAAATTTACGATTCAAAATTTACATTTTCATTTAGTGCCATAATGAGCAAGTTCATTGTAGCACTGTCTTTATTTAGTTGTCAAGGATAATTTTTGTTAGAAAAGTTTTCACTTTTTTTCTATCAGGGAGGTGGATTGAAGAAAGGCAGCTTATAGCTGCCTTGTATTACTTTACGTTGTCCGATAGTTCGCCTTTGGCAAGCGACACTATTGCTTTGCGTCGTTTCTCGTCATAGCTGTCCCATACTTCTTCGATAGCTTGGCGTACAGAGTTATAGAACACATCGCTTGATTCTTCCATCTCTTTCATTACGAAATCGAACTCGTCGCCTGCGTCTTCGAACATAAACGACTTAGGAAGGATTCCCTTCTTTTCCTTCATAACTTTCTCGCCAACCATAGCAATAATGTTTTCAGGAGTTTTGTATCTACGTATGATGCCAGAGACTTTACGACTATACGGTGCTCTATCAGCTACACCGCCTGTGGCAACTGCGCCCGCGGTTATAGTTTCTTGCAAGTTTGCAATAATATCTGACACTTCGTCGTCTACACCTACTTTTAAGAAGTCTTGTATTTGGCCGTTTATATCCTTTGCGGCTTTGGTTGCGAGGTTGTACTCAACCGGATCCTTTTTGCGGATAAAATTTCTGTACTGGCCTATCATACGTATGCGCTCAGACGCCTCGTATAACGATTCAGCTATATCATCACTGTACTCGCCGCCCGTTTCTAAGTGTTTAGCGATAGCGCGTGCGCCCATTACGTGCGGCCACGGCATCATGTACTTCTTGCCATGTGACGTTATTTCAATCTCACGTAACTTAGACATACGTGATTGAGCATTGTCTTTCACTGCGCTGGTGTGGCGATAAGTGATAACAGTGTTTTCGCCAACTTTTTGGTAGCTGGTTTTGGTCTTGCCGTACATGCTACTGAACATTTTAGATTCAGTAATTTCTTGTGCGAAGTCTTTAGGCACGATGCTCTTCCCGTATACTTTTAAGTTAAATGACCTTCTATTTTGGTGGGCAAGTGTTTTGAGAGAGTCAATGATATCTTCTATATCAGTAAGTTGTACCTCAGTACCCTTGTTTAACTCCACCGCGTCTTCACTAACGTAGACCATAATATTAGGCTTTTCTATAAAGAAACGCGCGGCGGTTTCGGCTGTCATTACTTGCTTGCCTTCTTGGTCAAATAGTGATATATTGTTGTACTTAGAGTGTAATAGTTTGAACACCTTAAGTGAGATTTCTGATTGTACCATAATTGTTGCCGTTTTTCCTTTATTTATAAGATCCCAAGGGGCATCGGTTCTTCAAACGATTCTTCGTCCATATAGCCCGTGACAGCATCCATGATCTCGTCGTCCCACTTACTTATTACGTCAATAATACGCACAGCCAGAAGAAGTGACAGAACTAGATCATCGTGGTTTCCGTCTTTGGCTTTGTACGTAGCGCCTGAACTAACGAATGTTTTAAATTCACCGATAAGGAACTTACTAAACACCTGAAGTGTGTCGCTCTCTATCCATGACTTCATCTTAGCACAGTACTCTAACTTGCTGCGGTTCGTTAGTGTAAATCCTTTACGTTTGCCGCCTTGCGCCGATACAAAAATACCAGGAATGTTTTCTTCACCCATTGCACGGATTACTGATAAGCCAGCCTCACCTAACGTATTGTTTTCTAAACTCCAATAAATCTCGTTGGCGCCTGCTTCATCGAGTGTTTCACATATGTGCCGCAACATGCCTACCTGCTTTTCAATAATGGTACGCTTAGATTGCCACTCAGCTATTTGTTCCATACTCGGTAGTTCAATAACCTGAATAGCAGCGAAGTCGCCGCCAGTACCCATACTAGGATCCAAGGCAACTACGTAATCCATGCCCTCTGCCGGTGTGTTAAACCAGCGTATTGTGCCTTCTTTATAAAGCGGATCAATATGCTCCCAGTCAAACATGAACTTAGGACTAATGAGCGTTTCGTCAAACGATATGAACTGGTTCTCGTGCTCACGTTTAAATCGCTCTTCGCCGATTTTGTTGAATTCTTCGTTGTACCATTCCTCGTCACGATCAGGGTGTTCGCGCCAATCAGCAAAGTATGGTTTGAATCCGTTAATACCGACTGGGCGCTCGTTGCCGTGGTCGTCTATTAGCTTGTTAGCCTGACGCCAGATTTCAGAGAACTGGTCTTCGTCGTTGTTTGGTGTAGATGTGATAATACATTTACCACCTGTTGATAACGTCGGTGATAGTGCTGTCCAGAATTCTTTGGCTATACGGGGTTGTACGAATGCAAATTCATCCATGTATACCAATGATATCGACAAACCACGACCTGAGTTCTCAGTTGTTGCCTGCGCCACTATACGAGAGCCGTTATCGAATTTTATGGATTGCTTGTTGTACTCCACCACCCCGTTTCGTATGTAGTCGGGGCAGTTTTCGTATCCGTATCTTATACGGTGCATAATCTCTTTGGCGCCGTCGTGCTTGTTAGATACGATCAATATCATACTGTCAGGCACAAACATAGCATACCAAAGAAGATAGGCAGCCGCTATCGTCGACTTACCCATCTGCCTTGATACGAGACTTATAGAGCTTCGATAGTTGTGGTAACTGTCAATCAACCCATACTGGAATTCAAAAGGCTTGAGCTTCATTGACCCTTTAGTAGGGTGTTGTATCTGAAAATAGTTTTCAATAAAATGAAGATGGCCGTTATCCGGGTTGCCGCACTTTACAAGCTCACCCAACTGTGCTTTAGTGTAAGACGTTTTAGTGTGCGGGTTTTTTACCAACGCGTCAGACATTTAAACCTCGTACTTTTTAGATGTGGTTTTGAAATTAGACTTACGCATAACGGTCTTAGCGAATAAAGTCCATTGCTTCTTGCGGCGGTCAAAGTCAATTACAAACGGACCGTTTAAATCCGTTTCTTTGTCGTGTATTACGCCCTGTTCGCTTTTGCGGATCGTGGAAAAATCTGACCCGTAGTCGCGCTGGGCTTTACCAAACATTTTAAAAAGTTCACCGGTTGTTATTTGCTTTTTGTTGCGCTGGTCGTTTACTCTATCAAGGAAATGGCGGGTGAACTCAATATCTAGACCATGCTTCGCATAAAGCTGATCTAGATATTTTTCAAGCTCATCAAGCTCTGACTTAGAAATAGGTCTGTCCGGCGGTGTGCTGGTAAACTCGTATAGCGGATCAAGAACTTCACTTATTCGCACGGTTACGCTCCTGGATCAGGATTATCTACACTTGAAAACAGGCTTATGCCTTCAGGCGCATTAGGGCGAGCAGTATAAGAACTTTCTACGCTATCGCGCTCTTCGTCGTATGTTGCGATATCACGCTCAAATCCAGACGTTTCCTTGTTCATGTCATACTTGTTTAGTTTGAAATGCTCAGGATGTTCGTACTCAGCAACTTCTACAACTTCAGGATCAGTCTCTGGTATTTCTTCGTCTTGGATCTCATGCGACACTTTGGGTACATACTCGCTATCGTCTTCTTCGTGAATAACTGCCGGTGTAGCGCGTGCGTGCACGTCTACTACTAAGTGCAAGTTAGTCTCGTCCATTCGCAGTGCATGGTTAAGATGACGACGAATTTCATCATTAGTTGATGGGTACTTCACCACATATTTACAGTGCGTAACAAACGTTGGGCCAAGATTAGGGAATGACGGGTGACTTGTGATTACCGGCGTCTCGCTATACCCAGTTGATTCAACGATATCTAACTTAGAGATTATTGATTCGATAACCTCTTCGATATCGTCTTCCATGTGCACGTTCGCAAGCTTTATCTGCACTTCATATGTTTTGTTAGATTCACCCAAGTAATCTGAAAATTTTCGTGTAAAATTAAGACTCATTCTTCGCAGCATCCCTGATTTGCTTTAATATTTCTTCACGGTCTAACGTAATACCGTCGCCGCCCTGGCCCTTACTAGGGTCTACATCATTATCTAGCTTGGCTTTTTTCATCAGCATGTCTAAGATTTTAAGCTTTCTGTCTGCCTTAGCCGAAGAGCTATCGTGTGCAATCTTTAGCATAGTTGCCGCGACTTCAAACATGCGCCCAGCAGCGTTGTCGTTTACTTGCAAGCCTAGGTCCATCAAGTCTTTAAAAGACTGCATGGCCTTAGCCGAGATCTGATTCATCTCTTCCTCGTGTTCTTCTAGCCCGCTTATATTAGGCAAGCTAACGTCGAGTTTCTCCATTGCACTTAAACGATCAACCAACTCTTGCTTGGTTTCTTTTGAATTAGATATAACTTCTTTATCGTCTATAATATCTTGTAAATCGCTTGCGGGCATCATGTCTAAGGATTCTTCTACTTTTTTGTTTAGCATTACTACCACCAGATTTATTTCTTTTATTTAGTTAAAATATGTTGACAACATGAACGGCCGGTGCAATACTACGCTTGAAATGACTTATCCAACTACCGTAATGAGTGTGGTTGTAGAGCATCGAAGGATGCAACTGGCACAGAATTAGGATTCGTATGCCAAAATAATTTATTGTAAACTTATCAAATCCCATGAGGAACTATAGTATGTCAAAACGTGACGTTATTAACGAAATGATCAAAGATCGCGCAGCTTATATTGAAGGTAAAACGCCTGTTCGTATTGCCGGGCTTGAATCAATCCACGCTGTGGTTTATATTTCTGACGACCCAGAAAACAAAAAATACCAAGCAGCTATGTTCCAAGGTAAGCGTGCAACGCCTGACGCATTTTTTGCATACGACAGCGCAGAAGTTCGTGACGCACGTATCAATGATTGGGTCAAGCCACTAGCCGAGCGTGTTGCACGCAAAGAAGCTAAAAAGCTTGAAACTCGTGCTAAGCGCATGAAGCCGCTAGGCATTTCTAAAGGTGAAGTGTTCTATACAGCTGAAGAAGGTCCAGCGACATTTTACGAAGTTACCGGACTAAAGGGTCCGACTGGCATCAAGTTGCGCCGTATTAAGTCTGAGAAAATTTCACCGAACACTTTTGTTCCTGTTCCGGGTAACTTCGACGGTGACGAGATGATTTATAATGTTGAAACTCGCAAGCTTACCGCACAAGTTAACGGCCAAACTGCCCAGCGCCTTAACTCAACAGGTACCGGCAAATCACGAGCGTTTGATTCAGTTTACACAGCTAACGCGTAATCACGTACATATGAAAACAGGGCTTATTACAGGCCCTGTTTTTTTCTTCTCGTTCCGCTCTTCTTCCCGAACAACTGATCCTCAGTTAATATCCGAAAAGTTATGCCGCGCATTTTACTGAAGTTACTTGCTGCCTCCCATTTTGCCGCATTAATAACTTGCTGTGTTTTATCGTTTTTACTTTTCGCACGACTTTCATGTGTCTGGCTAGCAGGCTTTATTTCAATCAAATCCACTACAACTGACCCGTCGGCTTTCGTATATTTTATTAGGAAATCAGGGATATAGTTAGCCGGACGACCAGTTTGGGGGTTGACATAAGGTATTTTTATAGGCTCGGATGCCCATTCAAGCACAGACGGATGATGATCCAAAGTGTGCATGAATCCCCTTTCCCATGAAGATCTATAAGTAGGGCGCTTGTTACCGACATACTTTTCGGTATTTTGTACTTCGTATATACCTTGGCTAAATCGGTTTCTCATCAAAATCTCTTAATGTTACGGTCTATTACTTGGTCGCTAGAGTCTCTGTATGAGCCGTATTGCATATCAGGGTACCCTAGCCTATTAAGTGTATCAATGATATCATCTGCAAGAGACAGGCTGCCTGTGGCTATCGTTTCTTGCGCAAGTGTGAACGGGCTTTTACCGGTTGTTTCAGACAAGTTAAACATTTGCAGGGCAGCGAACTCAGCAACCGTATTACTCGCACCAGCGTTTCTGAATATACTCACTAACGGGAATATACGTCGGTAATCAACTGACTCACGTTGATATTGCATGCCCGATAAACGCTTTTCAGCAGCATTATTCGTATCACTTGTAAAATTAAAATCAGCCATTAGTGTTGCCCGGATCTTCTTGCTCTGGCTCGTCTTCCGAGTTATACCAGTCTTTTACGCTTTCGGCTGCGCCTTTCCATTCTTCTTTTGCAGTTTCTTCTACAAAACCGGTGCCTTGCCACTTAGCGCGGTTACCTAAACGATCAGGTACATTTTTTAAGTCACTAGCTCTGAAGTTAGCCACACTATTAATGTTAGTGAAATCAGGGAGAGCGTCGGTTACTATTTGCACGTATCCGTCAAAGCCAGGAACGTTTTCTCGCAAGCTATCCAAAAACGATTTTTCTTTCTGCTTTTCTTGCACTGCTTTCTTTGCAGTGGTTGCCGTATTACCGGCGGTGCCGCCTACTGCACCTGTGCCTACCGCACCAGACAATACTGATGTACTACCTGCAGGGGTCGTAGTCGCTTTCTGAGCAGATGACATGGCGTTAGCTGCCGTGTTTCTTTCGGCTTGGGCTGCGGCATTAGTGGTGTTCTGGCCCTGATTAAGGAATATTTCAGTAGTCGGGGCAGCAGACGCGAGGTCGAACCTATTACCTATGTAGCGAGTAGGACTACCATCCGGATGGTAGTGCTTGCCGCCTGATCTAATATTATCATCATAGAACGGCAAGTTGTCCTGCATCACAGCCAAGAAGTCATGACGGTTAAATGTCTTTAATGCTACAGACTGCGGCTTAAGCGTAATATCAAACGAGTTGAAGCCGTCTTCATCATAGCTGTGACCACCATGCTGGAATGTTGTAATGAGTGGATTCACATACTCTATTACTTGACCCTGCGGGCCACCATATAACGACACTATACGCACATACTGGAGTAAGTACTCAGGCACGTTGTCTTCATCGTCTACCTTGTATCCATGGAAGTGGAAGCCAGAACCTATTTGTTCTTTTTCTTCTTTGTCGCCGTTTTTGTATGAATCCCACCCAGATCCAAAATAGTAACGACGGTAAAGGTTGTATAGGTGGCGGGCTCGCCCGTCTGCGCTATCAGCGATAGTCAGGCTTAAATCATTATACGACAGTCCGGTATGATACGTTATCTTCTTGTTGCGGTGATCTTTTGCATAGGCCACATCAGTGTTTATGCCGCCGCCTGTTACCGAGCGAACGATGCTCATAAGGAACGATTGCTGGATATCTTCTTCGTACTTTCTTCCTACTTCACTTAAGTTGTTAAACTTAAATTCAACTAAGAATAAATCTTTAGAAGTGGGTAGCGAGGTTACCGCATTTGGATTGTTGTAATCAGTAGGATCGAAGATCCTGGCGGCATGCCAGGAATCTTGGATCACAATACCAGGGCTATTAATATCAGGCCTTGCCATCAATTATTATCCGATGCTAATTGAATCACCCGGACTAGGGGTATTAGGCATAGGATCGCCAGATCGTACGTTGCCACCTAAGTCATTAGGGCCAACTAACTGGGTAGCCGTGTCGTACTGAAGTTGGATAGAAACTTCATTCATACCCTCGTTCGACGTGTACTCACTGTCAGGTGTAGTATAGTTCAGGATCCAACATCCGTCACATACCCAACGCTCGATTTCATCGTTATTTGTACCGTCTAGTGTGTGGATTTCGCAGGTGAACTTATAGTTCGCGCCCGCGGTTGCCGAAGTTTGTTCTCTATGGTTCATTTGCTTCTGTACTTGTTGACCAATAAGAGATACAACACCGTTAGACATGTCATCGTATAGTCTAATAGTGATTGGTTGCCATGTGTGTCTACCTGCAAAGTACGCCTTCGAGTTGTATGCATTCTGTTCAACAGTTGCGAATTCAACCTTAGGACGCTCGGCAGAAATTATATTCTGTGTAAGAACCCTTGAGTCAGATGAGTACCCGATGTTTTTGAAAACAACGCGGAACCTATACTGGAACTTCGGCTGAAGCATACCTAACTTATTACCATCTAGCGGCACACCGAATTTTGAATAATCAGCCATATGTTTTAAAACTCCTAAAAGTAGATCTTCATATCTATTTAGCAGTCTAGCAGTATTTGTATTTGAGCAAAAAAAACCCGCCGGGAGGCGGGTTAAGGGGGTGCCCTACGGAGGGCATTGCGCTAAAAGGAGAGGCGCGTCAATAAATCATGCACGTCGAAACGCTTTATATTTGCGCTTAAAAGTTTTGTACAAAGCACGCTCAGAATTCTCTTCAACGATAGTTCCGGGCAGTTCAACAATGCCGCCGCCTACTTGCACTTTGCGAGTAAATTGCACAACCGGATTAGAGGTCGGCCAACTCGCTTGGTGTGCTGTCTGGCGTGCTTTCTTACGAATTAGTTTGGCAGTTTTGTTTCTCATGGTAACACCTTTGTTGTTATTTTTAGTTAGTGTTTTAAGGTACTACTTATTATAGTACCTTAATTTATTTTTGCAACTATTTTATGCCAGCTCATCAAGAGTATTTGGCTCAGATTTGTCACTTCGTATCTCAATAAAAATCGGTAAGAATAACGACCATGACCCGTCGTTACGTTGGATTTTCTCGTTATACTTAACAGCAATTATCTGGCCTACCACATCTTCTGCCTTTATATTGTCGCGGTGCGTGTCGTTGAACCCTGACCCAACGTTTACTTTAAGTTCACCGGTTCCGTCGGTAAGCACTAACGCTCCTAGACGCTCTGCGTTTTTACCAGTGCCTAACTCCCAGCCAACACACAACAAGTCGGCTTCAAGTTCCATCTTGAATTTGATGATTTCCTTAGAGCGGGTAGAGCTCCACAAGTGCGATTTGTTTTTGAGCATTACACCTTCTTCACCGTTCGACGTAGCTTTCTTGAAGTGTTCTTCAACTTCACTTAAGTCTTGCACTTCGTTCGTCTCTACCACCGTAATGCCGTGTACGTCGGCTTCTGCCATTTTGGCAAGTTCATTCAAGCGAGCAACATATGGCGTTTCGCCACGGCGCATCGTGTAGTCACTCAGTTCAACAAAGTCCCAAACATGGAATCTGATACGACTGGCTTCTTCTTCACTTATAGTGCCTTTAATTGCTTTGTTCAAAATGCCGTTGCCTGTTTTTCTAGGTAGCACGTTGCCGTTTTCGTCAAGCACTACTAACTCACCATCCAGCATACCTGAAGAGCGGCCTGTATGAGTAATGAATTGTGTAACTGAACAGTCTAGCACGTTATGGAATGACAGTGTTTTGCCGTTACGTGTGAACCACAATACTGCACCATCTGTATCCAGCACAGCATTTGAGCGCATACCATCAAACTTATTTTGACAAAATGCAGGCCACGTAATATTTTCAGCAATGTACTTGTCTGACTTTTTCTCAGCTAGTAATACCGGGTATTCAGATACAAAGTCCTTGCCCAGTATTTTGTTTACTGTTTTATGACTAATCCCGCAGCGCAGGTCTTTGGCCAATACACGAGCGCCGACATCAGCATCACCAGGCGCCATTTTACTTAAGTTCTCAACAACTAAGTCACGAGCAGCATGGCCGGTGACTACTCGTGCCGATAATAAATCCAATACATCCAGGAAATCGTCAAGAGTAACAGTAGCGTCAGATTCAGATATAGCAGGGGTGTACTCAGGTGCAGCACGCATGTAAAATGGCATTAAACCATTTAGTGCGTATTGCAACACGCGACGGAACAGTACGTTTTCTTTGTTATCGGCTAGGACAGCTTCTTTATGCAAGCGAGAACGACTCGAACTAAGTTGTTCAAGTATAGGGAAAATTTGGCTCATTTGGCCTCCACATCTTTTAATTTAATCCGTTGGAATTTACGATAGCTCTTACTGAATTGCATCATTGGGCGGGTATACCACGTTGCTTTGTTGGTTGTGCCGCAATACATGCCGTGTAAGTGCCCTGCTCGGTTTAAAGCAAAGTACTTATTTTCATACGAAAAGTCATATTCAGTTTTTTCTTCATAAACCCAGACGTCGCGCATTACTGCTTCTTGAACAAACTCTTTGAGTGTAGTCATGCTCACTGTCCTAGTGTTTGTTGCCATGAATAAAACCGGCGTTTTGCCATGTCACCGTCTTCGGTGTCAGCAGGCTCGCAGTTATGAATCACAGCGTATTCGTCATAGCCGCTCCCGGGCATGGCAGTGCATAACCGACCAACGACCACAAAGCCGCCGTGTTCAATTAAGAAAAAGGTTCGACGCTCATTACGATACGTAGCAGACGTTTTCTGCTCAAATGTACAAGTGGGTTTGATTAACGGATCATAGTCTTCAGGCAGACCATCAACACCGTATGGTTCTAATTCCGCAGAAGCGTTGATACTAAACTCGCTGCCGAATATTTCTTTAATTACGCCGATTTTTGCTGCATTATTCATAACAATCCTCGTATAAACCGATGTACTCATCACGACTAATGTTAGCCGCGTCAGAAATAATCAAAGCAGAAGTTATACTTTGCCGAGCGTTAAATGCTTCGCGTTGAGTAGTTTTACCTTCACGGGCAGCTTTAAGAACTTCACGGGCACTATTAATTGCCGCAATAGTTTTTGCTTTGATTCGTTCTTGTTCTTGAGTGTACATATCATTTACCTTGTCGTTTTTAAGTTCAAAGTAACTATAACAACTGAAGACACTAAATACAAGTATAATTTAAAAAGAATCCAGCCTTAGGACCGTTAAGGTATGGTACGTCGAGGGCGCAGGTGTCGCTACCAATCTAGTTCTCGCACTAAAAAGGGGCCTTGCGCCCCTTTTCCTCTATCATATTAAGCAAGTAGAATACAAGCCGCTACCAAAACAAGCGGCGTTACAAACTCGGCAACGGCCTTAACGCCTTCAACCATATTACTAATGTTCATCAAAACACCTCAATGTTACAGAATGATTACAAAAGTATTTACGGCCTTTAGGGCACTAAAAAGGGGCATAGCGCCCCTTTTTATCTAACTATTTTAATTAGTTAATGTTTAAGCTATCACCCGAGTTACGGAATCGTACCGGAATGTAGATAAATTCCACAGTCTTAAGCGGGATTACAGCAACATCAATCCATAGCTCATTACGATCACGTCTAGCGGGAGTGTTATTACTCTCGTCACAAATCACAACATAGTCCTCGATGGCACGCAATGTGATTAGTGTCTCCATATATCTTTCGAATACATCAAGAACTTGATCACGCGTTAGTCTGTCGTTTTGTTCACCCAAGAACGGACGAGCTAGACCAGGCATATTTTGGCGCAGGTAGTTTTCAAGTCGCACTACGTTAATTCTGTCAAGTGAACTTGCAAGATTGTATAGTGACTTGTTACCGTAAATCTCTAAGCCAGAGTTAGGAATATACGCAACCGGGTTTACTTTATTTGTATAAAGCACGTCACGCAGGCCTTCACTTAACTCAACAGTAGAGTACTCACCTTCACCATCAATATATCCAACACTGGTTGCGTTAGTAATAACACCACGTCTACTGAAAGCAGCAGCGAACCACGGATATGATACCGAGTCGTTTTCCGCGTAAGTACGCAACACACTGTGGGTAATCGGAACAACTACTTCTTCGCCGTCTACGTTAGTTGCATAAGCACAACCAGGGTAGAATACGCCAATATAACGGCTGAACGTTACTAGACCAGCATCGTCGTTCGACGGGCTGCCAGCACGGTTGTTCGCCCACGCTTCGATTTCAGTACCTTTAGGCGCTAATCGGAACGGTGCGTCTTGCGGGATAAACGCGGTATACTTACGGTCAGCATTAAGCGCAAGTAACTCGTCAGACAGTTCAGGGAATCCGGGAGCTGCCATTAAGTTGAACTCAACTGATTCAGCACGGATAACTTCGTTACTAACAATCGCGCTTGCCATGCTTTCGATGATCACACGTTTAACAGCATGTCTGCCAAAGAATGCAGAGCCGTCAGTGCGCAGGCCGCTCTCTAGTACCCATCTGCCGCCAATAGCAACGCCGTCATGCTCATGCTCATTCACCCAAGCTTTTACCACATGTGAACTTGCACGGGTGTTGAATAACAGCATATCACGCGCATAAAGTAACGGATCAGGAGCATCAGCGTCTAAGTCAGGTGCGCCAACTAAGTTACCGTTATTTGCGCCAGTAGCTGAGCCAAATGTTGCGCTTGGACGCGCATCAGCGAACACTACGCCAGATGATGTAGTCTGATCAGTTGGGTCGATTTTATCCCAAGATGAACCATTGTAACGATACATTACCGGGTAATCTTCAATTTGATCAGTATCAATCCATAAGTCGCCGCGTACTATGCCAATTTGCGGCAGTGCTGGCTGCATATATACAGTGCCCTGGAATTCTTCCCAGCTGCCTGCGCCATTGTTAACAAGAATGTCAGCACCGAAGTTTTCACTGTACCAAAGAGTACCGTCACTTGGGTTTTGGAACGGTTCTTCGTTGTCGCTTGCTACATAGTCAAGGTAGTCCCAGTTGCTGTGGACAAATCCGCCAGTTACTGAGAACGAAGTGTTTTCCAAACCAAGATCAGTAGTCGGTGTACCGGCTGTGTTGACTAACTTGATGTCGTAACCTTTCTTGTTCGTAATATACAGCTTGCCACCTTCGTGCTTAGCTTTGATATCAGGAATGCTAGCGTTAGTGATGTCTACTACGGCAGACGCCACGTCAGTGCCAGTTAATACAACATCGTAACCATTAATAGTCAATGTACTACCTGCACCGATTGTAGGTGCCGTTACCGTGCCTTCAACTACTGTTTCTCCCTGTCCGTTGTGGCGCATAATAGCAAAGTCAGCAACAAGAGTACCAGTGCCAGGTGCTTCGTTTCTAAAGTCGTATACAGCCGCTACCGGAGTAGAACCTGCTTTGGTAGCTGCGTCACGTGACATGTGCACAGGTACACTTAGTTCAATCCACTGACTTACAGACCCGTCGTAAAGACTCATATCAAAGCTTGTGCCAGAGTCAGGTTCACTAGTCTTAATCCAAATATCACCAGATGCAAGAGTATCACCTGTAATCTCAAATCCAGTACCGGCTGACGGACTGCCGTTAGATTGCAATGCGCTTGTTTGGGTAGACACAATCCCGGTGCCAGAGTAGTCACGTCCATAAGACACAACTTCAAACGAGGTAACTGCACCGCTTGAGTCAACGCCAGTTACGTCAACCATTAACAATCTACCAGTACCAGCAGTTTCAGAAAGCCCGATACGGTCACCGACACTGTAGCCTGAGCCTTGTGCCGAAACTGTCATTGAAGCCATTTCATCAACAAACGGAGGCTTAGTATGGCTACGGAAAATTAGCTTTTCGCTTATTGCAGAAGTGTCCAGTAATTCCCAGCCAGAAGCAGTTCTACGGAAAATACGGTTCTCTTCACGGCCTGAGGCTGCGCCGGCTACTACGCCAGCAACACAAACGTATTGGCCGATATCACCTTCGATAGATGAAAGCGGAACGCCATTTGCGTCAAGCGAACTTGCATCGGCGATAAACTCAACTTCTTGCGGAACCCAAGAACCAGTATTACCGTCATAAATGCTAATACCGATACGAGATCCGTTTAGATTAAGCCAGTGAGTACCTGCTTGCGGTGCACCTGTAGGTGCTTCGTCAAGCGGTTGTAGCTCAGCCAAATCAATTGGCGCACGCACAACATAAACACGGTTGTTAGAACCAAGGTATGAGTGAGCGGCTAGTAAGCCGTATTCGTTTAACTCGTATCCATGTAACGAAGTGCCGCCAAGTTTATGAAACTTAGGGTTGCCCATTGCTTGTAGAATTTCGCGCTGTGATGTAAACAATTGCAGTTTACCTGCATATGCGTCAGTAGTACCTTCGGCGATTTCACTGCCAGCCGGTGTTAGCTTATCTTTTTCGGTAGCCAACACAATTAAAGGCACGGTGCCGTTGCTTGCGCCTGAACCAACCGATTCATCAATAATGTCTACTTGTACGCCTGGTGAAACCAAACTCATTATTCATTACTCCCTATTAGGTTTTGTTTTTACTCCGGTATTTAGCTACCAGGCAAACAAAAGCCCGTCTTAAAACGGGCTTTTTTCTTTTTTGGGAGTTTTGGACTAAATAATCTGTTTTACTTGTGGAACAGCTTATTACCGGGCTTGCCTACCATACGCTTTGTTATCCATTCACCGTTAATTGAACGTTGGTACTCGTACTTGCTGCCAGGAACAGGACGAATCTCGGCGCCGGGTAGCGCCGCACGAACCTGATCATGTGTGAAGCTTATGTCATCGAGTGTATCACCTAGCGTTTTCTTATGGAAGCCTAAGCTAGGCCCACTAATTTCAGCGAAGGAGCGGCCATTAGCGTCTTGCAAAAACTGGTCAGCTATCCATGCCTTAGCATCGTCTGAACCGTCCGAGCCAGTAGCAACGCGTTTACGACCGTTTTTGTCCTTGTACATCATTACAGCTTTGATATCACTGCCGCGACGGAACACTTTCCAAAAAGGAATTTTGTTCACCATATCTTCAGGGCTGGCGAAACCGCTCCCTTTCAGTCCGCCGATACGCTGGTAACTTTTTTGGAGCATATCATAAACGTAATTAGCAATGGCCTTACGAGACGGCAAGTCGTCCGCTGTATTGAAAAGGTTATCGGTTGTTTCGGTAATTATTTGGTTTATTTTCATACTGTCTGACTTATATTGATTTCTTTGTAGATTCTTTCAACTACTTTTCTATCAATATTTAGCACATGACCTTCACCTTTGAATCGCACAATTTCAGCACGCTCTTTCATAACTGCGACTGTATGTTTGGGGTCAACGACGGTGTCTGCCATTCCCAAGAACACCACAGCTGGCATTTCCGGCGCGTAACTCTCAGGAGCACCGTGCGCAATGTCAGCCAACTCTTGTGCGAAATTACCGCGAATAGTGTACTTGTTGTTTTTCCAGTTCACTACTTCACCGATATACTTTACACAGTTTTCAGGGGCATTTAAGCTTGGGTTGATTAACAATAATATGTCAACTAACTCAGGATAAAATTTAGCCAATAAGTCAGCGTAATAACCACCTAAAGAGTTACCAAGCACGATTATGTTGCTGTATTGGTCAGCCATTTCGGCTATTTGATCGTGCAAGCTTTTCAACGCTTTGGTCGGGTTCATGTACTCATAGTCAAGTGCCACTACTTCGACTTCGCCGTTGCTTATCTCTTGCATGTGCTCGGCAATTTTGGCAGCAGTGCTTGAATTTTTACTGCCGCCATAGCCGTGGACATAAACAATTAAATCTTTCATCATAGTTACCTTTACTTCATTAACATATGTAATATAGCGCAGGCACCACTCATCTACAAGACCTAATTGAATATCTTTCTGGTTATTTCTTGTTTAAAGAGTTGTAAGCTGCGATCGTTACGTTCTTCAAAGACATTATTAATAATAATATCAGGGTCAGTATTAATCCAATCCCACTCGCTACGGTGGATACCTAACTCAGCCATTTCTTTAATACTTTGTCGGTTTCCTTGAGCTGCGCGGTGTGCTATATAAAACCAGTCACGCTTTTTGCCATCATTGACGTGTGCAACTTTGCCGCCCATATCCCTAATTGCTTTGATTTCATTTCTGAATCTACAATCGGTAATTACCACGTCTGTGCCTTCAGGGAGGTCCGCTATACGTTTTTGCATGCTTTTGACCCAGAAGTCAGTATGCACATGCTCACGCATGACGTCGGTTCCGAAACTTTGTAAAACAGAACGAGGGGTTATTTCACGGCCCATTATACTGGACCAATACGAGTCAGGTTGTTCGCGCCATTCGCGTGATTCAGTTGTGTCGCCTTCCAGTAAATGCCTAGGCCAACTGTATAGGATGGAAACTGCGTCTTTTAGGGGTTTGGCAAAACTTTCTTGGACGAAGCCGTGTTCTTCGACAAGGCACTCACCAACGGTTCCTTTGCCTGAACCGATGAAGCCTAGTAAAGCAATTATCATTATTATTATTCTCCGCTTAACTAGGCCCCATTATACATTATTTTAAAAAGGCTGTCAATCCACTTCTGCAGGCATTTCTAGCTTAACTGACGGATTACCAGTCAACATCAGGTGCATAAACATCTTTTCATCATCGTAATCAGTCAACACAAACTTTATGTTTCTGTTACGATCATGGAGTTCGTATGTGTCCATATGAGGGTCGCAGTTTGGTACCACCTCTAAGTCATTCAGATTTGCAAACTTCTGCAAGTCTGTCACCAAGGGCACGTTGCCATCATACGAGCTAACATTCTGAACAGGCATGTAAAGATCTCTGTTCAAGTCGTCCAAGTCATCACAGTACACTACTGTACCGCCGCCATATACCATATAACCATAATCAGTATTAGTATTGTCTACACGTACTCGTTTCATAAATTTCATGACGAACTCCAAATTGTAAGTTTACTCGATAGTCATTCCCATTGCTGCAAGAGCGTCTTGATCTAATACTTTGTTGCCAAACTGCATTAATTTGCCGCCGGCTACCTGTGTAAATATCACAAAACAGCCATTACACCCAACTATCGCACTATTATTTACGGATGTCATTACGTTAATGGAAGAGTTTTCTTCGCAAGTATGGGCTGATAAGACATTTATATCTTGTCGATCATGACCTACAATAATGTCTCCTGGCACTAGGGCAGATGCTAGTGACCACATCCACTGTTCTTCGCGCTTGATCAACACCAACATAACAGGCGAAAGCCATACATCGTTATTGATGTTAATCATCTCAACTTTTTCTTGCACTGTTTTGAGCGTGACTACTTCTGCCTCTGTGTATTCTAATTCAAGTTCGTCCGTGCGCCATGATAAAAACTCAGGCGAGTCTATAGCAGGCAAGTGCTTTATCTTAATAGTGCGTAACATATCGCCTGCACGCAGGGCAGTCGCATTAATTAACTCGCCAGAAGCCAATTGCAATTTCGTTTTAGTTCCTATAGTGTTCATAAATGAGTAATCACCACTTGCCAATGTTTATTCGTTGCATCACTTTGATGGTCAGTGTTATAAGTAAGCCTTCTTGAGTAGGGGAAGTCAGTATTGGCAGTCTCGGTCCAGTTCTCGTAAAACTCTTCATTTATGTTGGTGTATTGCCCGGAGCCTGAATCAAATACGCGTTCGTGGTTCATCACAAACGGACCGTCTTCGTCAAAGATCAGTCGCGCGCCGTCATATACTTTTACGTTTACTCCGCCTGTTGCTGCGAACTCTATAGTATCGCCATCGACTTGTTCAGAGATAAGATAAGAACCGGGGTTGTCCAGCACAGTTATAAATTGCCCGCCTGGTTCCCATTCGCCGCCTCCCGGATATTGCGGTACCCAGTTTCTACCGCTTGTAAAAATAATACCGTCGCCTGGTACACCTAAAATGGCGTCGCCGGTGTAGTACTCGCTCATCATAACTAAAGCCGGTCCTTTAGAATTAAACGTAAATCCTTCTTTCATTATAACTGCCACCTGTCTTCGTATTCCCAAGTATTACGCAAGAGAACGTCACATATTTTCACATAGTTTTCATCAAACACCGGTTCGCCAGACGTGCCCGGGGTAAACGTAGGTTTAGACGCAGATGCCCTAACGTAAACTTCAAGCTCTACTATGCTTATTGATCTAGCGTTTCGGCCTGTATTAGTAGGCCGGGTAATAAATCTAGATCCGGTTGTTGTCGTTAACGGGTTCCAAGCATCGGTTAGGTTTTCACCTGCGTGCCAGCCAGGTTCGTCTTCATTAGTGACCTTCACATAGTACCACAATGTGCTAGTTGGGTTTGAGTTATTGTTCCAGATCTCAGATACTTGTCTATAGCCGTTAACGGTTGTACCAATTTGTGTGCCGTTTTTGCGTACTTGCTCAGCGCCACGTTCACCTATGCCGCCGGCTTCCAATAACACCTCAGTCATAGAAAATCGCATCATGGTATATGAGTTAGTATTATTAGCGTCGCCGCTCAAAACATACGTAGAGACTTCATAACCGGAACCAACTACGTCATTGTTCAAGTCTTTTGAGTTATGTATGATACCTGATTTCATAATTACCCTATAATAACAGGCAAACCCGCGTTACCTGTTTGTAAATTTTTAAGGTCTTCCTCCGCTTCTTGCATCATTTGAATTCCTTCTGCTTTCAGCTGAGAGCCGTTTAATTGAGTTCCGCCGTTGGGGCCTGCTATCGTTGCAAACTTCTCACGCGCTTCGCCTAACATTACCTTGCATTTTCCTAGTGCATATTTGCGCACAAAAGGCAAGCTATCACCATCAGTCAAAATTGCGATCTCCGGTTTAACATTATCCACAGTCAACATAAGTTCTTCGTCGCGCCTAAACTTGCGCTGAAAGTGAATCGTCTTATTAGAACGGTTGAATATAAACGGAACCTCGGCACCTAACAGTCGCCCCATTGTTTCTAAATGGTGGTGTGCTAACTCCCAAGTGGCAAGACCACCTGTTTGCTTGTTATTCAGTATATACATGTTCATAAAGCTGGCTTCATAAGGATCGAAGGTGATTGTTTGCCCAGCGTGGCCTAACCCTCTGCGATGTACGTGTCGAACTTGCTTTACTTCGTCGGGTAGCTGGTATAGACCCATGTCTTCTTGTACTGTTATAAACAAGATACTTTCTTCCACGCCACCATCGGAAATCTGTTGCATTTTCTCAATAGCGAGTTCTATTGCCAGCTCGTAGTGCTCTTTGTCTAACTCGACATCAATCATCTGTGAACCGAGTTCAAGTTTAAGTTGTTTTATTAATTTATTTTTTTGATTTGACATTAGTTACTCACTTATATTAGGTATGTTTTAGCGAATACAGGGTCACGTTACAAAGTCTAAAATACTCGCTACTTTCTTCCGGTGCTCGTAACGTGCCAGGCACAAAATTAGGCAACGATGTCGATATGTATATTTCAAACAAGAGATATGATTCAGTGCCGTTAGTATGACCTTTTACTGTATATTCATACGGCGACCCCGATACCGGTAACGTGAACCACTTATTGATTCTCGTCGAGCCCTCTGACATATGGGTGGTTACACCGCTAATTTTCTTTACATAACAATACACCACGCCGGCGTTTTCGTTTGTTTGCCATTCTTCATTTAGTGTTGCTGAGCTACGGTTAGAGTTTGCGCCTGCCAAAAGAGTATTATCAGCAACGATCTGGTTGGCGTATTCATCTCCATACTGGCCGCGTGCTGCTAAGTTAAGCTCAGTCAAACTAATGTAAAAAGAAGACTGCGGCTGTAGCTCCTTACCCGAAGAGGATAATATATAGTGATCGCGAATGTTCGGGTTAACTGTTAGTGTTTTAGCCTCGGTGTAATTAAACGTTATTCTTCCGTTGAAATCCATACCAAATGGCACCGAGGTAGGCTCACCGAAAGGCGAGTAGACCACATAAACATTACACACACTATTAAACGCACTTGAGTTATGCACTTCTGGGTCGTACCTAAATCTGAACGTGTAATCAACTAACGGTTGCCAGCGAGTTGTTTTTTCTTCTTCAGGTGCAGTGTTGCTGAACGTGTCGAAATTTTCAGTAGTAACCCAAATATAATAGTCACTGAAATCACTAGTGTCGTTGACGTTCATGAATGTTGCACGGCTTACATACCCGGTTTGAGAGCTCATATCCGAATCCGTGTGATCGTTTACATACACTTGGCCAGTTGAAGTCCTGAACTGAACTGCCGCAAAATTATTGGTCGACTTAGCAGGGTTACGATCTCCGCTAATAATAAACGACCAATTAGACAGAATTTCTGCTTTGGCGTTTAGGATTAATCCTTCCTTTTTAGGCGGAGATATAAGACTCTTAAAAAAGTTCTTTATTCTGTTTATCATACTTATGCTTGCTCCACAGTCAATCGTCCAGTGAATGTTACCCACTCCGTATCATATATAGACGGGATAGTCAAATCAAATACACGGGTGAATGTTTGGTAACCGTTGGTGAATTCAATCTCTAACGTATGCTCGCCAGCGGGCACTGCCGTACCAGATAACGTACCGCCGGAGTCAATAGTCACGCCCGGTATACCGCCGTCATAATTGTACTGGACACCGTAGGGCTCTTCTCCCAGTATCGTTTGAAATACGGCTGCAAGATCCACTGGTGCGATATTCCCGTCCGTGTCCCCGCTGATCTGGCTTAAACTAGAGTTATTATAAACAGGGGTATACGTTTGCCATGGGTTGAATAGAATTTTATTCGGTGTAGTTAGATCAATCTGATAATCGTAAACCGAATACTCAACGTCCGTTTCGCTTGTGTCTTCTACCTGTATTATATCACCGCCCCATGCAATTACACCGTCTGTGTTTTCATGCGTGCCGCCTAAATTGGACATAAGCCCGTCAGACGCTATACTCACTAATTGTGATTTTATACTAGCAGGGGTCTCGGATGGTTTTTCTTGCAACCAACAACTAATTACCCCAGCAACCAACGGTGCGGCGAAACTAGTACCACTTGACACCACGTATTCGGAGAAGTCAAAATGATACGTTTGATCGTAACGCAAATGAGGCAAACGATGTCCCGGTGCCGAAATAGTAACAGCACGGCCGTAGTTAGAAAACACTGACATTTCGTTATTAGGACTTTCTTGACTTTGGTTGGCAATTGTATATCTGCCAGTGTTTGTGGCGCCTACGGTAATTACATCTGAGGTAATACTCGCCTGGGCTGGGTTGATTAGTTCTGCCAACATCGGCAAAAAGGTGCCGTTAGTTTTATTCTCAAACCCGTTACCGGCAGCCGCTACAACATGCATGCCTGCAGCAATCATCGCCTTAGCCATATCAGTACTGTACTCGTCAAAAGGTTTAATATTATCAGGCTCGTCACTGTGATAATAAGGATTATCACTCGTAACATTTGTGCCGAAACTCATGTTTACGATACTTGGGCGACCGTTACTTTTATTTTGATGGTGCGCTAATACCGCATCAAGCGCTATTGCTATTTGGATATTAGTGGTTTCCCACTTTGCTGACCATACGTGCGCACCGCGTGCGATGCCTGCGTTAATTCCGGCCGCGAAAATGGCTACCGTAGTCCCGTGGCCGTCAGTATCAGTTAAGTTGTATTCTACATCTGAATCAACACCCGGTACAGAAAACACGCGGCCCGTTATGTCAGGGTGATCGGGATTAATGCCAGAATCAATTATGTATATATCAGTACCGGATCCGTCTAGTCTAAAGTCGTATTCTTCATAGACCGAAGTCGCGCCGGCAGTATTACTGATTGCGTTTAGATGCCAATATTTCACTGCAGGTAGTTGTGAGTCAGATGTGGAATCCTGTGACTCAATGTTTTCAATTGGTTGGTTGTGTTCTTCGGGGAAACGTGATATTTCGCGCTCAGCGTCAATAATGCGAAACTTCCCTGATTTTCGCATTTCAACTATTTTTTCATTATCCGTTTCGTCAATAATCAAATAGCCACTGACAGCTTGTAGGATTTTAACAACGGATAATCCAAACTCAGATACCACCTCATCGATGGTATAGGGTTGTGCAACTTTTACAATATATTTCACTGTCGGACCTTGGTTTTTGTTTATATTTACCAAGATCCATTCGTGTTATTTTATGGATTCGTAAAGTTGGAATGAAGCTACATTCTTCATTTTGGACTCGCACATTATATCAAACTTGTCTCTGAATTTCGCTATCCATTTATTCATACATGTGTTATGGTAAAAGTCGCTATGTTTTCTTAACTTACTACGAGGTATACCGGACTCAACTAACTCCGAAAGCGAAGGGAAACCGGTAGTCTGGGGCACATATTCTTCAGGCGATACCGAGTAATGTAGTACCGGTCGTTTGCTGCGCCAGGACGCTATAACTTCTTCTATGCGCGGGTCTTCTGGCTGTATGTACTGGCCGCAGTTAATATAATGGTGATGTACATCAAGCACGACAGGACACAGATCGGCTATTTCCAGGCAGCGGTCAAGTGAACTTGTGAACTCGTCGTTTTCAATCGTAATTATGCGTTGGGCTTCGGGACTCAAGCGCTCGAATGTTTCACGGAAGACCGGGACGCCACCTTTGCCTGATAAATGGACATTGCATTTGAAATCTTGAAACTCACGGCCGTAACCCATTAAACGAGCCACAGTCGCGTGGTACTCGAACTCAATAATAGACTTTTCAACGACGTCGGATCGGTCACTTGCGAGTACGGTAAATTGGCCTGGATGAAAACTCAGGCGTATGTCGTTTGCCCGCGCAAACTCGCCAACAGCATAAAGCCCCGCTGACAGGAATTCGTTAAATTCGACCGTTGCTTCGTCATTTTCAGGGTACAATACATCACTAAAATACTCGTGACTGTAAAGCGGGATTACTTCCGACCCTATACGACACATACGCAAGGCAAGCGGCATTGTCGCTAACTTACTAAACTGTAGCGCCATTGAGTTAATGTTGTGCTCAACAATCTCTCGCACTAGCGCTCGGGCGTCAGGTACTGGCAACGACATCAGTTTTTTCCTAGTCGTTGCTCGCTGATTTAAACGTTTGTATTCGGCTTTGTCGTCCACAACATATTTGCAGGCGTAGCCAATTCTTTGAACTGTCATTAGTCACCAACTCTGTAGAAATTAATTTGTGCTTCTGCTCGTAGGACCTTGGCTATTTCAGGATAGGCGCGATCCATAACAACGGCAAGCGCACGTAGTACATTCACATCAATAACAACATCATTTTTGTCGTTGTGCTCTTTGCTTGTTATCGACGTACCGTACAGTACAGGATCAAAACGCACGATGCAAATAGAAAGGAACTCAGGATCGTCTTTTAGTTTTTCGCTAATGAAGAGTTTAAATTTTTCAACCTCTTCGCGTGGTGCTACCCCTAAAGATAATTGTCTGGATACAATCTCGGCGTCGTCGATACCGTGTATTACAATTTTATTAGTCGCTTTTGTCATAAGTTTCACCTTGTTTTTGGTTACAATCTAACTCTAACATCTACCCGCCAATGTGCAAGGCCTTTTTGGTAAATACTTGTAATTATATTCAGGAATTTACAATGCCGAAACTCAAGCTATGGAATCCTAAAAAGACCAGCGATTACCATTTTCTAGACCGCGTTATAAAAGAAAACTTTGAAGTGGGCGGGACAGGTGTCTTTATCCACAAATACGCAGGTACTAGCCAGGGAGACGAGTCAACTATTGAAGACGTTGTTTTCATGGAAAACAGAAACAGGAAGTACGATGATGCGATTTACGAATTGCCGGGATCGTATACGCCGAATGATACTGAGTTTGACTTAACCCAGTTCGGCTTCATGCTGTCTAACGACACTATTGTAATTGACTTCCACATCAACCAAATGGTTGACGTCCTGGGAAGAAAACTAATGAACGGTGACGTGTTAGAGTTGCCACACTTACGAGAGCATTTTGCCTTAGGCGAAGACGCGCCGGCGTACAACAAATTTTTCGTTGTGCAAGACGGGTACAAGTCAGACACCGGATACGATCCGAGGTGGTGGCCACATATTTGGCGCATAAAAGCTAAAATACTTTCAGCTAGTGATTTGTACTCCGACATCATAGGTTCGTCTGGCATTACGTTTGTACTAGACGCAGACGGCAACAAAATACCAGTTGATGTTGACCAGTCCGGGCACGGTAGTCACCAAGATGTGGCAGGTGTCGACGACGGCGGGCTAACACTCGCCAGTATTATTAGCGGCAAATCAACGTTAGACGAAATAAAACAATCTGGTCTTGAAGAAGCAGAAAGCTACGTGCCTAGTGATCCACTTGTCACCACATCGCAACACCTTTATATATTCGAAGACGATAACGGCGATCCGAAATTCTACTACGGATCAGGTGATGGTGCTCCGCCTCATAGTACAGAAGTGTTTGGCGAGGGCGACGAGTTCCCGGAAGAAATGGAAGACGGTGACTACTTTTTGCGCACTGACTTTTCGCCTGCAACATTGTATCAAAAACAAGGCAAGAAGTTTAAGAAAATTACAATCGACTATGTTAAGAAGCCGTGGACTGCGGCTAACCGCGTAACAGACAGCTTCATAGATAACGACAAAACAGACAAGATGACTGACGGCACTACTATCAAACAACGTCAGGCTCTGAGTAGCGTGGTTAAACCCAAGGAAGACTAATGAACACATTCTTTTATGATAAGCAAATAAGACGTTATCTGATACAGTTTATGAGGACGTTCAGCTTCCTAAGATATCAGACAGGTCCCAACAGTGACGGGATATTCACCGAACACGAGGTTCCTATCATTTACGGCGACATGCAACGCCAAGCAGCACAAATTCTTAACAAGAATAGTGAGAACTCTATCTTACCGGGCGTTATTATGAGTTACTACATTGTAGACCTAAAGCCAGCGCCTGAGCGTAGAAAGCATCAAACTCACACGTCTACTGTGTCTGTAGTTGAGCAGCGCCATACAGAAGACGGGTACGACAGGTCAGGCAAGGGAAACAAAATAGATGTCGAGCGCCATATGACAGCGCCTTATAACTTGACTATTCAGCTTGACATTTCAACAAATACCACAACCACTAAGATGCAAATTATTGAGCAAATACTTATGGTGTTTAACCCAGATGTGGTAATTCAACAAAATTCAAATATGTTGGACTGGTCTAATATCACTTCTATACGCTTGGATGATATTGTCTGGACTAACCGTTCAATAGGTAACCAAATTGATGAAGAGCGCGAATATGCGTCACTAACATTCAACGTGCCTATTGAAATCAGTCCGCCGGCTAAGGTTACGCGCTCGCGTTTAATAGAGGATATTGTATTGAGCTTGGATGTTACTAAAGAGATTTCAGAAGAAGAGATGTCTAAGTTTTACGATCCAGCCGCCGGTGTGATGGAGTTTGAAGAGCGCAAGACACAAATTGTACGTGCCGAAGACTACTACATCAAAATAGGAGTCGACGGCTTACATGACATGCAGGCCGGGCTATTTGACCGAGAAGGGAAACCCGTAAATTGGAAGGAATCATTCTACCAGACTGGTCTGGAATCATTTTTGGTTGTGAACGTTGCGAGTTTTCCTACTAATAAACAAGGCGACATTTATTTCAAGTTTACAGAAATGCCTAGTAACTCTTACATTATTGGGATCGAATTAGACGAAACAACGTTGCCTACCAACACGTTACCGAATGTTGATAGGCTTGTTAACCCGAATAAAACAGAACCAGGAAACGGCTTGCCAGAGCCTGCTGAAGGTCAGCGTTATATACTGACTTCGGATTTAACGCAACACAGCGAAAATTGGCTTTTTGATTGTCACACTTTACCCGAAGCTGATGATATTATCGAGTTTAAGGACGGTCGCTGGGTTATTGTTTTTAATCGTAAAATTGCCGAGGACAGGGCTAACGAAGACGTAACTGATTTTGTTTATGTCTCTAGCAGCAATAAGCACCTTAAATACGATAAAATAAACGGCTGGGTTTACACATACTTAAACGAATACGGACCGGAACGATGGAAAATTCTAATCAAATAAGTGCGGCAGGCTGTATTATTGTGGCGAAGGACACTCGACGTGTTCTTTTCGCCCTACGCAATAAAGCAAATACCAAACGAGCCGGATGGGGTATTTGGGGCGGCAAGATTGAAAACGGCGAAACTACAATAGACGGGCTCAGGCGCGAGCTTCACGAGGAAATAGGGAAGGTACCCACTGCCTTAAAAGTGCATCCGTTTGACATCTATCAAGGCGCTGACAGTAACTTTTTCTATTACACTTACGTCTGGATAATACCAAGCGAATTCACGCCAATTTTGAACGACGAGCATATAAGTTATGCCTGGGTCAATATAGGTCAATGGCCTACGCCTTTACATAAAGGAGTAGCGCACACTCTTAGGCCTAAAAAGAATATAAAAAAGCTTCACCAAATGATTGATGAAGCCCCCGAATATCCTACATATCCGTGCATAAGTAACACGTTTTACAAGTCAAGCGTCTAGGACGCTTGACAAATAAAGTACTTATTAGATCCGTCTTCGTAGAAGTAAAGCGTAATATTAGGCGTAGCACTTAAGTCAATAATATGTGTAGTGCCTGACGTATATACGCCATTTACGTACATACCTGTTAAGCCAGTAACCTCCATTCTTAATCTAGAGTTAGCACCCCAATTAGATATAACGGTATTTGCCGTTGCCGCTATAACTACTGAGTTACCAGTTTCTAATTGATCTAGGCCAGAGATGTTCATTACACTTGTTGTGTTATCAGGAATAGCGTAGCGAACTAAACTATTACCTTCACTTAGCGCCACTGAGTTGCCACTCACTGTCGTATAACTCGCGTTAGCTGTTATAATTTCAGCTTGTATGTCGGCAATCGTCGCCAATCGATCAGTGCCAGATCCGTTACGTCTGTACACGTCACCTGCGTCACTGTACAACACTGTTTTACCAGTAACCGATACCGTCTGAGCGCCAGCGTTACCGTTAGTGCCGCCGATATCAGTTAGTATGCTTGCGCCCATGTCAACAAGTGCGGCTTTGTCTGTGGCCTTGTCAGAGAACGTGAAACGTGTATTCTCGTTAGTCGTGCCCTCTACATACATCTTCGCTTCGGCTGCCGTAATAGTTAGACTAGTAAGCTCGCCGTCAGTGTCATTAACTATATAATTCTGAGTTGCTATATTTGAGATATTAAGCTGCTCAGTACCGTTATAAAACATTAACGAGTTATCACTTGAATCACACCACATGAAGCCAGCTTCACTAAGTGCAGGCGCCGTGTCAGGTACAAATTTGACACCAGCAGCGTCTAGCGGACTATAATTCAACGATATACTATCAGCTAACACACTAACACGCGGGGCATATACACCAAGTCGCGGAGCAGAGTCAGCACCAATTCTAACCTCTGATGAACTAGAAAAAGCAAGAGGCCTTACGTCACTGAGTTCTAGTGCTACGCCTGCATCAGCTTCATCCGAGCGCAAATATGCCGACGCTGGCTGGCCATTTAGTGATTCGGCATTTACGTTGCCTGGTGACCCAGGAACAAATTGCGTGCCATTCCAAACAAGAGCATCACCGCTTGCTGCGCCAGCTGCATTGACATCTTTAATCATACTGATTGTCTGGAATTCAGTAATATCCCATTTCCCAGTAGTGTCATTGTAAACAAGGAAACGGTTATCAGCACTCGCTGTACCGGTGACGTCGCCTAAGTCACCCACGTCGACCCCTAGCGAACCTATCGGTGTATTCTCCCAATCACCCGAAGCAGAGTTATACGCCAATACATGGGCATCAACAACGTTTGATAACGAAACATTAGTGATTTGACCGAGTTCTACATTAACCAAAGTACTGAAAGCAGCAGCTATCCATTCGCCACTAACGTTGTCAAATACAAGTACGTCATTTGCCGACGGTGCAGGAACGTTAACATTGCTTAAGTCGTTTAAAACCTCAGGAATAAACGGATCCGGTAGGTTGTTTGGTTCCCATTTCCCTGCGGATTCGTTCCATAACAGGACTTGGCCGTCAGTAGCTGCGGTATCCGATATATCAGTCAAGTCACGTGATTCGAGTGTTACAGGCGGTAATTGGATAGGAACCCACGACCCGCCTTGATATATTAGTGTGTCGCCTGGCTGTACACCTGTTGTGTTAACGTCAGATAAATCACTAAGTGACTCAACTATTAGATAGTTCCTAGCAATCCATTCATTCGACTCTTCCTCATATGCTAAGAAAGCGCCATTTGTTGGATTTGTTGTACTAACATCTAACAAGCTATTCAATGTAGTCGGGATAATCACACTATCGTTTATCCACTCTACACCGTCGAATCTAAGGAAATTACCAGCAGCCGGTGACGATATGGTAACGTTGCTTAGTTCGTTGATTGCGAATGCGTTTAATGATACTGAACTAACACTCCATCGAGAGTTGTCAAAGTCCCAAGCCAAATATTTGGTTTCGCCACTTGGCGATACGCCATCAAACACATCAGCCAAGTCGGATAAATTTAGGTTGTTATTTGCAACCGTAGCAATATCAGTACTCTGCCACTCACCATTAGCGGCACTATACGCCAATACTTGTTGGTCGCTAGGAACAGAAGCATTTACGTTAGACAAGTTATCTAGCTCAAGCACATTGCCTGCAATTACCGGCAAGTCTAAGTTAACCCACCTAGTACCGTCGTATGCGACCAAATCATTCAAATCAGGCGTAACGAAGTCAACGTCTTCTAACATGTGCAGTGAAATACTAGGCCAATCAACGTTCTCCCAGTACTGACTCGCGGCATTCCAGCGTAGTATTTGGTTGTTTTGTATGGAAGCCAAATCGTCGGTTTGAACGTCGTCTAATTCACTTAATAGTTTGATGAACTTGTCTTCAGGTAAATCTTGGGTGGTCCATTTGGTGCCATCCCAAGTAAGAACTTTACCGGCGTCAGGTTCTCCTGACGGATCACCTAAGTGCTTAACTACCCACTCGGCGCCAGTTGCATCCCATACATACTGCTCACCGTTTTCAGTCCCTGCTAGCTCTGCAAGATTAAGGCCAGTTTTAACTACTTGAACCAAGTTAACAGACACATATCTGCCAGTTACATCGTCATAAACAATTGTGTCACCTGCTAGTGGCGCGTCAGCGGTAACGTTACCTAAATCACCTATCGTTGCATATTGCCCGAAAGCTTCGCCTACGTTTTGGTTAACCCATACGCCCTCTACATGAACAAGCATGTGACCGGTGTCTAGAGTATTGTCTATAGTGACATCGCCTAGTTCATCTAGTGATAATTCTTCAATTAACGAGTCTAAAATTTCACTAGTAACTAGCTCACTAGCAACCCAGCGAGTACCATCATAACGCAAGTATTTGCCTAGTGCGCGTGAGCCATCGTTAACGTCATCTAGTGAACCCAAAGTACTATAAGCCGGGGGTTGGTTAGTCCATAAAAATCCTTCGCCGTTAGGTACAGCCGTTAGCACGTGGCCTGCTTGTACGTTAAGCGTGTCGACATCATCTAAATCGTCAATTACAATGTTTAAATCGCCTACACTACTCGCAACCCATTCAGACGCAGGGCCGTCATAAATCAATATAGAGCCGTTGGTGGGTGAATCAGCGCTAACATCGAGTAAATCATCCATATTAGATATGAAGTCTAGCTTGCGGTTTTGCCAGCCAGCGCCGTTGTAATACAGCACATGATCAACGGCTGCGCCACTAATAGTCACATCCAATAGATCATCTAACTGATCATAAACAGGTAGAGTAACACCTTCCCAGTATACACCATTATAACGAAGTACTTCGCCGGTTTGTGGCTCTTCATAATAAGGGTTATCGTCTGGTAATCTATAGTTAGGATTAACGTCTTCAAGATCCAAAATGTTTAATGGAATTTTTACAGTTTGGTTTTTCCAACGCGCTTCTGCAATGTCGTAGCGCAAGAATTGATCGTCTCTTGGTGAGTTCAATTCAACGTCATCTAAATCGTCTAATACGTCAACTACTACCGCGGTTGAGTTAATCCAATTAGTGCCATCGTACATTAATACTTCGCCGTTAAGCGGAGTGTCCAAATCAACGTCGTCACGTAGCTGTTCTAAGCGAGTAGGATGCGGTATATTGCCATTAACCCAGTCAGTACCGTTGAATAAAAGGGCGTCGCCGGTAACAGGTCCGGTGATAATAACATTATTCATATCACCGATAGCCTCAGGGAATGAATAATCGTACGGTGTCCACTTACTACCGTTAAAGCGAAGCGCAGACCCAACCGTTATTTGCGATGGGTCTTCAGGAACAGTAACATCAACCAAGTCACCGAAATATTCAACACGAGACCCGGCGCTTGGCACGAACGCGCCTTGGCCGGCATTCGCAGACGAATCCCATTCTAATACTTTTCCATCGGCTATTCCGCCTAATTGAACGTTTACTATTTCGTCGATTGAGTTAATCGGGCTGTTAGTCCAACGGCCTGTGCTCTCAACATAACGTAAAAAGTCACCGTCTGTCGGGTTGTCAACAGCGTCGACGTTCTCAATGTCTGATATTTTACTGACAAACCCGTTTACGAAGCGACTACCGTTCCACTTTAATACGTGTTGATCTCTAATGCCGTTTACTGACTGCTGATCATAATCAATTGTAACGTCGCCTATCTCGGTAATTTGCTGTATAATGCCCGGTTCCCATTGGGACAAAGAGCTGTTATATCGCAGGATTTTACCGTCTGATAAATCGCCTTGATCGATAATAACGTCGTTCAGGTCATCTAGGACTTGCACTTGAGACATGTCAGACTGATACCAGCCAGGACCGTCTGGCCCGTTAGCGCGCCAAACAAGGAAACGGCCTTCCGCCATTGAGCCTTCAGTTTCTTTAACATCAGTCACATCAAATAGCCTGGACAGAGAAGGACCAGTGACCCAGCGAGCGTTTACCACGTCCCACTTAATTGTATGGCCTTCTTCTACAGTACCGTAATCAGGAATATAGACGTTGCCGATTTCAGCTAAATCGTCGATTATACCGGCTTCCCAAACTTGGTCACTGAAGTTGTATTTAAGAAGATTGTTGTCCTGCGACAGCCCGTTTGACATTTCCCTAACATTAGTAATCTCGCCGATGTCGTCTACAAAACCAGGCGCCCATTGCGAGTTGTCCAAGTCATACTTAAGAAACGCTTTGTCGTCAAGATTAAGCACACCATTAACGTCAGCAAGGTCGTCTAATACCTCTACAAAGCTCGTAGCGCTTAAAACCCACTTTCCTGTTGTGTTATTCCAGATTAAGGCTTTACCCTCGTCTCCGGCGTCTGGCAGCGTGCTTTCTACATCCATGATTGAGTGTATACTAGGGATGAATGACGGGCGCCAGAAGCCTGCTCCGGATACTTCGTCTTCTTCAAACCATATAAGAGACTGACCGGGTTCGGCTTCTGTCTCAGTTGACATGTCTACATCCAATAGCTGGAACAGTTTCTCAGGCATAGCGACAGTAGACTCCATCCAACGATACACACCGTCAGATGAGTCTAGTCGATATTGTAGCACACGGCCTGCAATCTCGTTGGCGTTAACGTTTTCTATCTCGTTTATATGAGTAATAAAAGACGGCAGCCAAACACCTTCACTAGCGTTGAATTTCAAGTACTTACCGTCTTCTCTCGGTGCACCAGCAAACTCTTGGTGATCGCCTTCGACGTCTAGTAAGTCAAATAACCTAAACTCGACTACGCCTTGCAAGTCGTTAATAGAAACAACATAGTCGCCAGAACCCATAGTAAGTACAGTATCACCATTGTAAGTGAACTCACCGTTACCCATATAAAGGTCTTGGTCATAAACGATTTCTGATCCAGCTGCGCCAACTAGCGACGAAGTACGAACACGCCATTCACCAAAGCTAGAGTCCTCTACACGAACTTCTTCACGTACAGCGCCGCCTGTTTTGACGCGGACGTCTTTGGGATTTTCAAAAGAAGCATTTTCGCCTTGTATGTTCGTTGACTCAGCATTAGATAGCTTACCGAATTGCACTGTACCCGAAGAGGTAAACTTAGTTGAAGGATCACCGATGTACGCATCAGCAGCGCCGTCAGCGTTATAATGCACAGTTAAGTGGCCCATGGAAACATTAGTATACGCGTCCGGACTTAACTCGGCAACTTGGCCTTCACTGTCTGTTGTTGTTTCACCGAATATAAAACTAGCCGCCGAAGGTGTGTACCAAAGTCCTTTATGATTCTCACCTGACGGCCTTTCTACAATCAAGCCGCCAGACAAAAACGCATCACTCGGGTCTAGTTCAGCAGTGCCGCGGCCTATAGTAATAATTGTATCTTCAATTGTTACGGTTGAAGTTTCCAAAACCGTGTTATTACCTAGCACAGTTAAGTCTTCTGTTATAATAACAGACCCTTCTAACCGAATGTTTTCAATCCCTGATGACTCACCGTTAGTTAGTACAAAACGCGTGCCGCCATTGATATTAAATTCATAGGACATTAGTTATTCATTCCCTGATATATTTTCATAGTATTTAGTTAAGGCGAGGCTGGAAAAGTGATACGGAAAGGCCCCACAAGGGGGCCTAAATATTACCGATTAGAGTAAATTCGGTACGTTACAGGATTCCGACGCCCTGTGCTCTAGACTTGATTGAATCAAGCTTGCGGTCGTACCCCCGCGCCCAGTCACTAATCCAATTCATCAGTTTAATAGCGTAAGCTTTGATAGAGTCGACGATACTATCAAGCACTCCTTCCGCGAGTGCACTTTCGCCGTTGTCAACTGATTCCTTGGGATCGTGTAACTTCGGTTTGCCTAGACGTGACTGAGTAACTTTGTTCTCAACTTTCACGTATTGCTCTCGTAACTGGCCGATTTTGTCAGCTAATTCAGGAGCAAGGCCTAATAGGTCTTCGAATAAGCCGTCTACGTCTGTCACCGTTTGGGTGGTTTTCTCAGACTTCTTACTCATTGAAACGGTTAAGCTAGCCGTTTCGATTACGCGAGTGTAGATCACATCCGTTGGATCAAAAAGCGTATCGAACCGTTGCTTCATTTTTTCATTTAGAGCATCGCGTGCTCTTTTAATTTTTTCTTCTTCTTGAGCTATCTTACGATAGTATTTAGCAGCAACGGTGAACATTTGTGATTCTTTACCGCTCAATTCGGCTATAACACGGTCCAGCTCACCCTTTACTTTTTTCTCTTTATAAGAAATACCGTCTCCAGTTCTACGGGCTTCTTTAATATCTTGGAATCTCATCAAAGGGTACCTTATTCTTTATATATGTCTATTTAGCATTTTATTGACTAATTGTCGCGCACCTTATATAATCAACGGGGTTTATCAAGGATATAATAATAATGATATGGTTAACGATATTATGCGCGTCAATACTCGTTCAGATTCCAAACATATGGGCGATAAGTAGAGGAAGTAACAATTTACAAGACTCACTCTACATATCACTTTTATGCGTTCCGATAACTTGGCTTGCTACCGGGTTATATACTTATTTTTACAGTACGGGATCATCACATTATAGTTACCCAGCCCTTGCGCTCGTAGCGCAAGGATGCTCATTCTTATGCGCAATAATTATCCAAACAATGATTTTTAAAGACAGGATAGTCAACATACAAGAAGTAGCCGGTATGTTATTCATCACACTCGGCTTATTCTTGATTATTACTTCCAATAAATAGACGATTATCTCGGTTTCTTGAACACGTTTGCTATCCCTAAAGACAAAACCCAACGAGAGCCTTTCTCTATTTTAGACACAGAGTGATAGTCTCTATCTGCTCTAAAGACGTGTAATCTATCAAACAACGACCATTTACGCTTACACTTGAAAACACCGCCCTGCTGAGCTTTACGGAGTTCTAAGTTTATACGAGTAGTAGGTCCGTTTGTTTTAGGATCTTTATGCTTAGGAATGAATGAGCCCTCGGGATACCTGAATAGATACAAGTCGATACCGAGTGTTTTGGAATGGAATAAAGTGAATATTCTATAGCCAGTGGCGAACTTATCGTTGCCCCAGCGCCACATTTTAAGTGATGGTTTTTGAGTGTTCTAACGCATGACGTTTCTCCTTAATTATACTTTAAATTTGCACGGGCCAGGGTAATGGCAGCCACCAGACGATGTTGTATATTGGCATAGCCCACCGAACGAGCAAATGAACGGCGAGTTGATGCAATAAATATTGACAACAGGAATTACCATTAGATATCCTTGTAAACTAGGTTGGTGACCCTGGCGGGATTCGAACCCACTTTCGCGGTTTTAGAGACCGGCTACTTATGCCAAATCAGGGCCACATTTACTGTTAAACTTCAGTACAACAAACGTAAAATTTAATCTGCTTATTATACTTTTTGACCATCGGATGGTCAAGAACTTTTTGTAACTCCGGCAAATACTTCATACGCGCTGAGTCAATATCACCGGTATCAACAGCATAAGACAGGGAAGGTTTTTCCGTAGTGTCTTCGTCCCATGGTGAGTGATACGCATTGTCTATAAATGCAATGCCGGAATCTTGCTCACGGCAACCGTCACTAAACCAAGCAATTTGAAAAAAGTCATCATCTTCTATTTGGTCAAACTCTTCTTCAGTAACTTCGCCTAGTTTAATACCGTAGCCATAATACACATAAGGCTGCATTGTAATAATCCATGTATAGTTTTCAGGTGTTACACACAATACAGCACAATTTATATCACCGCAAGAAAATTCCTTACGGTTCTCTAACTGGGTTTCCTAGTTTTCTATCTTCTACGATTTACATACGTCCTCCTTTATAGTTATTTATATACTAACAGAATTCCGAGCAACAAAAAAGCCGCTCGAAAGCGGCTTTTTTAATTTCAACAAATCACTCTTAGAAGAATGACAAGTTAGAAGTGTTGATACCGATGCGGCTGTAGTAGTCGCCTGCGTTACCGAAAGAGTTTGCAGTGTTAGTTAACTCAACGTAACCGTAACGAGTCATGAAGCTTACTACTGGTTGGAAAGTAGTAGGATCAATAATTGGACCAACTGATTGAAGTGGGATATAAGGACAGTAGAACGCACCAGCGTCAGTCTCGTTGCCTTTATAACCTAGTAATACAGCTTCGTCAGAAGACGCAAACTGATCTACGTAGATCTTCATAGCGTTGTTCAGAGTACCAACTAACTTAGTGTTAAGAGGTGCATCGAACTTACCTTCAGTGGTACGTGCGAACGCAGAAGTAGTCGCAGACTGTAGGATAGTTAGTGCCACAGGGCTTACTACCGCAAAGTTCGCAACACCACGACGTGTACGTTGTGAGATCAAGTTACTTTCAAGGTTCATCATAGTTGCAAGAGCGGCGTGCTCGTCACCTACGAATGTAGCAGTACCAGAAACAGCGTTCTGATCGTAGCTTTGTGCAGGTGCGCCAGCTAGGTTGCGTAAGCGGCCAAGTAGTTCTTGGTCGATTTCAACTGTGATTTCTTGCGCAATAGCTTCCATGATTTCTGCTTCGATGTCGATGCCATGAACAGCTTCAGCATCTTGTGCAGCTTCGAAAGTCCAGCTCGCAGATAGCTTACGAGATTTAACTTCAACAGTCTCTTTCAAGATGTTTACAGACATACGGCGACCAGGTTCACCTTCCATAGAGGCAGTTGAACTTGGACCAGGTAGTGGCGACGTAGACGAGTTCGCTACGTTGTTACCTGAGTACGCTTTCGCGATGTCAAACGGGTTAAACGCTTCTTGACCAGCTTTAAAACCAGCACCGTCTTCTGCGTAGTTTACACGTAGAGTATGGATTTGGCCTACCGGACCAGTCATCGGCTGAACACCCATGATTTCATTTGCAATCGTGCTAGGCATAACGCGGCGCAGCAACGGAAGCATAATTTTGTTTACAGTGGCGATATTACCAGTACCGGTTGAACCATGCGTGGCACTTTCTCTAAGCGCTTGCTTTCGAGCATTTTCCAGTACTACATCAGTAGTCTTGCGAACAGAACCCTGAAGGCCTTCCAGCAAAGCGTTCTTGGTAACTCCCCAATTCTCATTAAGAACCTTACTCATCTTATTCTCCTTGATTATTCTTAATTAGTGTAGAGACTTAAACTTTGCTGATACCAGCTAGTCGTGTAATCTCTTTCAATTCTACGTCATCATTCGATTCGTTTACTTGCTTCCGACGAGACTCAGCACCTCTACGACGGCCATCTCTGGCACTTAAAGTAGAATTGCGGTTTCTGCGTTCGGACAGTTTAGAACGTCCTTCTGACGGTTTTTGTTGTTGTTCGCCCAATACAGTTGGTAGATATCGCTTGAAAGCTTTATCCAGATCTTTAGTCTGAACACTCTCTAACAAACCTTCCATCACCGATTGTTGTCGCCCGCTAAGTGGAGATAACATCTCGTTCATCTTGCGGGTGCGAGCCAGGTTATCTTTAGTGATTTCTAATTCCGTCTTAAGCTTGTTTTGAGCTTCAGACAGTTTCTTAATCGCTTGAGATGCCTTGGCGTTTGCCTTCTTAGCAGTGCCCAGCTCTGTGCCTTCTACAAGTAGAGAGCCACCAAATTCTGATGCAAATGCCTCGAATATTTTTCTACCGAACTTGTTTTCACGAGCTTCGGCAATGTCTTGGCGAAGAGCAGTCAATTCAGAACGTAGGGTTGATTCTACTAGTTCAGATGTCTTGCTACTCGCACGAGCGATAAATTTCGCTTTGGCTTCGCGCAGCTTAGCGCGGCCTTCGTTGATCAACGCGACGCGTTGTTCATTAAGTGCTTTCTTATCTTGAGCGAATTCAGTTAACTCGTTAGCGATAGATTCTTTAATGAATTCATTCGCTTTCTTAACTGACTCATTCATACGTTTACGATCTTCATGCAACTCGCCAACTTCGCTTTTAAGCTTACGAAGCACAAATTCCTGCATAGCTCTTAGTTGCTTAGCATTCTGTTTTTGTAACTTCGCTTTGGCTTCGCTTAGCTCTTTTTCTTGATTAGCAATACGAGTCATAGCCTCGCGTAATTCATCGCTAACGAATTTTTCAGCAGCTTCTGCGATTGTTGACTTGTCGTGCTCATATTTTTGAGCAAACTCACGACGAAGCTCAGCACCAATTGAACTACGAGCCTCAGCGATCTGTTTGTCCCATGCTTCTTGAACCATGTTACGATCAGACTCACTTAGTTGAGCATTTTTTAAAACTTTGTTAACACTCATTCGGCTTTCTCCTTTTAAGGTTTTAACTCTTTTATGAGCGCCATTAGCATTGACGGTAGGTGTTTATCTGCAACTTTGTCACCGTGCGCAGCCTGCGCAGCAGCTTCATAAATTCCAGCGCCACCGCGCATGTTAAATAGACTCTCATAAATTGTTTGCGGATATGCTTCCGGGGCAGAAGGTTGGGCAACTATATCAACCGTTACGATTTCAAAGTCACTCACATAGCCCTGGTTGTCTACGTTACCAGAACCGCGCGAACTCACACCAAGACGAACATTAGAACTAAGCAAGCCATGAACGATTTTACCACAAGGGGTATTCTCGATCACTTTGAGTTTGCCAATTCCGTTATTGTCTTTCATGTAAATGTCGGTGATAACATGACTAACACGATCCAAGTTAATTGTTAGTTCATCGGGATGATCCAGCTCACCTAGGACAGATTCTCCGCGTTCCATACGCTCTTTAAGTTGAGCGACAGCACTGCTGATTTCGTCCATTGGATAAACGCGCTGGTTATGATTTCGAACGTCAGCTTGTATGAAGATGCCTTCCATATAAAAAGCACGCCCGTTATCGTCTGCACCTTCGGTAATACGAATTTGCGAACGTTCAGGACCCATATATTCATACAGCTTATTCATCATTATCCCTTATAGTGTACCAGCTAGCTCTTCGTCAGAATCCATTTCTGGATCGTCGATTTCGCTGTCTAAGTCACCGCCGTCCATTTCTGGATCAGCGTCCATGTCTACATCATCACCTGCAAGTTCTTCGAACTCAGCAGCTAATTCAGCAAACGCAGCTTCAAGATCTTCAACGCGGTCTTCAACGTCGCCTGAGTCTTCGTCAGACAATTCGTCGTCTACTTCAACTTCGTCGTCAGACATTTCGTCGTCTACGTCAGCATCAGATACTTCGTCAGATACTTCGTCAGACAATTCACCCATGTCTTCTTCTTTAACTACTTTGTCCTTCTTTTCGGAATCGTCTTCCTCTGCGTCTTCTTCGTACGAAGATTCAGAAACACCAACAGCCTTTGAAACATCTGCATAAATGTCACGTGCTGTCTCAACAACGATTTCGTGAAAGAGTTTCGAAGCAGCAGTATTGTCTTCATTAATAAGAAGGTCAAATACTTGTTCTAGCTTGTTCATGTTCTTACACTCCTATTGAAAAATCACAGTTTTTCTATTTTCTATTTATGAAGCGCATAAAAAAATGCGCTCTAGGGGCCTGGTTTTGGTCCAAAAAGCGCATTCTTACTACTTATAACTATTTTTACTATTCTTCGCCTAAAGCTGGTCCGTCGTCAAAATCAATTTCGCCGCCGAATCCGCCGCCCATGCCGCCGCCAGGGCCACCGCCGCCTACATCGCCTCCGTACATTATTTGCATCAGCTTCATACGCTCAATCTCTTCGATTCTTTTGAAGTCCCTAGACTTGCGCATCTGTTGTAGGTGTTTAAGTGTCAGCTGAGGTCTGCGAACGTCTGTAGATAATCTAACTACACTTCTATCCCTAGCAGGATCGTATATTTCATCTATACGCATTATTCTTCCCTAGCTTTGTTTTGGTACTGTTTAATTGCAGAGCTAGTTAGACCAGCTTCACGTGCAACTGTAGTTCTGGCGATTTCTTCGCCAGCCTCGTCTTTGATGCCGTTTTCTTGCTTCCAAAGACGTTCGTTTTCTAGTATATCGTTATCGTCCCAGCCTAAGTATTTCTTCATAGCAAATCGCTTAGAGATATGTTCGTAATCCGACATTTGTGCATACGCACTAGCGAACTGCATATTCATCTCAACTTCACGATAGTTGCTGAAGTTCTGAGGCTCACAAAACTGGATGTCAAAAGTACCAGTATCTACACGGATTCCAGAATGCTTACAATACATCTTGAATTCATGGTTTAATTCGTCAATAACAATATTCTGTAAACGACGACAATATCTATCAAATCTGAACTCTTGGATGAAAGCATTAGACACTTTACCGTCTTGGTAAGGTGCAGTGCCGTCTTCTGGTCCAGTAGGCAAATACGAACTAGGAATACTCAACGCTCTTATTAATTTGTTGTTGAAGTATTTCAAGTCATCGATTTCACCTAAACCTTGGCCGCCCGGTAGTGTCTCAACTCGGGAGCCTCGGCCGCTTGCTGTTACTGCAAAAAAGTAATCCTCAATCATGCTCAGCGGGTTGTACGCCGAGTCCATGATGTTGTTTTCGCCGTTACCTGTTTTTTGCGGTATACGCTTTTGCTGTACTTCCATACGAGTTGATTCCAAATGAGCTTTTGCCTTGTGTGGCGGTAAGTCACCTGTATCAATAAAGAATACACGGCGTTCAGGTGCGCGGTGAATACGGTATATCAAAATACTGTCTTCAAGCAGTTCTTTCTGCTTATATATCTTGAATACTTTTTCTAGCTCACTAACGCCAAAAGGCCACGTCATATTCATGCCCTCTGACATGCTTATGTGAACTACGTGATCAGCCGAGATATAAGTAATCTCTTCATCAGTGTTTGCTGACGAGACGCCCGTAGTCTTAGCCGATTTAGACCAATGTTGCACTGACAGGTTATTAGCGTTGTGAGTGTTATTAGGATCGAAATCACTAGCAACACCGTCCTTTAAGTTAAACGAGATATTAGCCATAGCGTAAAACTCAATACGCTTATTATCAGCTTCATTAACAATTACGTATTTCACATCAGCAACATCTACCCAATGAAGCTTGAAAGTTTCAGGGTCTCGTATGAAGAACTGGTCGCCGTACTTTATAGTGCCACGGAATGCACTAACCGCGCGTCTACGCCATTCGTTTAGTTCGCACCATTGGCGCAATAAACGATTAATAGTTTCAGTTTCGCTCTCGGTAGGATCTTCTACCCAGCTAACTTCAAACGGCAGCTTATTGTCTTCGTCGTCTTGTACGCAGAATTCTGCAATAGTGTTAAGCGCTAAGTGGACTTCGTGATCTAGGTCCATTGTGTCATATTGCGCGTAACGGTGTATTCTGTCTTGTGAACCGGAGTAGTATTCTGGTAGCCATGCTGCATCTTTATCGAAGCTGCCATGACTTGCACCAGAAGATTTGAATGATCCTGGATTCGTGTTAGTCGGCGATTGATTAAAATACTTTTTCCAAGTCATTTATTATCCTATTCCCTTAATTGCGCCCTTTGTGTTAGAGCTTATTTCACGAGAATATCTATTATTCTCTGTCTGAGCAGATATTAGTTGATCTAGTTTTTCCAACAATAACGCAGTGGTATCCGGGTCAGTGCTTTCTTGAACCATATTCATGGTTTCTACTATTTTATCTGCTCTTGCCTTATCTGTGATTAATTCTTCGGTAAATGTAGAATTGTTAACATTACCTGTTCTAGTGTTATTTACTATGTTGGAAACCGAAGCATTTCTAATTAATTGCGCATCGCGTTGTATGTTGCCGCTGTTCATCCTAGGGGCTTGTCGTTTAACATTATTGGCATAGTCTTTAGCGACACCGGACGCGTGCTCTATTACATCGTTATTGACTTGCTTAGCAGTGTCTTTCATTACGGTTGCGCTATCGTCGTCGCCGGTGAACCACGATTTAGCAGCATCCCATTTCTGTGCTACCCAATCACCCACAGCCGATAATTGCTGTCCGACAAACGACAACAAATCAAACAGTATGCCAAGTGGCGAGTTAATATCACGTAAGGCGTTAGTAAATGACGTTGAATCAAACCCAAGCCAGCCGGCCACAGTGTCAACCATGTCATAGATCCAGCCTGCAAACGTGCGCGGCAGACTCATGATGCTGTCTATTACTTTTCCGATAAAAGTATCAGAATCTGAGTTCATATAACCGTCTATTATCCCGGTTATTAGTGTGCTAATCGCTATACCCACTGGACCAAATAAAGCAGGTATTCTAGACAGTAACCACGGCAATGCTCGTTGCGCAACTGCACCTAACCAGAATAATGACTTGTTCAAGAAAGTGGATACACCGTTTAACATTTGCGGTCCTAGCACTGTGAACAGACGAGCTAATCCACCCGATATTGTGCTGAAAGCTGATGTCGTTGCCTTTATGATACCACCGGAAAACACGCGTACCATCGAAGGTAGTGTCTTAAACAGCCCAACAATATCGAAAGCCATTAGTATTTGACCTACCGTTTTAAACGCGCTGAATAACAACCTAGCCGGAGTAGCGATGAACATTATGCCGCCTACTAATAAACCAGCTACGTATCCGAGCGTATTGGCAGCGCTTTCGGTCTCTACACCAAATACAGACATAACAGAACCAATGGTGTCAGCCACCCATAAAAGACCGGATCCTATCACTTTTAGGACGTCAAATACGGTGCCCATGCCAGACACAAACCCGTCTATAAAACTACGTACATCACTGAAGAATTTACTCATTTTGTTGACAGCTTCTTCAGTGAATTCGCCTTCCTTATTAAACAGCTTGTTTACATCATCAAAACCAACGAAATAGTTTAGTACTTGAGTAAGCAAGCCTTGGAACATTGTAGTCAAGCGATTGTTGAACTCACGTATAAACGCGGCTTGGTTTCGTATTCTGCGTTCAGCGGCTCGCTGTTCATCAGTCATGCTACTGCGCATATCTTCAGTCAAAGAAAGCGCATCATTCGCAAACTGCAAATAAGTTCCACCGACGCTCTGTGCTACTGCTAGAGTTGCTTTTCGTTGGTCGTCAGTCATTTGCTGGAAACGAACCGCCAATGTGTTGCGCAGGCGCTCAATGGCAGACGTGTCACCTGTCATTACGCTATTAAGTTCTTCAGTTAGCGTTGGTATAACATCACCTAAACCGCTTGACGCTAGGCCTCTTACGAGCTCCTGATCGATTGGACGGCCAAGTTGTAAATTAGCAAGTTGGTCTCTTAATGTTTTAGAAACCTCGGGCGCATCAGCAAAAGCCATTGTCATTTCTTTAACAGCTTCTTGCCCAGCTAGGCTTAAAGAGCTCATAATAAAACGAGTATCAGGCGCATCCATTAACCCGTTCACTGCTTTGTCTATCTCTTCAATCCCGATACCCAACCTAGCGCTATATTCCGTCATATTTTCTATGGCGCGGCGTGCTAAGTTCTGCATTTGACTTTGATTGAGTTGGTCTATTTGCCCTAAAAGACGTTGACGGGAGAATTCACTTGCGCTATACTCAAGCATTTGTCTCGAAGTTACACCGACAATATCACCGAAATCAGCCATACCCGAAACCGTTTGGGCGAAGCTTCTACCAGTTGCTCGTTGGTACGCGTTTAACGCGATAGAATGTTCATTATAAACGGCATTTAAGTCCTCGACATTCATACCAAAACGAAGGATGTTATCAGCAGTGTTGGAAACAAAGTTACCTGCTATTTCTGCAGATGAGCCAAAACTTTGTATGAGTGCGCCAGCTGATCGCGAGTTCTCGGCTAGGTTTGCCAAGTTACCTATTAGTGCAGCTAATGAAAACGCGCTTAGTATTTGGCCTGTTTTGGCCATTATACCGCCGAAACCCATATCCATACGGCCTATAAAGCCACCTAACATGGTGTCTAATTTCCCGGATAAATCAGGTTCACGACTGTTCGTTGGCGAGTTGGCAGGGCCCGGTCCTGTAGACGGTCGGCGCTTGTTTTCTTTAACTTGTTCTTTGTAATTGTCTTCGAGTGTTTCGCCTATATCGGCTAGCTCTTGTTTTAACTCGTCAAAGTCAAGTCCGTCTATGGAATCAACAACATCGCCTATCTCTCCCATGCCAGTTGGGTCATCAAGTTTGTCGGCAATGCGTTTTAACTGATCTTCTACTTTTTTACCGTGTGTTTTGTCTAAGTTGTAGGATTTCTGAACGAGTTTTATTAGGGACTTTAACGTCTCTTCTTGAGCTAGTGTTCTTATGGCGACACTGTCTATATCGGTAATAATTACCGGGCTTACTTCTTCCATAATTCCGTACTAAACCTTATCCTATATGAATATTTAGCACTTTAAAAACACTGCCTGAATTTAACTAAATACACGTATATCTTAATACGGAGTAACAGAATGACACAAATGACAGCCAACAACCCTTTGGCAGGGGCGTTCAGGAAGCCTAAATCCTGGGTGCGTCTTTTAGGCACTGACATCGGTGCTTATCCTGAAGGCTTCATCACAGCAGATAACGAGAAACTTGAGGTGGGTGTTAAACCCATGACAGGTTCAGACGAAACTCTACTAAACAACCCGGACGGCTTACTAAATGGCGAAAGCATTGTCTCGGTTATTAAGAGTTGCTGCCCTACAATTAGTGACCCAACTAAACTTTTACACATTGACATTAGATTGTTGATGACTGAAATCCGTCGAAACTCGTACGGCAAAGAGCATGACATAGACGAAACGTGTCCTAAATGCGGCCATGTACAAAAGAAAACACTTGATTTAGATATGGTGCTGTCTAACGTTAGACGTTTTAGCGATGGCTTTAATGTTGTAGAACTGGATGGTGATCTGGAAGTGATGTTGCACCCGTACGACTTTAGTCAATACAAGAAAATACTTGATATCGGCTACAAGGAAAGTAAGAGTCTACGTGCGTTGTCTCCTGATTCCGGTGTAAGTGACGATGAGCGCTTAGCCGTATTCAGTAAAATGTACAAAGAAATGTCTACACTGAACCGCGACATACTTATGAGCTCTATTGCGAGTGTGTCTCTTGCGGGCAACGTAGTTACTGAACCGCAGTTTATTACTGAGTTCTTTATGGAAATTGACAGGGAATCGTCAGCGAAGATAAAGGAAAAGGTAGACGACATGAATAATCACGGCGTGCAGAGTAAATTGGATACGAAATGCCAGAACTGTCAGCACGAACACATTATTGATGTTAACTTCGATCAAATGAGTTTTTTTACGCGCTCCTCGGATCAGGCGACCCACAACAGGTAATGGCCATGATTCGGGGTCTTGAGAAGAATCAAGATAAATTAACTGATGAAATCCAGTACTTGGCTATTTATGGACAAGGCGGCTTTGGATACGAAACATGTTGGATGATGTCATCCCGAGAACGTCAGCAATTAGTTAAAAAGCTCAAAGAGTACTACAAAGAAGGGTCATAGCATTGGCCCTTTTTTATTGCCTGAATTCCTATTAATCCCGTCCTATGTTTTATCCGATCCGCCTAGACATTTTTACTGATATTCAACCTAGAATATGATGAATCATTTATAATAATTAACGATAGTAATGTTCCTGCAACTACGTTGCCGTTACTCGCTAGCTATTAGTAGACTTCGCAAGGAACTTGCTTCGTCTATAATATCTATCGATAATTTAACTCTTATTAATTATTTCGAATGATTGATTATATTTTAATTATTGTTTTTAATATTAATAGCACGAAGTGACTATTATATGTATACAGACATTCCAAGGTTAGAAGATTATGGCTCGCCCGATATGGGCAAGCCTTAAACAACTAGATTAACAAAAAATTCTTAAAAAACAAAAAAAATAAGAACATTCCGTCGCCGTCGATCCCCGTTCTCTACTGCATTTTTATGGATGTGCAGCCTAGCGAATACCATTGACTAGTGCGAGTGCTCGTTTCCCAATGCCATAACTTTTCAGCTAGTTTTAAATGAGTTTGTTTGTTGAATACGATTATCTTTGAATTCTTTTACTGGGTTCGGAATTTACAGTCTAATCTTTACATATAATATTTTACTTTAATTTTTTACGTTTAATTTTTTACTAATCGTATCAACATAACGATGCGCAGTATCATAAATCACCTCCCAACTAAGTGAGTACACTTTATAATATTACAGTCTGCAACATCCTCCGGCACAAGCTAAAGAACTTAATCAGAAGCTGTGTTATTCCCCAACTAAACCTCTCGGCGTCAAACGCTGGTTTAAAACTAATACACCAAATCTTTAAAACATCACAATTTTATACAGCATGCTAGTTTCGTTTTCCCCTGTCTAATAACTGTCTAATGTTGAGATCACTACATCTCAATTTCGAGCAGGTCCTTTTCACATTACCCTGCGGCGGAAGCGCATAGTTTCTTAACAAAAGTAATGGATTAGAATAAACTAAAGAAGTGATATACTATGGTTTCGACTTGCTTATAGGCTACATTTTGTAATTCGCCTGCTTAGCCCTCTGTCTAAGCCCATGTCGTATTGTTTCAAGTATTGCGACTGCCTAATGACCAACGTGGTTGCCATTAAGCAGCTATCGTTGCCGTTCATCATTTGCTACGTTGACTTGGCGTCATATACGTGCGTCCGTAAGGTTGCGGATGATGAACTCTTTTTCTTGCAGAGCGATATCCTTTTGTGGTACATCCAAGGCGTTGTGATTACCCGTCAAGATTACTAACTAGGGTAATAACTACCTTGCGAGGCCATCACTGAGTTCTACTTAAGTTCTATAAGCAGACCTTCAAGGGGTCATACACTGTAGAAATTTCTTTATACAGTGCGGGAAACCGCCCTCACGGACAGTTGACATCTTAGTGCATGTTAAAAAACACCACAAGTCCCTCTCTTACCTCTAACTTATATCCGGTATTCCAATCTCTGTAAATTGCATAGTTACTCATAGCCTTATTAGCTATCTAAGTTCTAAGCTCGTCTAATTTCACTATACAAACCAAGGTTATTGAGGCCTTGTCCGTTATGGTAGTTCGTTTTATACTCTCTTTCTTACTATGTAATGTAGTACTCAAGCACGATGGAACCTGACCATATAAGTCATATCACCGGACGAAACACCCACTATGTTACCCATTCGCCCGGGGCACTCGCAAGCTCATCCAAACGGTGCATTCTTCAATGCCGTCTTCAATGCGGGTTGGCTTCTCCAACCAATATTCCGTTAAACACGAGTGTAAAGCTTAACAGAACCGAGGTGCCTATCTCACTAAAGGCCCACACAGTTTGCCATTACCTTACACACTGATTAATAATCTTGTCACGTTTTTGGGTGTCTTTAGTACCCGTTCACGCCGTCAGTATTGTGTAAAGTCTGTGCTGCCTTTTAACGTTGGAATCCATCATCACTAGGGATTGTAGCGTTGACAATTTAACCTCTAGTACTAACCATGCTCGTAAGCAATTCCAACGGTTTTAAAAATTTATTCTTTAAAAAATTTCTCATCAGATACTGATAAGAAATCTGTAACACTCATTAATATATAGTCCTTGTATTTGGCGAATCCTTCAATTTCTTTCCATTCTGAAGTAGCATGAAAGCTCTTTTTCAAGAAGCACATGATTTCTGTACGATTATATTTTACGACGAGTAAGGTCTCTTTATTGCCCATCTCGGCGTCTTGCTCGGCTTGGCTAATCCAGGTATCCCATTGCTTAACAGACTGTTTGGCTATGGAATCTAGAGTAGGTGGTGTTTTGTAGGATTTGCATTCAATGCTGAAAATAAAGGAACGTGGGCAAATGAGGTCACCATAAACAGCGAAGTCGGTGTCGTGGGTTTCCACCCTAGACTTGTTAGAACCCCCAAAGAAGCTTCCTGAGTCCGGGTTACGTCTAAACCCTTGCTCGAGTCCTAAGTGCTCGCAGAAGCGTTCACTGAGCATATTTGATATAGTTCTTTCGAAGGAGTTGCCCTTCTGTTTTCCGTTCACTGCCATGTGTAATAAACCTCGTTTGTGTTTATTATTTAGCACCGAAACTCAGGCATGAAAAAGCGCCCGTAGGCGCTTTGTTTTAATTGATAATTTACTAAACTGACGCAGCTAAAATTTTCATATTGTCAAGTACTTTACCGTTACGGGTGAACGAGTAATTGTTCCAAAGCAACCAGCTCAAGTTGGCTTCGTCATCATTGCCATTTACTAGCTTGTACACAATTACTGTTTGACCTTCGTTGTCATATACGTTATGTACTGTGCCAACTACAACGCCGTTATTGTCAGCTACTTGCGCGTTTTTAATTTTCTTTAGTAATTTTGACATATTTTGTTACCTTGTTTTGTTTGTCTGCATTATTGCCTACATCGTTATAATAGCAAAATGACATTCAAACACAAGACTTATTTGAAAATAATTTCAATTTATTTCAGGTAACAAAAAAGCGCCCGAAGGCGCTTGATTATAAAAAGTTTTTGTTAATTTACGCAGTGGCTTCAGCGCATTTTTGCTTTGCGTGTACTCGTGATGTTACCAATTTAACGTCGCTGCTTTGGCTCCATGCCTTAACAAAGCGGAACTTGCCGTCAACATCAGGTAAGTATTTGCGTTTTTTAGCAACTGTTTTAAGCGGGCTGCCGGGCTTGCTGTATTTTACAATGTCGTCAACTACAATAATCGCAGCAACGCCACCAACAGTGTCGGCTATTGCTTGGATTTGTTTAGCGTTAAAACGAACTGTATGGTCTAGTTCTTGTTTTTCACCGGCCAACATTAAATTAGCGTTCGCATCAAACAAGTAAGCGCCGCGGCTAAGGATTGATTGAGATTTATTAGTTCTTAATACAATTGCGTTTTTCATAATTTGTTACCTTGTGTTTGTTTGTCTGCATTATTGCCTACATCGTTATAATAGCAAAATGACATTCAAACACAAGGCCTTTTTGAAAATAATTTCAAAAGTTTTAAAAACTACACTAACCCTTTATTCATAAGGACTATCATCCAGTCATCGCCGAATAAATGCCCCATGATTTCGTCTAGAAGATCCTCTTCGTCGCGCTTGATCGGGTCAACTACGTCGTCCGGAACCCCTACTTTTCGGGCATACCCGGCTAGCGCAGATGCACGCCAGTCCTTTAACTTGGCGTAAAGCTCTACGATTTCTCCCTCGGCATCGATAGTTTCATTGATAGACTCACTTAGCTTGGAAAGCAATACGGGACTCATTTTAGTTTTAAAAACTTCACCCCATACTTGGCTTGCGCTAGACTTAGGAACTTTCATTGCCCGTGTCCAGCTTAAAAACACAGACTCGGAATTAGGAACCAAATGGCCGTTAGCTATTACCCATTTAATATATGCTATTGAAACCGGGCTGTAGTTTTCTTTAGCGTGCGCCAACCACTCATTGCTACGTTTTATATAACGCTCGTCAGCCCACTTTTTGTCTTTTAACAGATCTTCGGCACTGTCGCTTTCGTCCAAATCGTCGTAATATTCACCGGTAGCTGGGTCAATTAGATCCTCTTCCCAGTCCTCGATTGGTTCTGGCTCACGCTGAGGCGCACCGATGCTTTCTGCTTTGGGCCCGGTAGCATTATCTAATGCGTTAAATTCGTCGTACGTCAAATAAATGTCGGTATCTGGATCATAGTGTTGTCCGGCTTTAGGATCGTAATATACAACCTTACCGCTGCGAGTCATTATAGGTCCTTCAAGACCATCGCGCTCTTGGTAGCGCTCTCTGTCAATATTCGGAAGGTAACTATAACCTTCAGTGATTTCATTTATTTTCATTTATGTCACCTAAAAAAGCATACTTTGTATGGTATTTAGTATACATGAAAAAGGCAGCCGTAGCTGCCTTTTTAACAAGAAATAAGATTTAAGCGTCAGTGGTGCTTTCGTCTTCTATTGTGGTAAAGCCGTTTTCTTTAATTACCTTAATGGTGTTGTTAACACGCCCTACAAGCTCATCCCTGTGCGATACAAGGTGTACGCACTTATTAGAGTTACGAACATGGTTTTTAAGAGTGCGAAGTGCACACTCAACACCGTTAACGTCTAGCCCATTATCCAATAGTTCGTCGATCATCATGACGTTTACTGACGTGTTCATATGTTCAAAAACATCACGGAAAGCCCAAGAAAGCCCTAGACTTAAACGTGTTCGTTCACCCCTGCTAAGGTTATCGAAGTCTAAGTCACGTCCGTGTTCTTGTATATCGACGCTCAGATCTGCTTGGAATACAACTTGGTGTGGTAAAGATAGTTGATCCAAATATGACTTAAGACGCGAGTTAAGGAACGCCAGGTTCTGATTTATAACCTTTTTACGAATAAACGAGTCTTTGTTGTTCATCAGCTTAAACAAGTACTCTTCGTGATCTAATCGCTTAGTTAACTCATTAAGAGTATCGTAGTTTATTTCTTGGATACCCTCGTTTTGGAGTTGCTGTATCTGATCAGTGTACGGGTTTTCTGAGCTAATTACATCTTCGAGCTTGTCGGCTAGCGCTGTAATCTTGCTCTTGTGCTCGAGCGCCTCTTCGTACGAGCTGTATTCAAGATCGTATTTGATGAATTGCTTTTCATTTAACTTGTTAAGCTCAGCAACTTGTTTTTCATAAGTTTCACTTAATGTAGTGATCTCGGCTGCATGCTTTTCAATTGTTTGATTAGCTTCATCGCGTAAACGATCCCTGATGTCAGCGCCAATTGTTTGGTTACACGTAGGGCACTCTTCAGAATGATCTAGTCCTGCTAACTGCTTTTCCGCTTTCTTAATAGCAGTGTCGTGTCGTTTAATCTGACCCTCTGTATATCTTAAATCGTTTGTAACAGAAGTTACTTTTGACGCGTGTTCGCGAGCTTCTGCGTGTGTTTTATGACCCTCTAGCTCGATGTCAATATCAAGATTATCAAGCTTTTCTAATTCACTTGCGTAATTATTGATATTGTTTTGTTTGGACCGTTCCCATGCAACGCTGCGAGTTTGTAGTGACTTAATGTTGCTTTGGAAAGTTTCGTTAGACTTCTTGACAGCGTTAATCTGAACCTCTTCATCTCGAATTAGTTCTTTAGTTTTGCGCTTCATGTCAGCAAGTAACGAGGCTTTTTCTGACAGTACTGTCACACCTAGTAGTTCTTCAATAATTTCGCGCTGTTCGATTGGACGCATCTTTAAGAACGGATCGGTGTGCGTTGTCATAGTAACAATATTACGAAACATTTCGTATTGCATACCGAGGATTTTGGTAATTTGAGCCTGGGTATTTTTACTTTCACCACGTGCTTGGTTATCGTCTTCGTCAGTGTCTTCTACTTCTTTATCGTCGATATAAAGCTTAAACACAGCAGGACCACGACCGCGCTCTATTTTATAGCGCTTGCCATCTTTAGTAAACGACACACCGCACATCATGCCCTTGCCGTTTGTTTTGTTTATCAAGTTATTGAGCTTGATATTTCCGCTTAGCGGCTTGCCATATAGCACATAACAAAGGGCGTTTACAATAGTTGTCTTACCTACGCCGTTACGGTTGTCATTGCCGCCTAAGTCAAGGTTTTCGCCTAGTACAAGATACAATTCACCATTTTTAAATTGTACAGACTGGGTTACATTACCAATCGACATAAAGTTTTTGATAGTTAGATATTCAATGTTCAATGACATTAAAGCTTGCCTTCTTCTATTTGTTTCCCACGTTGTGAGTAATAAAACACTTCGCCGCATTGTGTGCATTTATATGAATGGGTGGATACATCAACAAAGGTTGAAACTGGTTCTTGGTACTCCCAGTGACTAACTTCTTCGCCTGTCCAACTACATGTTTCCGTAACCCATACGGGGTCAACTTGCCTTTCATGTGTGCAACTCATAGTAACTCCTAGAGCTGGTTAACCCAGCTCGTTGTAAATGTCTAAAAGTAGTTTCTTATCAAAAGAATCAGACTCAAGGTCTTCGATTTGTTTTGTTACAATCTCGTCAACACTTTGGGATTCTTCTTCTTGTGTAAGCTCTGAATCACCGTCAACTGATTCACTAGGCGCTACCAGTCTGAACTCGCGGATATTAAAGCTGTTCTGGAACGTTTCTTTCATATGCGCAACTTCCTCGTAACTTAGATCAACATCAGTTACTGCCTTTATGTACGCTTTTGGAATAAGGAACTTGTCAGGATCCGCTGCGATTTCACTAAGATTACAACGGATGAATCTTGGACAACCCACCCAGTTGTGTAACTCTGGTTTTTCACCGTCGGCTAAGGTGCACCAACCTCTGTCAGTGTCGCCAGAGTCGCCGTAGTCATGCGGGAAACAATTACCGGTATAGATAATGTTGCCGTTGATTTGGCGCTTGTGTAAGTGTCCTGAAAACACCCAGTCAGAGTACTTAAAGTGGGACGAACTAATTTCACCATGGTCAGGAACTTCAACAATATTGTTCATTTTAAAACCCGGTATTTCAAAGTGGCCGAAGATATATTTTGACTTGATCTTCTTCACTTTCTTCCATTCGTCACCGACTAACCAAGGCACAAAAGTAGCGTTACCTACTGTGGTAATTTCAGTAATCGGCATGATATTAGGGTACAACTCACTCATAGGAATTGAGTGAATATCACGTTTGTCACGGTAAAATAAATCGTGGTTACCGACTATGAAAAATACTTGCTTGAAATTCTGACTTAATTTGCCCAGAGCACGGTGTGTGTAATTGAGTGTGCTCACGTTTATTTGGTTACGGCTGTGGTGCCAGTCACCCATAAAAATGGCAGTTTCGCAATCGTTGGCATGCGCGTGCGCGATCATCGCATCTATGAAATCAAGACAATCTTGGTTGTGTGTAGCCGAGTTGTTGCGTAAACCGAAGTGAATATCGGTAAAAATAATAGATCTTTCGAACTGCTGAAAATCCATTAGTCGTCCTCACTGTAGCGGTTACGGTAAGCTGATTCAAGCTCAAGTTGCTTAGCGTTGCTAGGATCACGATCTGCGTCCATTAACAAGCTGTCGCGAATCTCACTCACTCGTTTCTCGTCTTTTATTACTTTGCTAAAACAACGTTTAATAATAGTAGTGTAATAAGCAAACGGGTTTGGATGATCTGTGCCCTTAGCTTCGTTGAACATCAAACCAACTTTTGCTAATTGAGTAAGTGCCTGGCCTTTCATATCATCGAGATAAGAGTACCCGCGCCAGTTATAGCGGCCTCCATAGCGATTAACCATAAGTAGGTAAATCTCTCCCAGTTTATTGGAAGTTTTACCGTGTGTCATCGAAAACGTATTTTCGTCTGAGTGGTGGCTCTTACCCACTTCTTTAACCTCTTCCTTTTCTAAGTCAGTTACAATGTAATGCTTGAAAGCAGGGAAGTTAAGTTTTATAGGCTCGCCTGTCTCGTCGGTAGGTATGTGCTCATCAGTCATTACTCTGAAAACAACATCGCTTAAGTCTACATCTTCAACAGCCATTACTTGGCCTGTTTCGTTGCGCTTGTTTTTAGCGTACCGTTTAACAGCTTTTACAATATGTGGCTGAAACTCAACCCCATCATCGTCTACGGCTTTAGAGAAAATGTCCTTATACGAACCCTCGAGAATTCCTTCGTATCTCTGGTATTCTGGTGAAATGAAATGACAATAGGTGTATTTGCACTTGTTGATTTCCGCTGTCATTTCGCGGTTTTTCAGGTAGTGCGAATTATCGGTGTTTGACATTATATCCTCGATTTTTATTATTATTGTTTTTATTCCGCATCTGTGCACGGGAAGATATCTTCTACATTATAGCATAGATCCCAAACAGAATGCAACTTTTTGATAGCTAAATATTAGAAAATGGAGTATTAACGTGATCGGCAAAGGTGGACTATTTATAAAAAACGACGCATACGGGGAGTGGTTTGGGAAAGAACCCATGAGCTTCCTGTCGTCCAGAAACGAAGCCAACCCTGATCAATCAAGGAACGGCATCGCGTTTTTGCTACCGCCTGAGATAAACATCAGTGCTCAGGCTGACTACACCAGCAACGACTTGGTTCATACCAATCATAACATATATTCTTGGAAACGTAGTGCAGTAAACGACATTTCAGTGGTGCTACCGTTCGTAAACAACACCAAGCACAAAGCGCATTATTTTATAGGCGCGATCCAGTTTTGTAGAACAGTGACTAAAGGTTTTATAGGTAAAAGTCAAGGCGCAGGCGCCCCGCCGCCGATATTAGAGTTTAGCTCTAACGGCGACTTCATCTACAATAAAGTACCGGTAGTTATGAAGAACTTTGTCGTGCCGATTAACAACCAGGATTCTGATTATGTGGATACCGAGTACGGTCGAGTACAAGTAAAAGCCACCATAAACATTACCCTGTCTCCGGTGTACCCTGCAAACGAATCACTCACTGATTTTGATATAGAACAATACGCAACTGGACAAAACGCAATTAAAGGATTCTACTAATGAGTAACCCTTATAAAAACACTCCCCTTCGCGATTTCTATCGCGATTTGTGGCAGCCGGTTAGTATAGCTAAATCCCGTGATGACAGAACGATAGTCATTTCTAATGCGCATCACCAACGCCCTGATTTACTGGCTAGTGAATTGTATGGTGACGAGCGACTATTCTGGGTTTTTTGGCAACATAACAAGGACTTGCTAGAAGACCCTATACACGACTTCGTGGCTGGCCTAAGCATAAAAGTTCCAAACAGAGACAACATTCAAATATGAGCAATAATAAAGTAGAACCGAATCCGTTTAATCCGTTCACTGTGACAGAAACGGGGAATGACTTTTCACCGCTTGTTGATGAAAGTAATAGACGTCAAGAAGTTACTGCTTTCGAGAACTCAGGCGGCCGACAAAACGTACCTCTTGATGATGATATCACTCAAACAGACAGGGAACAAAGTAGCGAAGTACTAGACGACGGCAATCCGCTTTACAAATACCACACAAATATGTATAACCTTGAATGGTTCATGGCTAAATTGGACTTGGACGCTGCGGGTGATCTACGTATGGATCGGTACTCTGTTATTGATGACCTCACAACGGTAGGGAACCTACCTGACGACTCTAAATACGTACTTGCTAAAACCGGCGCCAGCGAACTGATCATTTCTAAGTTCGAGTTAGTTACGATTCATACATCTACTGGTTCTGAAAGTAGCATGCCCTCTGTAAAAGCGCGGATGACTATTACTGAGCCCAACGGGTGCACCCTGCCTGAAAAAATCATAGAGGGTATTAAGACGCTGGATTTAGGCTCCAGTCCTATATCAGTGCCTACGTATCTTAATATCTGGTTCACAGGACGTTCTACAACCAACGCGCCTGAAGTTGTGAAGTTCGGTACTGATCAAATATCCAAACAAACAATACGATTTAAAGTAGTTAGGGTCCGTACTAAGATGGACTCTAACGGCTCGCAATACGAAGTAGAGCTTGTCGGTCTTAACTCGCTCGCACTGCAAAAAACCGCAGTAGATCTAGATTATGAAGTTACTATAACGTCCCAAGAACTAAAGAAAATGAAATCTATCAAGGATGTTTTAGGTGCCACTGGCAGTAACGGAAACTATGAAGAAGGCGAACTGTTTAAAAAGATAGGTCAAACTGCTAAGCACCAAGCCCAGCGTGTGCTTGATGAATCAGACGGCGAACTAAAATACAATATTATTATGAGTTCGTTGCGCGAGAAATCAGTCGTAATATTTGAAGGGTTTAACGACCAAGAATTGGAATTCGCAATTAACTCCAAGTCTACTGAAAATAAAGCTTTCAATATAGAAGACCTTAAAGTTAATTCCAAGACTGATATTGTTACTGTTATTCGTAGTTTAATGAAGCATACTCGCCTGCACTACGCGGTAGTGGATCGACCTAAAAAGGAAAAGTCAGGGAACTTATCTAGTGTTGATTACTACACTATTGAGACTGATGTGCGTCCAGTGTCGTATTCAGAAGACGCTAATAGGAACATTTACGACTATTATTATATTGTGCGCAAGCGTAGAAAAGCACGAGTCGATGTTACTGGCCCGGCACGTTTTAAGAAAGAGTCTCTGCTTAGTAACGAATACACCCAATACGGTGTATATCTTTATAAACAATACAACTATATTTTTACTGGTAAAAACCAATCAGTAATTGACTTTGACGTTGAGATTGACTTCACATGGCATAGAGCTCTGCGCCCGGATAACCTTAGTAAATTTATGAACTCGGTTAACGCGCCTGGCAAAAAGGCACAGACAAATGACGTAAGGACCACAGCTGAATCAGACACTGCGCCTTCTGCTAATTTGGTAACAACTAAATCAACCCCTTCTCACAGTAGCGACGCGGAGTTTTTCAACACAGTGCCGTCGTATGTATATGATATAGCTGACCAGAAAGAAAAGTCGCACGGGGTAATAGGAGACACCCGCGACGGCGTAATAATTGAAAGCGAAAGTATTGTTCGTGAGTTGTTTGAAGACTTTGATGTCGCAGCAACAGGTGAGATTAAAATACAAGGCGATCCTGATTGGCTTAGTTTTAATTTGCCGTACGATCAGTACATTTATCTACAAGTTAATAATATGAAAAAGGACTTGGCATACGAGAATAAACCGGGCACAAAACCCGACCCGGCCATGACTAATGTATATCGAGTTTTAGAAGTAACACATGTATTTGATGAAGGTAATTTCACACAAACATTGAATCTTGTAAGGCCTGCTAGTTGGTACGTGAGTGTAGACGAATAATATGAGAAGTGTAAAGAATAACAAGCCGGATATGATTACTGATTCCGGTGATCATTATCCTGGTAAAAACAACCAAAGCATTTATGTAGGGCAAGTTAAAGACAACCGTGACATTCGTAGAAACGGCAGCTTGATGGTGTACGTGCCTGAGCTTTCGGGCTCAGCACCAAGCGACAGGAACGGGTGGATAAAATGTCATTACGCGAGCCCTTTCGCCGGATCAACCCCGTTAGACTGGATCGGTAACGATCACCAGTCGTATGTTGATACTCAGTCTAGCTACGGCTTCTGGGCTGTGCCGCCTGATATTAATAACCAAGTATTAATTGCGTTGGCTGTGGGTAAAACTACCAGAGCATATTGGTTCGCATGTATACCAGAAGCCCACTCACATAATATGGTGCCCGCAGTTACAGCCAAAGAACCCAATAAAAGACGCGACGGGTTCTATGACAGTACCAATTCAGAAAGTACACCGTTGCCCGTTGCAGAGTACAATAAACTCTATTCGGCTGTTACAGAGAGTTTTAGAGATGAGAATCGTCCTATTCAGCCGTATCTTTCTGCAGGCTTGCGCAAAAGTGGTTTGATACATGACCAAGTTAGGGGGCCTACAAGTGTTGGTTCTATGACGTCAAACGCAGCTGAAATATATGGTATGAATACGCCTGGCCCGCGCATAACTGACCCCGCAGCTGATGCAGAATATTATGCCGTAAAGGGTAATAAGCCTAGTTTCTCACAGTCAAAAAGCGAGGCAATATATAAGTCAACTACCAAGCATCAATTAGACCCTGAGTTAGAAGACACCCAAGAAGTACCTATTCGTAGAAAGGGTGGCTCACAATTTGTTTTGAGTGATGAAGAAGGCTCGGAGTTTGTGAGATTACGTACCCGTTCAGGCGCACAGATTTATATAGGTGAAACTGACGGTATTGTTTACATTAACAACCGTGATGGTAATGCCTGGATACAATTAAGTGAAACAGGCAATGTAGATATCTTTAGTGCAAAATCAGTAAGTGTTCGAAGCCATGAAGACCTTAACTTGCGTGCCGACAGGGATATTAATATTGAAGCTGGTCGCGATATGCAATTGAAAGCCGCTAAAGATTACAAAGGTTCTGATAAAGGCGAAGTTGCCGAGGAACTAGAAGGCCAAGGCGGCAATATCAAGATACAAGCTAACAACGACTATGACATTTATGTTGAAAACGATCTGCGCAGTGACATCAAGAAGAAATCAAACTTTGTTTACCAAGATGAAGTAAAAACCGAGTACCGTAAAAACACCCATTCAATTTACAGAATGGATTCATATACATACTCAGAAGCAAACGTAACCGTAAAAATAGAAGGCAACTCAGTTACAGAAGTAGAGCAGCACATAACAACTAAGACGCCGTCGTTGCGCGTGACTGGTGATACTACGACTATTAAGAGCTCCGGTTCAACTATAAACATGGCAGGATCAATAGGCATTACAACTGACGGTACTGTTGGTGTTACCTCAGGTGGAAAGTCTACCATAGATGCTTCAGAAGTAGGCCTTAACGCTAGTAAAATAGGTTTGCAAGGTACTACGCACTTGGCTGGTTCGGTAAAGGCACAGAACGTCAAAGACACTTTGGATGGTAATGGCTCACCTAACTTCCTTGCTGCCGTTGTGTCGCCCGGTGCATCTGGTGTAGGCGCAGCTGGCACGGGATCAGACGTAAACGAAGAAATGGTAGTCGATCCTATCGAGCCTGATGAAATACAACTTGCTGAATTAAATGAAAAATACAACGTATTGGGTGAATTGAAACCCGACGGCAATAAGGTATTTTCGTTGAGTTACATGTCAGAAGAAATCAAAACAATCGTTAAACGATTTATGACACGTGAGCCGTGCAGGGAGCATGAAAATACAGGTGATGTAGAAAAATGGTATCCCGACTACAAGACAGATAAACGGGGATAAAAAAAGGCGCTTTTAAGCGCCTTTTTTACCTAACTTCGACTTACTTTTCCTTTTCAGCCGAAGTGATTAGTTCGCGCATCTCTTCAACTGCGCTAGGAGCATCAAAATGATTAATGTACGCCAGAATGTACTTCTTCGACTTTGAATCGTAAACACCGAATTCGTTAATGATCCAGTGCAACTGTGGGCGGTTGCTATTACCGGTTCTGATGATATGGAACCGACGTCCAGGATGTTTCTTGTTGTAGTCTGCAAAGCGAGAGTGAAGATCAGTGATCTCTTGTGCTAACTTTTTAACTGACATGGGTTTTAAACCTCTTATTATTGTGGAAAAGTAAAAAAGTAAAAACTATAATAGTGCCAAAGTAATATCCTGTCAAGATATTTTTGAAATTTTTTTCAACTAAATATCCTTAAAGAGCAAGATATCAGGACTATGGCTAGATTCAAAGGACTCAGTACAATTAACAAAACTTCGGGGCCGTACACATTAACGGATGCCGAATTAGTGAAGCGCGATATTCTAAATGAATTGACAACCCGACGTGGATCAAGGATCGGTAACGTTAGTTACGGGTCTAACCTGCATCTGTATTTGGGAGAACCGAACGAACAGGCAGTAGTAGACGCCATAGAAGATGAAGTCAGACTAATATTGCGCAGAGATCCGCGTGTTACCGTGGTGTCAGTGTCAGCACAAGTAGGCGATCATTCTATCTTGATCTCGGCCACAATCAATTACGATCCGTTGGGAACAACCGACCAATTATACCTAGAATATACGGAAAATACAGGAATTTAACAGCATGTCACAACCCTTACGTCAATCAACACTTTTTGCGGCAGAGGACTACCTAAAAGTCTTTCGCAGTTTTAAAGACGTTAACTTCACAAACTATGATTTCGACGGCATCAAACGTGATTTGCTGTCGTATATAAACGAGCACTATCCGGAAGACTTCAATGACTTCGTGGAAAGTTCAGAACTAATTGCTATTGTAGACCTGTTAGCCTTTGTAACAACGTCAATGGCGCTACGTACTGATATGAACACTCGTGAAAACTTTCTCGACACCGCCGAGCGTCGTGACTCTGTTGTGCGTCTTGCTCGTATGCTTAGTTACGAAGCTAGTCGTAATATACCTGCTCGTGGTCTGTTGCGCGTTAGATCAGTGTCAACCAGCCAAGACGTATATGACTCAGCTGGTCGCAATCTAAAAGGCACAAACGTATATTGGGACGATGCGAATAACAGTGATTCAATTGAGCAGTTCACCAGTATTCTAAACGCAGCTTTTCTAACAACCAACCAATTTGGTAGGCCGCTAAAGTCAGGCCAAGTAGGCGGCGAAACTACTGAGCTATACGCAGTAAACACAAGCGAAACCGCGCTAGATAACTACTCAGTCGATATCAACGTTAACGGTAGATCATTGCCACTTAACATCACCAACGCCAATTTTGACGACGGTGGCTATGTTTATGAGAGACACCCGGATCCAGCAGACCCGTTTCATATGTTGTATGTGAATGACGGCCAAGGCACTAGCTCAATTAACAACGGGTTTTTCTTATATTTCAAACAAGGCAGTCTGACGTCGTCTAGCTTTGAATTTACATCGCCTGTGCCTAACCGTATTCTGGATATCAATGAGCAGAATATCAATAACCAAGACGTTTATTTCCAGCGAATAGATCGTTCTACTCAAGAAGTTATTGAGAAATGGACTAAAGTACCGACTGATATTGGCACGAACATTTCTTACAACGGTATAAGCGCATCTGAGCGTAAGATATATTCTGAAATTACTAACTTGAACGACACCGTTAGTTTGAAATTCAGCGACGGTGTAAACGGCGAGATGCCTAAAGGTAACTACCGAGTATGGTACCGCCAGTCACAGAACGAAAATGTTATTATCCGTCCTAGTGACGCTAGCAATATCCAAATAGCGCTTCGTTATATCGGTAAGGACCAACAAACCTACACACTTACGGTAACTGCTAGCTTGGAATATACAGTAGATAACGGCGCACCGTCTGAAACAACTGAGAATATTAAGCAACGCGCTCCGGCAGTATATTACACCCAAAACCGTATGGTTAACGGCGAAGATTACAACTCACTACCTCTACAAAAAGGTAACGAGATTGAAAAGCTTCACGCTGTGAACCGCACGTATGCCGGCCATAGTAGATACGTTAACACAGCGGATCCGACAGGCTATGTCAAGAATTTAAGCGTAGCAGGCGACGACGGGGTATTGTTTATTGAACGTGATCAGCCAGAACAAGAGATATTTGATATTCCTGTCGCCGCATCCCAGAGTAATAAGATACCAGTGCGGGATTTGCTAATCAACCGAGTGTCGCCGTTTGTGGATAATTATCGTTTACGAAACTTTTTCTTTGCGAGTTATTTGCCAGAGGCGGGTCTAGACGCTTTTGTCGTTGATACTGAAGTCCCTGTGCTTTGGAAAACAAAACCAGGCTTGAGCAAATATAACTATGGCTACTTATATTTTAGACGAGGTAACAGTGACGTGACCTTGTCCTCGCAAGATACAAATAGTTATGGTGGCATTTTGCCTAATATCAAACAAGGCGCTGCATTGACGTTTGTGAACCCGAACGATTCGTTTGATAAAATACATGTGAATGTAACCGGACTGACTCGTTTTGGTATCCCGTCGGACAATGAAACCCGTGGTCCGATTACGTTGAGTAAAGAGGTACCAGCCGGCTACATATTAACTCGTATCATTCCTAGAATGAATATTGATTTCTCATCATATTTTACTGGAATTAAACAACGAGTAGACGGAACAACCGCAAGTCTTTATGAAACCGTGTCAAGCACAGTCGGCGACAACTCAAATATCACTGACAGTGTTGGGATCAACATTATAGAGAATATAATTAATACCAAGTCATTTGGATTAGGTTACGACATCATTGAAGAACAATGGTATATTATTGAAAATATAGCTGACCCTGATGCTGACTTTGAAATTACTGGTGAAAACTCTTGGTTAATTTATTTTGAATCACTTAGAGAAAATAACCTAACGAAGTATAGGGTAATTACACGCGGCGATCGTTATGTATTTGAAAGCTACCAGCAAGCGGCATTCTTTTATGATGGCGACAATCCTGCGATTGATTTATATACCGGTCGTGCTCGTCGAGACCAAATTGTATTGACTGCTGATAACACGAGTCCTTACCCTAGTGAAACATGGGTTGGATCGGTAGAGAAAATACCGAGATATGATTCTTTCGGCGTACTACAAAGTACTGAAACAAAAGTGGTATGGCGCAACGGGACAGTCACCACGGATAATATTATTGTGATGACTCGCCCAGGTAATAGCAGTAACGTGACGCTTACTAAAACAGGCGCGTTTACTAATATTTCTATGGAAGCAAGTAACGGTTTTGTAAAAGTATCGGACAGTGATTTGGATTCGTTACCGCCTGTAACTGACGGTCAATCATCCGTTACAATTACTTACAGCGACGGTGCTCGTTTAGGTAATGATATTATTTTTAACGTGGTGAAACAGTATCTAAACGATGATGGTTCAGTTAATAACCGACGAGTGGAAATAACACCCGCGGATTTAAACGCTGATGGCGTGAGTGAAAACCCACTTGCGTTTGATAACTTTGTGCCACTTGCGTCTAAAGTTGCGTTTGAGTCTGTAATTGATTACCAAGGAAACGAGACTGAAAATGTATTAGTAGGCGGCATTGTTAATATTACCGCAACTAGCCAACTTAACTTAATTGACTGGACTAATATTGAATTTAACGGCCAGCGTATTCGTAATATTAAAATGATCACGATGCCTGATTACTCTTATATGACTTTGTTTGCGTCCATAGTGTCAAGCGGTGCAGTTGATAGACGTACCCAATTTACAGTTGCTCGTAATTTCGAGAACAAAGTTGTTTATATTGAGTCTGAAGATAAGTTTTATATTTTGCCGTTAATTAAACACGTTGATGATATTCCGGACGGCGAAACGGTTACGTCAAATATTGTTGAATCTACTTCGTATTCGGCAAAAAGGGGCAGATCATTTGCGGTAAATACCTTTAGCGATGAAACGCTTCCTGTTTACTTTAGATGGATCCATTATGCGCCAACTGATCACCGTATAGATCCTAGTCCAAGTAACATAGTTGATATGTATGTTTTGACGAGTGGATATTACGCACAAGTGCAGAGCTGGAAGCGATCAAACGGTAGTGCTAGTGAGTTTCCTGATTACCCGACAATGCGTGAATTGGGTATACAGTTTGGTGACTTAAAAGAGTATAAAATGATGAGTGACGAGATTGTATTTCGTCCTGCTAAATTTAAAACTCTATTCGGAACACAAGCTAATAAAGAACACCAAGCGAAATTCCTAGTAGTTAAAATACCAGGCGTAGTGGTAAGCGATAACGAAATTAAAACAGAAGTTATAAAGGCTATAGATGAATACTTTGAAATTTCTAACTGGAATTTCGGTGATAGCTTTTATTACACTGAATTGTCGGCATTCATACATCAACGTTTGTCTACAAAGATTAGTTCTGTTGTTATTGTTCCCGAAAAAGCCACTGGCACATTTGGTGACTTGTTTAAAGTACAGGCTGAAACAAACGAATTATTTATATCGACTGCCACAGTTGATAACGTTGAGATTGTAAACGATCTCACACCAGGTAATATGAGAAAAAGATCATAATTTATGGCTAAAAATAACAACATCAATAAATTACCGGCGGTTAACAGAACCCCGGTAATGGAAAAACTGTTTAGTTCAACTATAGACCAATTATCTAGTGAACAAGAAAGACAGTATTTCCAGGCATATATTGGCCAGCGTCCAGGCAGTGTTTATGACAATACTTCGGATTATTATAAACCAGAGCTAAGCAAATTTAGGCACGCATATCAGCTAGAGCCCGGCGTAATTTCGGGCACTGATACAAGTACTACGCCGACTGATATTAAGTCGTATATGGACTTCCTTGCGTATTTGCAGCGTAACGGTGGCAATATCGAGAATCATGAACGCTTGTTTGAATCAGACGAGTACGTATGGTCTCCGCCAATTGATGTTGACAAGTTTGTAAACCACACTTGGTATTACTGGTTCTCTGACTTGTATAACAATATGCCTGCAATTAAAGTATCGGACTTAACTGATGTTGATATTGCCGGCCTAGTCGGTAGTACGTCGTTAACCCTTGCTGGTTTTGACATGCTAAACGGCATGGTAGTTGAGTTTACTAACATTGCCGCTGGTGATTACGCTGGAAAAAAATTCATCGTGGAAGGCATCGGTAGCTATGTTGAGTTTATAGAAGTAGAGAAACAAGTATTACCGGTTGATCCATGGGAGTATCTGCCTTGGGATGAAAATGCTACTAAAATCGGCGTTGAAACTCGAGGCACTCCGCCGAACACGTATGATATTAACATCTATGATGGTCCGGATGGCTGGGACACCAATGCATGGGACGCTATAGAATCAGTAATCGGTAAAGACTATATTACTATTGAACGCGGCGCCAAGGATAAAAACCCGTGGTCTCGCACTAATGGCTGGTTGCATATTGATTCAATCACAGCACAGCAAAAAGCGCTAAACGAACAAGAAGCAACTGATATATCGCTGTTTACTTTTGCAGAACGCGCAAGTATGCCTATTATAGAGTTCACCAAGGATATTGAACTATATCACACCGGTTCTAATTGGTTACGATATGTCGACAACGTTTTGTCTGTCGATAGTATCGGCACGTTTAACCCTAAAGTAGACAACGTGTTCGTATTGCGTTCGCCGATTGATATTATATCTGGTACTGATTACGTTACCCTGTCTGAGTCAAACGAAGGATCACGTATCTGGCATGACGACAACCTTGATAGACTAAAGGCCGCAGCCAACAGTAGATATCGCGGACGCGACAACGTGTTTCGTGTTATTAGCCGTACAGTTGACAGCCAAGGCATGGTGCAACTTGACTTCGAGCCTGTTGTCATACACCCGGAATTGTCAGGTAATAGCCGTTATAGATTCCTTAACAACGACATAGTCACCGTACGTGACGGTGAGCTTGTGGCTGACCGTGGCAAAGATTTATTTTGGTATGTATACGAGGCGACTGAAGACCGCATCAGTTTGTTTGATACCGAAAGCGAGCTTCGCGCTGGCTTGCTCCACTCTGGTCAACAAAAATACGACGTTAACCAAGATCCGCTTTTCAGTCTTTATAATTCGGATAGCTTGGAAAACCGTCGTATAGAAGATATTCCGAATGTGATATTCTCGGGCAGTAAGTTATTCAGCTACAAAGTAAATGAATTCAGTTCAGTGCTTAATACCGAAGTAGGCAAGTACCTTACTTATACAGGTATTGGTCAGATTACTGACATTGTATTCACTGCTAATTTGGATAAGGATAGAATTTACGTTCAATCCGATACAGAGAGTGTAGAGATTCCTGGCTACTATTATTTCAAACGATACCCGACTGCTCGTAACGGATTTGCCGCAGCAGGTACGTATGAAAACTTCTGGTCACTTGGTGATAAACAAAAACAACCAATTGTAGATCAATTTGTAGCGACTGACGACCTAGACACTCGTGTATTAACTTTATCTTTGGTGCCTGAACCAACTACTGTCGATATAGAAATAAACGGCGAGAGGCTTTCTCCGGATGTTTACTCGGTTGTAAATGACCAAGTGTTTATTGACGCGCCTACATCTGCAAACGATAATATAACTATTAAATCAAGATCGGTTAAAACGAAACTTGAACTTAAGAAAATCCTTTTGTCGCAGACAGATTACCAGCTTATTCATCCTGTAAATTACAGTGATGAGGTTAGTGTATTCCATAACGGCACTAAGCTTAATTCTAATCGCTATCGTATCGTGAACAAGCGCACCTTGCGTTTCAGTAACTTCCCTGACACCGCGCAAGATAACGATACTATTTTTGTCCAGTACGAAAGTGATGAAGTATTAAAAGACAACACAAGTGCTTTTTATGAAGTGCCGTCATCATTAGAGACCAACTACAACAATGAAGATGTAGTCGAAGCATCTGTTAATGACTTGATGCCGCACTTCTTAAGCATTCTAGCCACCCATACTGAAACTGGGGCGATCCGCTACGGGCAGAAGAACCAGTACTTTAACTCTTCAAAAGACGTATCGGGCGGCAAATATATTAGACAGAGTTCAAGTAACCTACTGTCTGTTATGCTTACTGCCAACAGCAAAGACATGCCGATCATTCCTGCTATGAAACAAGCAGGCGGCGACTACGTTAGGTTTAAAAATAAGTTCACAAAAGCTGTTAAGGATTTAAGCGACTCTGGTGATTTAACTAGAATATCACAAAGCTTGGATCTAGAAAATACTAGCGTGATTGACCGCGTATTTAACGAGGCGGTTACTACTGTTCTTGACGGATCAGTGTCATACAACACCTATAATAATACGTATATGTTTCCGTTCGGGTCAGTGTATGAAGAGTTCAAGCTAAGTGATCCGTCAGTGTTTAGGCGCTCGGCGCAGATGAGTGAAGGCTTCGTTAAATATGACGCAATTAATCCGACGCTAACTGACATATCTGGTTACGATGATACGCGCTCTACTCTTATAATTATCGAGAAGTTGTTGGATTCAAACGCTCAGCGCGATTATGGATTCGCCGAGCGTGTGTTGACTGAGGGTGATGACTATGTGTTGTTTGGTACCGACGTTTACATGCGCGAGCGCTATGACCCAGATACGTATCCGTCTGATCCGTACTACCGTGACGTGAGTACACTTTATCGTGAATTGACAATCCGTGTTTATCGTAACCTGGAGTCATCTCGTATACCTGCAACGCCGAGTACATTAGGTCTTTATCCTGTATTCAAACCACGCTATGTATATGACGAAAGTATTCCTTTCCCTGGCCAAGCACCGGTTACACCGCCTAGCGAGTTTAACAAGCCGGAAAACGGCTACATTTTAGGCCATGACGGCAGTAAGACGCCTGTTTATGGCGATGTGCGTGACCAGTTATTGTTGGAGTTAGAGAAGCGAATTTACAACAATATCAGAGATGAATACAAGAAAAACTCTCTAGTTGATGGTAGTTATACACCGCCGCTACTGGTTAACGACATTGTGCCAAACCAGTTAAGAAAAACTGAGTTTTCCCGCAAAGAGATTAATGAAATATTAGTTAGACCTTTTAACACATGGACTACTGATAACGGCATACAGTGGCGCGAGAATGCACAGTACCAAGAAGGTAATGAGTGGACGTATAATTACGATGCGGCTAAAGTGAAAACTAATATGCCCAATTCATGGCGCGGTATGTATCGTTACAGATACGGCACAACTACCCCGCACCTTACCCCTTGGGAATGTTTAGGGTTTTCCGACAGACCAGGTGATTGGACTTCAATTTACGGTACTGATTATAGCGCACGAAACACCGCAATGTGGGACGAAATCACAGGTGTTACGAACGTAAGACTACCTAAGTCTAAGAAGATGGGCTTTACTGAAATCCCAGTTGACGATGACGGCAACTTAAAAACTCCGTATGAGTTGGGATTAGTGAGTGACCCTGACCTGGCAAAAGCATCAACATTTACCCGTGACTGGAATTTCGGAGACGGATCTCCTGCTGAAGAAAGCTGGAGAATGAGTTCTATATATCCGTTTGAAGTTATGCGTCTTATGTTGTTGACTAAGCCTGCTAAGTTCAGCGACTTGATGTGGGACACTGTGAACATTACTGCGTCAAGCCGTAGCCCTGAACAAATCGTGTTTAACGAAACCGGCAAACGTGTACAGCGTTCTGATTTAGTAGTGCATGGCGAAGTACGCGATGGCGAAGTAGTATCTCGTTACGGGTACCAGCAATGGTTATCTGATTACTTAGATCGCAACAATAAGAATGTGTCAGAATTACTAGGCCAGAAAGTACGCAATGCGCGTGTTCAACTAGTCCATAAAATGGGCGGGTTTACTGTGCCTGAAAACACAACTTACAAGACAAGCTCGATAAACGTATCAGGCGATGGTGCAAACTTGAACGTGCCGTCGGAAAACATTGACACTGTGATTTTAGACAGTGAAGTATACGACGTCAAAGCATATTCTGGTATTATTGTTCGTAAGGTTAGAGCCAACACGTTCCGTGTTTATGGTTATGACGTTCAGTCTCCTTGGTTCAAATATTACGGCAAGCTGTCTGACGCCAGGTCTTACACAATACAAGGCGGTGGAGAAGACGCACCTTTTAGTACCTATACTGAAGATAAGCAGTACAATATTGGTTCAATTATAGAAAGGAACGGTACTTACTACCGTGCTAAATCCACTCACTATAGTCAGGTATTTGATCCTACTTTATGGACTGCATTAAGTGAGCTACCTAAAATCAACGCAGTGTCTGCGCAAGTATATCCAGAGCGTGATTCAACAAGCGAGCTGAGCATAAACTATGGCCACGAGTTCACATCTGTACAGGATTTGGTAGACTTCATGATAGGCTACGGTGCTTACTTAAATGGCATTGGGTTTGACTTTGAAGAACGTGATCCAGTAACATCAGCACGTAGAGACTTTGTTCAGAGCTCTAAACAGTTACTAAACTGGATAGCGTCTAACTGGGAAAATAACTCGCTATTGGCATTGAGTCCGATAAGCTCAAAGGTGTCGGTAACATTTGACCAAGGTTACCCGGTACCTGTAGTAAGTGACAAGTCAAGTGAGTTTGTTGTGCTAAACAAAGCTGGCCTGCCGCTTAGTCGCAGTGCAATAGTGTTCGGCCGTACCGAAAAGCATATTTCACTTGAAACTGCGAGTGAGGACGCGGGTATTTTCTTTGCTCGGTTTGGGGTCAAGGATTCCGAACACGTAGTTGTGTTTGATAACAAAACCGTATTTGACGATGTTATGTTTGATGGCTTATTGCAGCAAAGAAAGAAGCGCATCATATTTGACGGATTTAGATCATTTGGCTGGAGCGGTAAGAAAGAAGCGCCCGGATATATTATAACTGAGTCTGGGTCTCTTATCACTAACTTGGAAAACAACACGTCAAGTATCCGTGATTACCATAACAGTGAAAGCGTGTTAGACAGATCTGGTATTACTAACGCAGCACGACACCTGATAGGCTACGATAGTAAGGATTATTTGACTGCGCTTGGCCTGGGAGACAACGCACAGTACGAGTTTTATCGTGGCATGATCCAAGAAAAAGGAACGGTTACTAGTAGTGACAAGATCCTGCGTGCCCTGGATACAGACGCGTCAGAAAATATCACCATAAACGAAGAATGGGCTGTTAAGGTAGGCGACTTCGGCGCAACTAATAATACCCAGCGCTTTGATATTTTACTATCGTCGGAAAAGGTAGTAAGTGACCCGCAAGCTGTGTTGATAGATACACCGGTTACTGATCATAAAAAGGTGCACTCTATTGAGATTGTTGACTTAGAAGAGTTCTACGCAACACCTCCGCATATTAGAATAATCCCTGCGCCTGATGATACGGGGCATATAGTGTGGGCAACTGCTAAGTGCGAACTAAGCGAAGATGGCAGAATAAGCGATGTTACTCTAGTTAGCTCGGGTGAAGGCTATACCAAGACACCGACTGTTATTGTTTCTCGTTCAGATTCATTCGACATCGGCGGGTTTGGCACCGATGCTTGGGATGATACTGATATTGCCTGGGAAGATGACATGGTTGCTACCCTTGAAGGGTTGTCTGATAATGACAGCGACAAGGATAATATTATTGTAGTTGACCAAGATAGTGTTGATAGCTGGCACCGCCGTCCGGTGAACACTAGCCCGATAGATTTGTTCCCTAAAACCGACGTAATTGATTACGATATGCCAACTGCGGGTTACGTTCATATACGTGATGTAGACTACACCGCGTTTAATGTTGAACAAGTCTTTGATTATAATAGCGAACCCGCTATTCCTAGTGTGAATTACACTTACGACAGCGAAGGTAATGAGAGTGTTGAATCTCGTGACACGCTATGGCTAGCACGCAATGCAAAAGACGACTGGGACGTTCTGCGCGCCACCGAGTTACTAACTCAACAAAACTCAGCAGTATTCAAGTCCGGTAGTACTTGGTATCTTGAAACTGACGTTGACTTGTTTGACGTTTTTGCGCGTGAAGTATCAAGCGAAGCATTCGTGCTTTATAGTCGTTTAGTGACTATTGACCCAAGCTTAGATACGGAGTCACCACGTCGCAATATTGCAGGAAAACAAGTACTTGTCAAACCGGTGATAGATGAAACGAGCGAGAAAGAGACTAGCTATACTCGTAGATATGCACTATATCGCGACTTAGCGGGCACTGACTTAACCGCTGCTGATACCGTGTTACTAGAAAACGCTGATATTGATGAATTAGACGAGTTTGCGCCAGTCCTTACTATGCGGGTTATATGTTTTGAATCTTGCAGATTTGACACACGAAATGACATGGAAGTGTATTCAGCTAACAGTCCTTTCTTAGAGGGTGAATTAGCATGGGTGGATCACGCAGCTGGCGAGAACGACTGGGCTGTTTATCAGTTCCGAGGCAACGTGTTTGTGCCGTACGAAATACAAGCTGTGGTAAACGATGTGGTACAAACCACGATAAGACAGCGAGAAACGTTAGTCAACACGCATTTGTTTGACCAAGCGTTTTTATATGACGAAAAGACCGCAGAAACGCTCTTCTTGTTACCTGTATACGATCCTTTTAAAGGTTTGCTACCAACAGTAGTCGAACAGAATGTAACGTGGCGCATGACGTCTGACCCAGCCAAATACACCAACTCGGATGTATATGAGCATGTTGACTTCAATAACTTATTTGATCAAGACAATATTGGTCAAGTTTGGTGGGACACGTCTAAGATGGCTTATTTGTATTACGAGCAAGGCAGTATCTATGAACGCCGTGATTACTGGGGCGCGGTATTCCCTGGTTCTGAGGCGGCTGTTTACGAGTGGATCGAAAGTGACGTTCCGCCTAGTCAGTACAGTGGGTCAGGAACACCACGCAACATAAACGAATACACTCAACGTGAAGTGTACAACTCTGCAACCAAAGCGTCTGTAATCAAGTATTACTTCTGGGTGTCGGGAAAAACAACGATTGCGGGTTCATTGCCTAATAGAACAGCGAGTGTGTACCAAGTTGCGAGTATGATACTAACGCCTACGAAGCAGAACTATATTTGGTTCTCGCCTATTAACGACCATAAAAATGACGTTGATAGACGCCACCGTTATGTAGAGGTTACTACTGATTATGAGACTGGTAACTTTATTGATTTAGGTGCAGACTGGATCAGTGACGTGCGCGTGTTTAGATTGCGCGACGGCAAGTTCTACGGTGACGGCCATAACTGGCGTGTGGTTAAGGGCGGCCTTGAGTTTGATAGTGTTCTTGAGCCAAACGAAACATTTGCGATTTCATACCAGACATCTAGTTACGCGGTTGATGGGAATAGCTTTGTTTTTGCTAACGTGTCTAGCGTAGCACGCAATAGAAACACCGCGTTCCAAATAAACTACAAGTATAAAGAAACACATAACCAAAATCACACTGAATGGGTGATTATAAACGAAGATGGTTCGGATACTAAGTTGCCAGAAGCGCACTGGGAGAAGTTCATTGACTCGTTTACCGGTATAACTAAGCCGACTGGTTGGGACGAAGTTAAACAAGGTCTTTATAATTTACGTGAAGACGGTTTCGCTTACACTGAATCCAAGCTAACAACCGGAAACGTTACTAGTCTTTTACTTGATAGGTACGACACACGATTCCCTGAGTCTCGTGGCGTTATTGAACTAAACGGCGAACGCATTTATTACAATACTCGGGTGATTGTCGACGCCGATGGCAACGAGTCTAAATACGGGAAAATAAAGCTGATTGGGCTGGACAGGGGATATCAAGACACTGACGTGGTAGAGCATCCGGTTGACTCGTATGTGCGTCTTGTTTATGAAACAAGTCCGGATGTGCCTGCACAGTTTGTGGGATCGTATGCGTCTAGTGCACTGCCTGATTTACCAACCCAAATAGAAGCAGTAACAGGCGCCAAGAGCACGGATTCATACTTGATGGTTCCTGATCCTTCCCTTGGTGATTACGAAAAATACGGTAACTCTAATACGCCTCGCCAAAGCTGGTTTAAAGACGTATTTGCTGCCCGTAAGGTTATATTCCAGGATATTAATGAAAACATTAAGAACCTACGTATTAGGTCTGATTATCCTGAATGGAACTTATTCTTAGCAGAGCAAGAGGGTACTTTATGGCAATGGGGTGTATGGTATGCTGACGGGTATAGCGCTGAGAATGTTAATCCTACTCGTTTAGTAAAGTCGCCGAGTGAACTAAGTGCCCTGAAATCTAGGCTCGTAACTGGGGACCAGGTAAGAGTTCAACCAGTAGTCAATGCAAATTACACTGTCTACGAAGTTAACTCAACTGGTAGTTTTGAGATTGTTGCTGTACAAAACGAAACAGTGGAAATTTTACCAAGAGCATGGACTGGTAAATATAGCCACCAACTACGACTTGAACTTAGACTCCTTATGGATCTATTGCGCGAGTACATATTTGTTGGCGACACTGAAAAATATATGAACAGTGCTGTATTCACTGCATTTGTTTATGTAATGAGCGAACAGGATCACGTTGATTGGTTGTTTAAGACTTCGTATGTAAGCGTGCGCCAAACCGGCAATACGTTCGACACACCGGCTATTACAACACCAAATAACATTGAGTTACTGGGCTCGTATATTGAAGATGTGAAACCGTATAGAACTAAGATAAGAAACTTCTCGTCTGCTTATACGGTTAACCGTGATGATGATAGCTTGGTTGAAATAGCTGGGCTTGAAGACATTGTTACTACGACTACGATAAACATTAACCGAGTTTGGTCAGAAAGTGTAAGTGATATTCCGCCTAACGACGGAAGCGTGACTAGCTTGACCTATGACGAGGCTTCGTTTGATCGTGTTAATGACATTAACGCAGGTCGTGTCTACGCTATTGACTCTGGCGAGTTTGGTACATTTGATGAGAACGATCCGGGCTTGATGAGCGCAAGCGATGCCGGGTATATGCACATTGAGTATAAGCCGGAAATGAACCAAACGTTTGTGGTTGAATTTGACGTTACGACCCAAGTTGTAGACGTAATGGGGCCGTTTGTGTTCGTTAATGGACGTGAAATTAATATGTTCAATTATGATGCGACTGAAAAAGTTCTGCGCGTAATTGTGCCTTTACATGAAGGCGATATCGTTGAAATTTATGATGTTCGTCCAAGCGAGTCGCGTTCATTTGCTAACCCTATGACACGTGAAGACCTTATGTCTGGCATAGCGCCAATTGAAGTACATGACGCGCTTGTTGTTACGGTTGAAACTAACCCTTCTCATATAATTGAGTATGTAAAAGTGACAAGTGACAACCTAACTCTTGCTGACGTTGATAGCTCTACATCACGGGTTTATGTTGCTAGGAAAGTACCTCGTTACAACGTGTCGCCTAATGTTACAACCGAGTGGATAGTAGAAGAATTATCCGACTTCTTCGACAACGTGCGCTCGGAGCCTTGGGATGAGTATGTTGACGGCGAGTATGTGCATAGGTGGGATAGTACCCCATGGGACACTGACGCGAGCATAACGTTTGATAACACTACTATTCCTGTCAATAGCTGGTTGGTAATTGTGAGTGAATCGTCGTTTAGTGACGCAAACTACGCGTATCGGTATTTGCTTGATGAGACAAGTGATCACCAGGTATTTGTAATGGGCAACGCGTCTGCGACTGTGTCTTCCAGCGAATTGCCGAGTAATAAATACAGCGTAAAAGTTGAAGGAGATTACACAAGTCAAGGTAATACAGGACGTTTTTGGATAAACGGTGAGATGGTTAGTTACTCGAATATTGCTTACGATGGCGCGCATACTACTTTCTACGGATTGAAGCGAGGCCAGTTAAGCACAAGTATAGCAAACCATGCACCTGGTTCCAGAATACAGTTTGTGTCTGATACACAATTTGTTGACCCTGACGTGTTTTATACAGGCGATAGCTTTGAATTTGACAGCGGTGTGGAATCGTTCGTTAAGAGTTCAGGCGCAGCTAATCCTATCACTTATAAATATCTTTAAAAGGGATTTATAGTGCATAAAGACAACAATAGCCCGGGTTTTTCCGGGCTAAATAGCAATAAAGAAACAAAGCCGAACGATAAATTCCAGGGCGACGTCAAAGATTTTATTTTAATTAGAGACAAAGAGTCCGGAACCGCAATCGTTAAAAGTAGAGGATAACAATGTTTAATATAGCTGAACTGCCAATGAACGGGCATTTGACAGTGCGTGATAAAATTACTGGCGAAGTATTAGTTAGTAAATCAAACGCTATTCACTACGGTAATATGAGCGCAGCTATCGTTCGTGCCTTATCCGGTGATGACAGTGGTCATATTAGGTATATGGCTTTCGGTAACGGCGGCGCAAGCATACAGACTGACGGAACCGTTTTATACGCGGAGCCCAATGTCAGTGAAGTGTATGACGAGCAAGCCGCGCTTTATAACGAAACATACCAAAAAGACGTGCAGAACAGTGGTCCGGACAGCTACGTCGAAACAGTAAACGGCGCTAATGCCGACTTACGGGTAGTGGTAACCTTGGCATCTGGTGAACCTAATTCTGAACAAGTAGACGAAGACGGCAACGCATACGGAAACCAATTGGATTTGGACGACTTAACAGATTTTAATAACGAATACGTTTTCAATGAACTAGCACTCAAAGACTCAAGCGGCATAATGCTAAGTCACGTTAGGTTTCACCCAGTGTTGAAATCAGCTAATAGAATACTAGAAATTGAATACACTATACGAGTGCAAATGAGCTAAGGATAATCATGGCATATCTAATTAATTTAAGTGATGGACGCGCTGTCACTATCAACGACAGCACAGTTGATACAGAACAATTTTCAATCCCGTTAGTGGGCCGTAACACAACCGGGTACGGCGAGCATGTTATGAAAGCCATGCTACAACTTCTTGAAAACTCAGCTAGCGGATCCGAACCTCTTAACCCGACAGAAGGGCAAACATGGTGGGATATTGCTGAGTCTGAATTTAAGCTACGTAAAGGTAGTGACTGGATCAGTTTCCCGTTTAAAGAAGGTCAGAACTATATTTTTGACGGTAACATTTTACCTTCACAAAACTGTTCAGGCGGCGAACACAATATCGGGTCAAGTACATTAGAATTCTGTACTGTATACGCCCAAGAGTTCTCCGGTACGGCAGCCCGCGCACGTTACGCGGATATTGCAGAAAAATATCATGCGGACAAAGTGTATGAACCTGGCACCATCGTTATGCTTGGTGGCGAAAAAGAAATCACCGAGTTCGGCCAAAGTAGCGACGTTCCGTTCGGCGTAGTGTCAACGGCACCTGCTTTCTTAATGAATGCAACTGAAGAGACTGGCGCAGATGAATGGCTACCTGTTGCTCTTGCGGGACGAGTTCCTGTTCGTGTGGTCGGTGAAGTTCTTGTAGGTGATTACTTGGTTGCTTCGCGCAAATACCCAGGTTGTGCAGAAGTTGGCCATCGCAGTTCTCCTGAAGTAATCGGCCGCGCACTTGGTCGATCAAGTGATCAGGGTGAAAAACTTGTTGAAGCTGTTACGAGGTTCGTGCTATAATGTACAACGTGCATGGTACTGAATATAATACATGTGCCATCTTGTTCAACAAATTAGTGGTTGATTCTGAAAAGCCAATCACTAAAGCAGACAAGTTTAGAGGTATCGGCGCACAGCCGATACCTCTAGTGTCGCCTTTAAAAGAGGCTGACGCGGATGCATGCGCTCATTTCGAGCGAGAAGTCGCAAAGCTATTGACTCTACTTGGCTTGCCTGAAAAAAGCACCATGCTCGGAAACATAGAAACAATCTCGCAACACTTTGAGCAGCAACAAGAAGCTGGCAAGGGCTTAAAAGTCAGCGCGTCATACATCGCAGCTACCGGTCCAGGTGAGCTAAAGATTATGAAGCACAAGAATCCCAAGTCTACATTTGGATCACATGCGACTTATGTGTTTGATGATTTCAAACATATGAAGAACTTTTTTAAATTGGGCGGATTCCTTGCTGTGACTATCGATGGTAGTCGTCTAGCCTCGTCGCTCTACTCTACTGAACTAGCTAAGTTTGACAGGGAAGTAGGCACTGTTCGTTTACGATTCGGCGACGCTGCCACATCGTATGCAGGTACAGGACATAATATCGGTATAATGGATATCGGCAGCAAGCGCACAACCGTCTATCGTTATGATGGCAAATACGTGCGTATCAAAATTGATGCTAGGGTCGAATGGGACAATGTATTTGTCTACACTGATATTGAGATTCTAAACAACAAGACCGTCCAAGGCACTGTGACAACTGGATATGATGTTGCTTATTGCCCTGCTCTATTCCCTGTGAAGAAACCTTCATGTAAATAATATCGGTCCGGTAGTCACTAAATACACGAAAAGATTAAAGGGTTTAGTGACTATATGGCCGATGATTCATTGCGCACACCTTACGTGCCAGGCGACGAAAGAAATGTACCGCCTAATCAAAATTTTGCTTATGATACGACGTATCACCCAGAAGGGGTCATTCGCGCAGAAGACTTCAACTTATTGGCGTCTGAGATCAACGAAGTTATAGGCGACAGTAACCAAGGCAATTCTAGCGTACTAGAAGGCGGGTTCGGCTACGGATCTCCTGTGACTATTCCCATTAAGCAAACCGACGAAATTATTCGTGCAGCTGAGTGGACTTCATTATTAGTTGCCATTGATAGAGTTGTACAACACCAAGGCACCGTGAGTGAGATGCCCGACATAGTAAACGTAGGTGATTATGTCATCTCGTATGATGATGCCCAGCAAGGTATGATTGCTGTGATGGAATATGTAAGGGCTAATCGTTTTGAGCTTTCACCTGCGAAGTCTTTAACCACAGTTGGCGGAACTATGCTTACTGAGTCTAGAACCCGGCCTTGGACTGATCAAATAAATCTGGAATTTGAGTTCGCATTCAACAACTTTGACGAAATGCGTCACTACTTTAACACAGGTAGTAAAATACTGCTTGAGTTCGAAAAGTCTGGCGGCACTCCGGACGGTACTGTATATTACGACACTCCGTACGAACAAAACTATTTTTACACCCATGAGTACAATGCTATATGGCAAGAACGCTTGGAAGATATCGGGCGTATTGTAATAAGCGCAGACCGAGTATACCGTGAACTAGGCGACAGTTTCGGTACAATAACACTAGGATCCGGTTTCTACGGAATAATGTCAGGCGGTGTGACAGCTTGGCGGGAAATATACAGGGTGGTAGGCGATTATGATAATGGTCAGGATGTTGTTCGTGTATATGCGCGACTAAACACTATACCTGCATCAGCGTATACGATTCAATTTAAGGTTGAGTTTATCAGTGAGCCTGGCGAAACGTATTCAGACGGTTTGCTTACTGTGTATGTCGATCATACGACAAGCGTTGACACTAACGCACCATCACCGTCCCCTACAGTAAACCTTATGACTGCTTTGGATGAAGCAGAACCTGACGTTATTACGCCACCTTAAAGGTAGAATATGAGTTATAATATAAACAATTTAATTGAAAACGAACACTTTAATGGCTTTCAGGAAACTGTGGAGAAGCTAATAAGTGATGTCGCTAGCAGAACAGCAAGTGGGGTAAACGTTGCGGGTTTCGGTTACGGTAAAGTCGAGACTTTTGCGACTAAGTTTGATGAGCAACTCATAACCGCTAGTGAATGGGTTGAATTAATTAACAATATTAATCGTATTGCGGCACATCAAGGCACAGTGTTGGAAGATGATATTTCAGTTGATGATGTGTTAACTGATGACAATAATCCGGCAGTAAACGACATTATTAGTGCATTCGTAAGTGACCCGAAGAAGATCACAGATGCTCTAGATCAAATTAGCGACAATAGGTTTAACGTTGCCGTTAATAGAGTTTCTAGCAGCTCTGGAGGCGTATACGGCGCATCTTCGAGAACAGAGCTCTGGGAAAGTGCAGTCCAACATGAGTCACGATTAGTGTTCAATAGTTATAAGGATATGCGTTACTTCTTTAACACTGGTGGCAAGATAAAGATTAACGCAGACTTTGCGCCCGGTAGTACAGGTAACCCAACAAGCAACGCGGCCTGGGAATCATTATTGCCTGACTTCCCTGAAATAGTAGTTGACTTTAATAACACAACATTGTCTAATAGTGAACAGCCTGTCGATAACATCGGGTTTTACTCGCTAAGTAGTACGTTCAGCACAATATATCGTTTGGAAGACGCTGACGGGAACTCAGTAAATGTGCAACTACGTAGAGTTGACAAGGATATATACATCCGTGTGAGGTACTTAGACATTTCGGGCAATCCGGTTGGTACTGAGTTGTACGTGAATATTGACTTGGTGTATGCTAATGATGAATTTAGACCATTACTACCTTCGTCTATTATTGTTACCGGTCTAGATTCGGTAGACGCAGTGGTATATCAGCCGGTGCAGGTGTCGCAGCAAGTACTATCAATAACTGAGGATGATGTTGACGTTGATATGTCAACGGTAGTTTCTGTACTAGGCGGCTCTGGCGACTTTGAGTTCATTTGGTCAATTCCGTCACCGCCTAGTGTACTTCCTGCAGGCTATACGTTAACTGACGCCGACAAATTACGCGCCTTGTTTACCCCGACATACAACGGTAGTTATTATTTCGCATACGATGTTGATTTTAATCTCAACGTCTATGATACAGTAACGCGCCAAAATTACGATTTCACTGTTACGTTGTCGGTCACTGATACTACGCCGGAAATGGATTTATCAGTCGACGATGTGACAATAGATGAAGGTACAAGTTACAACTTGGGGAGTCTTGTTACCTTAACTGGTGGCTCCGGTTCTTATGCGTACAGTTGGTCATACTCTGCTAGTTTCCTGACAATAGACGACAGTGCCAGCCTTAACGCGCAACTCACCGCATCCAACGTGAACAGTGATCGCGCAGTTCAAATGACCCTTACTGTTACTGATACCATCTTAAATGAACAAGTAACGGGCTACGGAGTAGTTCTTGTTAAAGATACAACTGCGCCATTCAGTGCGAGTTTAAATCAAGACTCGTACGATGTGGATGAAAATACGGTGCTTGACATGGCAGGCAAACTGAACCTTACTGGCGGTATAGGTCCTTTCACTTATGAGTGGTCCGTATTCCCTGACAATAACTCCTTGTACTCGTTCATAACTGCTAGTGATATAGAAGCACCGCAAATCCAAGTAACAGAAGCCATAGGCGACAAGGCGTTTACTCTTATTGTCGAAGTAACCGATACAGGTGACGGCACAACTGTTACCGATACAGCCACCGTGAACGTGTATGATTTAACGCCGCCCGTTACTGCGAGTGCGGGTACTATTTCAGTTGACGAGACACAGAGCGTTGACTTGAGTACAGTTGTATCATATTCGGGCGGGCACGGACCGTTAGACGTGGTTTATGAAATTCTAACGCCGGGATACGGCAATCTTGTAGGGTCAGTTTACACAAGTAACTATATTGGCGGCACCGAGCCTCAGACAGTTGATTACCAAATCACAGTGACTGACTTGGCTGAGCCCGGCGAAGTGGCAACCGCGACAAGCACAATAACAATAAACAACAATGTGCCGCCTCTTGAAGTGGTGTTTACCGCTAACAACATGACTGAAAAATCAGCAATAACTCTTGGTGATTATTTAGGGGTGACCGGCGGTTCTGGTTCTTACAGTGTAAGCTGGGCATACGATAAAAATGCACCGGTACTTGATTCAGCAGGCAACACTGCTCGTTTTATTGACGTGTATAACGTGTCCGACTCCGGTAGCACACCGGTAATTGATGTCGACTATGTTGACTATACGTTTGTGCTACCGGTACGCGTAACCGTGACAGACGATAATACCGGCGAAGTAGAGCAAGTTGTATCCGAGATTACAGTTAGTGATCAAACAACACCGTTATCTGTTACGCTAGGTAATGGTAATAACGCATCGCCTTCGTTTACTATGTTACATGATGCAACGTATAATTTGAGTTCGCTAATATCAATCAGCGGTGGTTACTCGCCTTACTCGTACGCATGGACTACCCCGGCTGACGTAAATGTTAACGGGACTGATTTGACGTTTACCGGTGCTATAGACGGTGACAGTACACCGCAGTCTAAAACACTAACATTAGTGGTAACTGACGACGAAGGCACAGTGCAGTCTAGTAATGAGATTATTTTCGATGTCAAATACAATTGGCCACAGATTACTGGTACACTAAACGACAAATCTGTCAATGATGATGACACTACCGTGATGTCAATTGATAATTTAGCTGGTGGATCCGGTGATTACACCTACGCTTGGTCATTTAATCCTAGTAATCAAGGCATTACAATTGATGATCCAGCCGCAGCTAACCCAACGTTAACTATTCCTGATCTTGGTGTATCGCAGACAATTACTGTTGATGTAACGGTTACCGATACTACTGCGAGTCGTTCAGCTAACTTCAGTGCTACGGTAACGATTGAAAACGCTAACTTTAGTTGGGTAAACTATTACAGTGGATCTGGCTTGAGCACAATCGACAATGGCGACTATCCTGCTACTATTTGGGTTGAGCCAAAAACTGAACGTACACAACCTTATCAAGAGCAAGATGGTTTCGCAGTGAATCACAATACATTTAGAGGCGGCATCCACGAATATGCCTTATTAAGTGTAACTGATAGAGGCGCATCGAATACTGATTTGGTAAGTTTAGTTTCGAACAGAATAGTCCCTGCTTATGAAGTATTACAGCCGTTTAATTCGTCAGCAACGCATGCAAGCGAAATAGTGATAGGTGGCTCGTCACGCAGCCAGTCGGTTGGCATATCGGCTATATTTAGGGGATCGTCTAATAGAGATACTGACACTGACTGGAAGACAAATAGGTCTAAATTTAAAACTATTCCTGATATTAGCACCGGGTCACAGATACTAGAACTGAACGAAAGGCCTGTTTATTACGATAACGCAGGTAATACAGCACCTGCAGGCACTGCACCCAACCAGATTTGGACAGAAGTTGTCGCGCCTAATGTAAGCTCATTTAATTGGGACTCGGGTAAAGAGTATGTAATAACAGTTGACACGAGTGCGCTCGGCAATACTGATATTTTATCCACACAGTATCACTTTGTTTTAGACGACAATATATTCAGCTCAAGCGGTATGACTGCTTATGACGTGCGCAGCACTGACAATTATGTCGCGGTTATTGAGTGCTCGCCAACGTATCGTTTGGTACTTACGTTTGATGGCACTGTTAGGTTATGTGAGCTATTGGATAATACCGGCACACCGCTGCCTAATATTGTTAGTGTTATGGAAAGGTCTTACGCGCCGGTTGACTACTCTGCCTTACTATTGCAATCGACATCAGTCGATACATGGAATAAGGTAAATGTTGAGTACGACTTGCCTGCATCAGTAGCAAGCGCAACAAATGACATAGAAATATGTGTATGGGCACAGTGTAGAGGAACAAACTCACACGGAGGCACAACACTAGAAAATGCAGAGTTTTTAACTTTTGGTTACTTTTATTTGCCAAGTAATTATCGTGACTTGTTTACTAATGTGCTCACTAATGCGAACGCCACTGGTAATAAATATTACATGGTAGCACCCAACGGCTATACCATGTCGTCTAAGGGTAACCCGCACACTGCGCCGAGCGCAGGTATATTTATCGAATGGGATTCAGTTGCAGACACTCTGGCTGTGGTGGTAAGCGGTACCGAGTATTATGAAATACGAGCAGTGTCTACAAGAACAATAAGTGAAAGGTCATAATGGCAGCAACAAAAAATAACATTTTAGAATTAATGGCGTCTTATGTAGAAGGCGGATCGATAGATGCTGAAGACTATAACGGCTTTGCGTTTATTGTTAACGAACTTTACAACGATCGTCACCTGGGCGAAACAGGCATAAACGACGGTGGCTTTGGTTACGGTCGTTCAGATGTCATTGCTCCTGAAAATGCGAGTGACGGCTCGGGCGAAGTAAGTGATATTTCAGACCTCGTGTCAGGCACAACGACAGGGTCTACTGCTGACTACAAGTACAAGTTTCAGCAAGAGTGGGGTACACTTGCAGGTATAATTCGTAAGTTAGTTAATCACATTAACTTGAGTGAAACTGAAAGGCAAACAATCACGGATTCGTTCCCTGCTGATATACAACAAGGCGATCTGATTTACGCCCACGATCAGCGCACCGCATCACCGCTTACTGCGCTCTTGGAGAATATTGCTGCGAAGCGCTTTACTGTAGAACCCGGCAACTTGCTAACCACAGTTGATGGGTTCGGCGCGTCTAGTACTCGTACAAAGTTATGGTCTGAAAGTTTGGAATTTGAGTTCGAGGCCGTCTGGGATGAGTATAATCTGGCTAGGTATTTCTTTAACGCCGGGTCAAGTATTATTGTTACGCCTACTTATACTGAACCCAATTCATACGATGCGCCTAGCTATTACGACACTGATCCGCTTGAGGGTGCACCGCCGGGAGACCCTGCAGAAAATGCAAAGTGGCAAACGCTAGTTGATAACGTAGGCGCGCTCAAGTTCACTGTGTATGGCATGTCTTCTGAGAACAACGTGGGCACAGGTAATATACTGGGATTTTATGACCTGACTAACGAGTATCAAACTGTATACGAGTATAGTTTACCAAGCGGATATTACGACGCGGGTACCTCCAATCGCATTGAAGTCCAAGCCAAATTTGGCCCGGGCGATCCTGGTATACAACTGAACGCGCTACAGACGGCAGTCCAGGCTAACTTTGTTTCGTTTAGAGTGTTATGTCATAGTGACCCGGAGACGCAACCGATAGGTGGCGAGTTCAGAATAAATGTTGACCACTCGTATAGTGTGGCTAATATTGACATGACTGACTCTAAGCCAGAGTATACGGTTGTTACGCACTTAGATGAACAAGACGGTTACGAGGTATCAGAAGCCGTAGTTACGTTGGAAGGCGCAACTATGGATCACCGCTCGTCGCTAAACCTGTCAAATTTGGTTACTGTTACTGGTGGATCTGAAGCGTTTAACTATGCATGGAGGATTTTGAGTACGAGTGAGCCCGGCATGGACCTTACTATAACAGATCCTGACCAACTCTCGGCCGTATTGAACGCAGGCACCAACCCTGTATTTTACCAGAATGAGTCCCTGGTGTTGCAAGTGCGCGTTATTGATTTGTATTCATGGGAAGAGTACCTAGCAGAGTCGACTATAAATGTGATCGACACACGCGGACGGCTATCTCTGCGTATGAACTCAATGTCAGTGGATGAGAATCAACAAGACGCAGGTCTTGGATTGGTGCCGGTTATTACGGGCGGCAGCGGTAATTTTAGCTACCAGTGGAGCCAAGTATCTGGCAATAGTTTTTACAGCATATCAGCCCCGCACTTATTAAACGCGCTTCTTACTACTTTTGATGTGCCGGATGATACTGAAGTAACTATTAATTTAGCAGTAACAGATAATGACACCGGAGAAGTAGTTGACGGCAACGCAACCTTAACAATACGAAACCTTGTTAACTATCCTAAGTTCCGTATCACATCAGCCACTGTGTCGGAACCAGAAGATAGTGCGTATATTGACGTTGACTTGCAGATAATTGCGAGTGAGCCTGTCGAGGGACGTAATATAACTGTTAATTACGCTACCGTAGATGAAACGGCTAGGTCTAACAGTACAGAATCTCGCCCGTTAGAAGCATTTAGTGACACCTCGGGAAGAACTGGGTTAATGTATTGTGACTTCAGCGATATTAAAGTTGTGTTTGATCCGTCTGTGCAAAAGTACAGGAACAATACATGGGATAACCGTCCTTCGAACAACACTGTTGAATACAAAATGTTTAGGAATATTATGGATTTCCTAACATACGGCACTGGCAAATCCAACGTACTTATACTTGGTGATAATGAAAGCTCGCTGAGTGTAAAGGATTCTACATCGGGTACGTCATATGGCAAAGCTATGCGCAATTTGTTAAACGAAGCCGGTTATACAGTGAACACCAAATATATTAGTGAAGTGGATTCAACCACGCTTACTGACTATGGTGCAATTATTTTCGTTAGTAGCTTGTCGCAGGATTACCCTGGCAACATATCTAGTTTACTAGGTGATGCTATTGAAAGTGCCGTTCGTCGTGATAAAGTGGGTCTGTATATAGTGACGTCTAACGGGAATGACACAGGATCATCCGGGTACGTTGCCAACGCCAATAACCTTGCTCGTAGGTTTTATGCTAACTTTAAGGGCAGCGTGCACCGCTCACTTGTCGCTACTAACTTTGACAACTATCGAGCAACATACGGTGGCAACCCTATTATAGACGGGCTAGAGCAGTTGACAGGTAGTCATGCTGGGTTGTCAAATACAGCAGAGATTGAGAACTACAACACCGTGCTTGAACCGGACTTCAATGTGACTAATGCGTCAGTAACGTTTAATGAAGGTGACAGCGTTAAGAATATATCCGTTCGTGTGTTGCGCGACAACGTTACCGAAACAGAAGAACAGTTCCGTGTGGCTATAACAAACTTAGAAGAAAGGATGTTGGCTTCCAATCATGAAGGTATAGTTACAATTTCAGCAGCGGTGTTACCTATTCAACAAGCTCTTATGTTCGAAACATTATCTGAAGCTCAAGCGTACATGCGCGATTACAACGCGCCTACTCCGGCTGAGGTGTTCAACAATTGGGACCGTTTTTCTAACGGTCACTTCTATCCTGGCGGCACCGCTGCGGCTAACGGCGCCGACTCATATTATTATGACGCATCGCTTGAGCAAATAATCGGAACAGAGAACCACCCTAACTTGACTGGCTTTGTTAGTCCGGATAAAACAAGTAGCTTGACTTTTGAGGCTACTCTTTCTTCTGACCACAACGATGACGACGAGATTGATATGATTGCTGCCTTTAAGCGTGAAGGCTCAGTTAACCATGCCATACTCGCATTTAATACACAAAACGGCGCTGGCTATAGAGGCATGAGCTTGGCCACCGGTTGGGCTTTTGTGTATACTCGATCAAATGCGGCAAACCCTGATGACTTGGTAGAAGCGCCGCTTACTATTAGAGCGACTTATACTGCTACACATAACGGGATAAACGAGTGGCGTCCCAGTGCAAGGCGCTGTCGTATAGAACGTGACGGTCCTATTATACGTATGTGGGTAACAACGCGCGGCAATCCAAACGGTGATCCCAAGGATAATCCTAACTCACTAATAGAAGTTAACACTGAAGAATACCCGGAATTAGCATGGGTAGGAAATGAGCCACATAGTTATGGATATGCGAACCGCAGCCAGCCAAAGAGTACTTGGTCCAACATATATTTAGAAGGCGCTTTTGACCAAGGCACTGTATATGTAGTGCAAACTGACCAAGTTTACGTTTATAACTTCGATACAGAGGTATGGGAATTGAGAGTAGATAGAACAATACCTGGCGACTTGGGTGTACTTAAGCAGATAGACAACCCAATTAACAGTGATCAGTTCGTAATCAATATAGACGGGAGTGTCGACAAAAAATAATTTTTAAAAAAATAGAAAAACTAGTTGACAAAAAAATATGGATGTCTATACTAGGTACTGTCTTAAACAAACCAACATTAAAAAGGGTTAGAAAATGTCAGAGAATAGTATAGACACCGCACGCAAAGCAACGCCGAAATCACTTGTTAAGTGCGTTGAAACAGCATTCCGTATCAAGCGTTCTATTATGATTATGGGACAGCCTGGCGTAGGTAAATCTCAAATTATTGCACAAATTGCAAACCGCTCAAACCGTCCGGTAATTGACATGCGCTTGGCACAGTTTGACAGCACCGATATTCGTGGTGTACCTTACTTTGACCCAGAAACTAAAAAGATGGAATGGGCAGAGCCGTCAACGCTTCCTACTAACGAAAAACTAGCGAACGCTATTATTTTCCTTGACGAGCTTAACACTGCACCGCCTCTTGTACAGTCGGCAGCTTATCAGCTAGTACTTGATCGCAAGTTAGGTGATTACGAACTTCCGCCGGGTGTTGACATTGTTGCTGCCGGTAACAGAACAGAAGATCGCGGCGCTACTTTCGACATGGCTATGCCGCTACGTAACCGCTTTATCTTTGTAAATCTTGAAGTTAACTTCGAAGAATGGCAAGAATGGGCAATCGAAAACGGCTTGGCACGTGAGGTTATTGCTTACTTGATGCACCGTAAGAGCCACTTGAACACATTTGACGAAGCGCTTAAAAACGAGTCGTACAGCTTTGCAACACCGCGTTCATGGGAAGTGGTTAGCGACATCCTACTAAAAGGTGAAGCTGACAACGAAACACTTGACTTGATGGTTGCCGGTGCTGTCGGTGACGGTATTGCGAACGAGTTTGTTGTGCACATGGAGTATATTAGCTCGCTACCGACTCCGCGACAAATCCTTGAAGGCAACTACGACAAGAACTTAAAAATCGAAAAGCAATCAGCGTTTTATAGCTTGACTTACGGTGCTGTGCTTGAGATGATTGAGCAGTACGACAAGGACAAAAAGGAAACGGGCATCGGTAACACTAACACAAGTGTCATGTTCGACAACTTATACGAGTTCTGTGAAAAGTTCTGTACTTCAGAAATGACGTTCTTTACTGTTAGTTCACTAATCAGACGCTGGAGAGCGAAGTACATGACAGCGGCAAACCGCGAACAAATTGTACCGCCCCAAAACAAGAACTTTGCGAAATTTATTACTGAGTACGGCCCAATGCTTGGCTTAGCTTAAGATTTCTGACAAGGGCGGCTACGCCCTACCCTTTGAAGGCTGCAATATTGCAGCCTTTTTTTATGTTTGAAAAAAACTTCACTTTTCTTTTAATCTTTTCTTGCTACCAACCACCTAATAGTCTACTATTAAGATATTGACGCGTTACAGCAATTAGGCAGTAACGCAGAATTTAAAGGTGAAATTATGTTTGTACGTATTGTTGATGGCTGGACTACTACTGGCGATTCTGAACTAAACGGTGTTTTAGAAACTACCTCTAATTCTGCAACTTTTCTTCCTGTTAAAAATTCATATTACGTTACTGTTCCTGTTCCAATGCAAAAGAAAGGCAAGCGTGTTTTTTCTGACGACGTTGAAAACTTCGAGTTTTTAGAAGAATATGACGGTGAAACAATTACTTTGCAAAGCAAAGCAATGAAAGACGCTAAAAAAGCACAAGCGCAGAAAACAGCGATCGCTGAAGCGGTTGGCGAAGCATGCGACGAAACAAGTTACGAGCTAGCATACCGTAACTCTGAAACTGAAGAAGAAGCTCTAGAGCGTATTGAACAGAGCTTTGATATATTACGCGACATTGCTTGGTCAGTGTGTGAAGGTGACGTGTCAAGCATGATTATTAGTGGCCCGGCAGGTATTGGTAAAAGCCACTTAGTGAACGCGGTGGCCAAAGAGTATTATCGCTTTTTGTGCACGAACGGCATGTTCCTGACAGGTGACCACACAGCAACCAACCCGTTTGGTTCTGAAGAACGCACATATCGCGTTATTAAAGGCACAATTACCCCGATAGCGCTTTATCAAGAGCTATTTCAGTACAGAGACAAAGGCCAAGTATTGGTGTTTGATGACTGTGATACTTTGTTTTATGACGACGTTAGCCTAAACATTTTAAAAGCGGCGCTTGATACTGACCATAAACGTACAATTAGCTGGATGGCTGAGTCACGTATCCTTGAAGAAGAGGGCGTTCCGAGACAGTTTGACTTCTGCGGTAGTGTGATATTTATCTCTAACCTTGACTTTGATCGTGTTCGTAGCGTGCGTATTAAACCTCACTTGGATGCACTTAAGTCAAGAAGCTTGTACTATGATTTGGAAATCGGTACAGTTGAAGATAAAATTCGCAGAATTAAAAGCCTTGTTAGTACAGGCCTGTTTGAGAAGAACCGTTTAGAGTTGAACGACGAAATGAAGCAAGAAATCGTTGACTTCCTGAATGTGTATATGCATGACTTGGATGAAGTTAGTATCCGAACAGCGCTTAAAATTGGCGGACTAGCGCGCCGCAACCCGAACGCGTGGAAAAAGAGCGCGGTGTACAGCTTGATGCGTCGTGAAGCTAAGTTCAGATTCCTGCTTGAAGAGAAAAAAGCAAACAAAGGAGCGGAGGCATAAGGCCTCCCTGCTGACTAAGGAGCATAATATTATGGTTACTGAAAAATTTACTCGTCCCGTTGTTACTGTTGAAGTTCTAGAGCATAGCTTTTCGAAACTCAAATGTACTTTCGATATGGCTGCAACCAACAACTGGCGCAGCGCCGCAGAAACCCTACTAGCTACGTTCGATATACCAGCGGACTTAGTAACTCACACAACTGATACAGCGCTAGAAGAAGCCACAGCTCACGCATGGTGCGGTGACAAGTTGCTTTGTGTTACGTTTGCTGACGAGGAATAAAATGGAATATTTAAAGAAGTTACGCGAGCTCAACGCAGCAACTACCACATGTCTTGAGCAGATGAAAACAAAGATTGCTGAGCTAGAAGATCTCCAAGCGCCGCAGGCACCAACAACGGATGCCTCGCCCGCTCGAGCTAACAGCGACTTGGAAAACGAATTGAAGTCGCTACGCGAAGAAAACGAGCTTCTGCGCACCCTAGTCGACGCTTTTGTTCCCACTGCGCGTTGCAGAGCTTGCAAGAAACCAACACACCGCTCATATATTTGTGTTCACTGCGGAAACGACGAGTAAAATAAAAAAAATATAAAAAGTGACCAGAAGTGTTTACTACTTTGGTTGCCTTTGTTATATTCGACGTACTTAATAACAAATAAGGTTTAAGATTATGAGAAACCCGTTTAGTAAAGACAAGCATGACGCGAAGTTTCGAGTCAAGCAGGCCGTAGTAAACATCATGTTAAGCGAACCGTTTTTCGGTGTATTAGTTAGCCGCTTAGCATTTTCTCAAGTGCCCGGTGATGACCCGCGCATTCATACTATGGCAACAAACGGCCGATGGGTTAAGTTCAACGAAAAGTGGACTGAGTCAATTGATGACCAAAAAGGCGTAACGTTTGTTATTGGCCATGAAATCATGCATAACGTATACGAACACGGTGGTATTGCTCGCGTGGGTAATCGCAACCACACGTTATGGGGTTGGGCAACCGACTATGTTATTAATGGTGAGATGATTGAACTCAACTCAACAATCTTTGGTACCTCGCTACCTACTATTAACGGTGAAACAACTGGCTTGTATGACCCTAAGTATAGTGGCATGACTTCAGAGCAAGTTTATGACTTGTTAAAAGATGAACTGAAGAACGAGCACGGCATTGACGTTGATGAATCTGGCTCAGGCCAAGGCGGAGGGTTGAAAGTACCCGGCGGCGGCCAAGGCGGCGGCCAAGGCGGCGACGGCGGTGATGGTAGTGATGAAGGCTCACAGCAAATTACGCGTGAAGAACTAGAACAGTTGCTCAGAGAAGCTTACGGTTCAACACTTGACGATCACGCAGAAAGCCAGTCAGGCGACTCCAAAGACGGCGATCAAGAAGGTGACGGTAAAGGCAACAAATTAACCCGTGCCGAGATTCAAGAATTGCAACGCGAGATCGTTGGTGCTGTACAACAGGCACACGACAACGCTGATATGACACAAGGCAAAGGAGCAGGCAACGTTCCTGGCAACGTGCGTCGTTTTGTGCGTGACTTGAGAAAGCCGCAAGTGAATTGGAAACAATACTTTATGGCTCGCACTAAAGGTTATATCCGCAACTTACACACATACGCTCGCCCTAATAGACGTCAATTTGGACGCGGTACATTTGTACTACCCGGGCAAGAGTATGACGATGAGGTTGAAGTAGTAATTGCGATTGACAACTCAGGATCAATTAGTCAACGCAACCTTAACGAGTTCCTTTCAGAAGTTAAAGGCATGCTTTCTCAGTTTAGTCAAATTAGCTTGAAGGTGTTTGCGTTTGATGATGAAGTTGATTCGCGTAATATTTTCCACTTTACACGTAACAACATCGCTGATGTAGAAAAAGTTGAGTTCGTGGGCTGTGGTGGTACCAGCTTTACATCAATCTTCGATTATTTGAAGCGTGAGCGTGAAGTACCTAAGATCCTGCTTGTTGCTACTGACGGCTACCCGTACGGCAGCTGGGGCGACCCGAAGTACTGTGAGACTATTTGGTTGATCTGTGACGATCCGGAGCATAATATCGAAGCACCGTTCGGCAAAACAGTATGGTACGACAGTACCAAGAAATAATGTTACAAGATCTAGTAACATTTTAAAATGTTACACATTTTTGCAAGCCGCTTTTGAGCGGCTTTTTCATGCCCTGAAAAACGCATCGCGTAAATAACACATACAACAAAACATATTCACAGTGAGAAATATAAAATGTCAAAACAATCTGAGAAAATTATCGCCGAGTTCAGTGATCTATACAAGCAAGTTCATGGTGAAGAACCCAGTATTGAAATTTTTAAAGGTGGTCAATACACAGTAAACGGCACGGAGAAACTCCGCCTTAAAGATATTAAGGTGATGATTTCCGACTTAACCGCGGCGCTAGAAACACAAACGTCTAATGATGCGCCTGCACAAGCCGCTGCCGTTAGTCAACACCAAGCTTCGTTAACAGTAGCTGACTTGAGAATATTACTTGAAGCGCTGTCTTTGGCTGCGAACAGAGGTGCGTTCCAGCTAGAAGAATTTGCACAAATAGGTGTCGTTGCTTCTAAGCTCAAAGGCTTGTTAATGTCAGTTGATCGTTCCAACGCCGAACAGTCGAAGGAACAAGAACAAGAAGAACAAGAAGAAACCGGAGAATAACATGCAAACAATTACTAAACACTTAGCCAAATGCGCGAATACCGGAACGAAGTATGTCGTGCTGTGGCACCGTGTTCCGCTTACACCGAATACGTATGATAACGAGCATGCGCTGGTATGTCCGTTTGAGTCTCTTACAGCCCCGTATGACACTGAAATGATGACGTTTGTCCGTAGCACTGCTGGACAACAAGCAAATGACGTTGCGACTTATCTTGGTTCTCGTGACTGTGTTTTCAGTACAAACAAAGGTAATGTGCTTAAAACTCTACAAGACTACGGCTACATTAAAAAGGTTCCTGTGGACACCGTTGTGATGATTTTAAACGATGCCAAGTCAATTGGCCTGCGTGAACTCAACGCAAAGATGCACGGCGACGATATTGGCGCAGCTGAAGCCGTCGCCGAACTAGCCCAAGCCGGTAAAGTAGAAAACATTCAAGAATCCGTGACGCAAGCTGACAACACCACTGCGCCAACTACTGGGTCATCCGGTACTGAGTTTGAGCTAACTACTGTGGTTGAGCAATACACTGCCAAAAGCGACGCTCGTGTTATTATCGAAATGGCACGTGACTTGGAAAAAGCAGGCAAAGAACTTCGCAAACGTGCGTATGAACTTGAGCCTGATTTGCGCAAAGGCGGCAAGCGAGCGTCTACTCGATGAACATAGTACTCGCCGCGGCTGACTTTTGTACAGCGGATCCATACGAGGCGAGTGAGCTCATATCTAGTTTGTCTATAAAGCAGCTATCGTTCAAGTTCATTGTCAGGATTGATTTAATACACGTAAGCGGGGAAGTAACTGAAGTTGATTACGAACCTGATGCGAGGGTTTCGTTATTAGAAATGATTAACGAAAAGTTAAGCAAGAATGATATAATGATGGTGAAAGTGGTCATAGACGTCGACCACGTTCTCCGTTTGGCGCGCGAAATAGAAGAAAAGGTATGGGCCTCAACCAGATAGTTTGGCCATGGCGTATGCGTTAGGGCCGTACTCAAAACCCGAAAGCCAGTCGCTGTACTTTACGAAGTCAGCGGCTGAATATGTTTTCCACCCCGACTTCTTCGGTAACGACCACAAGTAATCGGCGTTATATTCATCCCTTGCTGCCTTTTTACTTTCGTTGAGTAAGGTCACACCGTAACCTTTTCCTCTGTATGCTGGACGAACATACAGCCCGCGACTACGAGCCATGCCGTGGCCTGTATAATGCACACTATTCACACCAGCTAATAAGTCGTCATGCATGACTGCAATAAATACAGGCCTAGCAATCTTATCCATATCGATATCGTTACCGCCGTATGGTAGCATAGTACTGAAAGGATTCACATCTTTTCGTCCCGGCCATAGTTCATTCGACCATATCTCTTTGATTTCGTCAAAACTGATCTTTACCACATTTACTGTCATTCGAATTTACCTATTATCATCGTCTTAGATTGACCGGGAAAGTGTATAGTGCCATTGTAATATACGGTATTTAATCCAGACAAGCGTATAAGGTCATCAGCGCACTTTATAGGTTGTGTTGATCCTTCACTAGCGTGCGTTGCGACAAGACCAAATAATGGTTTTCTTGTAGTTCCAGAAAACCAGTCACCTGCATTTTCAATTGAGTCAAATGAACAGTGTAAAATAAAATCGCTGGACTCGTAATCATGGGTGTGGTTAATAGGTGTTTCAATTACGTTGGCGCGGTTTATGTGTTGTAGATCACTACACAGTCCGTGGCCGACCGTGACTATTCTGCGAAGCTCTGTAGTACTTGCCAAGTGTGATCCCAGTATACCGTTATCGCCGCATATAACCATGTTTTTGTCGTTTAGAATATCCATATCACGTATGGCGGCGGAAATCCAAAACATAGTGGCGAGCCTTGCTTTGTCGTTTAAAATATTGTCGTAGTCTGAAAAATTACTTGACAAGAAATTTGTCAGTTTAGCGGACATTGTGTGTTGTGCGTTGTATATGTCGACGTCACTCCAATTCAGAAACGTCATCTCCATATTCATGAACCTCATCATAATATCCTCGTAGCCACCCGTCGTTGTTTATCGGAGATATGCTAATCGTATTTAGTGATAGGTCAGCACCAAAACGAGCGCCTTTTAATGAAATGCTACCGTACTCGCCTTCACCTACCGTTAGCCATTGTTCTAGCCGACGTGCCGATACGAGGTCTTCTGGATTATGTTTTACTTGGTTCTGTAACTTTGCCGCTTCTCGAACGGCAGTACGCCACACATGCCAGCCGCTTTTATCGTACGCGTTGACGTTGCTCAGTACACTGACAGCACAGAAGTCACCTAAACTAGTAGTGAAGTCTACTACATCAGTCTCTGCATCTAGAACTCTGTTCCTTGGAAAAAGCTTGACGCCGCCGTGGCCGTATATTAAATTATTAACAGGGTTCTTACTCCTGAATACGTACACCTTGTGCCATGCGCTACGAGGCGGGATAAAATCAAACTTGAAATCTGGGACAATTACGCTGTCGGCGTCTACTACCCAGAACATATCAGTGTTGGCGACTTCGGCACACACTTGGTGTGCTTTGCCGATTCCCTTCACGCCGTTAACTCGTTTAGCACGCGGGAACCGTTCTTTCAATTGAGCGTAGTGATCGTCAGCAAACGACTCGTTGTTTGATAAGAATATGATATCAAACTCAGCAATGGAAGAGCCGATTGCTTTGCTGTATACTGACTTATTAGTGCCTTTGTTGACTAGTTTGACGCCGCCTCCGCCGATGCTAAAACCACGTGAATCAGTTTCCCTCATTAAGACAGATGCTTCGTGCTCGTGTATCTCTGGCACATACTCTAACGCAGTGTCGTTGACAGTAGATCCGATCGGCACTAAGAGTGCTTCGGTGTGATTGCTGGCTTCTAGTTTATTGATATCTTGATAAACAGGCCATGAAGCTCGGTTCACTACTGTATTAGGCGCGTGATGGTCCTTAACTTTTAAGTGTGCCAATTTAAACTTACGATTGGTGTCGATCAAGTCCTTGTGCATTGTGAAGCAGTAATTAGACCCGCGTCTGTGTATAGAGTTGGGGTCAAGTTTACTGCGCAAGGTAGTATCAGATTGAGCAACCGACACATGTTGAAAATGGATCCATGACTTTGGTTGGGTGGCAAGTGATGGCCATAATGCATCCTCGCCTAACGACGGTATGTGTATTACATCCTCACTATAAAAACGTTCTTCGGTGCCGTATACCACAGTAATAGAATCGGTCGGCACGTAATCAACCGGCTCTGTTATGTTTTGTAATCCTTCAAATTCGACATACTCTGGATTCATGTTAGCTGAAACAGCTATGCCGAAACCATGAAAGTCGCTTGTGACTTCAGTGTGCCAGGGCACAATAAGAGAGTTATTAAAGGTGTGGATTAAGTCAGCATCACTGCCCGTAGGCACATACTGTAGGAAGTCTTCGTCACCCTCTGCGATAAGGTATCTTACAGAAGTAAAAGTATTTTTTAAAACTCGCACTGCCTCCGCCATATCAGACGTGTTTACTATTAAGGCATGGGGCCATTGTTTTTTAAATGATTCTAAGGCAGACAACGACTTTGAGTAATATACAATATCTTTCATGGACGGACTCGTGTTTGTGGATTTTATAATATTTAGTCTTGCTGAAAACGTAGTTCGTCAGTATAATAGACTCAAAAAGCTACACATCAGGTATGAGTATGGATAACTACTCTTACAGTATACGTGAGTATACTAAATCAGATAACAAACACATTGTTCAAACTTTAGGTATAGCACCAAGCATTTTTATGGACGACGATGCAAAAAGGCCCCAGAAAATAAATGAAAAGATAGTGCTAGAAACCTGGATACGTGACAAGACAGGTGAAGTGAAGTCGGAGAACGACGAACCTGCGTTTATTACCAAGTACACGAACCAGACAAAAGAATACAGTATTGTCACCCACTCGTGGTTTAACGGATCTAATTTTGTAAGAGATGGCGGTAAAGCTGCCATAATTGAAGAGTATGCAGGTCCTGTTAAAAATGCTACTGTGGAGGTATACACTGACGAACTAGGTAGTGAGTTCAAAAAAATCGAACATAGCGTCTTTAATACTGCGCCCGGTGAGACTGAAGTTTATTATGAAAGGTTATCTACTTTCATTGCCGACACAAACGGGATGGATAGTAGGCACCCTTATAACAAAAATCGTTCTTCGTCTGTCCGCTGGCGCCCTCATTCTTTCAACGGCATCCCTTCTTTGGTACAATACGGCGGCACAATATATGTCAATTCATTGGGTACAGTAGATTGCAAAGAAGGGATTGTCTATCATCGTTTTGGTAGAATGCATCATACACACTCTCCTGCGGTAGTAGTTGAATCCGCTAGCGGCGATAGTATCGCTGAATTTCACTATAATGGTCTCTGGTGTAAAGATGTCCTTGAATTTGCGCAACACACTGAGCTCAGTGAATCCGAGCTTGCTATGTTGCGATTAAATTACGGATGAATAAGTTTTCCTAATACACTGTATTAGAAAATATAGTTTTAATTTTAAACAAAAATGCTCAAATCTGTAACTGATTTACGTAAATAAAGATAGCAACGACGTGATCGTAAAGTCTAGACAATGCTTGGTGAAATCAGTATAATTAGAGCGTGATATGTAACTATCACGCTCTACTCAGTTTTGTAGTAGAGATTGTTAAAAAATCTTATTAAAGAGGTAACAATGGCTCAACAAACAGATACTATCCAAAGAACCGATATCGACACTAACGAAGACTTTGAAATTCCTAAAGACGTAGTGGTAGTCATGCATAATGACGAAGTAACGCATATGGACTATGTCATATTCATCTTAGTTAACGTTTTCGGTTACAGCCAAGAAAAAGCTATAAACTTTATGTTTACTGTGCACAACGGTGAGCGCGGCGTTGTGGGCTCTTACCCCTACGAGATCGCTGAGACTAAAGTAAATGAAGTTGACAGTGCCAACAAACTCAATGGGGCAAAATTAAAGGTATCTATTGAGGAAGAATAATGCTTAAAAATCTTGTGAATAAGTTTAATTTTTCACAGGTATCACGATGGGAAGAAGCTGTATTGAACGGTACTTTACTAGTCGTGACGACTGTTATTGTACTTGCCGTTCTGGCTGTTTAATACAGGCTCCCTAAACTGGGGTCAACATGTGTAAAACACTAAGGCGAAGCCGGTTAGTTTACTAGCTGGCTTTTTCATCTGTGGCGTAAATACTTATTGTATAATGAGGAGAAGTTATATGAGCTCAAGCATACAAAGCATTGGTCGCCTAGTCCACGGACGCGATGACGCCGGCAGAGAAATTGGCACGTTTCTAATACTACCTATGGAAAGGCTCATTAAATATCTTAAAGTTGACCGAATTAAGTCTTATAAGGATATCACACCGAAGCTTTTCAATGAAGCGGTAGCCCTTGCAGGCCAAGACCTCAACGGTTGGAATTTTTCAGTTTATAACGCATATTATGGCACGGCTGAGACAGACATGGAAAAAGTCATAGACGCGATGAATACCGCAATTGCGGAGAAGACCAACACTGTAGTTACCATTGGTGTTGACGTCAGTAATATTAGCTAGGATACAGAATGACAACAATAACAACCTTGAAATCAGCGCTAGATATACCTGTACTTTTGATTTCGTTACGCCACGAAGAAAACGAACCTAATCGCCTTATAGCAGATGCGGGCGTGTATAATAACTTCAACATTGCCATGCAAGACGACCAGTTTAGTGAAATACTCAGGGATATGAAACCCGAACACATATACGCTTACTGGGACGAGAGTCATCGAGATTTTCCGGTAAATGATTTGGCAAGTGAAGTAGAATGCATAATGGATATGATAGAATCCAGTATTAATCCGTTTAGTGTCTTAAAAGAGATTGGCGCTGTGCGCTTGGAGAATGAAGCACTAGGTAAAAAACTTTAAAAAGTTTTTAAAAACAGTTTGACCGTTGACCACTTTTTGTGTATGTTGCACATAATGATTAAAAAAATTCACACATAATCATTATGTGCGCTAGATATAATAACAAACACAAAGAGTATATATTATGGACGACGATATCGAGTTTGACGATCGCTTAGACTTAACCGTATTTGACGACCTCGGCCGCGGGTCGGTAAACCACCATGTCTTGACCCAACTAGATAGTTTTGATCAACAAGTGCAAGAAATTGTTGATTACTACGCCGTTGAAGATCCTTTTAATCCGCGCTATAGTTACGAAGAATTGTCTACTAAGTCGGAGTCCTATATATCTAGACTACACACGAGAATATGTCAATGAATTTATTTGTTAAGAATTTCTATAAATCATTAGTCGTAATAGACTATGAGACCACCGGGTTGGACCCGTACGATGTCGAAGTTATTGAAACTGGTACTTCTAGTTTTGATGGCAATACGTGGTCAATGGAAGGCGAGCTATTCAACGTAGCAGGAGCCCTACCTGTTAAAACCCAATCAGTGTGCTTGATTACCCCGCGTATGCTCGAAGGGCGCGAAGAGTTCATATACAAGCGTAACGAGTTTTTTGACTCTATCAGAGATCGTTTTATTGTTGCACACAATGCAAAGTATGAATTCCTTGTATCGGACGCTTATGGCGCAAATATCCCTGAAGAACAGTTTATCTGTACTCTACGTTTAGGCCGCAAGTTGTTCCCGGAGTTGGAATCATACAATTTGCCTGACATGCGATATCACTTCGACCTGTCGGAAGACCGCCCTGAATTAGATAATTTGCAGCTTCACAGAGCCCCGCACGATGCGTATTTCACTGCCAGATTACTAGAGGTCATGGTAGAAACGATGCTCGTACGCGGTATCATAGAGCCCGGACCTGATATGCTCGCCGACGTTGTTCAGTACGCGCAAGAACCGACAATATACCAAACAGTGCCTTTTGGAAAACACAAAGGCAAACCGTTCTCAGAAGTTCCGGCTGATTACTGGTTATGGTGTATTGAGAATATGGATTCACTTAATCCAGAAAACAAGCTAGCGTTTGATCCGGATTTACTAGCTACTATTGACAAAGTTTTACCACAATAAGGAAAATATATGATTCCAATGATCATAGAGAATAACCGTGTAGTTGACTTGGCTTCACGACTTTTGGAAGACCGCATTGTACTAATTAACGGTCCTGTAAATGATCACATGGCTGAGTCGGTAAATGCTCAGATACTTTACCTTGAATCCAAGATGGAAGCTGACATTTACGTATACGTTAATTCACCAGGCGGCGCCGTAACTGCGGGCTTATCCATGTATGATACGATGAAGTTTGTGAACTCTCGTATTATTACAGTTGGCACCGGTCAGTGTTGTTCGATGGGTTCGTTCTTATTGGCAGCCGGCGATGTCCGTTACGCGCTACCTAATTGCCGTGTAATGATTCATCAGCCTTTAGGTGGATTCCAAGGCCAAGCATCTGACTTTGAAATACACGCCAAAGAGATTCTGTCTATTAAAGACAAACTAAACCGAATGCTCGCTGATTTCACCAAACAGCCGCTCGATAAGATTGAAGCTGATACTGACCGCGACAATTTTATGTCAGCAGCTGAAGCCAAGGAGTATGGCTTGATTGACGAGGTAATCAAGTCTATCAACGACTTAAAATAACTGTACACAAACATTAAGAAAGAAGCCGCTTTTAAAGCGGCTTCTTTGTCTTTAGCTAAATAAAGTTAAACAAAACGTGGTAAACTAAGTATGGTATCTACAGAAAAACATCCTATATTAGAAGTTATCATTGTCACTCAGTACGAAGAAGTCGTTCAAAATTTAGAATCGTTTGTCACTGAAATAGCGGTGGTATCTTTTAATGATATTGACCGTGCGCTCCGTTATGCGGATGGCGTAATTACCGCGGTTATCTTAATCGATCAAGATATGGTAACTAGTAATTACGCGACACTGATTAACAGTAAAGGAGTACCAGCGGCGTATATTACTAATGATGAACTGAAAGTAACTCGTAGTAAGAATTGTTTATTACCCGTTGACTTGTTGTGCACCAAATACGCCAAGGAATTGGTACAGTGGGCATATGATAAAACACATACATACCTCCAAAAAGCAAGAACATCACGCAAAAATCAACTCGACCTGATGTTGGAAGAGTTAACAAAAATTAAGTCTATGTGAGGTAGTCATGGCAGAACCAACAACTATAACGCTCGGCGCAGGCATCGCAATAGTTGGCTCGGTTATAGCTGTAGTAATTGGAATAATTACGCTGGTTAAACACCAGTCCAAAGAAAAAAGCTTGCAGAGCAAATCCGATTTCAATGAGCAGTATAAGAAGGATGTCGATAGTACATTAACAGAGTTAAAAGAGCGCCTATCTAAATTAGAAACGGGGTCTGTTAACAATTATAATGAGTTAGTATCTAGGATTGACGCGCTTAACGGTCGTGTTGATCAAACTAGAGAAAACAATAACGACTATCAGGCACAATTGCGTCAAGAAATTCAACGTTCACATGATGCGAACGATGTGAAAATTGCTCGAGTAGAGCAAAAAGTAGAAAAGACATTAGATATGCTTTTCCAGTTTATAAGAAGCGAAAGACACAACGAGTATTGACAAAAGTGATGCATTTTTGTATCATATAAGTTAGTACAACATTAAATATACGCATTAAAGACACACTAAGGATAATAATAAAGATGTCATCAACTCCTATTAAACAAACTGACCTAAGCACTCCGGATAACTTTGATATACACGAATACTCAAGATTTGTAGACTCGGTGTCATCGCTGCCTACAAAAGACAGCGATGAACTTCTCAAAGTTATCCATCGCTTAATCTCTTTACAAGAGCACGAATCACTTTCTCGTCTAATGACCGGTGTTATTGGCCTTTCTTCAGAATCAGGCGAAGCACTTGATATCATGAAGAAAGTGCTGTTCCAAGGCAAGGACCTTGACGAGAAAACCACCGACCACCTCAAGAAAGAACTCGGTGATGTTATCTTTTACTGGGTACAGGCTGTGATGGCGCTGGGTATGAAACCTAGTGAACTCATGGAACTTAACCGAGCAAAACTAGAAGCACGATTCCCGACAGGATTTGACGTGGATCGTTCTGAAAAGCGTACTAAGACGGATGTCTAATCAATGAACGGTAACGGCGATGAAAATCAACTAGATGTGGATAAGCTGAATACTCAGCAAAAACTCATGCATTTGAGACAGCGCCGTGCCAACGCGATGAGCAAGGGCTATCATCAAATGTTAGCCCAGCTTGACGTACTTATTTCTGATCTGGAAGAAAAACAACAGAAAGAAATTGAAGATAAGATGAACGGTGCAGATGAACGCAAAAGTAAGAAAGCTAGACGCTCTCGCTCGGCCAATATTCGACCGAGCCGACGTAGTGAACGCGATTCTAGAAGGCGTCAAACCGACTGACGTTGTAGTAGTAAGCGACGAAGACGAAGTCAAACGGTATCATGAAGCTGCCGACTTGTTCGACAAGATGGCAATAACCACGCCTGATTACGACTACGAAAAAACTTTACCATTCCTTGAAAGATGTAAGTCCGAATGGCTTACACCGCCTGAATTTGCTGACCTTGATTTGCTTGATTACTTATACGGGTTGTGCACAACTGACGAAGAAAAAGAACGCATTAAAATGGAATATGACTATTTCCTTGAGTGCGACTCGATACCGCTTCTTAAATATTTGCTTTACGTACTTTATGTATGTGAAGTTTCAAACGTAACGTGGGGAGTAGGGCGTGGATCAAGTGTTAGTTCTTACTTGCTGTATAAGTTAGGCCTACATGATGTAGATTCGATGCTTTACGATCTAGATTTCGCAGAATTTGCAAAAGACTTAGGGAACAACGATGAAGAAAGTTAAAACCAAACGCGGCCGTGATATTGATTTCGGTCAACTAATGCGCAGTAATGACACTGTACCTGCCGTAGGCAACGCATCCATGAACGCACGCGGTGATATTATCGACAGCCAAGGCAAAATTATTAAAACAGCCAAGCAAGTGTCGGAAGAGTATTACTCGCGATCTCCTAACTCGGTTAAAAACGTAAGCATTAAACCAGATGCGGACGAAGCGGAGATTAAGACTAAGGTTGAAGAGACCAAAGCCGAAGAGAAAACGGAAGAAAAACCTGCGCCGAGATCACGTTCTAAATCAAAGCCAAAGGCTGACTCCGGCGACGAAGCGCCTGACGAGATCGTAGGAGAATGACCGTTACTAGACAAGAGAAATGGGACCAGCGCTTCATCGACGTTGCTCGTCTAATAGCCACTTGGTCCAAAGACGAGAGTACCCAGGTAGGTAGTGTAATTGTAGACAGCAGGAATACGATGGTTTCTGCTGGTTACAATGGCTTTCCTAGGGGCGTAAATGATGATGTACCTGCACGTCATGAACGCCCGACTAAACGATCTTATTTTGAGCACGCGGAACGGAACGCTATTTATCAAAACCAAGGCCAGTCACTTGTTGGTTGTCGAATCTACGTCACCCACACACCGTGCGCTGATTGTGCCCGTGCTATCATTCAGGTACAAATAGCCGAGGTGATTGTAGACAAGAACGGTGGTGTAGGATCTAACTGGTACGCTGCAAGACACTCTGACGGCTATAGCGCTTCGCTTGAAATGTTTCACGAGACTGGCGTAATATACAGAGAAGTATAAGGGACACCGAATGGCAACCACTAACCCAAATACACTAGAGCTAGGAACACTACGGCTTAGGGCTATAAAAAACCCTGTTGATATGACTGTTCGTATTAGAGTCGAACAATCCGATAATGGCCATCAAGACTTGCCGGGTTTTAGCTCGTGTGAATTTCGACTTTCTGAATTGCACGGTTACGCGCGGTATGAAAATCATATCTTCGAAAACGACATGATAGATAAAGTATTCGGGCAGATTTGGGATCTGACGAAGGCTATGGCCAAAGCAACTGATCGAGCTTCGATGCAGACATTAAGTCAAATCCTTTATAGTGAGGAAGCCGCAAGTGGAAGGCCACGTGATATATATTCCCAGGGTCACTTTATCTTAAAAAGCCATGGCAAGACATTGGTTTACGAGAATCCAATGACCTTCGATATACCCACCGCGGCACTTTACTCGGACAACCAGTGTATCTTGTGTGTGTTGCACAGCCACACAATGTATTTCGACACAGTCGGTAACATAGGCGCCAGTGATAAAAATATCGTTGTTGAGTTCAAAGAGAACACAGACGATATCCTTAAAATATCTGTATTTGAACATAGTCTTGATTACCATGAGTTGGTGTATGATTGTGAGTCTGACTTTGTGTTGTGTGCTGCAAAAGCCAAAGAAACTGATGATTACATGACGCGTGAGGAATTGGGTTCCTTGTTGTTAGCCGGGCACTTAACCTATGACATAGTAGCAAAGGACAAAGTACCGTTGAGCACCCTTGTTTCTACGCGTCGATCGCATATCAAAACTCACAATATCAAAGGGCACTCATACACTGATGTTTGGTAAAACGCAAATTCATCTTGATAAAAAATGAATTTAGTGTAAAATAGACAGACAAAGTAATAATAAGAATAAAAATATGAAAACTTTGAATCCCATAGTAAAACCTCTACCCGGTAGAGTGCTAGTAGACAAAATAGTCCACGGCGAGCGTAAGGTGGGCAGTATCATTATCGCTAATGATGATGGTAAAGCGCACGGTGTACGTAATCGTTGGGCACACGTCTTCGCTGTTGGTGACGACGTTGTTGATATAGAACCTGGTAATTGGGTTCTAGTAGAGCACGGGCGCTGGACGCGCTCACGTAAAATCCCGGAAATCATAGATGAAGAAACTAAAGAACCTTTACGAGTCTATATGCTCGAGTATCCGAAGTCAGTCATCGCCGTCTCAGACACCTATCCAGGCGACGAATCATGGGGAGAGTTCTTTGAAAGCACCCCTGAGTAATAACGAAATAGCACGTATCGTTTACGGCATAGCGTTCGCTGAACCTACTTGGGAAACTCTTTCAGATGAAGACAAAGACATGTTTATTCAGCTGGTAGAGATTGTCCCCAACGACAGCGAAGCAGCTGGCGAGCTTGTGCCGCGTATTGCGTCATACGGTGTTGATATCGAAATTTCACGTGTTGTGGTACGCGCCATATCACAATTACATGAATACAACAAGAGAAACACAGGGGAGTAACCTCCCCTTCCTTAGAGGAATACAAACACATGGCAACTGATTTATGGGTTGAAAAGTACCGACCTGCTACCTTAGACGGGTATGTTCTTAAAGACGAAAGTCTCAAAAACAAAATACACCAGTGGGTGTCTGAACAAACCATTCCGCACTTGCTATTCCACGGCGGTCCAGGTACCGGCAAGACCACACTTGCAAAAGTATTGTTCAACATGCTGGGCGTGGATAAGTCGAACATCAAAATTATCAACGCGTCATTGAAAAACGGTGTCGAGTATATCAGAACAACGGTTGAGGGCTTTGCATCTAACATGCCTTTTATGAGCCAGTTCAGTTATATTCTGCTTGACGAGGCTGATCACTTAAGTCCGGAAGCACAAGCCACACTTCGTAACTTGATGGAAACATATGCACACCAGTGTCGTTTCGTTATGACGTGTAACTACCCTAACCGCATTATTCCTGCGCTTAAATCTCGTTTACAAGAGTATGAGATTTCAAAGCCAGACAAGCCGCAGTTTGAAGAGCGTGCGGTTCGTGTACTGCTTGAAGAACAAGTAGAGATAGATCCAGACGCGCTTGGCGAAGTGATAGACTCAACTTATCCTGACTTGCGTAAGTGCCTAAATTTACTACAACAAAACACAGTGAATGGCAAGCTTGAATCACCGTCGTCTAAAGGTGGTGATACAGAAGACTGGCGCGTACATGCCGTGGCTTACTTCCGTGAAAAGCAATACGTGGAAGGACGTAAATTGATGTGCGCTAAGGCACAGCCCAACGAGTACGACGAGATCTGGACTTTTTTGTATAACAATATCAATTTCTGGTCTAATGGTGATCCTAATATTGAAAGAAGCTGTGTTGTGGCACTGCGCAACGGCATGGCTAAGGCACCGCTGTGTGCTGACCCTGAACTTAATCTAGCAGCAACTTTGGTTGAGTTAGAGCTCGCAGTAGAAGGCGCGTAATATGCTGGGTATCTTTATGAGTGTACCGGATCAGATGCATTTCATGTCAACTAAGAATTGCCCACGGGTAATGTATGGCTTGGAACGCAACGATGGTTCTGTCATTTATGCGATGCCCAGACGTCCCTTTCACACGCCGTTTACGGATCCTTACGCTATGGTGTCTAGTAGAATTGCTGTCGGTAAATGGGACAGCCTCGAGCCCGAAATTTTCGCGCTACGGACTACTCCGATGATGCCTATAAATTCGCTATTTGTGTCGACTGGAAGACGCCTCGGCCCGCCCAGCAATGTTGCTTCCTGTAAGATGGATAGTAGACACAAAATGTATAACCTTGTTGGGTACTTGGACGAGGTTCGTGCTTTTAACGACGAAATGTACCGAGAGTTAAACCCCTGCGTGGTCGGCGACTTTGAGACAAACTTTTACAATAATTGCGGCAACATGCCTTATACGGCTAGGATGTCGCTTAAGGTAAAAGACATGATGTCAATGAGTTATGACCCCGCGATTGCTGCCTTAAGCTTGGCAGTTGACACCGTATCGTGGATCAACACTAATATGATGCCTGGCCAAATACTCAACAAAGGTAACATGTATGTGACAGATACATCGCGTATCGAGCGTGTCGTGAAGTACTTGACTCACGGCATCAAGCGCACTACTGAAATTCCGGCTGAACGAGCGTTCGCGTCAGTAGTACTTGAACACAACCCCGGATCACGTTTGCATATCTTAGGCCTGGATATGGATGGTGAGTTGTACGAAGGCCGTCTCGACAACAGACTCAAAACTTCAGACCCGATTAAGATTCGCCGACATTCGCGTCTTAAATCGGCTTTTAGCGACGAAGCTGTTGACTACTTAATGACAACAATAATAAGAGAGAGAATCTCAGATGAGTAAAAAACTATTTTTAACAGATGTTGATGGATGCCTGCTTGACTGGTTTGGCGGCTTTACCGAGTGGATGGTTGATAAAGGCTACACACCCATCCCAGATACCGGTCACCTTTATAACGTAAACGACCGATTCGAAGGTATAGATACTATTCAGGACGCCATAGCGCTCATTAAAGAGTTTAACGGCAGTGATAAGTTCGCACAACTAAAACCACATTTGGACGCAGTAGAAGGTGTCAAAGAGTTAGTAAAACGCGGTTATACGCTTGTGCCTATTACGTTAATGGGAACGTCACCTGAAACACGTCAACATCGCATCGATAATCTTACCGCTGTGTTTGGCGCGGTCGCCTTTGATTTTGACAAGCTTTGGGCTGTGGATATTCACCACCACAAAGAAGAAGCGTTTGACCATTATAAAGACACTGGTTTGTTTTATGTAGAAGATCATCTAAAACATGCACTAGCAGCGCACGAATATGGCTTAAAAGTTTTAAACTTTTATCAAGAGTATAACAGCGGCGTACATGTAGACAAATTTCCGGTTGTCAATAGCTGGTCTGATGTGATTGGCGCAGTAGACGCGGCCGCAGCATAATAAAATCCAAAGACAAAAAAGCCGCATTAAATGCGGCTTTTTCACATCATATTACTCGTCTTCGTATAGCGCCAATACAGTCTCTACAATCGCATCACGCTCCACGTCTTTGCGTTGAAAATTAACGAACTTAATACTGTCCGGTGCACGGTCGTTAGCTCGGCGTGCAAAGTCTTCTAGGCCGTTGATGCCTTTTTCGCGGTCACTTTGTTCTAAGTCACCTGTAATAAACGCACGCGTGCCGGTACCTATACGAGTTAAGAACATTTTCATCTGTACGTCAGTTGAGTTTTGTGCTTCGTCAAGTAAAAGCACCGCGTTATCAAATGTTCTGCCACGCATGAAACCAAGCGGGCAAATTTCTAAAACATCGGTGTCGATCATATCTGCTATCTGGGAATGTGAAAAGAACTTTAAAAATACATCCAAGATAGGTTTTGTCCACGGCTCTAATTTAGCGAATATATCGCCAGGTAGGAAACCGTGTGATTCTCCGTCTACTGCCACAGCAGGGCGAGTAATGATAATTTTGGTAACATGGCCTTCTAAAAATAGTTGAATTGCCTTCAGTGTAGCTAGTAGTGTTTTACCGGTACCTGCAGGCCCTGTGCCGAAAACTAGACGAACGCTTTCGTTATTGAGGTATTGTACGTATTCTTCCTGAGCAACGTTTCTAGGAATCGGACGCACGTCTTTAGTAGACGGCGGGCTCTTCTTAGTAAGCGAGTTTATATCGTAAACAGTTGCTTTTTGATTATGTTTACCGTGCTTGGTTGAATTTTGGTCGTACTTAGCCTGTTTTGCCATAAAATAGTTCCTTTATTAGGGTTAAAGAAGTGGTGACCCTTCGTTCTAGTAACAAGAGTCTTTGGCGTGTTGCATGGATTGTAAGTATATGAATTTACTATCATCCGGGGTTCCTTGAACACCGTAGTGTTCAAAAGTATTTACGACCAGAATCCATTTTGTAGATTAATCTTTCTTTACATTTGCTCAAGCACTAAATATGGTAAAGACTAAACAGGCGATATAATGATAGAATTTGATTCATTACAACAAAACTACCAGTATATTATGGGCGACATTACTGCTATGGATTACTTGCTAGAGTGCGAGAGTATCCTTGGCGAGACCGGTGTCTATGCGTATGAGAACTGGGAAGAAGGCGAAGTTATAGCAGGGCCTGAGATCACAGAGTACTGGGTTGACGTGTCTATTATGTACCCCAAGTCTAGGCCGCCTGATGTAAAGGGCCTGCCGCGTTTGGAGAAGTTCGGCATTAAGTATACCCTGCGAAACGAAGCGTTCAATATGACAGGTGTACCGACTGCTGAAGAGTTTGACGATAATCCTACTGCTCCGATTAAGAGCGAGCTTTATAGGGTATCAGTAGTTGATTTGAAATTCCCCAAACGTCTAATTGCCAGCAACATTGCTGATTACTTAAATCTGTCTACTGCGCTAAGCGGCGTTGATTATCGAGATGAGAAAATCGACGACACTGATGACATATTTGGCGATGACGACATCGATGATGACCAGGAACCAACACAGGATGAAGGCGACGATGAAGTATAAAAAAAGACAGTTAAACGAAAGGTTTAGACGCCATCAACTTGAGCATATGGTTGATCCGGTCATTCTAATTGATTCCTTTAAGCCCAAGTCAGGGACACCTGAAGAAGTGGTAGTAGTGACGTTTAATGTAGTAGACGAAGCTGCCGCTCGTGATTTTGCAATGTTTATTGAAATGTCGCCGTATGATACGATTGATACAGAGTTCACTGAACTTAGCGACACCAACAACATGTGGAAAGTGCACGTTGAGTATAGACGTGATCGTGACTTTTGGAAGAACTTTGACGAGATGATTGCCGACATTGAAAATATGACTGATAAGGTGAAATGGAGTCTTAGTTTTTATATGACAGGCGAAGTTAAGCAATACCGCCCAGGACATCCATATGCTGACTTACCTCTCGATCCTGATAAGTACATGACTCACAAAAAGTATTTGGCTAACAAAGGCCAAGCCGCAATAGCCAAGTTTCTTGCTAAAGCCGCTAGCCGTACAACTACGAAGAAATCTACATTCTCGTTGGAGGGGAGTTCTTATCGTGTTGTCGATGAAGGCGACTTTAAAGGATTTCATAGTCAGGTATCACCGTTTTCGAGCGGTACTGATATAGTATTCTTAGAGCGCTCGCTAGGTGCCAGCTATTCTGTATTCGGCACGGGCGACTCGCATATATTAGTGGTTAACGATGACAACCACTGTCTTAAAGTAACAAGGAACGGATAACATGTTAGCAGGACTCGCCGCATTAGGATCTAAAAAGACTTGGGGTACAATAGCCGTGCTCGCCGCCTTTGCGGGTGTTCTGTTTGCTGTTTACCTTGGCTACTCGTACTTAACTTCTGTAATTGAAGATAACACTGAGTTACAAAAAGAAGTTAATACCTTGACAACCGAAATCACTAATGTTACAAATAAGAATGAAAACTTAGTCAAACGGCTTGGGGTCCAAGCAACCAAAGTTGAGCAACTGTTGAAACAGCATTCTGAGTTACGTGAACTGTATAACGAAAACGTAGCTGAACAGAACAAGATCAAAGATGTGTTGCGTAAACATGACCTTGAATATCTAGCCAGCAAAAAGCCAGGCTTAATAGAAACTCGAGTAAATCGAGCCATAGCTAAGCTGGGTACTGACATTGAAGAAGTGACTAAAATCGATGAAGAAACTGAATAACGGTGTGAAGTCTATTATCGTGCTCGGTATAACCGTAGGAATTATTCTTACGACGCCGGCTTGTACTTTAACGGATGAGGAACAGACGCAGACTGTGGACGTCAGTGACGCTATATGCCCTATATACGGCACGTTCGGCAGACCCGAGCCAGTTAATATGGCCGCAGTCGAATTCAAGGTTGCCAACCGGGCTATTATGGTTGACTTAACTGATAATATGACAGACGATCAAGCGTACTTTGTATTGAGTGCAAAGGACTATGAAAATCTGTCGTATAACACCGCTGACTTATTACGTTATATTAAGGACCAGCAAGCTGTGATAAAAGCATATGAGCAACAAATACAGAATAATTCACAATCGGGTGAATAAATAGATTAAACACAAGGAGCAAAATATGGCTGATAAAGACTTACAGTTCATCAAGCGTGTTATGGAACGCGCTACAAACGAGGCGGTTAGCCGCTATCACGAATACCTACTTACCGAGCATTTGCTCTTATCCCTTACACAAGAAAAAACATTCACTGATTTAGTTACGCGCTGTAAAGGCACGCTTAACGGCCTTATCACTGATGTTGAAACTTATTTGTCAAGCGAGTCGCTACGCTCACCATGGACTGGCACTGACATTGAACCCAAAGAATCCAAGCGCCTAATTGAACTTATCCGTCGTGCATCAGCACAAGACGCGATTTCAGGCAATTCTGATTTGACACTTGTATCGCTAGTATTAATGATGGTTACCGAAGAGCGTTCGCACTCGGCCGCATATCTTAAAAAGCATGGCGTTACTCGTGAAAAGATTTTAGAAATCCTGGAGCCTGCCCTTCAATCCGGAACTGGTACTGGATCAAACGTAACTGATCCTTTAGGCGCATACTGTGTAAACTTGACTGAACAAGCTGAGAAAATTGATCCGCTTGTCGGTCGCGACGACATTATTGATCAACTAGTTCACGTGCTAGGACGTCGCAAAAAGTCAAACGCAATTTTGACAGGCGAAGCCGGCGTTGGTAAAACAGCAATCGTCGAAGGCCTGGCTAAACGAATTGTAGACGGTGAAATTCCAGATTCACTAAAAGACTACGAAATTTATTCACTTGATGTTGCTGCCCTGATGGCAGGTACCAAGTTCCGTGGTGATGCTGAAGAACGTATTAAGTCAATTATTGACGAGCTGTGTTCTAAGGACAAAGTTATCTTGTTTATTGACGAGATGCACTCTGCGATGTCAGCTGGACAAACTAAAGATTCAGCGCTTGACTTGGGCAATATGCTTAAGCCTAAACTAGCAAACGGTGAAATTAAAGTAATCGGCGCTACTACTAACGCTGAGTATTACGAACAAATTGAAAGTGATAGAGCACTTGTGCGCCGCTTTGCATTAGTTGATGTGCCTGAGCCATCACGTGATGAAACTGTGCGTATACTTGCCCAGAGCCTGTTCTCGTACGAAGACTTTCATAACGTGTCGTTTAACATGGCCGCCTTACCGAAGCTGGTTGATTTGGCTACCAAATATGTGCAACAAAAGCACAACCCGGACAGAAGTTTTGACCTACTTGATTTAGCGATGATTAACGCTAAGATTAAAGGTCAAGACGAAGTAACCGACGAGAACATCACTCGCGCACTAAGTTTGACTACAGGCATTCCTGAAAAAGACTTAACAGCAAACGACAGTGACAGCATGTCGACACTTGCTGCCCGTGTTAAGGATCGTGTGTTTGGGCATGACGATGTTATTGACACAGTGGTTGAAGCTATTGAAACGCGCAAAGCTGGCCTTGACAATTCCGAAGGACCTATTTACGGTGGTATTATTGCTGGTATCACAGGTACTGGTAAAACACACCTGGTGAAAGTACTTGCGGAAGAATGGGGCGTGCCGTTACTGCGCTACGATATGAGTGAGTATTCAGCTGAACACTCCGACGCGTTACTAATTGGCGCACCTCCTGGCTATAAGGGCCACGGCGAAGGTCGCTACAAGAATGGTAAGTTGGTTACAGAAGTATCTGAAAACCCTGTTTGCGTAATACTGATGGATGAATCTGAAAAAGCGCACCGAAGCGTATATGATTTATTTTTACAGATACATGATCACGGTAAGCTTACGTCGTCGTCAGGCGTAGTCGCAGACTTCTCTAATACGGTTATCTTTTATACCGGTAACCCGGGCGCAGCCAAAGCAAGCGGCAGTCGTATAGGCTTTGCATCTAGCAGTGCAAACATGACATCAGAAATTGACGCGGAAGTGAAACGCTTCTTTAAGCCGGAACTGATTAACCGTGTTGATGATATTCACGTGTTTGCACCGCTCGACGAGATTAGCATTAATCGAATCCTTAAAACGTACATTACTGAGTTAAATCAAGACTTGAGTACTAAGAATATCCAAGTATCCGTAACACCTGACGCTACTCGTTGGTTGCGTGACAACGGGATTGACGATAAGTACGGTGCACGACCTCTTAAACGCTTGTTTAAGACTGCGGTCCGTAAGCCGATTGCCAAGGAAGTCTTGTACGGTAAGTTAACCGAAGGCGGTATTGTGCGCTTAGAAGTTGCTAATAACGAACTAGTGGTTAACGTGACATTAGATCGCAAAGCGCAGCGAGCCAAGCAAGAAGAAGCCAGCGCAGAATAATTGAAAGGGGCAATTGCCCCTTTCTTCATCTTTCGTTTTCACACAACAAATAAAAGTTTTTCATTTGTGTTTTCTACTTGTAAAACTTTTCCCAGATGCTACAATATAAAAAAGTATAAAAAGGATGAAATTATATGCGTAAAGGCATATTCTTAGACGACGAACGCAATGTTGCTGACGTAGTGTGGGTTTCATTATGGCAAGATGTTGAATGGACAGTAGTGCGCACGTACGATGACTTCGTAGATGCTGTTCTTGATGTGGTGCAGTCAGAGGAAGAGTGTGTTTATAGCTTTGACCACGATATACAAGATTTTAAAGAAGGCCGAGGCCGCAGAGTAGAACGCACAGGACACGACTGTCTTAAATTCATGTGTGAGGAGTATATTGCCGCTGAACTACCGCTACCGCCGATCATGATTCATACCAGGAACCCAATCGGCGCTGAAAACATGCAGGCTTCATACGAGCACTACCGCAACTATGCAGACCAACTTACTGACTCAAATTAACCGACTTGTTTACGACGCCGTCGTAAGTCGGCGCGTATTCAGTGATCTATATACCGGAGCGCGATCCATGCAATCAATCAGTTCTTATACCGCAGCTTATGATACTTTCCCGTTTGCAATTCCTTTAGACGATAGTGAGATTGAAGTGATCTCTAGTTCTGGCGAAGTTGCCGACGGTGTTGCGGTGCGTGATGGCAATAATGTAGTTTTAAAAACAAAAGACGCAGTTTATGACCGCGATACGCGTGTTGTGTGGCGTTACAAAGGGGAAAGCAATGTCAGCTAAAATTAGCAAGAAGAACAGGTACTCCACTGAGTACGTGCGTGAAGTGACAGAGATAAGACCGAACATGTCTGAGCTTCGCAACACGATCAGTTTATTTCTGTCCCATAACTTATGTGCCGGCGAAAGGCTGTTCGTTACTGACTTAAAAGTCGAAGGTAGACATTTTGGTGAGCCTCCTTTTATCGTTGGTGTTTACCTAGGTAAAGAAGAAACAATCAGTGGCGAGACAATGGTTGTTCCGGCCACCGCTGATGAATTGTTGGATCCTATGCTTGTTGAATTTCTTGCTGTGTTGAGCAACGAGTGTGGGTTTACCGTTGATACAATGTACGTGCCATGAGCAAGAAGAAGCATCGGTCAGTCAAGAAATACGACGAGCTCAGTAATACTGAAGCCTTTGTATGGCTGTGGATTAATGACCCTGAAGAACGCTTTATGTGGTTTCAAGCCTACTTAGTTGCGTTGATTTGGGGCGGAGACGAATTACAACATAGTGTAGCCGACAACTTGGCTGACTATGGACTTGCCGTACAAGAAGGCAGTGTATTTGTCTATATAGATGAAATTGAGTACGAAGCGTACTTAGAAAAGGTGAAGTATGAAAAAAGTTAAAGGTGATTTACTCGAAATGATGGAGAACGCGCAGTTCGACATTATGGTTCACGGCTGTAATTGTCTGCATGCGATGGGCTCCGGTATAGCGGGTCAAATAGCACGACGACCTGGCTGGCAAGCAGTGCTGCAAGCTGATAAAGAACAGACTGAAAAAGGTGATCGTTCTAAGCTAGGCAGCTTTTCGGCTGCGATGTTAACAATAAACGATCACGAGTTTGTTGTCCTTAATGCTTACACACAGTACGCCCCGCGAACTTCACCTGAAGACTGTCCTGTCGACTACACTGCTTTGGTTGACTTCTTTAGGGAGTTGGGTAATGATTTACGTGACTCTGCCGCTGAACGCGAAGCTAACGGAGTGCCGCCGATACGAATTGCATACCCTCAAATCGGCTGCGGTCTTGCCGGCGGTGACTGGCGCATAGTTGAATTCATTATTGATACCTACTTGGTCGGCTTAGACCATACTTGTGTGGAGTATAGTAGATGATTTTAGATCCGGATGAATATATCGAAGCCAACCTAAAGGCGTTGGCCAGCGAACGTGTGGTGATGTTCAGCACAAACGACCACAGCGAGTGTCCTTACTTTTGTAGACTAATGTCTATACTATCACCCGCAGGCGCTCCGTCAGTTGGTGATCCAGCCATGCTTGCTGCGAGCCTCGTTGATCAAAAAGTTATACAGCGTTACTCTGAATCCGAATCAGAAGACGTACCGATTAACAGTGATGATCAAATTATCGCGTTCAGTGAAACCCTATATCGTAAAGTACACGGCATTAAGGTGTTAGACACTTCGGCCAGTATTCGCTTGTTACACGAGTATCTAGACTTCCTAGACGCTGCTGGTATACGCACTGGCGCAGACAATTGGCCTATGCTGGATATGAACGTCACCAACGACTCTAACATTACTGGATTCATACGCAGTAAAACCGATTCCGAATTTCACGCAGATTATCTTCGTTTGTGTGATGACTGGAACGAAATGTATGAATTATACCGTAAGTATTACGCATTGGTTGCGCGATACAATAACCCGGATATTGCTCAGCATGATATAATCCAGCCATTCAGAGATATATCCGATACCATACTCACATTGGTTAGAAAAAGTAAGGATAGACGATGAACACCGGAAACCAACCCATCGCATCGGCTAAGACAAAGGAATTTAGCATGCAAGAGATGAACGCACATGGTGTCTTAACACCGTACCGATTGGCTACAGAATTACACGACTCTGATTCGGTAGTGCAGCCCAGGGTCACCGTGCAGTCTATCAGAGAGGCGAACGAGAAGAAAGAAGTACTCAAACAGCTTGAACTGTCTAACGCACTTGCTGACAAGCTAGCGTCAGTTAACCAAGAACCTCATTCTGAAAGCTTTTTGGCAAAGGCAGCACATAAACCGGATCCGTTTATTCCTGAGCACCCGGGCATGCACAGCACAAATGATACGGAACGTGGTACGACAATCTTCCCGTACAAGCTTCTGTCGATGCTCGTATACGGAATGATCCGTGCTGATAAAACCGGTTTAACGACTGCTGAGCGCCTGCTGGCTGATCGAGAGGACTGCGGCACCTTTTTGAATAAAGTGAACTCTAATACTTTCTCTTATGCTGACTCGTGCGAGGTGTCACTGTTATTCAACCACGCGGCCACGTTGAGTGGCTTTTGTAACCTGACCAAATGGCCGTACGCCGACAATATAACACAAGCTTTGCTGACCGGGTTTTCGCCAATCGAAATGACGCAGTCATGCGCAAAAATCGGGCACCTATATGACTCCAGGGAAGCTACCCGCAGAACACAGTCTTTGGTTAACGCGTTCATGAGTTATAAGAAAAAATTCATCGGTTTTGACGAAAGCCTAAAAGCCGAGGTATTCAAGAACAACGAGTACTACCGTACAGATGCACACGCGTCCTTTCACAATACCATACACTGGTTTACTAATCCGATGCACTCGAGTTGCGGCCAGAGCGGGGCATTGCTTGGTCTTGCTCTTAGTGAACTACCGGGCGCACCTAGTGATCCGTTTATGTCATTCTCCGGATATGTGGTACAGACAGCATACGATATAATTGTTGCGACAGTTGGACTACAGGCTGCCAACGAGGGAATACAAATTCTTCGCAACAATGGAAGATCGATGTACGATTCTAGTTTCCGGCTCGATAACACTGTGTTCAGTATGATGCAGTACTACGGTTACTTGGAAGTGGCAGACAACTACGATCCTGAGTTGCATACACACCAAGCACAAGCGGCAATGATTAAAGCGATTCTCTTGTTGTCAAAAGAAAACAAGTGCAGCCCCTACGAAACCGTGCGCGAGATAACTATGTTCGCCAAGCGTCTTATTGATGAAGAAGCGAACGGCGGCAACAAGTTTGAAGCCCACTTGATTAATGACATAACAACGCTATGATTAACATATTCGCTGTCGTAGGAGTTACGTTGGGATTATCTGTGAGTAGTACACAGCACCAGGCTATAGATGAGTTCTGTGACGCGAACATCAGGATAAACAGCGATCAAGCAAACGTATTGGTAACCAGCTACGAGTTTGGCAAGGAGTACGGTCTCGAGACTGTGCTTCCTGCCATTGCGTGGCGGGAAAGTAATCTCGGCAAGTATTTGATGAACATAAATGACCCTAGCTTTGGTCCTTATGCAATACATATCGACACAGCTACAAGCCGTCTTGGAATAGACAGGGAATCGTTTATGGCAAACGTACTTGCCCAAGATTTGGTGATGGATCAGGGTCTCGGTGCGCGTCTAGCCATAAACGAGATAAACTACTGGTTACGCATACGTGGTGGCAATCATCCTATGGCCCTTGCGTCGTATAATGCTGGGTTTGTATATCGACGCGGTCTTGAGTATTCAGAAGATGTTACCCAAAAAGCAGGTCTTATCAAGCTATGTATCACGCGCATTAAGAATCGTTTTAATCTAGTCAGCAAGAAGCCTGAATGTACAAGCAGGTTCTGTTCACTCTTGGAGATGCAATGATTAGTTATGCAGAATTTGGTGACAAGAAAGTAGAGCTGTCGTCTAACTTCGATGACGTGTTGGGTAGTTTTCGCCGAGTGCGTAAACTGACACGTCATAAAAAGGACTTCGGTAATTTTGCTGATCAACTAGCAAATGATTTGAAATGCATCCACTCTTGTGTCACTGAACTGTCAGGGATAATTGTGAAGGCACGTATAAGGTATGTCGGCGATACTGTGTCACCAGCTTGGCCTATGACTGATTTAGTGATAAACGGAAAATCAGTCACCAGTAAAGATCAGGTTTGGGAGATTAATAAGTCAGAATATCTTAGTTTAATAAACCCAAATGATACCGCTCGTTTCATAACAAAGCTCACTCTGAATAACCATGCACACGGTATACCTGCTCTTGATGTGCGAATATCAAGCGGGAGGTCAGTATTATCTATATCCATAAGTGACTATCACCAACGGGTATCGTATCTTCCAAACCCGGCTAAAGTATTAGGTCGTAAAATGACTGACGCGCCTATGCCGTTTGGGCGGTCAATTAAACTCTGGATGCCTCTTCATGACGACTTTAGACCAAGCGGTAGAGTAAAAAACGTTGCAGTTGACGAATGCTTTGCTATGTATGAATCACATCATAGGCCACCGAACAGCGATGGACCAGTGCATAGCTCATATACACTGATTGATTTATGTGATTTGAAATCCGCACTCGGTGGCATGGGTGACTACTATCTTAAACGACACCTTAGCCCTTCAGAATACCTCTTATATAGATTAAATTACGGATAATCTTGTGTCTTGTTGCCGATTTTGTTAATCTAATAATATACACGTTTAACAAAGAAGGCAACATTAATGACAACGATGCTAGACACGGTATCCAGTTTATCTGCATTGCCTAGAAATCTTGAAGACCTTATCTTTAAGATGACTACAATGACAACCATAGTGGGCGTACCGCCTCTACATGATTGTGCAGTCACTTACATAAACGGCCGCGCACCTGCAATCAAACGACAATACGGCATCGTTGTGAGTGCCAATCGTAGGTTGGTGACTAGCGTAATGTTTACGAGTCCGGCCACGCGTACTAGTATCGGTATGACATTCCACACCCAGTTTACTCGTGAAACAATGGCAGCGATTGCCACCCGCTCACTTGAAGAGTCTCGCCAAGGAAAATGGCCGCCTACTGTAATGATTATTAAAGGTGTCGGTACGTCAAACGCGGTCAAGTATGTTTATAACTCGTCAACGTCAATGAACCTTGCCACAGAACACATAAACGGTACGAAAAAAATTGTTAACGGCCATACGCCATGTGTTACGTCATATGGTTATTATAGTAATACCGACCTAAATCCGGCTAATATGAATGCAGATCAAATAACTACTGATTTTGTCATTCATTCATTAGAACGGCCTGCTACTATGACAGTCCAGTACGATATTGATGACTTTAGTAAGGTGAAACAGGTACTAAGGTCACAGTGGATGTTAAATGACTCGCCGGTAGAGTTTAGTGACATACTATCCCGCGTATCAGCCGAAGAACGTATACGACTTAAATTGGAGTACGGTGATGGAAAATTATAAGGATTCCTACGTGTTTGGGTATGATGTTGTGGCCAACATAAAGGCTATAAGCAATGCACTTTCCGACGATTGCAAGATGACTCACCTAGCAGTAGCCAAACGTATTAACCGTGTAATGGATGATGAAGGCCGCCCGGTTGAACGCGCAGTGTTTCGACTTGTCGGCAGCTCATCGTTATCTACTTATATTGCGTCTAAGCTATACAACGTGGATTTCATTCCCAAAGTCGAACTTGAAGAAGTAGCAGAGTATGATCCCAAAGTAACTTTGCGGGACAGGTTTTCTCGTCGGGTAACTATTGTGGTCGCTGGTAATGTGCATGTTGACTTCACGTTACACTTTTATAAACACCAGCCCAGAAACGACTACATGTTGACTATAAACATGAGCAGCCCAAACAAAGACATGTCTATCGAGCGCCCTATTCATCTAGCGTATGCCTCCTCGAGAAGAGGGCTATGTGCGATCTGGGTGCGTGGACATTCACTTGCATATAAACACGGGTCACAGATAGTGTATATGAGACGGTTTGACTACGATAACCCAGGTCCTAATGCAATCTCGTGTCGTTACCACCCCGGGGCTAATATTCTCAACAATGAAGAGTCTGCCATGATGTTTGCTAGTTTCGACAAGTATTACGATACTAGTAACACCGTAATAGCAGAAAACGTGTATCTCGCTGATTACGAGTCCCTGCCAGAGATAAGCAATTCTTGCGAAACAGTGGCTGAGTGGTGCATCGGTGATCGTCTAACAGAAGAACAGTTTGCCTTGATGAGGTTGAATTATGCGTAATCCAGGAAACAAACTACTGACGCACCTAATGCGCCTACGCAAAGAACGTGTTGAAACTAGACGAAAGGTGTCGTTTAGATTTGGTCCACGGGAAGATGTAGGCGTTGTCGCTGTAGGTAAAGCAGTGCATAAGATGCTGGGCGACTTAATAACGTTCGTTGATGAAGAAATTGGCCCGGCCATCTTAAAGTCAGGTGACTTCAACCCAGTTTACTTGTGTCGTTTGCCTGGCACTGACGTAAAAGTAACATTGACGCGTAAGCGGATACACACTGTTGATCCCGTTAACGTATGTATCGTGGATGGTGATTACACTTGTGAAAGTTACGGTGTTACTATTGAATATAACGACGTCGTGTATACGGTGCAAATAACATTCAGTAAACATAGCAAACTCGTTAAGACAAGGTTATATGGACCAAGTGCGGTATTCTATAGGCGCTGGTCTAGGGCTTCATATGAGCATTATATGGAGCACCGTATGGTAACAGCAACCGCACGCACTGGATTATGGTCTAACTGGGACGGTATACCTTCAGCTGAAAGAAAGGTTCGTCTTTCGTCTAATATTGGCGAGATAGTGTTTGTGGCAAATAAACATACAGACGTCCGTATGATGTCATGTACTGTGACTGATAAGGCACTATGTACCGCGGATCATTGGATGTACGAATCACTAGAATTGTTCAGACCGTTTGTGCCTGTGGTTTCTACGTATGTGCAGGTATCAGGCACTAACAAACTAAAACTAAACCTAAGACGTTGGCGTTACGGGTTTGATATAACGCTAACATTGCGTCAGTATTTAGAAGAAGCCAAATTGGTTGAAGAGATGCATGGGCCTATACTAAAGCGGTCTACCGCAGCATTGTTCGTACTCGGAGAGCAATATTAACATGGACATTATGGATAAAGATACGTTCTCGCAACGAGTATATGAGCCTATTAGGAATCGTAGAGTATACGATAACACGCCTGGCTATAAGCGGTATATGAAAACCACTAAAGATCTGATCGAGTGTGTGTTAAAGAACAGGTTGTATCTGACTACAACTAGAGGCAAGTATAAGCGAACTAGACGCGCACATGTATCGATAGCCAACAAAGCCCGCAAAGTCGTGGAAGCGATGTCTTATGCTGAATTAGCACACTCGACTGGTTTATACCCTAGACAGATACAACTTATAAAGGATCCGTTTAAGGCAGAAAGCCTGTCACTATCGGTATTCATACACGAGATCACGTTGACAATAAGTACCTTTTATAATTCAGAGAGCGACAACGGCTTTACGGTAACAATATCCAACTCGTACCTAGCAAAGAAACCATTTAAGTTATCTATTCGATCAGCCAATGTGCCTGGTAAGAGCGGGTCTGATCCGAGATCAGTAATTCGTGTGTCGTACAGTATGTCTAAGTTACCTATTAAAATATTGTCGCAAACAGGCACCGCATATATGCAGTTCAAACGTAACGTAGGTAATGTAGAAAGCTATCCGTTGTTTTTGGAATCGCCGGAAATTGAAACATCGGTATTTAGCGCTGACGATAAACAGTTTAGCGGTAATGCGTATTTCATACGAAATGATATTGACATACACATACGCAATCGTCTAGGTAATAATAAAGACAAAGTTGACCCGTCTCGTATCGCATTGCTAAGGCTTCAACATGTATGATGAAATATTAGAAATTGTAAACCACATAGGCAAGCTGGTAACCAGCAATGTTCGTTCACTAAGAAGAGCAGATGATATCGATGCCATGGTATTGTTTATTGAGCAGATGGAAAGCTTAAGTCGCCTCGCAGTGAAAGAAGTATGCCCGAACGCGACTATGATGCGCGATGCGATCATATACGATACTGACACACATAAAGTAGGTGTGAGCGCACGTAAGCCCGCAACTCGTGTAGAGGCCAGGCGATTTGAGTTATTATCGATACAAAAACAAATACTGTCAAATGACGAAGAGCGCCATGTAACACGTAGGCTTACGGTGATCACAAAGCATAATAGCCCTACTACTGTGGTAATGAGTGACACAAGATTTGGTACAAGTTCCATTACTCTTGTTTTGTATGATGTGTCAGGCAAGCCTTATATATCGTGGACTAGAGAGGATGAATACTTACGATCTGAACTTGGTCTTACGTTTCCGCTAATACCAATGACACAAAATGCAGAAATCTGCTTGACAACCAAACAGACAATCAGTTATAATTCCAATTATAGCGGTGGCAGTGTTGTTGAACAGATAAAGAGATTAGACATTGCTGACGAAGAAAAGACTAGACTTATTACTCTTACAAGGTTGCAAGGTTTATGAAAGAATTAGCTGCTGAAATCAATACGTTTGTGAAAAAGTTAATCAAAGCGCGTCACCACTTTAGACTTCGTGATAGTGCATCGTACGAAGGCGCTGAAGAAATCCTTAATTTGATTCCTGGTTTATGTGATACGTTGCTCAAAGCTGATCTGTACCGCGGCGCCCCGATGACATTGCTTGATACAAAGCGTACCAAGTATTGCTTGACTTTAGATGTGGCTGAAAACAATACGTTTGAAGATTATCGCCCGGGCACCGTGCGAGTAACTGCTACAATTAGTATGTTAGAACGTTCAAACGGCAGAGTAAACTTGCATGACCGTGCATATGTTGAGCTGAGTACAGTGTTCAGTTCATATAGCGACGACAAATATCGTGTTAAACACGTCAGCCTTGAAGCAGCGACATACCACTTCCCATTTAACATTGACGCATCGTTGAAAAAAAGTCATAAAAAAATGTTTGACTCAACATCGCCGAAAGAAAAAATAATCAATATTTCACGCGAAGTTGGCGTTACAAACAAAAACGCACTGTTTATGGACTCACCGACACTTGCTGTATGGCGCTTACACCCGGATAGCACTATCGTTGAGCGCGGTAGAAACTATATGGGCGGATCGCTTGCAATGCAAGTATACGACAAATTAAAGCACGTAGCTGACCCCGCTGAGCGCTCAATGCTTTGTTTACAACACGGAGTAACTTGTGAAGCCTAGTGAAGCAATAATACAGGCAGCTGAAAGCTGTGCACTTGATTTCATAAAAACTGGCTTCGGTATTGTTACCGGTGTTAGTCAAGTCAGACGCCCCGATCCGCAAGCTACTTATGACACCATGAGAGCGCTTCGCACGAAATGGCACACTACTATTGTTGAAATCGCGACGGCTTGTGCTGAACTCAGGAACCAGAACGATGAAAGCACTGGTACTTGGGAGCATTCATCACCAAATTTGGTAGTCAATGGCCGCGAATTTAAAATACGTGTAGGTCGCTCTGTCCTTGCGAGCATGTACTGGTCTTTCAACGTTTACGCACTGCGCACGTATCCTAGCAAGCGTGGACGAAAAACACACCCGTATAGACGCGTTCTTGACGTTTCTATGAATGTTAACTTAACAAAGAAATCAGAACTTAGCTCTGCCGGTTTGTGCATGCGCACCGAGTCTGACTTTTTTGGATCTCGCTCAGTGACATTAACTGACGAAGGGCTAACTCTGGCCAATTACGAAACCCTATCCCAGCGCAGACTTTGGGAGGAACGGGTACCTTTACGAGTACACCTACCGCGCCAGTTTGTATTAAACACCGATTTCGTAAATGACACGCCGTCTAGCGAGCGCTTATTGCAGCAAGAATGGGCAATTGTCGGTGAACGTAGTTTCAACAGCGCTATGGACTATGTCGACAAAAAGCGCATACAATATAACCAACCACCTTTAACTTATCCTGAGATTTTCACAAACAGAATACAGTACACATAATCAATTAGAAAACTTTCTTTACTAACGGTTGTTTGTGTCGTATATTGTGCTTATGATAAAGGAGAGCATTTAATGTTTGACATGTACGGCCTAACTAAAGAGTTCTATGGTTACGTGATGGAGATACTACCTACCGTATCTCGTGCGCGTAAACCTGATTTCGATGCGCTTCGAGAAAAGCTTGAAGCAATAGTTGAGCACAACGCACGTATCCTTACCCAAGTCAAAAAAGGTAGTGTGTTCAGCGAAACGCACGAAATAGGCAATCGTCAAACACACCTCCGAATCGGTAGCAAAGTCAGCGACTACTTCAACACAGTTAAGTTATCAGTGTATCAAAAACGAGGCGTAGAAGAACGCGTATCGCATGAATTCCTTAAAGGCCGAATCGGCCTTGCTGCTTGTCGTAAACCCGCGCTAAGCCTTGATATAGTGTCCAGAGGCGGTAGATATAAATATATTTCGATTCAGTTTTCCTCATTGAGCGGTTCGAAGCTTATTATTGATTACGAAAACGACGAGATCACTATACGTTACCTATACCGCAACGTTACATTTACTGATGCTGCACCGATAAAAGCACATATTCCTGCAATACAAGTGAGTTCTAAGAACTTCGAAACAGGTGAAACAAGAGTTACTAGGGAATGGAGCCTACCGCTCGAAATAACTGACTTACCGGAAGTGTCTGGTGTTTTACGTGACTATGGTGAAGAAAGCACACTCGCACGCCGGATGTCGCTCGTTAACACCTATCGCAAAAGTACAGGAAAGCTAGCACCAGTTGAAACTAAAGAAATATGGATGGGTATATTAAATGGTTTCTAAAAACGAAGCATTCAACCACCACACACTAGGTATTATTATGTCCGGCTTGCGACACTTTGGGCGGATCTATATGCGCTGTATGAATGAAACATATACTGAATGGCGCATGAATACTGTCCGATACTTTGCTGAAAAATTATTAGAAGCGCTGCCGTATGCATCGGATAGCGATGGTGAAGGGTTTGAGTACGAATACAAAATGTGCGACTTGAATATTACCGTGCGCAACTCTGAGAGAATACGCTCAGTCGGCATATACATAGATGGTATTGATTTTGGTACCGGCAAGCGATATGATGCGGTTATACGCCTCAGCCCGCGCACATCTCGTACACGCTTGTTTATGGGTCTTCATAAGTCAATGCCAGGCGGGCACCGTGCCGTGGATCGTGGATCAAATGCCACACGCCATTTAACAATGGTGGTGTATAAAGCCGGCGCCGTTGAATTTCGCGCGTCGCGGTATGTTGCTATACCTGCGTATGTTCCGGGAAACATATACACAAGGCGCTACTTAACAAAGAACCAAGAATACACCGGCGTCGGCATACTGTTGCGAAGGGAAATACTACGCCGTCCATTTGCTGTATATGGCGATAACTATCCGTTTTCTAAAGGCACTAAATTTTATGTCATTAATCCGTACAAGCCGGTTCGCGCAGTAGTGGACTATGACATTGAAGGTCGTGTCGTAAACCAAAGAGCTGGGTTCGGCTACGACGAATTAAGTGGTGATTGGTTGACGCCTGTGCATCACTTAAAAGAAGTACGAGAGGCAGAAGATGAAACAGGCCTGAGAATACTAAACGATACTGACGCAACAATTATGGCTCTCAATTATGGTATTTGAAACACTTTGTAGGCATAGTGCTGCTATTGCTGAAATCGCAATGAATGATTACCGACAATTATATCGTTTCGCGTCTATCGGTAAAGGATCAGATGAACCGTTCGACTTTTGGATGTTTTTGAAACTTGTTTCTGATGAAGGTACCGGGATAGCCGCGATAGCAGATAAGTTATCCGTTTACAAGAATTTGAACGAAGCTTTCATGCTAAACGACTTGGGTACTTTTAGTATAAGGTCCAGACAGGCCAATTGGGCTGATGTCGGTATGACGGTTGCCTGGCAAATTAGCAAGAACTACCTAGCTGAAGTGCGGTACGTTGCGAATGTTAGTACTAGTATAGAGGCAAGTTACTCAGTCACTGTCGAACTGCGCAGAAAAACCCCGAATGGCATAGTGAGAACGTCTAGTATCGAGTACACGATTACCGGCCATCCAGCTATCCCGATATATGAAAGAATCAAGCAATTGGCCATTTACTTGCGTCATGATGGTTATAATTGCGACCACGTAGAGGCCGCAATACCTTCTGAGAAGCCTTTCTTAAAAGACGCTAATACACTAGCCTTACGAGTCACCGCGAAGTTCACAGTGCCGTTCAGTAGTATACCGATAGTCTGTCCTGCGGCAGCGTCATTGTGCATGCGAGAAATCGTTGTTAATAGGCCGGTATTTTCTGCTTACCGTGTTAATGGCACTGGCACTATTGTGGCGAAGGGGCTATACCGCGCAGGCGCGATAAGATACCGCCGGGATGATAATGGGCTTGAGATAGATTGCTTCTCTATGTCTGGGTTGCTTACAGCTAGCAACCCGCACGACTACGACTCTGTGCGTACGCACATCGGCCGCATACTAGTGGAACAGGAAAAACTCGGGACAGTATTAATGCCAGAAGAAGATATGGCTATGATGAGGTTACAGTATGGATGTTGACTTGAAACTGTTTGGTAATTTGTTCTCTACAATGCACGAACACGCCACGAACTCGCATAATGTGTATAGTCAAGTATTAGATGGCAAAACCTGGTACGCCGTGTGTCGTGCACTACTAAGGAAGAATAAACAAGGGAATAGTTCTGACATCGCGCTCAGTACATGGCTCTTAAAAGAACGCATGCTCAAGTCCTTTTATGCAGTATGCGGTGGCGGATCAGTCGAAAAGGTTATGAATACGACTATAGGAAAAGAAGAAACTTCTTTCAACACCGACTACCACATTACGGTACAGGTACACTACCAGACTGCTAGAGAATATGGCATTGATATTGATGTTTACTTTAAGGATCGACTTGTATACAATGTGTATTATTCGACGCATAGGGGCGTAACGTTAACAGAAATGGCTACCGGTGATGGTTTTGCTGTGGTCTTGGTAGAATTCATACGAGGTGGCCTGTTTAGCACAGGGCTAATGGAATTTACTGTTACTTCTAGGCGCAGCTATAAAGAAACGTCAGTTTACCGTATGAACTATAAAGGCACAACTAGAGACGGGTTCCCTTCGAAGTTGGTGTCGTACTCGATATGGACTACGGTAATTGACTGGAACACACTAGATAAGAATTACCACTCTTACGCGTATGACTCCGATACTGGAGAATTCACACTCACTAGCTCTATGTGGATTTACCGTGACAGTAGTGATGAAATAAGGACGTTCGGTAACATACGTGACTTATTGGTATTGGTACGAGGCTTCTGTTCAAAAGAAGTAATAAGTAACGCATTATTAAATTGGGATATGAGATGATTAATCATATATGGGACGACGTATATTTGCCGACTAAGGCTTATCAAGCATCGGCGCATAACAAAACGCGCAGCTTTAGAAAGCCATTAAAGTCTCTGCCAAATTCAGACGAATCGCGTCTAATGTTGTTCGTGCGCTGGGCGTTCCTTAACTTTCACAACAAGCAGAAACGTCCAATGGTTGCGATGATGATGCACATGCATCATAGGTGCCTTAGAAACTCGGCTAAGCAAACAAAGCCTCCTGTTACCCAATACGATGTGGAGTACAAGCGCGGAACAGTTACTAGCCATGTAGTTAACCTTTATAGTAGAGGGGCGCTCAAGTACACTGCTTTATTAAACAATAGCAAGTTCATCATTAAAGATATGGAACGTGATCGTTACCTTAGTTATAATCTTGTGGTGCCGGCTCACGGCTACCACGGTTCGTTTACGGTGACAGACACAATCGGAACAACGGAGCAAGGTTTTATTAAAATTACGTCTGAGCAAAACCGTGATGTTGATCGGGTGTCGTGGTCTACTGAATTTGATTTCAACACATTAGACAGCAACGCAGTAACACAGGAAAAGAAAAAAATCAGCGACTCGGTTGAACTAAAGACAGTTCACAGGTGGTTGATTGAGCGGGTGGAGTACTATAGTTTGAAATCAGTAGTAGCGACATATGAACCTTTACTAGCCAATAATATAGCACTGCCTATGTTACGTATACAGGGGATGGTATGACTACTACGTCTATGGATAGAGTAATAGCAGAGGCAGTTCTTGAAGCCCCTGCTGTACTCAAAGATTCGCTAGCTACAATAAAAAGCACAACTATCAAAGATACCATATCGGGTACCATTCTTGATTTAATTGGGTGCGTTACTGCCTTGCATTCGATGGGTACCATGTACTGGGACGTGACACGCGGTGATATACAAGGCACCGCATATTTTACCAGCAAGTCACTCACCACGCTTAGAAAAACAGTTGACTATTACCGTTTTACTACTGCGAATGTAATCGCCGCAGCGCATAGCACAGTGCCGCCTGATTACACTTACAAGCCAGACCGTATAGTAAGCTTCGTTATGGATTCAGAGATTACCTTATACGGGTTTGAATCTACTGGAAACAATATATCATGCTTTGTAGCACGCGAACCGCACCGCGGTGCATCAGTCGTATTACGTAGCCCAGGTGAAACACACATCATGTATATGGGAGACACTTCACTCTTGGTATACAGGATAGAAGAGCCGGACAAAGATGAACGAGGCATGCCGGTGTCATGTTGCGCAGTCTACCCGCAGGATCCGGCTCTTCCGGTCAAGCACATCAACGGGTGGTTGGTGACTAAGCATGCGGACAGTAGTAAGTTAAGAATAGTAGACGAGATAACACCGGATGTGGTACCGTTATTGACCTCTGTCGCAGGCGACTTGGATGGTGTATTTAACAACCAGTACCGTGTCATAGTAGGCGCCAATCGCTTCATGGAGATTGACAATTTATCCGATGAAGAAAAGGTTGCAACTATAGCGAAATTGCGTCTTAGGGGAGACTTAAAATAATGGAAAGTATTCTTGATATCGCCGAAGCTAACCTAAAGATTATTGTTAGGAGACTTGAAACGGTATTTTCGCTAGAACACCCGGCTACAGATGCTGCCAAACTGCGCCACATGATAGTACAAGTGAACACGGCTGCTAACCTATTTTTTGACTATGTAGAAAGCGAGTTTGAATGGAACGAATTGAATGAGCCAATATTGCGTGGTACTAAGTCTAAATTCACCACAAGTTCCGGCGCAAAGATAAACGTTGTCGCATTTAGTGCCATACGGCGTATCATGAGGATTAGCACCGGGTTTCCTGAGTCCGGGAAATGCTTCATAACAATAACGCGCACAGCCGACCGAGCAGGCAGTCCAGACGTGTCTACCAAAATGAATCTTACACCGGCAGGTGTTGATGACAGTCCGAGCTATGAGATACACGCAGTCAAAGGCACAGTCGGTAATTGTTCGCTAGTAGTGCGCAGCGACAGAAAGTTTGTGCGGTACCATACTGTCGCGCAGACGGGTCGTGTTGATACAATTCAATACTGTGAAGAAGTCCCGGATAGTGATATCACTGACGGTAACTCGAAGCTGGCATTGATAGACCATAGCTTTGGGACTCATGGTATCGAGTATAAGAAAGGATGGCTGGTACTCAGACGTTACGGTCCGTTGCTTGATAGCACCGTAGAGTACATAAGTGATGTGGCAAAACCAAAGACAAGCGAACTATTAAACGATCACGGATATTCTTATAACCAAACTATCAACATAAATGAGCTTGGCCGCGTTAAAAACCTTGACGACGAGGTTAAAAACAATATAATAGCACAAGTCAAATTAAACGGTATTGAGGATCAGTACCAAGTAGTGGATTAATTATGCATCAAAAACAGTATACAAAATCGATACCGTCGTTTATTGCTTGCTTGACTACCTTACTCGACGTGCACAAAAAGGAGACTTCTTATCTATCACCTGCAGAGGTACTAGATTTGAAGAACCACACCGCACGCGTAGAAAAGTGGGTGCGCGGCGCATCATATGTGATTGAGCAACAATTCAAATCACCGCGCGTAAAGATGTACCGCAGTTCTAAAACCTTTTTAGCGGCAGTACGGGAAGACGACTTCGACGGCAAATTAAAAATCGCATCCGACTTAATGTATGTGAATACCGGCGTTGATGGTAATGTTGCATACCAAAACGGTGACGAAAAGTATTACCTGCGTATGATGAACGGTACACTCGACATCTTAAAGCTGGATCCTGATTCAGGCAGCTTCTATATCATAGCACATTACCGTACATTTGGACTTCATAATGATAAGCGCAATGACGAGATATGTATGCGAATGGCCAACGCCATTGTTGTGCTTAACTTTAAAGAAGACTACGAGACGGTGGTGAAACTAGTCCGTGACGAGACCACTATCGGTATACCTAACACTGTGATCAGTCGTTGTAATGGTATGACTGAATCTAAATTAGAAAGTACAGGCTGGACTATCACTATGGGCAAGCCTGTGTTTATGCCATCCAAAGCTGATTTAATGGACTTCTATCGCTACGGTTGTTATATCATGGATCATGACATGAACAAAGGGCAACTACCTAACGAACTACGTGATGCCATCGAGCTTCATCTAGACGATATCACCGTACTAGGAATCCCGAAAGAATCACTAACACTAGCGGTAATACAATACGGCCTAGTAGCCAGCTAATAAAATGGTATCACTAAATACTGGAAAGATAAAACTTTCTAGTAGGATACCCAATGAGACAACCCGTTCTTCTTACATCTAATACAGGTCAAGAATGGAATTATGTAGGTGAGCGTGTACGCGCTGACGGATGGTACGGTAGTGTAGATGGCCTGCACACCGTGTCTATCCACTATCAGGATTTCATAGGCCGTATAAAGATACAAGGCACCCTTTCACTAAACCCAGACGACGACGATTGGTTTGATATAACGTTACGAGGCTATACGTGTTCTTGTGACGGCGCCTTCATCGAATTCCCGTTAAACGATGACCCTGAGTCTGGCGTTGCGGCATTTACCTTCTGCGGTAACTTTACATTCTTACGCTTTGTGCAAGACAGAAGTTACATAAGCACTGACAGTTTACAGATACCTGATCTCAAGCTTACACACGGTGCGATAGACAAAGTTCTGTTAAGTCTATAAGGAGGTGACACATGGCTATTAATGCATGCAACACTCTTTACAGTCAATCACTCGCTTTAAAGATCATGGCAGAAGGCTGTCTTGTTTTATCGGGCGAGCATGGCGGTACCTTGCCTGAAGTACCAGGCGGTACCAAAGAACCAACAATAAGTGAAACTATTGAATGTTTCCAACTAGATGTGATGAGCAACGAATCAAGGTTCACATTGCCTTGGAGCGCGATCTCTACGACGAGTTTGCTTGTTACTATTGACGGTGTTAAGCAACACGCTGACTCATTCTCTATAAACATCGGCGACTCGGTTACTGTATTAGAGTTCAGTGAGAATTTAGTAGAAGGCCAACGACTAGAAGTTTACGGGTTCCAAACTTTAACACCGTCGCGACTTGGCCTTTTCACACGAGTAGCGCCTGGTGGCCAACGCGACTTTGGGTTGCCGTGGTATGCGACTAATACCGCTTCGCTAATAGTGACACTAGATGGTGTCATACAGCACATCGGCGCATATGATCTATACTATCCGGCAGACGGTCAATCAGCAATACGATTTGTCGAAGACATTCCGGTCGGCGTTGAGATAGAGGTATTCGGTCTACGTGGTTATCCTAACAATACATTCTCGGTTGCCAACTATGTCGCTGATGGTGCGACCTCTGACTTTGTGGTGCCGTGGTCAGCAATTGGCTCTAAGATTATATTGACACTAGATGGTATTAAACAAGGTAGACAAACCTTTGAAGTAATACCGCAGACTGACGGATCTACTATATTCAGACTAAATGAGATACCAGCCAACCAGACAGAGGTTGAAATACTGGGCATTACGTTTGAGTCCAACGTGGATGATACTGACGGCTGCGCCTGTGCAATGGCGGCGTTCTATATAACCGAAGACGGGGCTCGAAACCTCAAGGAGTTGCGTAGAACTAAGACTGGCTATGAACTTCATATGCGTAGAATGCGGGGCGATGATGATATAATCGTGACCGAGAATGCCGATACTGTTGACTTTGCTTTATCACAGGCACTAAAAAACCAAATTAATGCGATACCAGACGTGCCGTCGATTTCGGCTGCTGATGATATTCGCATAGATGTTGACGTAAATGGCGACTTGGTAATCGGTCGCGACATTACTGCGCCTACACAATTAGCAGTAAGCAACGCAGGAAATGGATATCAGCTAGTCAACCAAGACGGTGATATCAGAACACTACGCACTGGCCCCGGATTGTGTATGCGTGTGGTCAATGATGTAATCGAAATCAGCAACAGACTTACTGGTGGCCACGTTAGTGTGTCTACCTCTGCTTACACCGCAGACCCTCTTGACGGGGTAATAAGTGTTACACAGCCCAACACAGTAATCACATTACCGAATATGATGATCGCTGATGCAGGCAAGCAATTGACTATCAAAGACGTTGCGGGCACTGGTAATATAACGATTAACGCTAATCAGCCAATTGATGGACAGGTGTCGCTAACACTTACGCAGCCATACGCATCAGTAACGCTGTATCACAACGGCACTGGTTGGTCAATTATCAATATGTATAAGGATTAATGACTATGGCTAGACGAGGATTAACAAGGGTAACCTCCGAAGTAATTAAAGACGGTGGCGTTGCCTCCGAAGACATTCAAGAAAGCGCGGTCGGTTTACGTGAGTTAAACGTACTGGGTAAAGATACGGCTACACCAAACCAGGTTGTTGGTGTTGATGCAAATAACAACCTCGTGTTACTGACCGCGTCGGGTACTGGCGGCAATGTACCGGTTGGTGTAAACGTCAATGACATAATTAAATGGGATGGCGCCCAATGGGTAGCAGTGTCAGACAGCTCTGTTCAAATGCCAACCAATGTCGCAGACGGTCAGGTCCTTGCTTGGGATGCAACCAACTCGGCTTGGGTAGCCGTGGATCAATTCCCGGCAGCAACAGACGGACAAGTATTATCGTACGACGCAGCAAGCGGAACCTGGGTCGCTGTAGACATGCCAACCGGAACAGGCGGACAAGCCGTTCCTGTGTTTGGTGCATTGCCGCAAGACGGTGACTTTGATGCGCCGAGGATAGCAGGCGGCAAGACTCCTGCTGTTCAAGGCCTACTAAGTACTAGTAGAATAGTAGACGCGTTTGACAGTCTGAATGAAATCGTCGGGTTGTTATTGCCTGACGCGCCTGCTCTACTTAGTACCAAAACACTTACGTTCGGTAACACGAACGGCCTAAAATATGCGAACAATTATATCGACAATACTGGTTCGGGTCCTGCTGCTGGTGATGATATACCATCACGCACCACGTCTGTTCCGCAAACTTCTATTATCAGTGGCTTCGGTTCTGGCAATAGCGGTGTGCTTGATGCTGTGATAAACGGTGTAGTAGACGGATCTGTTACACTAGACGGTACCGATAATAGTGGTACTGACGCGTCGCTTACCATCACGGCCAATAACGACTATCCTGCTACTACACCAGGCTTCTTCCAAGACTTGAGTGCGCGTATGCGCGGTGTAAACATGTCAGTTGGTTTAAACCAAGCCAAACTCTTGCACAGTGAAACTGGCGAGACTAATACAGCGCATGTGTTGTATGACACGGTTGCACCTGATACCACAGCAACTATCGATTCGTATACTGTGACGAATTCCGTATTAACACAGTCTTCCGGTATACCGCATTATGTAAACGGCACGACTATTACGCTAGACGGAACCGGTACTAACTTGGCCACTAACGCATATAAATCATCCGGGGTGTTCGTTATCAGCGCAACAAACGGAACAGGATCTAATGTATCTATTAATCCTGGCTCAAATGGCCTACCTGCTATATTTGATAAGGACTTGGCAAGTGCGTCATTTACAGGTGCAGTGTTTACGATAGGCGGCAATATACATAGCACTAGTAAGCTCGGTCTAGTATCGCATAACCCGGATAAAACATCCTCTAAAGCGAACGTAGCAGAGACCTTACTTGTGATGTCAGGTAACCCTACACCGACAAGCTCAGGCCCTGTTATTGAAATGCAAATACCAGTATCAGCATCGTTGGGGAGTATTCCTTCAGGTGCCGCTACAGACGGTTATCGAGTAAACGGCAGTGATTTTTCTGCTTGGGATTCATCAGCTAGTACCGCACCGGATGAAGCTTCAGTGGTCGGTGGTATTTTAAAACACGACAACACTGATTACACAAGTGGCTATCTACCAGCTGGTCCTGATTACAGCAACAAAAACTCAACCCAATATCTTACGTTTGAGTTTAGACGAACAGCCGTATCGTTATTCGATATACAGATTACAGGCTCGTATTCAGGCATAGAGGTGCAACTACCAGGCGTTGCAGGATGGTGGGACATGTACCAACTATACAGCGGATCCGGCGTACCTAACCCTGGGTGTGCGTTGGGTAGCATAGCAACAGGTTCAACAGGTACTTTCACTTGCACATTCGGTACACAGAGTTCTACAAACGCCACTGACAATAAAGTGTACGTAAGGATTAAATTAGAAGCAGGCGACGCAGTAAGCGGCATCCAAATTAGATCATAAGGATTTTGAATAATGGCTATTAACGATTCACAAAAAGTAGACTTTTTATGGAAGAAGCTAATATACGGGCAATCTTCCACATCTACTACCGCTAAGCAAGCGGCTAACGAAACTATACCGAGTCCGGTTATAGTAGACTCACGCAATGTCTGGAGCGAAGCGGCATCTATACCAGCGACACCACCTGCGAGTGATACTAGTGTTATAGAAGTCCTGACGGGCGCTAATGCTGTGGTGTTTGTACCAGATCCTACTGTGGCTAATGACAGGACTTGGATTGCGGTAAGTGATGTCAACGGCGACCCGGCTGATCCCGCTAACAGGCTTGGCAACTGGATCCCGGCATCATTTGGACCTGACTATCTTGTCAAAGTCTATAGTGATCAAACAGTGGCGCCTGGTAATTCCCTTAACTTATTAGCTGCCAATAATGAGTGGGTATTCGACTATGCTTCTGGTGTGTTACAATTCATCAATAATATCCCGCCTGCAGGCACTGGTATTATAGTAGAGGGCTACCGATATATCGGTGAGGTAGGCGGCACAGGATCGTCTGGCGGCGGCACAGGCGGCACACCTATCTTTACTGAGCTTCCGGCTGATGGTGACTTTGATGCACCTAGAGTAACTGGTGGCAAGTCCCCTGCTGTTACTGGATGGACAACGAATACAAAAATAGTAGATGCGGTTGATAGCTTGAATGAGATATTGGGTCTATTATTACCAGACGGGCCCGATGATCTGTCTACTAAGACACTGTCGTTTCCTAATACTCGACCTAACGGTGCGCTTTATTACGCAGACGGGTATACCGATAATACAGGCAGCGGTCCAGCGGCTGGATCTCCTGCGGCTAATAGAAGTACGAATAGTGCATCTAGCGCACTCGTTACCAGCTTTGGATCCGGTAATAGTGGTGTATTATCTGCGACGTTAAACGGCAGCTCGATTGACAGCATACCGTTAACAGGCGGCGATGATACTGGCACAAGCGCGAATGGCTTTATTACTATCACGGCCAACGATGACTTCCCGCAACAGACACCCGGCTTCTTCCAGGACTTGAGCGCACGTATAGCCAATATAACAACACTTGGTCTAAACAACGCCGTGCTAGAGCACAGTGAAACTGGTACGACTAATACTGCTGATTTCTTGGTAGACACTGTGGGTGACACTGTGACTGTGAGTGGTGTTTCTGTAACGGAAGGCTCAACTATCAATACATCACTTAGTAGTGGTGTACCGCATTATGACGCCGGTAGTGTGTTGCTTGTCAGTGCGTCTGCCACTAACTTGTCTACACAAACATATCTACAAAAAGGCATATTCGTAGGATCCATTTCAGGCTCGGTAGCTTCTACTCAAGCAGGCGCTGGTGACTATGGCTTACCTGATCCGCTTGTTGTGAATTATGCAAGTGGCTCAATCACAGACATGCCCCTTACTATATCCGGCAATCACCATCGTTCTTCTACAATTAGTGTTTCGGCACACAATCCAGATAAAGACGGCTCAAGTAGCTTTGGCTCGACTGTGCTAGTAATGAGTGGCAACCCAACATCACCGGTAAAGGAACTTAATATACCGGTTAGGTCTAGTTTAGGCAGTATTCCTTCTGGCGCAAGTACAAATGGATATCGCGTAAATACTAGTGATTTTTCTGCATGGGATTCTTCTACGTTAGTAGCATCAGATGAGGCGACGGTAGTGGGCGGCGTTATGCGCCACGACAACACTGATTACACAAGTGGCTATCTACCAGCTGGCCCTGACTACTCTAGTAAGGCTGCTGTGCAGTATTTTACAGTTGAGTTTAGACGCTCGGCAGTATCGTTATTTGATATTCAAGTCACAGGCACATACAGTGGCCTTGAAGTACAGATACCGGGAGTTGCTGGATGGTGGGATATGTTCCAACTATACGGCGGCGCTGGCGTTCCCACAGCGGGGTGCGCATTGGGTTCAGTAGCAACTGGATCATCCGGTACATTTAGAGCCACTTTCGGTACTGAGACATCTACGAACGCAACGGATAACAAGATTTATGTTCGTTTCCGTATGGAAGCAAATGATTCTATTACGGGCATAGAGATCAAGTAAAGGATAAGACATGGCAATTAGTGATAGTCAAAAAGTTGATTATTTGTGGAAGAAGCTTATATTCGGTGTCTCGAACACCAATATAGGCGGTAAGGCGGCTGCTAACGAAACGATAGCCAGTCCGATAGTAGTAGATGCGCGTTTCGTTTGGAGCGAGGCTTCAGTGATACCAACTACTGCCCCTCTTATCACTACGTCACAAATAGAACTTCGTACGGGTGCAGACGCGGTGACGTTAGTGCCCGACCCCACGGTACCTGGTAACAAAGCATGGCTTGCTCTAGTAGATCCGAATGGCTCTACTACTGACCCTGCTAACCGTGTAAGAAATTGGATCCCGCCGTCGTTTGGGTCTGATTATCTATTAAAAGTTTATAGCGACAATACAGTTGACCCTGCTAACTCGTTAAACCCGCTTAACAATGGTTTTGAGTGGGTATTTGATTACGTATCTGGAGTACTGCAATTTGTAAACAATGTACCTAACGTCGGTACAGGTCTGACAGTCGAAGGTTACGTATATGTGGGTCAAGTAGGCGGCACAGGCGGAAGCGGTGGCGGCGGCACAGGCGGCTCGTTTAGCTTGTTTGGTGATCCTGATCCAACACTTAGCGCACCATTAAAGACTAACGGACAGGCCATTACCGGTGAAGGCGGCATTATATTCGACACTGGTGCAGGCCCGTCTACCATACGTGCTGACGGCAGTGATGACTTGATGCTCGAAGGCGGTGATCAAGGGCGTGTCGGGATCAGTGGCTACTTATTCCCCGACGCTGTTGGTAGTGCAGGTGATATATTAGTTGTAGACTCGGACGGTTCACTAAAGTTTGACAAGATTCGTAATGGCAATTTGCCGGTCGGCACGTCACCTGGACAGATCTTTACCTGGGATGGGTCTACATGGGTTATATCAGACGCCCCGCAAGGCACAATTCCGCAAGGCACGTCTAACGGACAGATTCTAGTATGGAACTCTGCTACAGGCGGCTGGGTAGCACAGGCTAACACAACTGGACAAACGTACTGGAATCTGGTACAGAACAAACCGACTGATATTCCAGTTACCGGGCAGAATATTGATTCAGGCACACTAAACCTAGCAAACGGAACACTAGTAGTAAACGTCAGTGACTCATCTGCTAATCCGGAATGGTCAGCCATACAGAATAGACCGACGTCGTTTACACCGAGTGCTCACACCCATACATTTGGTCAGATTACAGGCTTCCCGCAAGGTAGCACAAGCGGTGATCTACTAACGTGGAACGGCACGCAGTGGTTAGCACAAGCACCACAAACCGCAGCAACATCTCTTACAGGGCTATCTGATACAGACGTGTCTGGAGCAACATCAGGTCAGGTGCTTCGATATAATGGCACTGAGTGGGTAGCGGCAACGATTTCGGCTAACGGCTTAACGGCAGTATCTGACGACACCAACCCTGTACTAGGCGGCGACTTGACTACCGGATCGTTCACTATAGACGGATTCAACTTACCGACTGCTGACGGCAGTGCTGGCCAAGTAATGGTAACAGACGGTAATGGACAGCTGGGATTCGAACAGTTTTATAACTTGTTTGACTTGTCTCCGTCACAAGGGCAGAGTATACGTTACGGCGTGCTAACATGGGAAGTATACACACCGTTTGATGGTAATTATAGTAACCTGTCAAATGTACCTAGTACGTTTGCACCTAGTGCACACACTCACTCATTCAGTGACATTTCGGATTTCCCTACAGGAAGTGAAGGTGATGTACTAACGTATCAGAGCGGACAGTGGGTAGCGGCTACACCAACAGGCGGATCAGCAACATATAGTTATAACGACTTGACTGATGTGCCAACTGAGTTCCCGCCAAGTACTCACACCCATGCGTGGTCTGAGATTACAGCATTACCTACATTGTCGCAATCAGGCGGTAACGTTACTGGTTCGATTGACTTAGGCGCAGGCACGTTCGCACTAACAGCACCGGCTGGATCTGGTGGTAGTGGCTCAGGCGGTTATGAATGGGCTGTATTCCAGTACCAAGCAGGTGACACATTTGATCAGGCAGCAACACAGCACTCTGCAGGTGTGGCAATTGAATATATCACCGCAGACGAGCAGAACTTAACAGGGTTTACATTCTCTGGTTATAACTTGCCACCCGTTGCTTGTATGATTTATGCTCAGAACTTGTTTACTGGTAAATGGAACATCATAGATACGACAGAGATTGTCGACCAACAATTGTTTATGACTGATCCAAACGGCAAAAGCTATACTGATCCAGACTTGCCTAAGACTACGCAAGAGAATGTGGGGCAATGGCAAATGGCAATGTCACGTGCTAACACGGGCGCAAATAACCTTAATGGTTTGCCGACGTACTATGCGAGGGTGTTTGTTCTTTTCCATATCCCAGGATAATTTTCTATTAAATAATAGAAAAAGGATTTATTGGAAATGGCCATTTCTTTACCCTCAAAGCTCATCCGTGCCGAAGTATCTAATATCTCGGGATACGAACGTTGGATATACGACGACGGCACTGGTGATCCTTATTGGAGCGGGGGCTCAAGCCCTCGCTTTTATCGCTGGACAGTAGATGTCACTGTCACTAAATCAAATCACTCTAGCCACTTAACACGCAAGCCATTCGAATATAATGGTTATGATGTAGCCATCGGTGATTGGCTAGCAAACACGTCAACTGGTACTGCGCATAAGATAGTAGGCATAGTAAGCAAGTCAGAAACAACACTGTCTTTTATCTTAGAGGATGTTGATCGTTATAACACGTATCGTGATCCTGGCGCACAAGGATCAGGTGCACCGCAAGCTGGTTCTGCTCTTATATTCACACTAAACGAAGAAGGCGAACCGTTACTAGACGGCCTGACGCCGGGGACTATTAGTTCTATATTCTTTGCTAACCTGATGAGTCGCTTCCAGAACATCAACCTCGAGTACGATTACCCGATGACACAGGAAGGGCACTCGTTCCAGATAGGCGATATAGTCGCGGCAGACCCCTCTACTAATAGTTGGGTTTTATCCGCGCCTGAGTATCCGTATATCGTTGGTCGTGTTAGTGCATTAGGCCCGGGACCTGACGGATTCTACGTAACACCTGTACAGCGCATAATTGATGATTTAGACTCTCTTCCTGGGGACGTTGCGTCTATTCTTTATCTTGACGAAAACAATGCTGGTAAGATAACAACCAATGTTACTGACCACATTATGTACATAAAGACTAAAGAAGCAACGGTAACCGAACACATTTCTGACGTAATAAACCCGACAACTACCGCGGGTAATAAAATGTCTGTGAACGGCGTAGAAGTTACTTTTAGTGTAGGTGATACAAGCGATATCATCAGTTCTATTAACGCAGTAACGGGCACGACTGGCGTTCTTGCGAGCTCTGTGGCGCCTCCGACTAGTGTAACTGGTAGTGTAGGCGACTTGGCTTATGGTGTTACGGGCGCAATAGGCAACACGTCACAGGCAGAAATAAACGGAGTGTTGGTCACATTCGACTTGACTACCAACGGAACCGCGCAATTTGGCACTACCGCGGCCAACGTGGATGATATGATTGCTGCCATCGAAAGAGATATGAACGCGGCCGGCAACGCTGACATATACGGTGAAGACAATAATGGTCTTTTGCGGTTATATGATCGCACAGGTGGCGCAATTAACATCACTAATATCGCGTCCGACGGTTCCGGTAATAACTTCGCAGGCCCTGCCTCGTCTACTGGCTTGCCGTTGAGCACATCTGGTACTAGTGACGTCCAAATCAAAGTAGAAGGCAGTGACGCCGGTCCTATTAGTACACGAAACGTTTCTGGTACTCCGGTAGAAGACACCGGCTTATATACAGTAGAAAACGGTGCAAAAGCCGAAGCGATGTATGTTGAGCAAGGCTTACGTGTCATATCTTCCGGATCGGGCGGCTCGAGCATGACTGTGGTAGCCGATGTAAATAGTCGTGACATACTTAATCCACTTGTTGGTGACCAAGCATATGTGATAGACGACGGCAATAGCGAATGGGCTATCTACTTGTGGACTGGACAAGACTGGGTAAGAACCGCAGACGAAGACAGTGCACGCACTGATGCTGATACGATGACTGTTGAGTTGAATTTTGACTCTCAACCTACCTTAATAATCGGTAGTGTATCGCCTGGTTCAAGAATAACGTTGATTACTGTCACGGTAACGACGGAATTCGACGGCAGTGCTGAACTTACACTAGGGCCTAGCACTGACCCTGACAGACTTATGGATAACGACTTGCTTGACTTAGCAACCGAGGGTACATATTCGATACAATCCGACATGGTGCTAGACAACGGAGACGGTACAGACTCGGTTATTATTGCTGCTTACAAGCCAAACGGCTCAACTGTGGGTTCGGCAATAATTAGCGTTTCGTACATGTAATCTTTTAAGGGATAAGAATGCCAATTAGATTCAAAGGCCCGGTGAGGCCACGTAAATTAAAATCACCTGATCCAATCAAAATGCCTGTAGTGAGGAACGACAAAGTGCCAAGAATTAAATCCGAAGTATTGTATTACAAAGAGCACGGCTCACTACCGACTGAACCTGCCGTGGTTTATGATATATCGAGTAACAACGAGACGGGCTCGTTCGATCCGTCGGGTGCATTTTACCTAACAGATGAGTTGCGCTCCGCTGAAAAGACTTATGGCAGTACCTACGTGTCTGTACAACACGGCGATGATTGGGCGTTTACGCAGCTAACTAAGGTATCCGATAATCAAATAAAAACGTTTCCGATTCTTCCCGGCCACGATTTTACATTGACATTAGAATGTAATCGTGCCGCGTACGGAGCAAACATATCCGCTTTCGTTGCTCTGGATGACCAAAACTATCAAGGTACGTCGTGTGCGCCGCTATTTTACTGGTGGTGGCAAACAAACAACGACGGTCGACTTTGGAACCAGATTACGCCGTTTGGAACCTATTACGCGAGTAACACAATTGGTGTACTTGATGCGGAATTCGACCCCACTAGTGGAGGCGGGTGGAACTTCGATTACCCGCAGACGTTTAAGATTACTAAAACCGGTAATGTAGTGACTGTATTCGTTAATGCAGTGCAAGTCGGAACCACATTGTGGACGTATGATAGTACCTTCGCTCCTACTCTTAGATTAGGGGCTAATAACAGTACTACCCGTGTTGGCAACTTTAGGCTAACCGTAACTGACCCGAACGCATAAGGATATCGTATGCCAATTAGATTCAGAGGCCCGGTGAAGCCGAAAAAACTAATAACACCAGACCCGATCAATATTCCGGCCATAAGGAATGATAAAGTACCGAAGATTAAATCCGAAGTACAGTATTACAAAGAGAACGGCGAGATGCCTAGTGATACCGCTCACTTGGTATTCGGATCTACCCTGGGTAGCGGAACATACGTCGATGAAAATACAGACATGACCCGCAGTTACGCATTGGACGGAAATACAGATACTGTCACCGAGCGATGGTATTGTTCTATGACCAGTAGTTTTGTTAAGGCACAGTGGTCAACAACCTTGCCTTTTACTGGAACAATACGATGCGTATTTGACGTGGGGTCAAATACCACGAGCCCGAAAACCGGACTATTCCGTATATCGTGGAATAATACTTCTGGTCAAAATACATATGCATATAATAACACTCATATGCCGCTTGCGGTTAAGGGTAGCTGGACAAGATACGAGATGGATTTTTCTGTTACTGATATGAACCTTATTGTATTTAGGGGCCAACATACTGGCGGCGGCGGCCCAGCGTTTAGAATACGATCGCTTGAATTAATGGAGTAACCATGCCAATTAGATTCAGAGGCCCGGTGAAGCCACGTAAACTAAAATCACCAGATCCAATCAATATGCCTTTAGTGCGCGACAATAGGTCTACGAGAGTTAAGACCGAAGTACAATACTATAAAGAACACGGTGAGATGCCAAGAGTATCAGACCCGTGGACATCTATAAGTGAGTATTTTAGCCTGCCTGCTGCTGCCGACGGCTCACGTGGCGCTGACTGTATAGTCATAGACGGCGACGTCATGGCGCTACACGTCGGTGACGTTGCGGCTAGTGTGTACTTTTACAAATGGGACGGCTCAGCATGGCAGCAAACTGACACGTTGGCGTTGTCTAATATCATAACAGGCCAGACAGTATTTGATCGTGAATATGATTGTGTGTATATTGGCCGCCCGACTTTCTCTAGTAACTCTGGCCAAACACGTAGATACGGTTTTGATTTTACTACAGGTACAGTAACTGATGCTGGTGTAGTGTGTGCGGACCTTACATCGTCTGCTGGACTAGAAGGACGACAGAGCGTAGTTTACAAAGACTTGCAAATAACGTCGTCGCCTCATTGGCGTCAAGGTACTGATTACGGCGGCATGATCGGGTACAGGCTTAGAACTGATCCATCTGCACGCAAGTCAATTACCCATACGCTCGCCGATTCGTCTACATATACGTCTACGGCATTGATAGGGTATCAGTTTCCAAACGATGATTTGCTATTCGGCGGCTCTATGGGTGTTGACCAAGATAGACTGCTAGTGACGGCAATCGCAAGTCCATCAGAAAACTCTGGCGCCCATGCCTTTATATCTGTGTTTGAGTATGACGACGTAGCTGCAACGATGACGGAAGTTCAGCGCATACCTAACCCGTACCCATTGCCGGGCAACTCTTATAGGCCTATTGCTGTGCGCGGCCAAGGCGGTACCATGTTTGTGGTGTGTACCGGTAGTAAAGAACAAGATAACGCAAACGCTTTCAGTATTATTGAGTATACTTGGAATGGCACCGAATATGTCCAAGACAGTTGGTATACCTTACCGACTGAAATATATACAGGAACACAGGCACGCAGTGGCATGATGTACAACATCACCATGCTCAGTAAAACTGAAATTCTAATCCCGTACCAAGACAGTACTGGGAGAATAATGAAGGTGACAAAGTAATGCCAATTAGATTCAGAGGCCCGGTAAGGCCGAAAAAGCTAAAATCACCAGACCCGATTAAGATGCCTGTAGTGAGGAATGACAAAGTGCCGAGAATTAAATCCGATGTATTGTATTATAAAGAAAACGGGTCACTACC